CACAAGGCATTCAAGGTATCCAAGGTGATACTGGACCACAAGGAATTCAAGGCATTCAAGGTGATACTGGACCACAAGGAATTCAAGGCATACAAGGCGATACTGGACCACAAGGAATTCAAGGCATTCAAGGTGATACTGGACCACAAGGCATTCAAGGTGATACTGGACCACAAGGAATCCAAGGTATTCAAGGCGATACTGGACCACAAGGCATTCAAGGTATCCAAGGTGATACTGGACCACAAGGAATCCAAGGTATTCAAGGCGATACTGGACCACAAGGCATTCAAGGTATCCAAGGTGATACTGGACCACAAGGAATTCAAGGCATTCAAGGTGATACAGGACCACAAGGCATTCAAGGTATCCAAGGTGATACTGGACCACAAGGAATTCAAGGCATTCAAGGTGATACTGGACCACAAGGAATTCAAGGCATTCAAGGTGATACTGGACCACAAGGAATTCAAGGCATACAAGGCGATACTGGACCACAAGGAATTCAAGGCATACAAGGCGATACTGGACCACAAGGAATTCAAGGCATTCAAGGTGATACTGGACCACAAGGCATTCAAGGTGATACTGGACCACAAGGAATCCAAGGTATTCAAGGCGATACTGGACCACAAGGCATTCAAGGTATCCAAGGTGATACTGGACCACAAGGAATTCAAGGCATTCAAGGTGATACTGGACCACAAGGTCCTCAAGGTATTCAAGGCGATACTGGACCACAAGGTCCTCAAGGTATTCAAGGTATCCAGGGCGACACCGGTCCACAAGGTCCTGGATTTACAACTATAACAAACCCAGCCGCCGGTCGAATCCTAATTTCGGATGGTTCATTCAATGCGGCAACTGCGAACACGAATTTAATATTTGTGAATAACGATACAATGATTGTTCCTTCTATCTCATCGGTATCTATATCATCGGGCACTACACGTCTTGGAACAACAACAACAGATTTGTTGACAACATTAGGACTATCGACAATATCCATTTCATCAGGTATAACACGTCTTGGAACAACAACCACAGATCTATTAACAGCCTCTGGATTATCGACAACCTCAATTTCATCTGGCACAACACGTCTTGGAACAACAACAACCGACCTATTAACTTCCTTAGCACTATCGACAACGACAATTTCATCAGGCACAACACGTCTTGGAACAACAACAACCGACCTATTAACTTCCTTAGCACTATCGACAACGACAATTTCATCAGGTACAACACGTCTTGGAACAACGACAACCGACCTATTAACTGCCTCAGGATTATCTACAACCACAATTTCATCCGGTACAACACGTCTTGGAACAACAACAACCGACCTATTAACTTCCTTAGCACTATCGACAACGACAATTTCATCAGGTACAACACGTCTTGGAACAACAACAACCGACCTATTAACTTCCTTAGCACTATCGACAACGACAATTTCATCAGGTACAACACGTCTTGGAACAACAACAACCGATCTGTTAACTGCCTCAGCATTATCTACAACCACAATTTCATCCGGTACAAGTCGTCTAGGTGCTACAACAACAGATCTTTTAACTGCCTCAGCACTATCAACAACCTCAATTTCATCCGGTACAGTAATGTTTGGCAATACAACATCATTAGGAGTTGTGAATATTAATTCAGAAGGTAATTACGCGACATTAAATTTCAGGAGTAATGGAACCGTTCAAACATCTTTACAATATTACCAAACAACAAATAAATTCACATTGGATAGTTCAGGCGAGGTGAATATAATTGGCGGGACAGCAGATAAAAATCTTTTAAAATTCGATGATACAGGTATAACAATACGTTCCAAAGACAGTGATGTTTATTTATTTCGCGTTGACATAAATGATTACAATTATTCTGAATTGACACTTGGAAACAGCACAATAACTATGAATGCTAGCACATTGATTGCGACAAACTCAGTACAAATTACAGGAAATGTAACCACAAATACAATTGTAGGTAATACAGCACGATTCATTGGACTCAGCACATCCGCAATTAGTACAAATACAATTGTTGGAAGCACAGCAAGATTCATTGATATGAGTACAAACACATTATCTACAGGAATGGCTACAGTTGGTGTAATGACAATACCGTCAACCACAGGTTCAGTCCAAATCAATACTTCCAATGCTTCCTTTGGTACATTACAATTAACAACAACAAGTACATCTGAAAACACAATCTTTATCCGCGACCCAGGTCAATCTGCAAACAACGGATGGTTACTTGGAAATACAAACAGTTTTTTTTCTAGTGTATCCAGTTTTTGTATTGGACGAGTGAATCCTTCAGGCACAGTTGCAAACACAGGAATATTTATGAATTCTGACGGAAATGTAGGTATTGGAACTTCAAATCCTGATTCGAAATTGAATGTTGTTGGAAATGGTGTAAGTTTGCTACGAAAAACTCTTGGTGAATCGGCAATCTATAGTATTACCACAACAAACTCAAATTCATTAACACAAGGAATTGGCTCGTGGTTGATTGATCAAAATCCAAATGGATTTGGAAATACGTCTGACGATGCATACAATTATAGAGTGTATGCTGTTCCAAACAGTGGAAATGGAGGTGGAAGTTACAGTGTATACAATATTTCATTAAGCACAAATAAATATGGAAATAGAGGTGATATGACAATTTTAGGAAATGCAGGTGTACTCAGTGATATTGGGTATGATTCTACAGCCGAATCATCCAAATTGAAGATTGGTTCACATAATGTTCAAGCAGGTAATCATGGAAATACATATCAATACCTACATTATACAAAGGGTCTTGGTACTGCGCGTACTGGTGTCGAGTATATATTTGCACGGCAACAAACAAATGTAAGTTCATGGGATCCAGGACAAATTTCACCCGTGTATACTGTGAGTCCAGCTGGAAATGTCACATTTGCTCAAAACTTGTACATAGGTGCATCCAATGCGGGTGCAACCATATTTATGGGAGGAGGTGCGGCTCTTGACTCAGGATACGACCATTCCGTAATTGAAACACGCGTTTATACTAGCACTGAGAATACAGAAATGTTGCTCTTCAAGGGAAATGACCCATCAGGTATATCGGGTCCAGATAGAATTCGATTACGTGCTGGAGCAATAGCCTTTGATACTTATAGTGGTTTCACAACAAACAGGACAGATGAAAATATACGAATGTATATAAATGACTTAGGAAATGTAGGTGTAGGAACAGTATCACCAGGAACTAGATTAGATCTCCACAATCCATTTAATGGAGAAGCGCCTGTAGGTCATGGAAATACATGGAATAATACATTCGCATTAGTTGGTAGAGGACGTGCTTGGACCATGGGTGTTGAGACAACATCAGGAGCAGGATATGGACTTGGATTCTTCTGCTATCAAAATTCAACAATTAGTGGTTCAAGGTACATTCGTGGTTTTGTTGGCGGTGACAATAGTGCCAATTTTACTTCATTCAATTTTACTGGTCAGCATCGTTGTGTTGTAAAAGACGAATCCGTTTCATCCTTACAAGATAAGGTCGGGTTGATTGTAAGTTCAGATAACAATACATATATTGACATGTATTCAGGATCAACCATTCGTGGGAAACGTGCAATATCAATTAATGAATCGTTGCCATTGGTGAGTTTGTCCAAAAAAGAAAATGATAAGGCCTGTTTTGGTGTTATTTCAATGACTGAAGATGAAACTCGTTCTTATCATGCTGGTAATTTTGTAAGTCTTTTTTCGAAGGAAACTGGTGATACTCGTGCGTTTATTAACTCCATAGGTGAAGGTGGAATATGGGTTACAAACAAGAATGGACCACTTGAAGCCGGTGATTATATTACTACATCAATCATTCCAGGATATGGACAAAAACAATCTGATGATTTATTACACAACTATACGGTCGCGAAAATTACAATGGATTGTGATTTCACAGCACCTTTACAATCAACGTATCAGATCCTGCGTTCCACATATGAAATGTCATCCGTGTTTACGTCAACTATAATTGAAACTGTATCAACATTATCCACAATTTATGACGAATCAACTGTTTCCAGTGTTGTATCCACATTATACAACGAATCAACTGTTTCAACATTTACATCCACATTTTTATCAACAATGAACGTGCTTGATTCAGATGGAAACCTTATTTGGGAATCATTGCCAGAAATGGAAACGGCGTATAATATTCGGTATGTCAATACAGAAGGTAATGTATTATCAAAGGAACATTACGAAACATACATATCTTCACTTAGCACTGTATACATTGCCGCATTTGTTGGATGTACATATCATTGCGCATAAATTCATATATTGCAAACAACATGATAAGTATTATCAATATGTTTGAAATTCAGAAATTCCACCCTCTAAAATCGCGGCATCCCCACCGTCAATTCACTCCCCACAGTCGCCGCTGTTTCTCCCGCCGTTTTCACGGCTCCGCCCACAGCCGATGTCAGCGTCTCCACAACATCTTTCACTTCCAATACATCGCCCATTTTCTCCACAATTGTAGCAGGGTCGCCACCAGCACCGAAAATCCACGCATATCCTGCGAGTCCACTACCCAATATGCCCGTCACAAACCAGCGAAAGAGTGTAGAATTATCCGGGAGTTTTTTATATTGAAAGGACGACCATCCTGCCGCACTGAATAACGCAACAACGCCGCCTATTAAACCAAACACAATAAGATAAAGGCTGTTCATGTTCTAGCCAGATCCAAGAATATGTGCGGCTTAAATAGACGCGGGGTCTCAACCCAGTTCTTCAAAATCGCCACTAATTGTCAGCGGTTCATCAATATCATCGGGCAATATGGGCGTATCGACACGATGTTCAAAGGCCGGCGGCGCATCCAAATCCACCACATCATCTAGACCCAACGACGAGGCATTGTTTGAAATAGAGAGTTTTGGTAAATCCTCGTCATCGTCGTCATCAAAACTCATACCCCAATTGGATGGAGGTTTATCTTCAACACTTACTTTTGGAGTATAACGAATTTCACTGATCTCTGTTTTATTTTCGTCAAATACTGTATCATATGGTGTAAAATGGACCGATGGTTCAGTATCAATTACCAATTTGGGAGGATTTGTATTTAATGGCGCCTCAGGATCTTTTTGAAGAATGACATCGTTGGATTTAATTTCGGACGTAACCGCATGCGCGGACTCATGAAGTATAGGCATTTCAGGGGGCGTGTCCAATTTCTCAATAGTCACGGGAGTCCTTTTCTCAATTGATTCAGATGACGATTGGTTTTTATCGCCTACACTTTCCATAATTTGTGATAATGGAATATTATCCAAATCGTCTTCGTGTTTGGCATCTAAGGATGTAACTGTCGCAACTACAGGCAATACCGTTGCGATAGGTTCAGTTGGCACAGCCACAGGTTCAGGCACAGCCACAGGTTCAGGCACAGGCTCCGATTCAAGAATAGAGGGCGGAATAGATTTAATATCGGATTTCAGTTCTTGAAGCATAGTATTATCCTCTTCATCGGACGATGAATCCGAATCGGATTCCGATTCTTCCACAGGACGTGATTTGGATTTGGATTTCTTGGGAGCCGGTTGTTCCTCTTCACTACTACTATCGTCATCATTCATATAATCACGTAGAATTGTCTTCACCGGTAGTAAGGATCGTACAGCACTACTAAGCGCTTCCGTGGCCATACTTTCAAGTTGAAGAATATTTTTCTGGCGTTCAATGGGAAGTAATTCTTCACTGAATAAAAAGGGAGCCTTCCAGAATGAGCGCGCACATTCAATAAAAATCCGGTGTAGGAAATGATCCAATTTTGGAAGTGTAATCTGTAATTTCTTTTGTTTGGAATTGACACGAATGGCTGTAAGCATTTTTGTATGGGCGATAAATACCGCCGTCATAAGTTCCTCAATATAATCACAACGACAATTTTCTAATAATGTATTCATATTGGATTCAATAATATCTTGATTCCATTTTGGAACAGTTGCACAAAATTCCTGAAATAATGCCATAGCGCGTTTATGTCCGTCGCGTCCAACAATTGCCGAATATTCATTGCGGAAAAATTCAACAATGGGCGCAACAATCCATGTAGATAATTGTTTTAAGTATTCATTCCGCGCCTCTGAATATAATGAAACTGATTCCATGTTTCCTGTTCGGGGATTAAGATTCCCATTTTATTTTTTTTCCGCGGTACTATGAAGCAAATCGGAAAGACATGTCATAAAAATAATACGTGAACTTGTCCCTCCAAGACGAGAAAGTAAGGCACAGTAGTGCGCAACTCTAGGATTCAGCGACCATCCAAGTTTCAATACATCCCGTAAATCAATTCCTTCCATACGACATGTCTCTTCTGTGCAAATAGCCCACGTCACCCAATCTTCCGTTGTAGGCATCGGCGTAGATGGACGTTTCTCCAATATTTGGGTTAAGATTGGACCACCGCGTCCAATATTTTCCACACTATCGGTAATAAAGCGGCGCGCAAGTGCTTCCAGAAGCGCGGCACGCATATTTCCCTGCGACTGCTCTACAATAGTTCGTACTGTATCTACATCGACTGCGTTTTCCGTACGACGCATAATTTCATAAACAGCCTCTGTTTTATCGGGTGCGTTAATATTAATAATACAACTACGACTCACAATTGGCTCAGTGATTGCGCCGGCTTCACGACATTCAAATATAAACCGTGTAAAGGACGAGGTTGTTTCCAACATACGACGAAGAAATGCCTGTGTATCCGCAGTCAACGAATCGGCGTGTTTGAATACAACCCAACGAAGCCGACCTTCAGGTGATAATCCACCGCGCGCAAAGGTACGAATGGATTCACGTACATCACGCAATCCAAAATTCGCAGTACAATCAATGATTAATGTTTGAAATCCAACTAACGCAAGACGTAAAAATAGTGACTTTCCACATCCAGGAGGACCGACAAGAATTGTATGCGATGCTTTATTGGATTGAATTAATGTGTTGAAAGCCGACCATTTTTCTGTATTTCCAACAATATCAGAAATACTTTTTGGTGTATGTGGATCATATTTACTAGAATCAAGCATTAAGAGAAGAAAAAGCACAACAGATGCTATTGAATAGTATGTGTTGTGAATTGTTTAGACAGACTGGACGGCGGATATTATCCAAATACATTTTCGCCACAATACGTTACATATAAAAATCCGTCTTTATCGGCGTAGGAAGCGTGTAATTCGCGAATAAGCATACCGGTTGTAGGTAATGTATTTCCAACAAATAAGAAAAGTGCCTGTTCCGATGGTAAATTGAGCCGCTTTCGGATAACAAAAATAAACTGTGATACATTCAAGTCACCGGGTACTAGAAATTTTTGTTTATCTAGCATTGGAACTGTAGTTGAACGACGGCCGCGTTCGACAATCACTGGAATACGACCCGGAAACTTTTCGCGAATACGACGTGCTTCTTCAGCGCGGGCTTCAAATGAATTTGTGGTTTTGAAGGTTATATCTGAATCCGCGGACATCAAGGACGTGGGTTCCTTACTTTTGGAATATAGAATTAATCAAACTGTGGGAGCGCATGGCGCATTCAAACACCCGTTTTGGATGTTTACGGGTTCTTTAATCTAAATCGTATTTTTTCCACCGACAGCCGCGACTTTATGTAAGGGAATAACATAAGGGTTGGATTCCAGCGAGGAAACAACAACGGGTTCGTTGCGGACAGAGGCGACATCCAGTTTCAGAATCGCACGTGGGCGTTGGGCGCCAATTAAATTGGCGGTTGCGGGTTCTGCGTTGACACGATCCAGTCCAGGTTCACGATCATTGACCGAATCGGAAACAATACGACGGTATTGTAAATTAATATTGTCTTCGCCGTTGAAGATTTTCGTGGATGAACCCATAGGTTTACGGCCTTTCGCAATATTTTCACGCTGTGCGTAATGGCGCATGGCGCGCGCGGCATCTTGATTCATATCGGCTGTCGCATAGGACATTGCTGTACCCGTCCAGGATGATTTCGCACTAATTGCCGCCTTTTGTGTATTTCGGACCTTATCTTGTAGTCGTACTTCGGCACCTTCCGCTGTTCCATTTCGTCCCATATTGCGGTATATATCCCAATCGGACAACGTATTACGACCAGTGACACGCGCAATATCATCGGGATCGTAGACTGTAAGTTTTTGTGCCGCGTTCGCAGCGCCCGCCGCTACACCAATATAGTCATTATCAATCGTTGTTTCTTTGATGGTTGTACGTGCGGTATCATTCGGGTCATATACTGTAAGACGAGGTTGGGCTTCTACGGGTGCGGCCATACCTAGCCAATCATTATCAACTGTCGTTTCCTTAATTGTTGTTCGCGCAATATCATTGGGATCATAAACAGTCGCTTTTTCAGCCATACCACCACCGAGTGCTGTAAAGTTACCGGCCGCACGTGGATTATCAATGGTTTCTTCAGCACGTGTTGCGCGAACATCATCTTGTAAATGAACTTCACCTTCACGCTGATCGGGGGCGAGGTTGGTCGCGTGAACACGTGTTCCTGTATAATAACGTTCATTGGGACGAATTTCTACGCCTTTTTTACCATAATCGTTTTGCTCGGCATCCACATCTTTATTGAATAAGGAAGTCAAATCCGCATTGCGATAACCCCATGTACCCATTTGTTTTACGAGGGGTGTGCGTGTAGAACCCACTGTATACGTGGCTTTGCCTTCCGCTTGGCCCGCTACACCGCTATATTCTTTACTTGTTTCCGGTCGTGTTGTATGTTTAATTACTTGAGTTGAGCGTGCCGTCGCTTTAATATCTGCGCCGGTTGTAACAAAGTTCCGTTCGCCATCCTTATTCAAATAAAACTTATCGGGAAGATATTTGCTGACTTGACCTACAGTTTCGGCGGTTCCGCTGGTTGTAATAAAGTGCGACCCCTTGACGACTGGCGCAGAATACGTGAGTTTCGGATTAGTTGCGACACGTAAATCATCTGTACGAGGCATACGTGCTTGGACGTATTCCTCGCCGGCCTGTTGTTGAAAACCGCCCGAAGGAAGATGTGTATATCCCTGATTAAGACCAGGGCCGACACGAATGGATTCAACTGGTCGCTCGTTAGCGCGATTCCGTGATTCCACAACGCGACTTTCCATAAAGTCAGTGGTAGATTCCAGACCGTATGGATTTCCCATAGGTTCATTTGTAGGTTCAAATAGAGGTGCTTGTTCACGTTTCGCAAATTGAGTACCACCGGCACCCGTGTAATCATCCAATGTTTGAGAATACGCCGCGTCACCCACAGGTTGTGTGAATTTCTTCGCAAAAGGAACCATATTGGCGTGTTTGAATTCACCAGGCTTGAATTCAATACCAGTCAATGGAGATACAAATACAGGGCGCGGTGTCGCATCTTCCCACGAATTTGGGCGGAGTTGAAGTGATTCTTGTGTGACTGATGCGGGCGGCATCTGTGTAGGAAGTGAAGTCGGTGGTACAGGAAAATGGAGTGGACCGGCCTGTTTATTCGGGTGTGGTTCCGATGGAAGACTACCGCCTGCGGGCAGTTGAAATAGTTGGTCATATCCACCAGTTGATAAATATCGAGGAACCCGTGGTTTTCCTGGAACAGTTGCTGCTCCAGGTGGTGTTTTATCAGCACCGGGTTTTACTGTTTGTGTTGAATCAGTAAATCCCTCTTTTGTAGATTTACCGGTTAATTTGTTGGCCGCATAGCCAAGGCCTAGAACGCCTAAAAATGCCGCTACGTCCATAATACTCTACTTTGGTGTATCGTTGTTTTTTTAGTTCATTAAGAGGCCGCAAATATGGGATTAAATTCTATATTATAAATACGTCTACCGCATTTATAATGTATATCGTATGTAACAAGTCGTAATTATTTATAGTTTCGCATATACGCCGTGGGGTGCGAGATTCAAATCGGGGGGATTCACTGGCGCAGCTTGAATGCCATATAGCGCTGATGGAGCAGCCGGGAGTACGTCTTCACCACGTGGGAATGATGCAATAGAGCGTTGGTACGAGGCATTCATTTCCGCTAATACACCTACATTGGCGCCATCAAAGGGACTTCCTGATGTCGCACTTGGAACAGGCATGACGGATTCTTGTTGTTTGGGTTGAGGAATACAGGGGCGGAACTGGTCTTTTTGCTGAAGGCGTGTCGTTACCATATTATCAAAGGGCATCATGACGCCTTCCTGGGGATTTTGGCACAGCCATTCCCAGCGATTCCAACCACTGGATCGCAAATTACAAGGAGGATCTACAAGCCGGGAAAAGGTCTGTGGGAATGATTCCTCTTTCATAGGTTGAGTGCCTGCCTCATTCACTTTGTTGGCAGTTGGATTGTATTGATGACATACCGCCTTTGTAGTTGGACGATTAATATTGAATAAATCCGATTCAACATCTGTTTTGATATAGGAGTTGTTCATTGCGGCGCCCCATTTTTGTTGACGAGTTGTAGGTTCGGGGACATATGTCGCATTACAATACTGAGGAGGAGTATCCAATTGGTAGCGACCGGGACCCGATGTCACACGTAAATCGTCCGTGGATTTACATCCATCATACAAACGGCGATTCCAAGATTGATTTTGAAGTTGCTCAACAACCGACATATTCTTCTTGTTTATAGTGCGATAAATTCCATTGGACCATAGAACATATTGTTTTTACACTATATGTTCTTTGGTGTCTCGAATTTCTTCAACTTCAAACAATCATTCTTGATAAATTTGTTTGATATTTAGAATCGCATAGGATAGCAGGATTGTGTTTTGAGTGGTTCAGGAGCACCCATGCCAGGAAGTGTATTCATTTGGCATGTAGGAAGGTGATTGGGTGTTGTATTTACAGTGCGAGTCTCACCTGTGCTTTTGTTTTTGAAAGTGAAACTGGGGGGTGTATCGGGACATTCGCGGCTACCACCCAGGGCGCAGGCCGGTGAGTATTGACGGGCAATACATTTGCTTTGGACACGCGTAATACCAAGGAGATCGGATTCCAGATCCACTATATTTCCACTGATATTGCTCACCTCGGCGCCGCCGACTAGGCCGAGCGCATTACGGCACTTGCTGGGATTTTCAAATTTGACGGGCATCTGTGTATAGGCAAACATACCTGCGGATTGTTGGTCACGGACAGTCGCACCGTCCGTGGATCCAATACGATTCCAGGAACTATTCCATGGCGCAGCAGTACTTGAGATGTTCATACTTATTTCTGCTTAGTTGGAACAATTTAAAAATCTAATCCGGGAGAATATCATAGTTTAGGATTTGTTATAACGGTTAAATTTCCTTTATGCGTAAATATCCAGAATTCATGATTATAGCCAATTTCACACGTATTGAAAAAATACATAATTCCAGACTATTTTTTCACAATTATTTACAATAAAACTAAATAACATCCTTAAATGCGTTCCAGAAACAAGATGGAGCAATCATATCAGATCTATATATATACCAACCGTCCATTTGCGAATTTGTATGTATGTTTTCGGGCTCATCCATAGTCGCAGATGTCATGATTACCTTATTTGTTGGTATGTGTAAAAGTGCGCACTTAATATTGCGCTTGTCTGTACGTTCAAACGCAAATAGGATTTTAAACTCTAATGGATTCCAACTGTGAATAGATTTTCCAAATTTTGGCAAAACTGTCTTAATATTTACACTGGAAGGATCGGATATTTTATTCCATCCATTATCAGGACCAGGAGGTACTTCAAGTTTTTTCAATTCGTCGAGATCACGCCCTGGTCGTGTAATATTCATACGCTCAGAAATTGGCACTTCAAGTGCGAATTTAGTTGAACATTTGCCAGTCGGTTTGAGTATATAACAAGATTCAGTCTCGTTAATAATAAGCGTTGGTGATGAAGGCGGTGGAGATATGGACGAAGGTGGAGTCATAGGCAAAGGAGGAAGCAAGGCGTGCGCAAGACTATGACGAGAGATCTCTTCTGTTGGTTCACTTAGCATTCGTATGAGTTCATAGCGCTGCTCAATACTAAGATGTGTGAGAAGAGTGTCAAGAAGAGATGTCATTTTGGAAATAAATCTGGAAATCTGGAAATAAATATGGAAAATCTGGAAATTTGGAGCCAATAAATTCTAAGATATAAATAAACCTTTCAATTTTTCAAGCGGTTTTTTTACCTGTTTCAAATTTTTACCAACAATAGTTGAAAAAATTAGAAGTTATTTTAAATTTTACTATATGATTTGTACCTAACAATTTAAATCTCGAATTAGTTGACGACTTGGCACGCCGGATCTCAACCATCCCTGTGCTGCAATTTCTGGTATCAAATTCGCTGGATTTTGAATATGCGCCGCCAAATGTGGTACAAGTGGCGTGAATTGACCGTCAAAAAATGTTTCCGTGACAGTTCCACATGGGCGTTCGACACGTGCCCATTCGGAATATAGTAATGAACTTTCAACATCCGGGTTTCCACGACCATTTCCCATAAATGGAACAGTCGCAAAGGGACGGGATTGGACGTGTAACGGACAGCGGAGACGACCGGCTTGTGTGGCTTCCTGGCGAAGCCGGGAGTCCATATCAATGTTTTGATTGTTGTATCCAAATCCTTCGCGTCCTAATACTGTGGGATTCACATATTCCACGCGCGCCGCTGCGCTCTGGGAAGGCACTAAATTACGAACTTGGTAAGTGCCGGGACCCGAAGAATCACGAATATTTTGGGCGACTTCACAAGCATCGTCGTGAGTCCGTGTGAATTCATTGACGACAAATTCGCCACGCGCAACAGGCACACCACGAGGGAACGGTGCTACTGACATACTTTCTCTAATCACAACCCACGATATTTGTTGCCGAGTTCATAACATCCGGAAGATCGTGGCAATAATCCCATGGATTTCAATGAAGAACGTGCTGTAAATCCTACTGATTTTCCTGCGCGATGGTTTTTTAGTGTTGCGCGTGCGCGGCGCATATTTCCACGAAATGGACTTTTTGCGACTTTGCGGCTATTCCATCCATATTGAATTTTCCGACACGTAGACATTTCTAAAGAATATTTATAATTCAAACAATTCATCAATAATTGTTTGAAGTACTGATTTCATTGAAAAACATTAAACATTATGTTTTCGATGAATTTGAATGTATGAATTTGAATGTATGAATTTGAATGTATGAATTTGAATGTATGAATTTGAATGTATGAATTTGAATGTATGAATTTGAATGTATGAATTTGAATGTATGAATTTGAATGTATGAATGTATTTGAATTGTAATCAATTAATGTGTCATGTATGAATGAAGGTCGCAGATTTTTTCAAATGCCTCGCGTCGCATGTCTTTTGGAAGATTTATAAATATTTCCACAATGCGGTCTACACTAACAATCTCAGGAACAGACGGAATTACGAAATCGCTAATCTTGATACCGGACCTGATTTGTTCGAACGAAACACTACGATTCACCCGATTCACCTTTTTCTCATACTCGCGGTCGTATCCCCTACCGTAAAATATTTGGTGGTCAAAGTTTAATGTATACTCGTATTCTACATCATTACAGGTGTCGTTAAGGTAGTCTGTTGTGCCCTCAAGAAACGCAATCAAATCCTTGGGATTGAAATCCTGGCCGTCTTCATCATCTTCCAGGTCCAAGGCATTGACCATTTCTAGAATAGTTTCCATTGAATATTTTTCCAATAACTCTTTCAATTGATTACAAATGTCATCGCCAACACCATTCCAATATCCATCCCAGTGCATCCAGAGATGAATATTGGGCTTGTGCTTACGAACAATCAAAAGTTTGGAACGAGTTCCCATTTTGCTGAAAGGAAAAGAAATTGCTGAAAGGAAAAGAAAAGGTTGATTGAAAGAAACGGATGCTGAAATTACCAATTTCACTACACCATTCGAATGATTAGCGGAACGAACGTTCATTTTTTTCCATAAAAAAAGGCAATTTATGAATTTCATACAAATTTTTGGAATGATTTGCGCAAATATAGAAAGAATTAGTATTTAATAATATAATTCACAACCATATACGGCTGCATGTTGTTATGTGCGCCGCCTCCGCCGGTTGTTCCTGTTGTAAATGTATGTGTATGTGTACCAGCAGAATCAATGACCAAGGCAACTGAAGCATCAAGGTTAATTTCATTTGGTTGACCGGCATCAGCGTCAATACGTGTATTAACTCCATTTCTAAATGCCAATGTTGCGCCTGGGTACTCATTATTCGCATTGTGTGTGTGCGTATGTGAACCTGATGAATCTGTAGTCCCTGTATGACTATGCGAGGGAATTTCAGATGTACTCAATGTATGTGTCTCGGCACCACCGCTTCCGCCCAATGAACGAGTCGTGAGTCCTGCGCCAGTTCCAGAACCGACGGGCACACGACCGCGCATATCGGGCAAATTAAATGTCGTCGCATTATCACCTACGCCATATGTAGTTCCTATGACCGCAAATAATGCCGCATATGTAGAGCGGGACACCGCACTGCCGTTACATACAAGCCATCCACCGGGTGCGGCCGCCGCAATATACATCATTAAGGAACCTGGTGGCACCAATACGGAACCGTTCTGATAAATGGGATTCGCATTCAATGCGCCATTGACTTCCAATTTGTATCCAGGCGTTGCTGTACCAACACCCACATTTCCGCCGTCTTTGACAATTAACGCAGTCGCACCGTCATCTTTGAAATGGACAATATCTTGTGCGCCCAGTTGATTAACAATAAGTGCGGGACCAGTACCATTGTTTGTAATAGAGAACTGTTCCGAGTTCATATCGGTTATATCAATTTGTGTTGCGTTTCCATGAATCGTTAGATTATTGACTGTCACATCTTCAAATGTGGCTGTACCATGAACCACCAAGTTTCCACTAATATCTAAATTTCCAACAACTCCACTATCGCCATTTGTAACTAAGTTGCCGCTTATATCAACATTCGCGCCAAATTGGCAGTTTGCGAGCGTCATTATACCGGGCCCCTGGTCACTTTCTACGCCACCGTTAGGATTAGTACCAAACACACCACGCGCCGCATCCGTGATTTGCGCCGCATATGATTTATCCGTATTCATGGGGCTGAAAAGTTTGGAATTCGGGTCAATAATTCCATTCAAGAACGAAACGGGATCATAAACTCCAACCATATATGTTTGAATTCCAGGATGTGTACCAGGATATAATTTACGACCATTTTCAAATAAAAAACGGCCTTTGGGACAATTGGAACCACCAACAGGTGTTAATGTTCCAATTGTTACAAAATTCTCTATTCGCGTTGAATATGTAAACATATCATTTTGGAACGCACCTAGCGTTATATAGGAGCGTTTCGGGGCTGACATTTGTCTTCTTTAGTCTTTAGATTTTTATAACGCATTTAGCCATGTGACTACACCGCCCTCAGTTCCACTGCGACATACGGCATTATTACCCTCTTTACATGTACGCCCTGGAACACGGAATAGCCAATTTTGGAAAGAATCTACATCATTGGGTATACTTGTACTTGGCATTGTATACCATGTTCGTTGGTTTTGATTGTGTTGAAATACATCATTCGCATCGCCGTACATGCGTGTTTGGAATTGATCACTGAATGTACGGGCCATTTCGGGAGTGTCCACAGTTTTTGCGGGTGCTTTTTGCGGATTGCTCTTTATTTCGTGAACCAACATATTCATAAATGGATTTGGGCCTGTTGGCAATGTGCGATCTTGTACTCCAACAACATCTTCTACAACACGATTGGCTACATCTTCTCCGCCCACTAATTCTAGCGCTGCTCCTTGGTCACTGGATTCAAGAGTTGGACCTACAATTGTTGTGAATCCTTCACGAATAATACCACTTTGTTTCATTCCATAATATGCTGCGACGGACAATATAGCAATTCCTATTCCAAGTCCTAAATATGCTGGTGTGGAATAAAGGATTGCCATAACAATGGATAAGTAAATACCGAATCGTGTTAATGAATTCAGCGCAGTGCTAGTACAATGCCGCGCTGTGGCATGAAATGGAAAAAAATCGGTCGCATCTTGCCATAATATGGCAGGTGTTTCAGTCCAAAACGGCGCACATCGGGGTGATGACATTTCTCTAAGTATGTATGTTGTTTTGAATTGTCAGATGGTGCGTATTATGGGTAAAATTAAAATCCAAGAATAAATCAAAAATGTCTGCGAGTGAGATTGAACTAAGTCCAAAATTAACTCCAAAATCGATTGAAAATATAAAAGCAGGTCAAGTGAAAATGACGCAAATGTTCAAAGAATTTGATAGAATCTGTAGAAAACACAATTTAAAATATTGGTGTGTCGGCGGTACATTAATTGGAGCAATTCGTCATAAAGGCTGGATTCCATGGGATGGTGATATTGATGTTCATATGTTTGATTATGACTGGGAGAAATTCAAAGAAATTGCTCATTCCGAACTTCCAACAACATGTGCTGTTTTTGACGGTGATATTGGAAAAATTAAAGATTTATATTCATCCTATATTAATCAAAGTGATACATCACACACAGGATTACAAATTGATGTATTTAAGTACAAGGATACATTTATCAAAGACCAACATGCTGTACATGCATACATTAATATATGGCGTGGGGACTATTTTTATAAAGATACAGGTTCATTTCATTATGACTTAATATTTCCATTAAAAGAATTGGAATTTGAAGGTATATCTGTTTACGTTCCTGGTAAATATGAAAAATTTTGCCAACAGTGTTATGACACATATCCTCCACCTATGCCTCCTGTTGAAAAACGTTATCCTAATGAAGGCTTAATTGATCCTTATAATCCGAATGTAAAGATGCGTGACATGTATAAAGAATTGTATACTGAACGAACACAAGAGTGGTTTCGTCGTCGAGCATTACAGCATTCATCCGATACACCATTACATCATAGTTCTGGTTGGAATTATTTGACGGATGCGAAATGGCTGGAGTTTATTCAAAATTCATTAAATGGATTGGACATAAAAAACATAAAATCAGTATTTGAAGGTGGTTGTGGAGTTGGCGCAGTATTAAAAGCATTATGTATCCAAAATCCTTTATTAGAATTACATGGCCTCGATATATGTAAAGAAGCAGTGGAAAGATGTAAAGAAAATGTGCCCAATATACACGCGCGTCAAGGCAGCATAACAGACTTGTCCATGTACGAAACAAATCAGTTTGATTTTGTAATTTCCAATTGTGTCTTATCATATTTGGATTCGCTTTCAGATATTAAAGTTGCTGTTGATGAACTCATTCGTATCACAAAATCAGGTCATCGCGTTCATTTATGTGTTTTTACAGAAAATCCAGAGTATTTGAAATCACTGCGAACATGTGTTTCAAAATCATGGTGGTTAGAGCAATTTTCAGACAAGGTTGAAGTGAATGTACGAGATATAGGCATGTCTGAATTTAGCGGTCGCTATAGTGTATTTATGATAAAAAAATAATAAGCACTTTATAAACTTGTTTTTTTACCACCTCCGCCACCTCGAATAGGTGGTGTGATACTTCGTGGCTTTTCATTGTATGGTAATATACGTTCCATACGTTCTGGTTTATCGCTATAAGGGATGGCTACAGTTCGTAGATCTTGTTCTTGACGACGAAGAATGTCGTGAAGTTTATCAATTTCGCATTTTAATCCTTCATTTTCAGCCCGTAAGGCATTCATGATTTCACCGGATTTTGCTAATTCGCATTTCAAAGCATCGTTTTCAGCATGTATTTGGTGTAACATACCAAGTACACGTTGAATATTATTACTGAGTTCTTCAATTTCCATGTTCTACTTCTTCATATTATTTTTTACCACCACGTTTCGAAACTACGCCACGTTTGACGGACGCTTCTTTTTCTTCTTCCATAAGCAACGCAGCCGCAGCCGCCGCCGCACGCATTTCGGCTTCAGTAGTTGCGAGAATATTTGTCGCAGCCCCAGCACCACCTGCGGCTTTTTTGGCTTCCTTTTCCGCAGCTTTACGGCGTAGACGTTCTTGGACTTCACGACGACGAGCCGAGCCTTCGTTTCCACTTTCTTTCTCGGATCCTTTGAGCATTTCACCTAGCGAGCCAAAAAGTTCCGAAAAAGCAGTATTTTCACTAAATTCTTTCATGAGTTCCTCGGCTTCACGAATAATATCATCGCGTTTGATTTCTCCGCGTTGGAATTTAACCTGAATTTTCTTGGCGATTTTCTGTGCGGCAGACATCATGAGTTCCGGCTTTTTTGTAAAGACTTCCTGTAGGTAATTGAATACACGCGCAGGGTCATCGGATTCCAACATATCAGGTGAAATACCAAAATCTTCGGGTTTGAATTCTTTAACCAATTCTTCGGCAATACGCGCAATATGTCCTTTGAAAAGACGTTCAGGAATCTTGAATTTGGAAGCGGCACCACTGAGATCTTCAGGTTTCATACCTCCCAATCCGCCAAATATGGAAGCCATGGAACTCAATTTGGAAAAAATATCTTTCATCGATTCACCCAATCCACTTCCATCGCCACCAGCGTCAGCGTCAGAAAGCATTTTCATCATTGTTTCCATATCGGCATTAAATCCGGATAAATCCCACAGGCCTCCAGTTTCGTCTTTGGAAGCGGATGCCGCCGCAAGAAGAAGAAGTGAACTTAGATATTTCCAAATAACTGAATGAGTTGATTCCGAGAGTTCGTTCCATAATGTGCGTGTCATGACAAATCCAGGAATGATTTCAATTCCGGAACCGTCAAATATGGAAGCATTACACGCAGCCACGTCTGCCGTATGTGCCCTCCAAGTGCTTACAAAACGATCTTTGTGATCGGGTAGACTAGCGACATGTGTAAGCGCGGCCGAATATTCCGGAAAGGTCCCCTTGAGATCGTCCACAAACTGGGAAAATGTTGATTCAAAAGTAGGAGCGACAGCCATTTGTATGAAGTCAAGAGTTGGTTTCATACAGAAGAACGCACAATAGTTTGATTGAATGATCCATGATGATTGATTAGGCACGCAAGCCTGCGGCGCGTTCCGCAAGGACTACAAGAACTTTACACCAATTCCAGATAGCCTTTTTATTCGCTTCAGACATGCCGGACCAGTGACGGTCAAAAATAACATACGCAAATGCGTATTCGGAGTGTTCGCCATGTAGGGCTTCATGGCCTTTTTTGATCAACGCATCCTCATCTTCCGTCATGACTGGACCATGGAAATCGGGATATACATATTCCATAAATCCAGTATGAAGAAGTTTTGGATTTGCCTTCTTCAAAGCCAATAGCGCATCTAGCGCTGTTTTCAGAGTTTTTTCTTCTGGATATGTATCCACAAGTTCCTCCACAAACGCCACAAGTTGATTGTTGAATGCCGAAATAGGTGTCGCCATAGTCCACACGTCGCTTATTATAATGAAGAGTGGTATGTTTTAAGCCGATTAACGACGCATCGTTGGACCTGGTACATCGCTATCCCGTGCGGCCATATAGGCTTCCAATCGCGCATTTTGTGCCTCTTCCTTCGCTGAACGCACTGGTTTACTGGCTCCACCACCGGCACCACCACCCGTTACAGAAGCACCCACGCCACTGACTAAAGACTCAAATTGACGACCAATGGGATTAAACATTTTATCAGATGAGCCATCACTTGCGCCAATAAAACTATAGGAATCCGACCATTTCCCAGATCCGCTCATTTCATTTCCATGATACGCTAGAACGTTTGCGTCTGTACCTTCATAGGCTTTGACACCGAGTAAATCGGGTTTTCCACTACTGGAGCCACTGGTTGATGCTGGAGCACTACTGCTTGTAGAAGCCACAATATGAGCGGCTGTCGCAGCAATCGCCGATGTAGGCATACGGGCCGTCGCATTAGGACGAGGAGCCAAATCTGGTGTATATTCTGGAGGACGTATAGGCATACTACGTTCTTCCAAAGCGGCCGAGCCGGATTTTCGGTCATCGACACCCATCTTTCGTGCGGCGAGCCAATTATTGACTGCGCCGGGACCAACAAGAGGTTCAGACGATCCCGCAGGGATCATTGTGGGCACAGATTTGAGCCAAGGGGGTAGCGGAGGACGAGATGGACTCGGGTCAACACATACAAGTATAAATTCGGGCGTATAGGGAGTGCGCGCGAGTTCTTGTAAAAATGCTTGGCAATGACGGCATCGGGTGCTATAAAACAGACGATGTTTACCGCTCATGAAGAAAGATCGTTGAATAGATTGGCGATTTACGTGGTGCGAATGTTCCGCGCGTAGACGCGAACTAGAACTGCGCAGTATCGTGAAAATCCTAATTTAAGAACACCCGTATTGGTGATCTTAAATTAGGAACATGATGGTACTCACACTGCCCAAGTACGATCGGCCTAAAAAGTTGACGGGCGGATTAATGTTAGAGGCATAGGGTAGAAGAAATCATGTTTGCGAATTACGTTCCAGATAAGACAAGTCCACCCCTGCTTACAGGCGGTGATACTCATATTAATGCGAGTTTTGAACTCAATGGAACAAATATGACTATCGCAAACGCGTTGCGGCGTTGTATTTTGACGCATACATCGTCAGTCGCATTTCGGACGGAACCCTATGATAAGTCTCAAGTTGAAATTATTAAAAACACAACACCCCTTGTGAACGAAATGCTGGCGCACCGAATTGGTATGATTCCAGTCTGTGTTGCGGATTGGGCGAATTTCAATCCGGCCGAATATCAATTTGAACTTCATGTTCGAAATGATGATAAATCCAAGATTCTGGATGTGCGTGCGGGTGATATTAAAGTATATCGTGTGAATCCGAGCAATCCAATGGATGCGCCGGTAGAACTGGATTCCAAACAATTCTTCCCCCCCGATCCAATTACAGGAGATACGTTGCTGATTACTCGTCTTCGCCCACAAACAAATCCAGCCTATCCCGTGGAAGAACTACATTTCCGAGCAAAGGCATCTGTGAGCACAGGAAAAGAAAATATTCGTTGGTGTCCGGTGAGTCAATGTTCATATGAATATACACGGAATCCGGACCCAGAACAGATTGAAGCCACATATCAGGCTTGGGTCGCGGCGAATAAAAAGAAGGTTGAGACACCAGAACAGCAGGCGGCAACACGCCGCGAATTTGAAACAATGGAAATTCAACGCTGTTATATGAAAGATGAAGCCGGCAATCCTAATAGTTTCACATTTCATGTAGAATCAATTGGCGTTCAAGCGATTCCTAATATTGTGCTTGCCGGTATTGAAGCGGTCCAGGAACTTATGAAAAAGTATAAGGATATTGATAAAATTGTCCCGTCCAATATTCGGATCCAGAAAAGTGATACTCGATTTCCCGCATTGGATATTATCTTTGAGAATGAAGGACATACACTTGGCAATCTATTGGAAACATTCCTAGTTGAAAATCATACTGACGAAGGTCGTTCTGAGCCCTATATTACCTATGCGGGTTATAAGGTACCTCATCCACTCCGACAGGAGATGTTTGTACGTATAGGTGTTCCAGAGGGCGACCAACAAGAACTGATTGCTCGCCAAGCCATTGCGGCGACATGTAAAGAGACTCTTCATATTTTCGAAGTGATGAGACAATCGTGGGTAAGTCTATTATCCGGTCCAGGTTCTACTTTAGAGGCCCCTGAGAGTTCATAATCACTCATGTATGAATCATAGTGCTGCCATAAAATGACAATAATGAATTTTTTTGAATCAAATACATAGAGAAGATTATGGATTCAATATCAATTGCGACATATGCTTTTTTGGTATTACTAGCCATTGGAGTTTTTTTGTATCTCCGGCCACGTTTTATAAGTGAAGGATTTACTACAATCGCAATTGAGGATGTCACGATGCCTCGTTGTCTTGCTCGCGATGCGCAATCACAACATTTATTGAAACAATTATATTCAAAGGCTGCCGCCAATTCGGAGGCAGGTATGGCTTACGATGAATTCAAGTTAATTTTACAAAAACTACTTTGTATTGACGCAGATATTACTGGTGCCGGCGCAGGAATTTATTCTACTTATCAACTACCTTATGTGACAGCACATGATATTGAACCTGCGGCTAATTTTGTAGGACGCTGTGTACGAAATGCCGTTCGTGAACGTGATGTAGCAATGGTATTGGACAAATTTGAATCCCGTGGAACTACATTACTGAAAATTATATGTGGAGGCGATGCGGCAGGTATGAACACTACAATTCATGCGTTTAATGGTATTGTAAAGCGTGTAGGTGCGAGCATCATATCCAAATGTTTGATGGAAAAGGCTACTATGGATTCACCTGCGGGACCCCGTGATCCTGGATATTTTATACCTCCGAATGTGGAGGAACTAGGTACATATACCTTATTTGGAGGCTCACCGCAATATATATAAACGTCAATAAACAGTATGGATAAAATTATATAAACTAAATTTTATACAATTTTATTGAATCTTGACAAGTTTATAGCAGACTTCCAGCAGTCGCTGCTAAACTCGCTTTGAGAATATTGGATTCTGAATATCCATACGATTTTGCTGCCTTTGTAATAATATTTGCCGCTGTAGGAGCATTGGAAGTAGTAGCCATCAAATTGGCGATGACTCCGGTTTCAGGTTTGGATTTGACTGCGGGTATACCACCACGCAACTGTAATTTATTTCCTGTTTCCACATGTTTGGATAATGCTCGTGCGGAAAGATTCGCAAGTCCCGCATACTTTCCGTAACTCAAAGGTGTACTGGCTGGTCCTGGAAGATATTCTACGAATTTCAATGCTTCACGACGTATATTGTTTGGTGTCATTGGATGTTTACCTGTTGCCGATGCGATTCCACGTGTAATACCGCCGACGAATTGTAAACCCATGCCACAGGCGCTATAAGTTGCCGCCGTATCCAGTGTGAATGCTGAACCAACTGTTCCTGCTAAGGCAAAATATCCAGCGGCCGCATCAAAATATGTTTTTTCACGCGGAGGTGCTAATATTGGAAATTTCAATGAGTATACATTCGCAAGTGTCAGCAATACAAAAAATAAATCCTTTAAACGGATTTGGAATCTACATCCCCTTCGGATTACAGTTTCCGTTTGATTTTGTATGGCCGTAAGCGCAGGTGCCGGATTTGTGGCCTCCCTTGTGACTTGATTTAGAATCGCAACCGCTTGCTCCAAATTCAGTTCGGCTAAAAATGGATCCACTGCGGCAGCACCCGCTCCACCTACAACCTCAGGCACAACACCCATATTTTGCGCAGCAACGGCGACCAGCCGTGCGATATGGGCGGCTTGTACTTCTTTGCTGTATATTTTGAGCCGGCGTGTTGCGGAGTGTCGTCTACGAGTTTGTTGCGAACGCATATTTTTTGCGGACGGTTTTGATACAAATAGTTTACGATTTGTTATTGTTTGTCGCTTTGTATGAGCGCGATCCATTTATTGAATATTTCGTTTTAAATTTTGTACATGAGGGTCATCTGGATTCAGAAATACCCATACAAGTAAAACCAACCCAGCAAGAAGAAGAGGTGTATACATGTCAACATGAATTTTGTTCACATGTATACAAAACGCGTATAGAAAGACACATAAAAGTTTAATAACGCCTTCTAGTTTATTCATTTTGGTTAGAAATGTTGATATCGTTATTGTTTCATTAAGATTCTTCAATTTTTACATGCCGCAATTACAGCCGCCGGGATTCATCAACATAATCAAAACAGCCAGACCTAGAATCTGCCATACAGACTTTGCGGGTTTAATTGCGGGCACCAACTCGTGTAATACATTGTTCCATAGATATTTGCCGATAAATAAAATCACCATCAAGATGACAAAGGCCGTTAGAACGGATACTAACGCCAACCGGGCGGGAGCAAATCCAATACCTGTTTGACTTTCAAATGTTTCTGTACGAGCCAGAGGTGTTTGGTCAATTACGGCATTAATTCCATTCGCAATTGCTGATCCTAGAGGCATGACGGGGTGTTTCTAACTATGATGTGATAATTTATCGGATGTATCGGGCGCTCGTAATTTAAGGTCGTGCTTGACGCTAACGGAGCGATTTTCTTCCAAATATTCAACTAGCGCGCGTGCGCGGGCTTCGTCGCCGCCGAAAAATTCCTTACAATGCTTCAGTAGGTATGTATTGCTAATTCGCTCAGGCGTTTCGCGTACAGAATGAACAAGTGTACCCCTACTAATTGATAAGTTTGCCACATTATTTGTTTCCATAATCCGAATAATTACTTCTTTCAAGGCCTTGCCTTGTGTCTTGCGCTGCTTGATTTCATTATTCAGAGCGGACATTTCCTCCTGAATTCGCATCCATTGGCGAATCAGATTGGGCAATTCACTCACCGTTGCGCCCGAACTTGCGTCTGAAGGAATCAATGACATGATAATACCTATTAGAATATAATCTTTCGTTCTTAGGCCAGTTTGGAAAATTGAACGGTCACCATCGTGAATTTGTTAGAAGGCACAGTATGTTCTAAAATGGAACGAAATCATAACGCTCGCCAGTTTCTTCGTGAATTACTCATGTATCGCTATAGTCAACTTTTATTGACTGTAGAGAAACATTACCCTATGACAGAAGAACAGAAACGACAAATCTATAGAAACATTCTCAATATACGTTGGGTGGAACAAGCGCTTCCTCCGCCAACCCCATACCCCAAACATCAATATTAGATGAATATTAGTTGAAATAAATACGCAGCGTCCCTTTTACGGTTGTTCTACAAATATAACATTGAGAACGCTGTTTTTGAGCACAGGTGTTACAATATACATGTCCACAGGGTATAAGTGCGCTGACCACTGTTCCTGTTGCGCAAATGGAACAAATAGGAACACCATGCATATCACTACCTGCTTGAACGGCACCCAAAACGGACCGATATGCCATAAATCGCGCATATTCTTTACAAAATCCGAAATAATCGTCCTTAATTCCTAATGCGACATATTTGGATTGTAAGAATTTCAGAGCCGATATTTGAAGGTCCTTGGCTTCATCTGATAAATCATTTTCTAAAAAATCCATTCCTTCAATTTGTGTTTTTAGACGCGACATTTGTGTTACTTTATGCTCTAGCGAGGAATGGAAACTAAAGACCTTATTGAGCGTCGCAAGATAATTATCCATAAGTTGAATAATTTGTGTTCGTAATCCACCCAGAGATCCGCTTGCGACCTCTTTATCAATTTCAGCCAATATCTGAGCCTGGGTTTCTGTATCTAAAATTGGATTCACGTGTTTATCAATCCACGATGTACCTAGACATGTTGTTTGTCGTCCAAGTTCTTCGAAAAACGAACGATGATGTTCGACTGCTGGCCATATGGCGGCGGGTTTTTCCAGAAATTTCACATATTTTTCATTTTCACGAAACAATATGTCACGCAACCGCCGCCGCCATGGACGTGTAAAATCGCGAATATCATCCACAATTTGTGTGGCTTTATTGGAATGAAATTGAAGTAAATGATTGATTGTGGATTCAAGTGGCGGTTCTGAAGTCGCAGTTTCTATATGATCTAATGAATCAGTGTCGTCATCGGATCCAAACAAATCATTTGTTGGTTGGGCTGGAATTATTGTACTTAATTCACCGCCGGTTCCAGCATCTATGTTGTGAATTATACGTTCTAACGCCGCCCAAGTTTCCGAATTTTGCTCGGTCATATTTTGAACTACCTTGTTGGATATGTAGGGCTTGGACTTTAGACGCTTGTTTTACGAGCACAATTGCTTATATATGTAAAGTATTCATCATCAAATCCATAATGACAGCCGTTTGGTTCCGATTCTGTGGGTACACGACGCGATGTTGCGTTCGCGCCATGAATAAAGGAGACAATAATTCCTTCAGGAGGAATTTCGGCTGCGCGATCCACTCTGTCCACAATGAATCCCTCGCCTTCCGCAATATTTACAGGACCAGGGAAACCACGTTCCTCAAAAAATGCGCGTGTGAATGCGAAACTCGCTTCACTGACACGCTCCATTGGTGCGAGATCGAGTGGCGGAACATTGACTGCTGAAATATACCGCCCACAATCATACATTGGAAGTGTTGAACAGTAGACACATCCTACACCCAGAGCCGTCAACCATGCGACGCGTCCCGCAACTGAACCCGCCGGATAATGATCGTCATCGTCCATCATAAGAAAGACACTGGCTTCGGGTGGCGCAGCCAATATAGCCTTGTTTCGTTTTTCACCGATCGGTAAGCGACGAGGCATAGAAAGATATTTGACATGAATACGTGGATGCGTGGATTGAAATTTCGCAACTTGCGCATCAATACGACCCATACCATCACTATCATCCGCAATCACCCATGACAATTTATCCGGTGGATAATCACATTTCAAGATATTATGGACCATATTGCCCCACCATTGCGGGCGATTATATGTGAGTGTAATAATTGCGACATGTGGTAAATCCCCCACAGCCAGTGGTTTTGGCGGTAGCATAGCTATACGTTTTTCGCCACCATTACGTGCGAGACCGTGTATGAGTGCGCGCCATAATCGTCGGAATTCTTTCGCACGTGTTGCGGATATATGTTTCAATGTGCCACGTAAATGCTCGTCTTCCGATTTGTCTAGACTGAGTAGTCGTGTCACAGCCTCGGTAATTCCTAAAAATTCGGATGCCGATCTCATACGGTATGTATTATCGCCCGGACCATCTGCTGTAACTAACCCTATTCCACCTAGAACAGTACTGTAATAATCGGTATATGTTGGAATGGATGTCCATACCGGTAAAGCACCTACTGCTGCCGCCTCGGCAAAAGTATGACCGAATCCCTCCGCCGCGGACGCAACAATATGATAGAGATATTTTGTTTGAAGTTCATTACATTCCGATGGAGTCATTGAAAGACGGAATTCAATATTTGGTGTTCGTACCAATCCACGAAGTTCATCACACACACGTTCTGTACCCACAATAAGTAGACGTGGCCATTCGACACACCATTCTTGGACCAATGTACGAGCGGCTAATAATTTATTGGCGGAAGCGCCAATTAAATATAGGAATTCTGGGATACGATGTTTGTGTGCCACAGGTGCCGCCGACGTGATTTGAGGAGATGCGCGCCAATGAATAATATAAGCCCGTTTGTCATCCACTTCAGGAAATAGTGTGCGTGCGTGATTCGATTTAAATACAAACGCATCAAATCCGCCTGTCGCACCATTGGGCGCAGCAAAGGCCCAATCCCACGCATGCGTCGGCCACCATTCAGGATTGACAACTACAATATTTTGCTTGGCCCATCCCATAGCACCGCGACAAGGTACTTCTAAATGGATTTGTAGATCCACCATCCGCGGCTTTCGTGGCGATCCATAAAACGCAGTCGGATCAATATGATCAATAGATTCAATACGAGCATGTCCGCCCGCATTCATTTCGCGTAGGACTTGCTCTACTAATTTCGCATCCACGCCTAATCCCCACGCAGGAGAATCGGCCGCACGTGCTGAACGACTTAAAAGTACTACTCGCATGGCTTCAGGGGTTCTAATTTGAATTGATTGGTACAAGTTTAGGTCGTGAAGTGGGCATTGAATTTTCTTACAAATAGAATAGAAGCATGCTGTCTGGAGATACAAATCCAATACGAGATATTGGTCATGCCCGATGGCGAGATTTTTATTCCAAATTGGAAGATCAAACAAGCAAAGAATTCAAAGCAGCCGTCAAGCAGGAACAATCGCATTGGAAAACATCAATTGAACCATTAAATGACCAAGCAAACGAATGGACAGATATGTTTGTATCTGTATATAAAAACGGTTTGCCACGCACACCCGAATATGCTCAAGAGTCATATATATGGCAAGACACGACCATTTCCATTCAACATGCGCTCAGTCATACAATCAACGTATGGATGGGTGACGAAACATATATGGGTATAAAACAGTTTGGAACAAACCCCAATTCCAAACATTATTATGTTATTCGCGATGAAGGTGACGGTGGCGAAGATTTAGTCATCTATATTTACGTATGGGACGGGAAACATACAAAAGAAATATTACGAATCCCCCATGTTGGCGAATTTGCTTATTTTGGCTCTTCACCCAATGGTCTTTATTACCAACTCACAGAAAATAGGCTGCGTATGCCAAGTGTAATGTTTACAGATTTGGATGACGCACATCCTCATGAATTACTTTATCATGAATACGATCCACGGTTTCAAGTTGAACTTATTCAACATACATATGATGATACAATATTTGTAAAACGATACAATGCGTTAACGCAACAACTTGGAATGATTGTAAGAAATACAGTCGAGTGGATCACACCCTTTGCCGAACATATTGGCCATTTAGTGCCAATTAATTCCAAAATGTATGCGTCCAATTCTGGAATTCATATATTGGATAAATCGCATCCACTTTTTCTTTCACTCCCGCCAAATAACTTTGTTGTGGATGCGTTTGGATATAAATCCAAGATTTATGTTTCCACAATTTCCGCATGTGTTATGAATATTTGGGTATTTCTTCCAAAATCATACACGTGGACACAAATTACTGAAAATAAATCGCCGTGTACAATTGTTTTCCATAATTCACCATCCGCACATCCACGTTTTGCACTTCATACACCCAATAAGCCGACTCAAATTTACGAATTAAATACTAGCGGCGAAACTATCCATAAATTGTTGTTTACATTTCCAGAAATTTTGGAATTGTCTCATTTTACATATGGTTCCGCGAAGTCTATGGATAAATCCGTCCGTGTCCCTTATTGGTATATCAGTCACGTTGAAAATCCACATACATTGATTGTATCGTCATACGGTGCGTATGGAATTACCGCCCACGCAGGATATCCATTGCGATGGCTCCCTTATTTACAAAACGGATATGCGCTAGTGGTCGCCGCACCGCGAGGTGGTCGAGATAATGGTGATGAATGGTATGACGCGGGTCGTACGGCCGCTCGGAAACATACAACATTTGATGATACGGCCGCCGTAATCAAAGAAGTTCAACAACGATTTCATTTCAAACCGGCGCAAACAATTATTTACGGGCGATCTGCAGGCGGTTGGTTAGCGGCATATATTGGTTTGAAATATTCCAATTTGGTCGAAGCCGTCTATGCCGAAGTCCCATATTTAGATGTATTACGTACAACAACAAACCCATCCCTCCCTTTGACGCAACTTGAATATGATGAATTTGGCGATCCCATTCATCGTCCAGACGAATTCAAAGCCCTCAAGGCTATTTCGCCTAATAATATTGTCCGACACGCACCCGCACATGCGCCTTTTTTCCTAGTTCGTACAGCACTTCACGACGCACAAGTATTACCGTACGAGGCATTGAAATTTGGAAAACATTTAAGGAAAAATGGATGGAAATATGCGATTGGATTGGATATGGACGGTGGACATTTTACGAAACCATCCAGTTCAGCCGAGATTCAAGGCCAAGATGCGGCGCTTTTGGATCAAGTTGTGCGTGCTGGCGCTAACGCAACTCCAGCACCTCCAGCCGCTTCACGATTCATACGTACTCGTAAAGCCCGTGTCCATTGGTCAAAGGGTACGACAAGACGACGACGCAGCATTTCTTGAAAACACGCCATTGTACACTTTACATCGTTAAGCGCATCATGAAATACATATGTACCAGGATCACCAAATAGATATGTATGAAGTTCAACAAGTTTCGGTAATTTAAAGGGGTCATTGGGACGACCAGCACGACCGTTTGGAAACGGAAGTTTTGTCAGATGTTTTGTGGCTTCCATAGTACAATACTCATATGACGGCCACCAATCAAAGGATTCATCCTTATTTAGACGATAGTATTCTGCGCGAAGAACCGATTTATCAAATGCGAGATTATGCGCAATTAATACATGAGCGGTACTCATAATTTGTTTGAATTGATTGAGTGCCTGGACGGATGGAATACCTTCCGATTGTACACGACCTGGAGTTATCCCATGAATCGCCGCGGATTCTTCGTTCCATATTATATCTCCCGGATTCAGAATCAGGGAGTATGAATCGCAGATATGAAATTCCCCATCTTCCTGAGTCTCCACAAGACACCAGGCAAGTTGTAAAATATTTGGCCAGAGTTCCACCTGTTGGGGAATCGCCCGGCGATCTTTGGGAAGTCCGTTTGTTTCCGTGTCAAAGAAAAGAAGTTTCATGGTTTAACTCCTGGAAATCAAACGCACATGTGCGTCAATTTTCATAAATGTCCGTCATTAAAATGTGAAATGTTTTTCTCACCACTTGATATACAAATGAACGCCCCTACCAATGCCCCTGCTGCCAATGCTCCTGCTCCTGCTGCTAACGCCGCTATGATGCCCCAATCTGCCGGTCGTCGTAAATCCCGCCGCGCCACTCGCCGCGCCGAGCGCAAGTCCCGTCGTGCCGAGCGCAAGTCTCGCCGCGCAACACGCCGTGCCGAGCGTAAGTCTCGCCGCGCTGAGCGCAAGTCCCGCCGTGCTTCTCGCCGTGCCGAGCGCAAGTCTCGTCGCGCAGCACGCAAGTCCCGCCGCAATAACATGGCCGGTGGTCGCCGTCATCGCAAGGCTAGCCGCAAAAATACCCGCCGCAACAATATGGCCGGTGGCAAACGTCGCAAGGCTCACCGCAAGCACTAAATTCCTGAATTCCAATAAATTCAATATTGACTGTAGAATTAGATTAGAGATTTTGAATTGCTAATCTAAATTTGACTTAAAAATGTGGGTTCTTAGTTCATTTATTCGTCAATGCCCGACCATTCATTCTTTATAACGCCTCCCTTTTTGGACTTTTCCTTCATGGGAAGACCTAGTACTGCTCGGACAGGCGCAAACGAACGACGATGTTGTGCTGTCGCACCATATTCAACGAGCCCTTTCATATGATCCGCTGTACCATATCCCATATTGTGTGACAACCCGTATTGTGTATCCCATTCGGGATGCGTGGCGACCATTTCCGCAATCCAACGATCACGAGATACTTTTGCTAAAATTCCTGCTGCTGCAATCGCAAGATATTGTGCGTCGCCATCTACAATCGCATGACCTTCAACATATTCTTTCGTTGATTCATCGCCGTCTTTGATCGCATACGGTCGCCAATGATCGCCATCCGCCAATACGCGTTCCACGGGTACATTGAGACCATCAATCGCACGATGCATCGCAGACATATCGGCTTGGAGAATATTATCACGGTCAATCTCATCCACTTCGGCCCAAGTAACACATGTATCCAGAGCGTTTTCAATAATATAATCATAAAGCATATCCCGTTTCTTGGCGGAAAGTTTCTTGGAATCCTTAATCATTTCAAGCATTTCGCCTCCATCAGGAAAGTCTTCAAGGTCATTGCTAAAGACAACGGCTCCTACATAGAGTCGCCCGAATAAGCATCCGCGACCCGCCTCATCAAGGCCGACTTCAATCGCATCGTCGTCCTTATAACGCAATTTATATCCTGATTGTGTTGTAAATGACATTTTAATATGGAACTGTGATAATGACATGTTGGATGTATAACATGTGTCATTTTTTCTAAACCGAGGCCATTATAGTAGACGAAATTCAAATGTTGGATTATTTTTCAATGATTTTTTGGGTGATTCTTGCGGTTGTTGGATTAGTGCTATATGCCAACCCATCATTGTTTATACGTCATATGTATGAAGGATTTGAGGTACCGCAAGTACAACAAGATACTCCGAAACCTCAGGACAAGCCACAAGCACCCATGAATATAAATAGTATGCTACGAAATTTGGAACAATTAATATCGACACCAGGAATTAATCCCGATATTACACCGACTATGCCGACTGAAGAGTTCGTATCACCCCATGTATCCAATACTGGACGTGAACAACCACAGGAATCCGATACCCAATCCTCCAAACCACAACCATTACAACAAAGCAGTGATCTGGGAAACAAAGCATTGGAACAAGGACGAGCCTTTCAAGAAACAAAACCACAAACACAACCGGTGAAAGAAATCATCAGAGAACGTATTGTTGAAGTACCCCGGGCTTGTCCACCTCCAAAAGTGTGTCCTGTATGTCCTGATATGCGCAATTATATACGCAAGGATAGTATTCCATGCTGGGCGTGTAAATTATAATCACTTTCACACGGTAGAGTAGAGGATGAAATTTACAATTTTGAAAGGTATAACTCCAAAAACACTTAATATTATTGTATTAATATTGGGCGTTCTAGTATTAGCTGCTGTATTGTATTATTCATGTGCGAATCGCGAAGGATTTGATGGATCTGTGCCGTCTGCATCACAAACTTCGGCGATTCCATCCGATACCCCTGGCGCAATAACTACGAATCCTACAATCGCAAAACCCGAAATGACCGATGTTCAGGCAACATTGGATGAATTGGATTCTTTTTTTGTATTGTCTATGAACTTTGATTTCAAACAGAGTCGATTGCCCGTAGAAACACGCCATTCGATTGGTATGTATAGTAAACTCAGAGAGCAAATACGAGAGAATTTAAACAAGAGTTTGGCTGCGCCAGATAAGAGTGAATTGACATTGGACGAAGTTACTGAACTCCGTAAGAAATTAACAGAATTGTCGCAAGCCATGCGTTCGTATTCAAAAAATACTGATGTTGTGAAACGTGACAATACACCTGAATCTACGAAACTGAAGTCTGAAGAAGAATACGTTCTACAATCCCTGATTCAGGGATTTATGGAAAAAGCCGCAAAATTCAATATGGATAAATTAAAATATACAAATGTATCCATGGAAACACAATTGAAGATTGCGTATTATAAATCAATGGGTCAATCGTATTTGGATGAAATATCTGCCAAAACTATGACTTCCAAAGACGCAGAATACATTAAAAAGACATACAAGGAATTAACAGCAGTAATTGATTCGTTGGGCGGTCAATCGGAGCCAGCGGCTAGAGAAACACCATTGTATGAATCCACAGTCGCAGCGGGAAAACCCGGAGTGATTTCATTAAAAGAACTTCAAAATCTAGTATCACGAATTGATGCCGAACAGTTGCGTTTGGCCAATTTACGTTCAACATCGCCAACGTTGATTGCGCGTCAAACACAATTGGATAAACTAGCGGCAGATATCCGTGAATTGATTGGAGCCGTCCAAAGGAAGGAAATGAAATTAGAAGATGTACCCATTGATCCATCAAGTGCCGAAGCCTTCTTGAAACAAATGGAAGCAAACGGACATTTGCCAAGTCTTATTGAACCACGCGCAAAGATGGCGGACGGTATTCAAGCCAATGTTGTACCCGCGGCGCCTTCCGCAAACGGAAAGGCACTTCATGGATTATTGGAAAATACAAAGTATCTCAAATGGAATTTGGAAGTTAAATTGGAATATGATCCTAAATATGCGGCTCAGGAACAAATGCTAAAACGTTTAGAATCCATTGAAAAACGTTTATCCGAAATGACCGTAAGTGAAACTCCTATTAGTAAAGATATGTATGATATGTTTATGAAAGAACTACATACAATTAACGACTCGGTAACGCTAAAAGGAAATGAGTCGTCTAATCATAAATATGAACGCCCGGCAACAGCCTATACACGCTCAACCGAGAATGCGTCCATAGCCGATTATCCATCGGCGGATCAAATGAGTATAGCATCATCTGTAAGAGATTCTGCTTCCGGTAATGCGGTATTGAATCCAACGAATCCAGTCAATCCAGATGTATTTATTCGTCCCGGATTTCTAATGAATGACGACACCATTCAACGTCGAGCATCCGCATCCGCATTTGATGATAGTATAGTTGGAGGTCCAGATTATAAGAAACGTTCTCAGGAATTGTGTCGTCAAATTCGTGGAGCCAATTTGGGTGAGCCGGTAAATTTTGGTTGTATATCCAACCCGGACGAAGTGGGTCCCGAATACAGTTGGAAAGGAAACTTCACTATGGTATGTAACCGTCTTGGCGATACATGGGGTGGTTGGTATCCCGAAATGTTTGGATGTCCGAAATATGACCCTACACAAAAATTCAAGGCAACAATGATGTAATAATTCTTTTCCCGTAATAGGGAATGAAGTTTACACCAACGACAATTGCTATACTACTTCTAGTGTTAGGAGTAGTATTCTACATTGGATTTATAATAGGAAAACGCAAATCGGAGGGTTTTGCGGATGTGAGTGGAAATGTAACATGCGATCGATGTGCGAAGCCACGTCCTTGCCCATGCCCGCCAGCACCCGCACCGGCACCTGAACGCCCACAATGCCCACCCTGCCCGGCTTGTCCTGAACCCGACCCGACAAAATGGGTTTTGAAAGCATCTGTTCCACCGTGTCCACCTATGCCAGATATGTCCAAATATATGTTGAAAACTGAATGTCCACCACTTCCTGATATGTCTAAATATGTATTGAAATCCTCTGTGCCTCAATGTCCTCCTTGTATAAGTACATGTAGCAAACCATGTAAGATTGGAGAATGCCCGCCGTGCCCGCGTCCTCGTTGCCCAGTCGTTAAATGTCCTGAACCCAAAGCATGCCCGGCCTGCCCAGCCGCCATTTGTGCTCCATGCCCAGAACCCAATATTAAATGTAAAGCCGATTATGCGCCAGGTACACCTGTTCGTCCAATGCTGGCTAGCACATCCACATTTGGATTTTGAAAAACATTTTTTTAATTTTTAAAAAATAAGAATTTTAGAAATTTTCAAAAATTCTTATATTCTTTTATTGTTAATTACAGTATGTTCGGTGTTCGGTGTGTCATACCGACCGTAAAGTCCCCGGAGTTTCAAATTTAGCGGAAGGTTAAAATAGATTATTTTCTACACACCAGTAGAAAATGACACTCATTACATTATTTGTAAAGACTGTGGGTGGTGTGAAGCCTTCTCGCCCTGTGACTGCGTTGGAAATCGCAACTGCGATTAAGCCTTATTTGGGTAAGCAATTTACAGTAACAATTCAAGATGATAAGAAACCACAAGATCTAGCAGATATGATAGATGAACTCCTAGGAGTATCTCCCGGAACTACATTCAATGAGACACTCATTGAAGATGGATCCACAAATGTTTGTGATAACAACAAGACACTAAAGGAAAATAATATTGAAAATGGTGATAAAGTACAATATCGTTTTTTTATTGCCCTTTAAAGTCGTTAATTCATTGAATTTATCATAGTTTTTTTTCCAACTGTGATAAATTGGCTAGAAAAAAAAATGTTATTTCTATGTATAAACACACATGTCGTTTGATAGACTTAGAATTTCGGCTCAGACCGTGAATGCCTGGAATGGAACGAATAAGGGTGTTGGTCTCAGATTTAATGAAGAGACAAGCACAGTACAAGTTATTGATGGTCAAGGTAATGTTGCTGGTATGAACTTCTATGCTGAAACACTACAGGCTCTCAGCATTCAAGTGAACGATATTACTACATACAATGCGTCCACTGTAACTATCGCAAAGGGTGACGGATATTACAGTTACTACGGTACGGCTGGAAATCCTGGTGATGAAATCGCCGTTGTTGGTGATATTTCAACTGAGAAATCCCGTGCTGTGTCCGCTGAAACCAGTTTGGATTCCTACATTGATAACGTGAGCGCCGATCTGTCTGTTGAGGCCTCTCGTGCCCAGTCTGCGGAAACCAGCCTGGACTCCTATGTTGACAATGTGAGCGCTGATCTGTCCGTTGAAGCCTCTCGTGCCAAGTCTGCCGAGACCAGCTTGGATTCCTATGTTGACAACGTGAGCGCCGATCTGTCCGTTGAAGCCTCTCGCGCCAAGTCTGCTGAAACCAGTTTGGACTCTTATGTTGACAATGTAAGCGCAGATCTGTCTGTTGAGGCCTCTCGCGCCAAGTCAGCCGAGACCAGCTTGGACTCCTATGTTGACAACGTGAGCGCCGATCTGTCCGTTGAAGCCTCTCGCGCTCTGTCAGCCGAGACCAGCTTGGACTCCTATGTTGACAATGTGAGCGCCGATCTGTCCGTTGAAGCCTCTCGTGCCAAGTCTGCCGAGACCAGCTTGGACTCCTATGTTGACAACGTGAGCGCCGATCTGTCTGTTGAAGCCTCTCGCGCCAAGTCTGCTGAAACCAGTTTGGACTCCTATGTTGACAATGTAAGCGCCGATCTGTCCGTTGAAGCCTCTCGTGCTCTGTCAGCCGAGACCAGTTTGGACTCCTATGTTGACAATGTGAGCGCTGATCTGTCTATTGAAACCTCTCGTGCTCTGTCAGCCGAGACCAGCCTGGACTCCTATGTTGACAACGTGAGCGCCGATCTGTCTGTTGAAGCCTCTCGTGCCAAGTCTGCCGAGACCAGTTTGGACTCCTATGTTGACAATGTGAGCGCTGATCTGTCTGTTGAAGCCTCTCGTGCCAAGTCAGCCGAGACCAGCCTGGACTCCTATGTTGACAATGTGAGCGCCGATCTGTCTGTTGAAGCCTCTCGCGCCAAGTCAGCCGAGACCAGTTTGGACTCCTATGTTGACAACGTGAGCGCCGATCTGTCTGTTGAAGCCTCTCGTGCCAAGTCAGCCGAGACCAGCCTAGACTCCTATGTTGACAATGTGAGCGCTGATCTGTCTGTTGAAGCCTCTCGTGCCAAGTCAGCCGAGACCAGCCTGGACTCCTATGTTGACAATGTGAGCGCTGATCTGTCCGTTGAAGCCTCTCGTGCCAAGTCAGCCGAGACCAGTTTGGACTCCTATGTTGACAATGTGAGCGCAGATCTGTCCGTTGAAGCCTCTCGCGCTAAGTCAGCCGAGACAAGCCTGGACTCCTATGTTGACAATGTGAGCGCTGATCTGTCCGTTGAAGCCTCTCGCGCCAAGTCAGCCGAGACCAGCCTGGACTCCTATGTTGACAATGTGAGCGCTGATCTGTCCATTGAAAGTGCTCGCGCACAATCTGTTGAATCAAGTTTGGAAGCCTACATTGACAACGTGAGCGCCGATCTTTCCATTGAGGCCTCTCGCGCCAAGTCTGCCGAGACAAGCCTGGACTCCTATGTTGACAATGTAAGCGCTGATCTGTCCGTTGAAGCCTCTCGTGCCAAGTCAGCCGAGACCAGTTTGGACTCCTATGTTGACAATGTAAGCGCCGATCTGTCTGTTGAAGCCTCTCGCGCCAAGTCAGCCGAGACCAGCCTGGACTCCTATGTTGACAACGTGAGCGCTGATCTGTCCGTTGAGGCCTCTCGTGCCAAGTCAGCCGAGACCAGCCTGGACTCCTATGTTGACAACGTGAGCGCTGATCTGTCCGTTGAAGCCTCTCGTGCCAAGTCAGCCGAAACCAGTTTGGACTCCTATGTTGACAATGTGAGCGCTGATCTGTCCGTTGAAGCCTCTCGTGCCAAGTCAGCCGAGACCAGTTTGGACTCCTATGTTGACAACGTGAGCGCTGATCTGTCTGTTGAAGCCTCTCGTGCCAAGTCTGCGGAAACAAGTTTGGACTCCTATGTTGACAATGTGAGCGCTGATCTGTCCGTTGAAGCCTCTCGTGCCAAGTCAGCCGAGACTAGCCTGGACTCCTATGTTGACAATGTGAGCGCCGATCTCTCCGTTGAAGCCTCTCGCGCCAAGTCTGCTGAAACCAGTTTGGATGCCTATGTTGACAATGTGAGCGCTGATCTGTCAGTTGAAGCCTCTCGTGCCAAGTCAGCCGAGACCAGCTTGGACTCCTACATTGACAACGTGAGCGCCGATCTGTCCAAGGAAATTTCACGTGTAAATGCCGCATTCTCTGGTGAAGCCGGCTTTATCTATGCGCTGTCAGTACACACTGATGTAGCCGCACAGTCCTTCACAACTACATCCGACGTGCGTCTCAAGACTGATATCGCTGAAGTCAGCAATGCGCTTGAGATGGTATCTGAACTCCACCCTGTGTTCTACAACTGGGCCGACGGTCGCCCAACACTCAACCCTGGTCACAAGGAATTAGGTTTCCTCGCCCAGGAAATTGAAGCCGTGTTGCCAAGCGTTGTGCGCACACTGGCCAATGGTGAAGTCGAGAACCAGAAGGTCGTCGCCTATGACCGTGTAGTATCTCTGCTGGTAGCCGCCGTCAAGGAACTGAAGGCTGAAATCGAAGCCATTAAGGCTCGCATGGCTTAAATTCGCGGAATTTAACTATTGAATCAATTTAATCGTCAAATCATTATTAATACAATTATAGTAGGTATAATTGTATTAGACCGTATTATAAATATTATCACAGTATTTATGTTTTAGTATTGGCATTTATAATAACCTTATTAATCATTTGCGACCATAATCTACATACATCACTATCATATGGATCAACACGTTTCAAATACTGTCGTCCCTTTTCCATATATGTTTCAATATTATGATTATGATGTTTGTAAGCATAGAGAATTTGAGAAATACATGTATCAATATTAAATTCTGGATAATAATATCCACATCCATCCAAATCCGGTGAATTATGAACTAATGGATATCCACATCGTAGCAGTTCATAGTAAATATAATTCAGACTATTATTGACTTGATAACTCAGAAAAATGGGTATAGAATTACGACCAGTACAATAAGACAACACATGGGGCATAGATAAACGTTTGAATCGGCGGACTTTGGAACCCAAACTTAGATTATCTGCCATATTATGAGCATGATTATTATCAGGAAAGTTAAAGGCAAAGACTTGTTCAATCAAATCTGGATGTGATTTATGGAGTTTATCACATGCGACTAATGGAATCCAACAGTTTTTAAACAAGGCAATATTTGGTTCCATAATAAAAATTTCAATCTTTTTCCCGTAATATCTAGTAATATCGTATGATATTACTTTTTCAGGTTTATTGAATTTTTCTAGCGCACTTTGAAATAAAATACACGGGTCCCATAAATGGGGTACTATATACGCCTGTTTACCACGTACAGTTTCAACATAACTCAATGAATGTTCGTATTCAGGAATCACCCAAAGTTCATCCACATGAGATCCTCCTGTACCAATAAATGTTGATACACCTCCACGCGATCCTCGTACAAAATCTTCTTGGTCGTGCATAATGGTATTTCCACAAATAAAACTTACCAAGGCCACATTATGACTTCTACAAAATTCCGCAATTTCCGCATTGATTCCGCGAGATACAGTGATGATTGTATGATATTCAGAAGGATCAAAAAACAAGGGATTGGTGCTTATTTGCTTCATGGGGATGCTTTTATAATCAAACGGCGCTGGGTTTTCTTCATGACATAGGAATTCACAAGTCATTCCCATATGTTCAAAACATAACTTCATAAAATACGCATTTTGTAATATTCCACTCGCAAATATAGACGAATTTGCGTGTATAACAAGGCCAATCTTTTTTTCCCGTTTTACCTTTTCAAGAGCTTCAGAATCAAATTTACTCATTTATTTATTTGAATGAAATATATTGTTCATAATTTACGCATCCGGTTCGGGAGCATGCGTTTGATTCATGAATCAATTATCTTTTGAAACAAAAAATATGTCAAATTCAAAGAGACTTATATTGTGTGGAAGTGATTCAAATACGTCACCCATACTTGTCTATAATTCGTTATTGTTTCAACTCTATGCTGTAGGCGTTGGTGCGAAATATATGTGTCCAAAGGTCAAAGAGTGTCCGCAAAAACGAAATATATCATGGGTGAAAATCCCTCTTATCGGAAAATACATTGATGAATATGATGAAATTGTCTGGGTAGATCCAATGATCACAATGGCAAATGATTATACATTTGATATATTCAAAGCATTAAAACCTACAAAGCCTGAATGTATATTCGGTGCTACAAAAGTACTCAATCAAATATCATCCTTAGTATTTTATCTAGATTGCTCAAATAAAGAAAAAGCACGTAAATTTTTGAATGATTGGTGGAATACAAATGTAGTAGAATATTATGATAAAATACCTTATGAAAATTCAGCACTGGTAGTCAATCCAGCATTGAAATCATTGTTGGAAGTGAAAGATATATCCATAGATTATAAAAATTCAAAACAAATATTATGTATTTCACCAGAATATGGACATATACAAATCCAAGAAGCCCGTCGTCATTATACACAATTTCTACATGGACATAAGTATTCCAAACGAATTGGTATTTTTGTAAATCAGTCAAACTTTTATCTAAATGAATCCAATCAAATGTGTGTCTTTTTAAAACAATGTTTGGAAGCGATTGGTTTCTTTGTAGATTTAATTATACAGGAAAATGAGCAAAAAATGTATGTTAGCAATGAAATCCCCTATAAATTTACAAAATTTAGTGATATTCAAGTTCAAAATTATGGATTATTTATTTATGGAACAGGTGTACCAAATGAATCTATACGTGCTAAAATAAAAGAAGCACATGTATCAACTGCGATCCTGCCATTTCATAATAGTCAGATGTATACAAGTGCGGTAGCAGATGAAGTATGGTGTCCTGAGAATAAGACATCAATCAAGCAGATGTTGGACATACAGAGTAAAATTCCAGTTCGTAGTATACCTTCATTATGGACTCCCCTCTTTACTTACCAAAATCATTCACTTAATTCTTACATTCCTAGAAACAAAGAACACAAAGTTACAGATATTGTTATTCTTGAGCCACAATTACATTCCATAATTATCTGTGAAGCATTTTATATGAAACATCCAGAATCTGTAGGCAATGTTTATATTTTTGGATTAAATGATGTTGGAATCAAAACAAAAATACAATCATTCCAATTAATGAAAGATAAAAAAGTGAAATTATTGCCAATTATTCAAGCCAGTGAAATGTTTCGTTTTTATTCAAATCCAACAAATACAAAGATGAATCATGTAATGTTTTTTACACACGAAATTGATAATACCAATGAATCAATGATACATTCTATACTCAATGCGAAATACATGTTATTTCATAATGTCAAACATCTTGAGAAAGTTGGATACTATTATAATGATTCAAATATTGAAGAAACCGTGGAACAAATGTATAATAGTTTGAAAACACACGATGAAGTGAAATATATGGAACCTATAGTATCATACATTGATGGTTTGGATGTATACCTAATTGATAATATAAATAAGTTGAAAACTGTCGTAACAAAAGAGTCGAATTCATCCGCGCAACCTTCGCCTCCATCGCCTTCTCGTTCACTTCAATCCCAGCCTGCGCAGCCATCAGCCCTAGCGCAGCCTTCGCAGCCCTCAGTCCCTGCGCAGCAATCAGCCCTAGCGCAGCCTTCGCAGCCCTCAGTCTCTACGCAGCCCTCAGTCTCTACGCAGCCTTCAGTCCCTACTCAGCCTTCAGTCCCTACGCAGCCTTCGCAGCCCTCAGTCTCTACGCAGCCCTCAGTCTCTACGCAGCCTTCAGTCCCTACTCAGCCTTCAGTCCCTACGCAGCCTTCGCAGCCCTCAGTCCCTACGCAGCCTTCGCAGCCCTCAGTCTCTACGCAGCCTTCGCAGCCCTCAGTCTCTACGCAGCCTTCGCAGCCCTCAGTCTCTACGCAGCCTTCGCAGCCCTCAGTCTCTACGCAGCCTTCGCAGCCCTCAGTCTCTACGCAGCCTTCAGTCCCTACTCAGCCTTCAGTCCCTACTCAGCCTTCAGTCCCTACGCAGCCCTCAGTTCCATCCCAAGCATCGCAACCCTTGCCTCAGCAATCTCAGCAATCTCAGCAATCGCAGCAACCGCATTTAGTAATACACGACAAGGAACGAAATGATAAAATTCAAATTGTCATTATTAGCGCATGTGAGGAACGGAAAAAAGCAATGATAAAACAATTAAACGATTTAGATCTGGACGAATTTCATATACATTTTGTGGAAGCCATTACTCCAAAAAATTCACCAATTCCAATCAAACCAATTCATGATAAATTTCCTGAAGATCCAGGAACAATTTGTTGTTTTTTGAGTCATACCAAAGCAATGGATTGGTATTTGAATAACTCCAAATTACCGTATCTTTTATTGTTAGAGGATGATTGTGCGTTAATTAAATCGGAATTCAAACCGAAATTAATTTCCTTATTGGATTCATTTGAAACAAATGAATTTGATTATTTAAGTTTAGGTTATAATCCCAAATCCATTGAAAAGGAACATTTTGAAAAACCGTTTATTCAACATAAAAACAATATATATTGGAACTTATACCAAATTTATACATTTTCATCATGGGGTACACCAGCTCAATTATTTCCTAGAAAAACAGCAGAATCACTTGTATCAATTTATAAGAAACCATCGACTGTTGAAATCTGGAATTCGATTTTAACGTTTTTAAGTGCGAATCGATTTTACAATCCTAATGGTGTACGAATTCAAATTGATTCATTAAATTCATTACTTAAGCACCAAGCATTAGTGTATCCACCTCTAGCCGTTGAATTCAAAGACAATAAAAGCCTAATCGGTGATATTGAAGATCATAATACAATTTGGAAATCCGGTGAAGAAAAGGGATTGTATTCATTAGCCGACTTTTATTCTTGGGATACGCCAGTGGATTTTGAAATGGTGATTTACTCAGTCTCAGAGGAACGTAACAAAGATATGAAACAACAGTTGAACGATTTACAAATTCGTAGTCCAGTCACATATATTGATGGTGTCTCGCCAACAAATACACCTTTTGAACTTTTATCACAAGACCCCGTGTATCCAGAAGCGACGACTACAATATCTTGTTTATTATCATTTATAAAATCACTTGAATATTTTGTTACCAAATCCAAAAGCAAATATGCCATTTTCATGGAAGATGACGCTGCCTTATTGAAATCTGATTTTGAGGAATCCGTACGAAAAGCCATATCAATTTACGAATCAAAATCCAATGAGATTGATTATATAAGTTTAGGATACAATGTTGGAAGTATAACACCTGATGAAATGAAATCTGATGTACTACAACATATAGATAATATTTATTGGAATCTTCATAAGATTATTAAACGAACCGACAAGGGTATTATGACCAAAAATATCTGGGGAACACAAGCTCAGTTGTTTTCAAGAGAACGAGCAACGCATTTATACAATATAATTTGTGGAAAAACATCCACAAAGGAAATTTATGATTCAATTAGTTCCTATGTAGAAAAACATGGAAAAGTGACACGAAATAGAGTTCGTTTACAACTAGATGCAATTGTACCTTGTTTGATGAAACAGGCTATTGTATATCCGCCTATTGTAATTGAGAGATCAAACATGAAAAGCTTAATTTTAAATTTATCCCATGCGAAGACATGGGAGTTTGGTGAAGCACAAGGAATGTATAAATTGAAGAACTTTTATTCCTATTAGAACGCGTTTGATTCTTATCATGATTCTATATACCAAACATAGAATTATGATAATATTTTTCGAAGAAACTCCCGATCGATACTTTGAACATCTATGTTATTACACAAATTATATAACTCCTTGTAAATTAATATCGGATACAGATACACTTCTTCGTGAAACATGCGATTTATGTATAACTAATGGACCATTGCCATCATCGTTCCAATCCAGCATAGTGATTCAGGTGATTAATTACAATCCAATGAGTTGCGATTTAGAATCACTTCAAATCAAATCGGAAAATACAGAAATTCATATGATTTGGTTGAATGAAGTCTATTCAACATATAAATTTTTTGTGGAAACAGTAACGAAAAAACCAGTCCATTTAGTACCTAATGTGTGGAAACCCTTATTTCCAGATGTGACATACAAATATGGTTCAAATAAAATAGATATTGTAATTGTTGGAAGTCATAAATCACTTGGACAATCCGATATCAAACCTTTGCTAATTTCAGAATCAATCGCGAAATCGTATCCTGATCGAATCGGTACAATTTACTATATGAATATACCTGAAAATAACAAATCTATAATGGATTGTATAAGTTCAATGACGTGTCAAGATAAGGTTCGTATTTTTAAAAATTTAACAAATGTATCCATTATTGGCCACTTTATAAAGTCTTCGAATAAAGTTATCTATTTAACAAACTCGGCGACCGAGGATCTACCATCGCTATTTTATGATATTATGTTTGCGAAATATCCTTTCGTACATACATCCAAGCAATTGCGCGATGAGTATCAAATGAAAGAGTATTATGATTTCAATAATTTAGAAACAGCCATTGGTCTTATAAAACATATAATAGAATCAGATGAATTTTCAATATGTAATTCCGATAAACTAGCACAAATTATGACTCAGGATCCTATAAAAAAGATTGAACCAATTTTGAAAGGAATTAAAACACGAAACCAAAGTGAATTGGAAATATTAATGTCTGTATCTATCACAAAGACTGATGATATTTATAATACAAATATTCCCCTGGTGGTGGCATATGATAATGCGCCGACTGAAAATACAAAAGTATTTATCAAGACTCTTGAAGTCAATCATTGGGAATATATGATTGTAGGTCAAGGTGATGTGTGGGAAGGTTGGTCTACACGATTGAAAAAGTATAAGGAGGTCTTAGATCATTTGCCGAAGGACAAGATTGTTATTTTTTCCGATGCGCGAGATGTATTTTGTGTACGCGATATGTCGGCATTTATGGATGGATTCGATTCATTAAATCGCGCACATGATAAATTGATCGTATGTGGAGAAATGATATGTGATGGACGATTTATTGAAGATTGTGATTTTTCCAAACCCCCAGTCCAAAATAAATATTTGGCGAATTATTGGAAACATTATGGACGCGCGCCTCCATTGCGACAATTTGTCAATAATGGATTGGTTTGCGGAACTGTCAGCGCACTTCAAGACTATTTTAGTTGGATTCAGACATCTAGTATTAAAGACGACCAACTTTTACTAGCGACATATACCGATTTGTTTCCCAATAGAATTTTATTGGATAGTGATTTAGGACTCTTCCATTCGTCCGTATTCGGTCATAATGCGGGCATGATTCATCCACAAGTCCAAAATATGGACGCGCCGTCTTTTGCTAGTCTAGCAGGCCGTTCAGTCTTTTTCCTACATATTCCAGGACTACGATTCAAAGGACAACAACGTATTTATGAATCCATAAAACAACTTTTAATGAATGGATATTCTGATACATATTTACGAACCGATTATCCGTATCCTTTATTGGCCTGGAAGCCCACTCCAAAACCTATTGTTATACATAAGCAAACATTAAGCGCCTATTATCAGTGTTATAAAAATCCAAAATCGTTTTTACGAGTTATGAACGCGTTTCAAACCCATTATCCCAATAGTACAATTGTAGTGTCCAATGATGGTGGTGATGATTATTCGTCTTATTGTGCTTCCATAACCTCAAATACAGTCCATTATTCCTACTATCCCAAAACACGCCCACCCTCCAAACAACTTGCCTATCGCACTGTTGAACCATTACTTGATTTCTTATCCCGTTTATGGCAATCCTTTCCATTATATAAAGAAAGCCATATTGTGTTGCTGGAAGATGATGTCCATATCTTACGCCGTCATACGCTTCCATTTGAGCATACAATTAATGGAATGAATCCTGCGTATGAATTGCCAAAAGCCATGAAGGATGTTTTGATTGAAAAAGGATATAAAGGACATTTTTACCTGGGAGGATGCGGCGGATGTGTGATTTCAAAGACCTTTTATGAACGTATTCCCTTTTCGGAGGTTGAGTCACTTTTACGCAAAGTCACTGTCCCTGTATACGCATCCGATGTTGCGCTTGTTTTCCTAGCGTTGTATTATGGTGGTTCTATTAATAAATATGATGAATTTGGGGAAATGTTTTACCCCAATATACAATCGCTATTAGTGGAAAACAAATTGGCATTTTTACACCAATATAAACTGGATTATGGACATCCACTAACAGATATGGAAACAAAAGCGCTACAGCCCAAACTTACGTTGAATGACGTAGTATCCCATGTAGTATATATTAATTTGGAGGAACGCACAGATCGTCGTGACAATATTGAAAAAGAATTGGCAAAAGTGTTTCCAAAAAGCAAAATAGTACGGTATAATGCGCAAAAACACACTATTGGGGCTGTAGGATGTTCACAGAGTCATGCGGGTGTGATTGAACTTGCTAAGCGTATGAAATGGCCAAATGTATTGGTCGTTGAAGACGATTTTATATTTACCTTTGATAAGGAAAAAGGCGAAGAATCCTTTTTAGAACATTATAAAAAACCACATGATGTTATATTGCTTGGTGGCTCATTTGTGGAATGTACAAAAGATGGACAAATCCGAACTGCGACAAGTGCTGTAGGATATTTTGTAGAATCGCGATATTATGACACATTGCGAACCAACTTTAAAACAGGTGCAGAATTATTGCTTGCTTCCGCCAATCCTTCTTTACATGCGTGTGATAGATACTGGAAAAGTCTTCAACAAAAAGATAAGTGGTATATAACCAATCCTATTATGTGTAAGCAACGCGAGGATTTTAGTAATATTGAGAACAAATTAGTAGATTATGATTCATATTTTTGGATAAAAATAGTAGAATAATTTTTTAGTGGTCTTAATTAAGACGAAGTAACAAATGGATACTCGGTTCTGGGGCCCAAGTGGCTGGCGATTACTTCATTTAATTACTTGGAATGCCGAATCACTTCCGCAGAAACATTTACACGATTTTCTGCGTTACTTGCCGTATGTCTTACCCTGTAAATATTGTCGCGCTTCATTGACGGATTATTTACACGCAGATCCGATTCCAACAAACCCACGGGATGCGCCGCAATGGATGTATCGTATACATAATTGCGTCAATAATAAGTTACGGGACCAGAAATTGTTGGAAACACAGAATCCGTCATGGGAACAAGTAAAACAACGGTATGATTCTATTGATAAAGCACCATGTACAAAGAAACATATGGTTGGCTGGGATTTCCTCTTTTCCGTTGCCTACACAACACCAGGTCCAGGTGTACATGGATCACCTATGCCGAATGCGCCGCCTATACATGCGTTAAAGACTCCCGAACTGAGGAATCGTTGGAGTGTGATTTCACATACAGAACGTATACCGTATATTGATGCGTGGTGGGATACACTTCAACATATATTGCCTTATAAAGAGTGGCGGGATGCTTGGAAACATGTACCGAAACGTCCAAACGCAGCCGCAGGACGTAACGCAATGACAAAATGGCTGTACTCGGCTGAAAAAGCCGTATGTGCGGCGTTAAATGACACAACCCCACATACAACGTATACAGGGCTATGTAGTGAACTGAATACATTTACAAGTGGATGTGGGAAATCCAGAAATCTAAAAATGAAGACATGTCGTGCGACAAAAACACGCGCACGTAAGACGTTGAAACAACGCCGACGAACAACATATAAGGCTACAGGAGGATTTTTATAAATCCTTAATGAAAGCATAATTCGTCTAGACGTTTCATAATATCGTCGTGAAACCGAATTCCCGGATATTTCATACGTAATACAGCAGCCGGAATCAAGCCACGACGTTCGTGCTCGCTGATTCCAAGACGGTGAAACCGAATTTCCAATGACTGGGCTCGCCCCCAATCTTCCGCATTCCACGTCATATCTCCATCGGGTTTTACACACCATGGAGATATTGAGTTACCGCATACAAGCATTGCGGATCTTGTGAAATTATTTTCTGACATATTTACAGAAGAAATATGCAACTCAACTTTAAACACCCCGTTGTACCTTACATCATGATTCTAATCGGCGCACTCCTCATTTTTGTTTGGGCGCGCAGTACAAAGGGTCTGAAACTTCCATTCTTGACTGAAGGATTTGAAAACAACGCGCCGGATTACTACTTACGTATGTACTATGCCGACTGGTGTCCACATTGTGTAGCCGCAAAGCCCGAATTTGCGAAACTGGATAGTTCTAAAAAAGTATTTGGAAAACAAGTCAAATATGAAATGATTGAGGCTGAAAAGGAACCCGAAAAGGTATTGGAAAAAGTCAACGGATACCCAACAATTCGCCTTTATGATGGTAAAAATACACTGATTGATGAATATGGAGGTGTGCGCACATTTGATGGATTTATGGAATTTGTAGAGAAGTATTTGAAGAATAAAGCATAGATCAAATACCGTCAAAATTTTAATTTAAGCACACCTGGTCGGTGTGCTTAAATTAAAATTTATGACGGCAATGCCTTCATAATCCTATAAAAGGACGTCCATAAGGACGTGCTTAAAATAGGATTTTGACGGTACAATGTGTGAGAATTTAGTAGACCCGTGCTTATTTATAAATACGTAGGTGTCCAAAAAAATGAAGACGCAGTTTGAATCCGTGTGACGTATAATTATTTCAAATTCTATATTGCCTATTTCTTCCAAGATGTCTTCCACTGAATCAGCCGCAGAACTCAAAGCCAGAATCGCCAAACTTGAAGCCGAAAAGGCGGCGTTAGAGGCCGCTAAATCCAAGGTTGACGACGATCCAGTAAAAAAGCATTACCAGGGTTTATGGCGGCTTTCTGCGAAAGAATCAGTGCTATATAATGATGACTTTCCAGAACCGCTTTTGGTTTTGCCAGAATTATGGGACGGCGCAATCGGTCAAGGCAAATCATCGCGTATTATCACAACGTTCAGAGAATGTGCTGATAAAACGGCTAACGCAGGTATGTGGGAGTTAATTGTTGAAGACAACGGAACTGGAATCACCAACGAACGCCGTTTGAAGTCCTGGGCAGCCTCGTCATCGGTTGATAATATACACCGCAACGGTCACGGGAGTAAAAAGGCTCTGACAAAGTTTATGCCTGAGTATGAATCAGCAGAGTGGAAACTTGAGTGGCGTGGAAAACGAAATCGTAATCTTCAGGTAATGAAATCACCCTTCAAGGGAGATAGCACGGATGTCGAAGAAAACGTCACAGATGAAACTACATTGCCAGATGGCGGTACGAAATGGACTCTAAAGTTTGATCCTGTTGTAATGAAACTGAATACCGCGGATGGGTCAAAATCAAGGAATTTCCGAGATATCCGTGTACTAATACATGCTCTAGCAGAGATTGTGCGAACCAGGTATAGTGAGACATATCTGTCGTGTGTAGAATTTCAATTCAATCTTGAGCAAAAAAACGGTACATCCATTACAAAAAGCAGCCGTGAGGCTGGATGGCATTCGTTTCAATGGTATGTTGATGAAGGTGTTCGTGAAGGTTATATTGAAAAACTCTTTCACGATGAACAAGTAGTTGATGGTGGAACTAGATATTTTGATTACTACTTCATTACAGCCAAAGGTAATACATCGTATCCATTGAAAACCGAGTTCATGTTTTACGGTCAGAAAAGTATGCGAAGTTCCAGGATTCATACAGCATTGGATGGACGTATGATTGAACCGATTCCTGTTCATAGAATCTTTGGACGTGAAGCACCTCATAACGATTACAATGGTCTGATTGGATTTGTAAATTTTATGCCCGCTACACCTGGTGATTTTGAAAAAATGCCGCAACCCGCGGCAACCAAAGTATCATTCTGGCCAAGCGATCCACGGTTTGAAACATTTCTCGCATCTCTAGCACCTTGTATTGAGGAACATAGACAACGAAAAGCAGCCCAGGCCGCCCTGGAGGCGGCTGCGTGTCGTGCCGCTGAAGAAGCACGTAGAAAAGCAGAACGCCTAAAGGCGAAATCAACTGAAGAACTGCGCAAAAAAGCGGAACCTGTGAAATCATCCGTCACACCAAAACCAGCGGTCGCAACTTCTAAATCCAGTACCACACAAGTTCCCAAAACGAATGTACTAGTACTAGACACTAAACCTATTGTGTCAAAGCAATCGCCAAAATTAGTGGTACAACCCACAATTGAAGAATTGGTGGCACCGACAGAAGGAGCGAAAAGTAACCTGATTTTGGATGCTGGAACTGTTATTCTTAATATTCCTGACGGATCGTATAGTCTTCCAAATGACACCCTATACACTGTACTTAATCGTAAAAAGACAACTCTGAGTGAATCTGAATTTCATGATTTCGCGACTGCTTTTGTCAAATTAGTTTCCAACTTTATCTAAATTGACCATCTGCGTTGTTTTGTACTAGGACTAGATGTAGGGTGTACAGGAATTTCTACCGATTTATCTCTCATAAGCCACTCATTCGCAACACCATGACCAATACGGTCAATTAATTCATAATCATCTGTTTTTAAATTTGTAAACCAAGCAGGAAATGGAGGAACGTCGTGCCATAAAATATGATGTCTCCATCGTTTTTCAAAATAGGCAAGTTTCTTCGGTTCATCAAAATGAACCATGGAAAACATATATTCATTCAATGTCCGTATATGACCCGTGGTTTTATGGAACGCAAATCCAAGGGCTTCATTTCGTGCCTCGTCCGATGGCAATAAATCCCATGGAAAATTGTGTCGCACACCACCATCTACCCAATAATGTCCAGTTTCGATATGTATATACGGTTTTAAAAATAGGGGCAAACTCATACTTGCGCGAACGGCCTCTACTACCCTTAAGTTTGGATAATTACCGGCATGTAAGACCAATGATTCTCGTTCATTCAAATCACTGACAACAACATGAAGCCCTGAAAGATCGCGTAAACATTTGGATTTCGCACCGACCTCTATACTTTCAAACATATTTTCAATCTGTGTCACGAGTGAACGCCCGTCATCAAGTCCCCATGTATTATTAATATTCACTAAATTACCAATATCGATATCACGAAATTTCGTGAAATCCGCGGTTTTCATTAATCGCTGAACAGTTGTGGCTGATTTGGAGAGCGCAAATAAAGACGCAAGCAATGCGCCAGCCGATGTACCCCAATATTGATTTAAGTTTCGAAATATCCCTCGCGATTCAAGATCAACTAATGATTGTAAGAATACAAGACATCGTGTTCCGCCACCCGCAAAAACAATACGTTTTGGCAACATTTATACTTTAAATCAGTTTGTGCTTGATGAATTTAGACCAATCACCACGGTACGGCCATCAAAAATTTTTATGGTATGTATAGCAAGGATGTCAGAATCATTGGTCCCTCCAATTCTTAACCCATCATCATTATATAAAGAAGAGGCGCGCCGCGACGCAACACGTATCCGGATTTACAATATGGTTCTTCAACAAATTTACAATAAAATCAAGGCAGTTGCGCGTGTTCCTGGAAATGAAAAGTCCTTGTTCTATGTCATTCCCGAATTTATTCCAGGCACACCGCGGTTCAATATGGCAGACGCAGTATTATATATTGTTTGGAATTTAAGAAATATTGGATACAGTGTGGATTATACGCATCCAAATTTACTCTTTATTTCATGGCGCGCACATGACGACCGTTATCATACTCGTGATAGTCCATGGAGTCAGGTGATGAATACGGCTCGGCATGCTGCGCTTTCAGGTGCTACAGACCCGACAACGATATCTCCTATAGTAAAACCTGCGCCAAGTGCGCCTCCGGCATCCGATCCAGAAATCCAGAAACGAAAGACAGCACTGAAAAAGACAGTTGAATTCCGACCCGCTCTGACCATTGCGACCCCGTCCAATCCCACTGTGGCCTCTGCGCTGTACCAAGGCGCGGGTTCATCCACAATTCTCGCACCACCGCGTTTACCGGGACAACTCTCGGAAAAGCACGTTAGTTTTGTGTAGACGGTGGTCGCCAACCACAATCTGTCGCAAGTCGCGCATCCAGAAATACTGTTTGAAGTGCGGGGTCGTTTAATACATCGTTGGCGTTTCCATATCGGATCGCAAGACGTAAATATTTTTGTACGGTATATGCTAATAATCCTTTGGGAGTATCTTTATACGTTACTTCAAGACGTTGTAATTGGGAAAGAACAATTTCAACATCTTCATTCATTGTTTTTTTATAGAATTTAATTAAGCCGCTTTTAGTACATGACGCAGCGCCGTACTTAATCCACCACCTCCTATCAAGCGTGAGCCTCCAGCGGCTGCGATTAAAATAGAGGCTTGTGTACCTTGTTTGACCAATAAATCAATTAAAAATATCAAAAATATGCCGCCAAGCACAAACAAGATAATTTCCATATGTTGTGATTCAGAACGTGTCTGTTCAAGATCGTCGAGTTTTTGAAACATACTTTCAAGACGTTTCTGCATACTTTCCAGGCGGGATTCAGCGGCTTCTTCGGCAGCATTTAATCCGGGTTGATTCGCAAGGGAAGCAGGAACGCGTTGCCATAATGTCGGCGCACTGTCCATCCATGGAGCAGGAATAAGTGGTGATTCCGCCTGACGATTTGGCATTCGGTCTTGAATCCACTTCGGCGCTGAGGAATCATTAAATACTTTGGCCCAGTCAGGCTCTAAGGTATACATATTTGGATTTTCATTCTCAGGTGCGGGATTGGGAAAATGTTCACCAACACTCAATGCGTTCAGCATAGCAGACGGGGGCGTATCTGTATATTCTGTTGCGCCACCACCCAGGATTTCAGCCGGCGGTAGTGGACGATGCGCCGGTCGATCCGGTTCTATTACTGTCGGCTCAGGAGGAGGCAGGACACGTTTTTTTCGTTTTTTACCTTCACCACCCGATGGGGGCGACCGGGAGGGAACCTCCGAAAATGTTGTAAATGCTTCTTCAAGTGAGCACATCGCTCCATCTAATTTTCCATATCTTTATTATTTTCAATTGGATGCGTACGATTTTTATTGAATTTCTAACACCTTAAATAGGGAAAATGAACTTGTCACAACTCATATCGATAGGTCTAGCGACATTTGTCGCAGTCATAACCATTTATGGATGGATGGACAGAGTCCAAGGCACAAATGCGAAAATTAATGAAGGATTTCAAAATCCAGTTACAACGGATATTGTACTGAATACATTGAAAGAAGTGAATGAACAACCACCGACTCCCGATGATGCTGTTAAAGCGCACCGTACATTATTAATGTTTATTCAAAACGATTTTGGACGTGGAATCAAAATTGTAGATGATTTTGGGCGACGCTTTTTTGGCGATAATTTGCCATTACGGAAAGATTTAGATACACGCGCACTTATGAATAATTATGTAAATCCATTGATATAATTAGAAGACTATGTCATATCAAAGTAACCCCGGTTCAGGAGGAGGACTTATGAATATGATTCCCCAACAATTACCTCCTATTTGGTATCCTCCGATTACAGTCAAGTGGATCCTTACAGCATTAATTGTGTTTGCGGGCGCGGTTGCGCCAAGGATTCCTGAAACGTATCGTCAATATATAGTACATCCATTAGGATTTTTCCTTATTGCGATCGCGTCACTCGGTATGTACCAATGGGGATTCCCTCCTGCTTCATTTGCGCTCCTCTTTTTCCTGTTATCCGTTTGGGCAGCCCATCAAACAGGATTGACGGAAGGGTTCTTATCAGCCTCGTCTACAGTCGATTGGGTTAATAACTCCAAACGCTGGTATGTGGAAAAGGTACTTCGTGAAAAACCGTTAGGAATTCAGGATAAAGAGGTATCTACATATCCGGTATTTTCGTAATTGTCGCACCATTAACTAAGAAGTTCCTCCCGGCCAATATGATGGAGTTTGATGTACAAACAATTGTAGGTGTGCTTTTATTAGGGCTTTTAATGTTCATGTCCCTGGATTTTGATAAACATTATGCGCCGTATATTCATGATAGTGCGCGTCATCCTTTCATACGATTTTTAGCCGGTATGGCGATTGCGGCACTCGCAATGCTGAATCCTATACATTCCGTAATTGCGTTAATGATTATATTCTTTTGGATTGCTGATGTGAATTTATTAAGTTCAATTAAACTATAAGGTAAAAATTCCGCATTCTATGGTAAGAGATTGACATACAATGCCAACCGTTCCGAAATGGCTTATGCCTGTTTCACGAACTGAATTATCCGGTGGTAGTGCGCCATTTCCATCATCGCAACCGGCTCCTACAGGTCCTTCGCCACAGTCTTCACCAATGGCAAATGGTTCACCTCCCCAAATGGGACAACCTGCTGTAGGAGGTTCATTGGATCCATTAAGTTCTGCGATTCTTATGATCAATTCAAATCCGTATATTATTGGTTTGTTTATGTTATTGCTCAATCTTGGCGGTCGCTTTTTATCTTTGGAATTGACGAAAAAGCAGGAGGCTTTCCTACAAGCGCCTTGGATTCGTCCATTATTGTTTTTTACAGTCATTTTCATAGCAACACGCAATTTAGTGGCCGCATTCTGGGTCACTCTTTTGTTCTTTTTCATTATTTGGGTTGTTGCGAATGAAAATAGCCCGTACTGTATGATTCCTAGTTGGTGTGATTCAAAACATAAGGACGCGGCAGATACATATACTGAAAATGTTCAAAAATTGGCGGGACAAACATTTACATTTTGGTGATTCTTCCAATTCCTTTCTGGACCCTTTTTATAAACAATGGCAACAATCGGTCGGACAAACGGCTCATGTTTCAATAATACGTCTCGCAAATCGTATATTTCCACGGCTGCGTTTCATGCGCACTTTTATACCTATACCACATCGGAAAACAATTTTGTAGTGACTGGCAATTTGTCACCAGTGTCTGGCGCAAATAGTTCAACCTGCCCGGCGGGTCGTATTTTACGTGAAAATGGCCGTAAATTGGTTCCTGGCGCATACCCTGGAATTACTACATATATGGTGGGTGTGTATGATGCAATGACTTATTTGAGCGGCTTTATTGATCCTAACGCGAAAGTATTCCAAATTTACAATACAGATAAGCCTAACTTTTTCGCAGACGGCGTTGAACCTACTGAAGGTACAGCCGATCGAGGACCGTCCATGTATACACGTGGCAATGTGCTGGGTGGCGGTGATTTGGATATTAGTGGTAGTGCGGTAATTTACAACGGCGCAACAGTTAATAATGGTGCGACAATCAATAATGGTGCGACTGTTAATGGAGGTCTTAATGTGGCCTCAGGTAACGCAACCGTTACTAATGGAAGCCTGACTGTGACAAATGGCAAACTCAATTTGGACGCATCCGGTTCGAATGCTATTGTTGGAACAGCAAGTATGGTAGGAGGAACAGTAGTAGGTGATTATAAACGCCAAACGGTAAACACAACGGCAGTTACAGCATCTAGCCGCGTTTTCCTCACATTGACGGGTCAAAATAATGTAGGTGCGTATAGTGTTGAAAATATTGTACCAGGCGTTTCATTCCAAATTGTAAGTAACAATACATCAGACGGTTCCGTGCTGAATTGGTTAATTATTAACTAAATTGGCGACATTGATTCGGTGTGCTTAAAATAGGATTTTGACGGTATAGAAGCAATAAGACCTACTTTTTATTAGTAAAATTTCAAACAATTCGTCAAGATGTATTGTTTGAAATAGAGAATAAACAAATTTCTAAACGCGAGGATTTATATAAAACCCTTGTTGCGCAATTTTTTGTAATCCGTACTGATCCGCAAATTTATCTGGATTAAATCCAATTCTACTAGGTGGATCTATTGTTAGAAATCCAGGTTGTTCATACAAAACAAACATGTATACATGATAGTGTTTATCCGTTTTAGGTGGTGAAGGTGGATAATATGATATGAAAGGGGAACTAGGCTCTTTGTGTTTGACATTCACAGCTCCATAATGTAAAAATGTTGGTTTTACTGAATGTAAATCATACATAAGAATTGTATAATATTTATCTAATTTGGCTTTGAAGGATATCAACGGAATATTTTTTGTTTGAACTTGAGTTAGTTGTTGATTGTTAACCTGAATAGGTCCATAAAATATCTGAAATAAATAATTGAAATTTCTCGCATTAGTTTTTTGGCTATTTTTATTCATTTTCTACAACTGGGAAGTAAATTTTGAAAAAAAAATATAAACGTACCGTAATGTTTTTTTAGAATGTTTACTCACTGATATGGTTTGAAACAAAAATTAGGTATCAAATCGTACAGTTACATCCTGAAGTCTATCAGTATGTAAACTAACGCATTGTGAATTATTTGATTCTTTATCAATTACACATTCTGACAAATTTCTTTTATTTTGTTTTCGTACAATAGGTTTATCAGATTTAGAAATCGCATCAGACGCGGCCCTTACAAATATAGATTCAACTTTCACAGGTGTATAATTATCAGTAATATCAATTAATAAATTTTCAGGTTCCTTGTCTAATTTGAGTTTTTCATTTTTCATTTGAAGCCGTTTTTCCCGCCGTTTTCTATTAATTTCTTCACGATGTCGTTCAACGTATCGTTTCACACGTTGATTAATCGCAGCAGGATTCGCCTTATCACGTTCATGTAACTTTTTGAGATTTGATTTTTTATATTCCAAAATTGCCTTTTCAATCATTGTAGGTATACTGGCTTCTAGTTCTTCGAGTTGTTTCAATCGCTCGGCTGAAATACTGACAGTTTCATCATTCATTATGTCTTAACATATACAGACATTAAATCTAGGAATGTAATGCGCATCCAATGTATTTTGTTCTTAAAGTTTGGTATTCAGGGAAATCCCTTGTTTCTAGATATGTTTATATTGATTTACTATCGGGCATTGTTTAAGTCTTTTTGAATTTACGGGGACCGTAAAACCACAATTAAGGTTTTTTTCTCTTTAATTCTTGTGATATTGCATGTTTCACACCGTACGCTATAATATTTCTATATTCTTTTTCTAAGTATAATAAATGCTCTAGACGTTTTTTATTGATTTGAACAACATCTGCCGCTTTCACAACTTCTATATTTTGATTTAATTGTGTAGATAATTCAGCATTTTCAATATTGCTCATGATTTCAATTCTTTCCACCTCTAAATACATAACACAGAAAATTAAACCAAAACCAATACAATCAGACGCAGTCAAACAAGAACAGTCTTATACAAAAACAAATGATAACAATTAAAACTAAATGACAATAATGACGATTGATGTGAGTTATAATGATTATTATTAAAGAATTGTTTAGACTATTCTTTGAACTAAAATCTATATATGGGCGTAGTTTGTTAATTTTGTACGCAATGCTGAAATATTGGCTTTCAAAATATTGGATTTAGATTTCAGTTCTTGATTTGCGGATTTGATATACATTATATCAGGACTATTACTCATTGCAACAGAGACACCCTGATCACATAACACACTCCAATTCTCTATTGTATCCACAGCCTTATCAATAATATTCTGTTCAACAGACGATAGTTCGGCACCAGTGGGTGGCGGCGCGACAGGATTTACAAAATGGGAAATATAACTCATCGCACAATTAATTTCAGACATGACATCTTGTACGACTAAACGGGCTTCATGCGCAGACTTGGGAAGTTCTACAGTCGCAGTCGCAATAATAGTCTTTTTGAATTCACCAAATACATCGGCCAGTCGGGCAATCTTGGCGAGTGCTGAACGCACTGATTTTAAAAAGTTTAGATCGTCAATAATATTAATACTTTGTAATTTAATGATAAATCCATTGAATAAAGTGCTAAGTTCGTCCGCGGCTAATCCGAATTCATCAAATCCTTCAATATCCACATTCAGTTGCATTTGTTTGGTTTCATTAGCAATTTTGGACGCCGCACGAAACAATTCAGAATAATCGTCAATAGTACCTTTTCCGTGAAAGTTTTCACATTTAATTTGCGCGGCATAGGCTTTAATATCATTCAATACAATATTGGACTCTGACAATGGATTCGATGTATTATCAAAATAGGACTGAACTACTTGACCTAGGTTTTCAGTTATATTCACAGCGTCGTTGTCTGGATGTTCAGTAGTAGTAAATAATGTAATAGTAACACCATCGCCTGATATAGTGTCACCCTGTTGGTTGGACACAATAGCACCAGAAGAACTAATTGTTTCATTGAGTGTAAAATTTACAATTTCAGGAATATTTGGTGGTGATGGGGGTTGAGTAGGCACATCATTTGTTACTTCTACACTAGTACTTGATGTACTTGTTGAATAGGATATAACATTATTGACCGACGCGTTACTATCCAGATTTTCTGGAGTAGGCGAAGACGACATTGTTTGTTTACAAGGACGTAATAAATAGTTATCGGAAGTATACATAAATATACAATTCTTATACGGAACGTAATTAGGTGTTGATCTACGGCACGTAGTGTTTATTTTGGCTTTACCACTAATGAGGCACTTACACCTTCCACAAGAGCACCGCCGTTACCGCTTGTATAGGTAATTTGAATCGTAATCAAGTCACATGAATTTAATTGAATAGTTCCATATCCTGTCGCACATTTGACACTCACTCCTTCAGGTATAAAAGTTGTTAAAGTGGATGGAGAATCATTTATCCATAATGTAGCAGTATATCGTTTCTTATCTGAGAAATTTCGCAAATGAAGCATTAAATATGATGTATCACACGTGAATGGGACCACAATTGTATTTCGTAATAAACTTGATGATGAATTGCCAAATCCAATAAAATCACCGGCATTCACAGACTCACTTGTCGCAAAATTAAAAATAGCGTTCATGACGGGTCCAGTGCTGTCACTTGCTGAAATTGTAGGGTCGGTTGGCCCACCTTCAGTGCCTAGTGGTCCAGTTGGGTCTGACGGACCTGTCACACCTGTAGGACCTTCAAAGCCCATTGGACCCAGTAGACCTGTAGGGCCTTCACAGCCCATTGGACCGTTTTGACCTGTTGGACCTGTTGGACCTATTGTACCCATTAGACATATTGGACCTGTATAACCGTCAGGTCCAATTGGACCCATTGGCCCGCACATATGGTTACATTGTCCATGACAATTACAATGTTTGACACATTGGCAATTAGAAACCACCATGGACATGGTTTTTTTATACTATGGTCGGACAGAAATCAAATCATAGTATAAATACATTTTTATTACGAACCGTTATTAAGGTATGATGTTACACATTGAGTGTCAATGTGGCGCCAGTAGGTTGTGTCGTAGTGGGTTTACGACGACGATTCAGACCTTGACGACGCATAGTTTCTGTCGTCATTCCCGTCATACCGCTATGTACACTTCCTAGGTCTTCCGCATCAATGTTTTGGGCGGGCGGTGGTACAGCACGATTGGGTGGGTTTCCACCAGCGGTTTCCAAGGTACGTAGAATATCTTCTACACCGGTTGGACCGCGCATTTCACGACGCGCAGTCATAGGTGGAGGTCCACCCATTTCCACATTGCCCCGTGGATCCATATTCGGTATTGCGCCACCCATACCTGAACCCATTGGACCCATCATCACTGGTCGTTCATCTTCATGAAACGAAGCCATAGATGGCATAGGTTGTGGAGGACGCATCATAGGTGGGCCTGATGGACCGCCACGAGAACCACCACTGCCACCGCCGCCAGGCATACCCATACCTACAAAGTTCGCAAATCCAGGTCCAACAGCCTGTTCCGCAGCCGCCTGTGCCATTTGACGCGCCAAATCAGGATTCTTTCGTAGAATATCATCCATACCCGGCATCTTGGATTTGAACATAGTATTGGTAATATGACACATGGCCGCAGATAATCCCAGTGACATGACAAGACGGACTTCAGGTGCGACCTTGCTTTTATCTTTGTATTTATCATAAAGTTCCTCAAAGATTTCATCGTAATCTTCAATATTCTCATTCACTTGTTCTGACCAGCCATCCAGAGATAGACCCAATGGATCGTAACGACTGTTTAGGAATTCCATACCGCTAGTTACAGTTGTCATCATAGATCGTTGGAAACGAATACTGGCCTCAAGACCTTTGGAGTCCTTACGACGTGAAACCTCCGCATTAATTTCATCCAACGTATTCGCAATCGTCATCTTTGTACCACCAATTCCCTTACGGTCCATGCGTTCCAATAGTGTCAGACCCTCCATCTTTTTCGCATTCTCTTCCTCAGGAGTCAAGTATACTGGCTGACTGGGTTGGGACGTAATGGATGGTGTAGAAGTACTAGAACCACCACCAAAGAGTGATTTTAATTTACTAGTAAATCCACCACTTTCAGGAGCGGGTGCGGCTGCTGTTGGTGCGGCAACTCCGCCTGAGAACCAACCGGACGATGACGAGGATACTGGAGCCGCCGGTTGCGCAGTAGGAATCGGTGGTGACGAACTACCTCCGCCAAGACGCATAACCGTAGGCTCTGTATCACGTAGAATCTTAATACTATCGCCATTGGATACGGGTGGTGGACGTACATCAAAAGAAACGGATGTATCCTCTAGATTCACAAATTCAATACCGCCACCGTCGCCACTTCCTCCGCCAATGGATACTTCTTGAATACCAGGCGATGCGGACCGGGGAGGTGTCCCTACAAGTTTCCGCTGATTGCCTAGTAATCCAATATCAAAATCATTAATATTACTGATTTCAATCGTGGATCCACCAGCATCGGGTGCTGCGGAAATATCAGTCATTGGCAAATCGCCGCCGATGCGTAATACAGGACCGGACATTCTATCTTGTAACATAAGCGGATGAGTTTTAAGACATAAACCGCACCAGCGGTCAGCGCCGCCAGGCCATCAAGAACGCATCTGCGAGATCGCTTTTTTTGGTTCGTCCCTTGAAAAATGCCAACCATGGCGCGACACCGGAGCCGTGTTCCGTTAATAAACGCTCAACTTCAGACTCGGCTGTTTGTTTCCGCTGTTTATAAGCCTCACCGTCAGTAATAGGTGCGGCGGGTGCGGTAGTAGGCGCAGGCGCAGGCGCAGGCACAGCGCCCCGTGTTTTAACACCCGCGTGAACAAATTCTATACTGCCTCGCCAACCATGTTCATTTTCCAAGCGATGTGTAAGAAGTGTAAAAAGTATGATTTGAACGGATTTCATAGTCGGGCCTTTCATGACTGGTTGATTCTCAAGCCGAATTAATGATGCTGACGCAAATGTGGGAAGCACAGAATTTAACCAGGTATTCATTTTCCGTAAAATGACTTGAAGTGATACATTACCCGCTTTTTCAGGTTTCCACGGCATAAGATAATATGTACGTAGCCAATCCAGGAGTTGATCTTTTTTCGCCTTTTTACCGTCAGGCATACCTTTTTCAACTGCCAACGTACGCATCCCCTTCACAGCACTCGCACTAGAAGGCAATGTTGGAAGTGTAGGAATTTGAATTACGCTCTTTTTACGACGTACACCAGTTGCGCAACTATTACACCATTTCAAACCTTCACCTTGCCATTTCGCAGCGGCTCCACACGCACCGCATTTCTTCGCATCTTGAGCCGACTTTCCGTCTTCTAGCAAATCGACGTTATCCCATGCTTTTACCATCCATCTATCCATATTGTGTTCAATGACACAATAGGCCAAATTCCGAATGCCCATATCAAATCCAACTTGAATTGATGTTGACATTGTTCTGTAGAATCGCGTGTTTATCATTTTAGACCGTTCTTATAAATTCCCAGTTCATATCTTCACATATTTTTTGCCAAATCTTATCTTGCATATAGAGTTTTTCACGACTTTTAAGAAGTGGAAAACACGGTAAATAATCATCAAGTTCCAAAAGTTCACAAAATTTATAAAGTACAAATGAATATGAAAGGAAATTACTACGTTTTTTAGGACAATGCTTTACAAAACTGAATTGAATTTCCTTAAACATAAAGCGTAGTTTTTCTTCTACTTCGCGAGAAAGGACTGGCGCAGAAATACCATTCAGGCGATTCAATATATGCGCAACATGATCATAACAACGATTCAGTTTCAGTTTCTTAATGACTTCTTTTAATTTAGAAGGTTTGAGTTTACTCATATCTGTAATACGTTCTTTTCGTAATTCCGCACGAATTTGATCCAAGATTGACTGTGAGATTTCGGTTGTTTCTTTGGCTTGAAATTGGGCCAACCATTCATTCAAATGGTTAATTTTCTTATACGCATAGTATGACATTTCACGCGGTGGATCTTTATAAGAGGGTTTTTCAGAATCTACCAGAATCATATCACGGTATCCACAATCAGGACAATCCAAGTATGTTTCATTCAAAAACATTTCAGTATTACAAACAGGACATGTTCCATAATCCTCGGTAATACTACTTGCGATGGCGTTTTCATGATGCGCCGAATCTGGATTTAACGCACTCAGGTATTGTTCAAGTGCTTTATCACGTTTGAAGCCGATATCATTGATAATAATATTTTTTTTGGATTCTACGGGTGATTCTGGCGCGACCGTTTCTTCATCCGCATCCACGTTACTTGAAAAGTATGAATAAACACTATTGGCAGGCATACGTCCCTTTTTCATACAATTATCAAGGGGTGCTTCGCCAGCAGCAATACGTTCTTTCGCATCTACATACGAAAAAAGGATATCGCCTACACGCAGGAAATAGTCCATTTCACATTCGCCCGAGGAAACCTTTTCAATCTTGGCTTCCAATTCCGCAATTTCCTTTTCAAGGGTTTGGCGGCATGTCAAAGTACGGATGTCATGCGTTGATGACGATAATAAAGGCGCTGAAAATTCTTTATCTACTTTCGCAAGTTGTTCTTTTTTCTCTATAAGTTGTTTTTTATATATTTGTAAATTTTCTTTATCTTGATTTATTTTTTGGATATAGTTTTGATGATAGGATTCAAGGGTTTTTGCATTATCAATAGGCTGTTTTTTGGGCTGCGGTTTATTGGATTCGTGTAAACGCAGCAAGTTTTCTAGTGAAAACATGTTATCAGCCATGACTTTGCTAATAAATTATGATGTATTTTGAGGTTTAGATGGATTGGAAGGATTTTTAAAATTTTTGAACGCGCCAGAAAATTCTCCCGGATCGTCCAAAATTTTTTTCTCCAGGAAGGATATAAAACAACATGGGCTCTGGTGGTTTGATGCAACTCGTCGCATATGGCGCACAAGATATCTATCTTACAGGCAATCCTCAAATTACCTCGACATACTGAAGGGGGTTGAAAAGCAGTCGGTGGACACAAATATGGAATAAGTGTCCTACAAAGTCCGTTAGTGGTTCCAGTCATATAATACCACAGCTGCTAGTTGGTAAATTTACCAGCAACACTATCAAATTGCGGGAACATCCTAAAGTTTTTGCTACCAACCTACACCTGAAAGGGATGTAGGGGCTGAGAACAGAACTCAGAGACGGTAAAAATGTAAAAAATTGACAAGTCAATCATTTGACTTAGAAATGGGCAATCCGCAGCCAAGTTCTAAACTGTAATAAAATGGGTTTTATTTATTGTATATCATCACCTTCTAATAAAGTATACATAGGCCAAACAATTCGCAATGTTCCGAAACGAATAAAAGAGCATGCGAAACGAGAAGGCAGTTGTATATTGTTAGAAAATGCAATACAAAAATATGGACTTGATTGTATGAAAGTTGAAATTTTATTGGAAGTTAATAATGAAATGTTGGATGAATATGAAATGATGTTTATAGATATGTATAATTCAATTGAACCAAATGGATACAACATTCGTTCGGGAGGTTCATGTAAAAGTACACATAGTGAATTGTCTGGTGAGCGTATGAGAATAGCAAAACTTGGTGAAAAGAATCACAACTTTGGGAAACCTAGAAGTGATGCTTGTAAACAAGCAATATCAGACGCAAAAAGTGGCGAAAAACATCATTTCTACGGCAAAAAAATTACAGAAGACCACAAGTTAAAGTTGGCAAAGTCGCATAGGAAAAGCGATGATGATCTGCCAATGTATATGGTTTATGTAAAACCACGACCTGAGCAATATCAAGCAGAAGGTTATGCTATTGTCAACCATTCAACATTAAAAAACAAATACTTTACTTCCAAAAAGTTATCACTTGATGAAAAATACAATCTTGCTCAAACTTATCTTCTTACAGCATGAATGCAGTTCAGAGACTAAATGGTAGTGGGTTCTAGTTTTTGCTAGAGTCTAAGTTATAGTCCAATCCCTTGGGGTTAACGGTCCCCTAAATATCCCGAAAGGGAGGGTAATTTTCCTTGTCTTCAAGGTCGTATACCGTCGTCACACCAACTTCGCCATGGAAGCCATTGAACAGACATTCAACGGCGCCGCCAACTTCGGCAAGAAGGTACAGTGTACAATCAGCCGCAATGGCGATCTGATCCACCGTGTCTACCTCCAGGCCACTCTCCCCAAGGTGCTGCTGACAGCCGAAGACGGCTCTGGCGCCCAATTCCGCTGGCTCAACTGGGTCGGCCACAACCTGATCAACAATGTATACATTGAGATCGGTGGTCAACAAATCGACAAGCACTACGGTGACTGGCTCCACATCTGGAACGAACTGACCCAGGAAGCCGGCAAGCAAGCCGGTTACGCCGAGATGGTTGGTAACGTCCCTGAACTGGTCAACCTCCTGGTCCAAGGTGGTGAAGACTGCGATGGTGACTGCGTCTCCAACGCCGAGCCCAACGCCAGCTCTGAAGTCCGCAAGTGCGCCCCTGAGTACACCCTGTACATCCCTCTGCAGTTCTGGTTCTGCCGCAACCCTGGCTTGGCTCTGCCCCTGATTGCTCTGCAATACCACGAAGTCAAGATCTGGCTCGAGTTCAACGAACTCCGCAACCTCTGCTGGGACTACTCCACTGCCTCCGCCAGCAACCAACACACCATCCGCGACCGTGTCGCCGCCGCTGGCCTTGTGTCTGCTTCTCTTTATGTGGACTACATCTACCTGGATACTGATGAACGCCGCCGCTTCGCCCAGGTCTCTCACGAGTACCTGATTGAACAGCTCCAGTTCACTGGTGGTGAATCCGTCACTAGCAGCGCCAACAAGATCAAACTGAACTTCAACCACCCCACTAAGGAACTCGTGTGGGTTGTCCAGCGTGATTCATTCGTCAGCTGCGACGACGCCGTCGTCAACCCCTGGAAGGGCCAACAGCCCTTCAACTACTCCGACTGGTGGGATCGCGCCGTGCTGGAATCCGGCTACAGCGTCACCCGCGTGGAAGGTCTTGCCGGCAAGAACCCCGTGGTTACTGCCAAGATCCAGTTGAACGGCCATGACCGATTCTCTGAACGTGAAGGCAAGTACTTCAACTTGGTCCAGCCTTACCAGCACCACACCAACGTGCCTGCTGTCGGCGTGAACGTGTACTCTTTCGCCCTCAAGCCTGAAGAGCACCAACCCAGCGGAACATGCAACTTCTCTCGCATTGATAACGCCACCCTGCAACTGACTCTGTCCAACAACACTGTTGGCTCTGTCCTCTCTGCACAGGTACGCGTCTATGCTGTTAACTACAATGTACTTCGTATTATGTCGGGCATTAACAAAAAGTTACCACAATATATTGTTATTGTGATTAACCACCTGTGCCCAACAGCCGGCTGCCACCTTCAAGGTGGACAAACAGTGTTACCGGCTAGTAGTTCCAAATTGAAACGGAACTGCAAGATGACCTGGTTGCGGGAAACCCCTTACAGCCTTTGCTACTACCATGGTGTGGAAACACCTCATGGAATCCAGGGTAATGACCTCGGACATAGTAATAACGCAAAGGATTGGGCAATCCGCAGGCGAGAACCTACACCCGTTATGATAGGGCACGGTTCCGTCTCAGAGACTGCAAAGGCATCGGTGATCAAGGAAGGTCTAATCAACCTGAGATCGCTTAAGGTACAGTCCAGCCGCTGGCGAAAGTCAGTGGATTTTAAAATATGCAATGGGGTGGCCTTGCATACAGCAATTAAGCGTGCTTATATTTTTTTACTATACAAACATACTGTAGAAAATTTAAACGCAGAAATTTCTTTCAAAAACGTTTTTTAAACGCTTTTGGTAAAAATTGATAGAATGTTGAATTCAAAAAATTGTTAAAAACCTTCAACCAACAAATGAGTTTATGTAAAGCCATTATTTTGGAAGGCGAAAACAAAGGGAAACAATGTACACGCCTAGTTCATGAAGAATTAGGCGAATATTGTGGGAAGCATAAATTAGACGCACGATGTAAATATGTTCATCCATATGGAGTTCAGAAAGATAAACAATGTATGCGAAAGGCATCGGATACAGGATATTGCATTCATCATAGCGATTACAAGAACGGTCAATGTAAGGCAGTCATTGAGCAGGGTGTAAATAAAGGAAAACAATGTTCGCGACCAGCAATGGAACGACACTCATATTGTGGAAAACATCAGACCGCAAAGCATATTGAGGAAATCATAGAAAGTGGTAAATATCTATGCTACACACATCGTTGTGCTAATCCAGTTGATACAGAAACATCATACTGTGATGAATGTAAGACTTATAAAAATACTATACTGCTGACATCGCAATGTGAGGCAATTATTATACAAGGCGAACGAGCCGGTTTGCGTTGTTTGAACACTACAGATGAAAAGTACTGTGAGAAACATACAGAGAGATGTTATTTGCGTGAATACGTAAAAGCAATTGGGAAAAAAGTATGCGGAAATGGCGCACGATGTACAGAAATTATAGATTCTGATAAGTCGCATTGTGATAAATGTTTGGAATACAGTCGTAAAAAGGATGCCGAGCGATTAGAGAAGAAAAAAGATACATCTAGATGCTATAAATGCGGTAGACAAGAAAAGGAGTTCGCCAAAACAAAAAAAAGTAAATTATCGCGATTTTGTAAAGAATGTTACGCGAAAATGAGGTTGGTTGAAGATAAACGTCATCGCAAAGTTTCTACACAAACACCTGAAGTTTATTATGAAGATTATAAAAGAGACGCGGCTCTTAGAAAGAGGACATTTGAATTATCAATTGATAAATTTCGCTCTTTAATAAGCAAACCATGCGTTTATTGCGGTAAAATAGAAGAACTTGAATATAACGGCGTTGATCGCATAGATAATTCAAAAGGATATCATTTTGATAATTGTGTAGCCGCATGTAAATTATGTAATTTAATGAAATCGAATCATTCCGTTAACGAATTTCGTAGTCATGCTAGAGCAATATATTTATATACTAGCACAAAGATGCCTAGTGAATCACGATTGCTTTGGAAACATAAAAATCAATGTTCATACAATTTGTATAAATCAAAATCTGCGAAACGCGGACTGGAGTTTACGCTAAGCGAGGATGAATATCACGGATATAAATTGGGTACTTGTTATTTATGCGGAACTGTTGGAAATAAAGAATGCCAAAACGGAATAGATAGAGTTGATTCATCAAAAGGATACATCTCTTCAAATTGTAAATCATGCTGTCCTTGGTGTAACCGATTCAAAAATACAACACCTCTTGATGTATTTGTCAATCAATGTGAAAAAATAGCAACTATTGGAAACATTATAGTTGAATAATGGATTCATTATTACTTTTTCATACCCCCTTTTTTCTTTTCAACTACCTCAATATGTCTTACATAACCGCCTTGCGTCTTATTCCATAAATACGTTTCCTTTACCTTTCCATTATTCATAGAATCACTAATTTGACCGTTGGAAATTAGTGTGTCACGTTCGTAATTCGGCATTGTGATATGGTAATAGATGACTTTACGACCTAATGCGGCCTTGTTTTGATAGACAAGTTTGTTCTCTTTGGCGGCTTCTCGAGGAATTTCCCACAGACCTGGGTTGAGTTGAATTGCGTGTCGTGGACTTACAATCAACTGGTTGGGTGGACAATTTGTACCAAAGGCATTCGGTTCAATGATGTAGGGAGCATTGATTTCATTCGCACGAACAACGACAATCTTATGAATGTTCAGAATAGGTTTGATTTCATTTGTTCCTGTAATAACCAAATCACCTTCGTTTAGTGATTCAATCGGTACATTGCCTTCGGGTGTTAAGATATTTGTCCCTTCATTGAAACAGACAACCTCAGATGTGTTGATTTGGTCAAGCCCTAGTGAACCTATACCGATAACTGTAAAGGTTTTATTTCCCAATACAATGGATGTGTTCGTAGTGTATGTGGTCATTGCTTCATCAACATACGATGTACCATTGTAAGTCAGTGTTAGTGATGCTTCTCCATTTTGTAAGACAACTGAATAACCTATTGGGACCTCAATGTGAATATATTTAGAGGATGATGTTGACGACAGGTTAATTGTCGCAGTTTGACTTACAAATGTTGGGTAAAATACATCCACAGGTTTGATATCGAGTTCTGGAACAACAGATGTAAAAGTTGTTAAGAATGCTGTCACCTCGGATGAAGGCATTGTATAGGATGATGCGCCAATTTGGGAGCGCATGGCATCAATGTATGCGAGTTGTGAAGCCGCTTTAGTAGCATTGTCTACAAAGGTTTCGGCTTTGATGGATGCGCGCATATCAATCGTTATGTTGGCTTTCTGTACTTCATTTGTCACAGGTTGCGATTCGATATAATCAGTAATTCCAGATGGACCATTTTCAACGGCTGCTGTAACCGATGCAGGTGTGCCTGTTACTGTAGCTGAGGCTGAACTCATGCCGTTTGTATTGATGGCCTTCAACTGAATATTGTAGGTTTGTCCATTGTTCAGTCCAAGAATAGTAACTGATGTAACTGCACCAGTTGCTGGACTAAAGGCTGTAAAATTGCTACCGTTATCAATGGAATATTGGTAGTTGGTGATAGGTGAACCACCGTCGTTTTGTGTAAAAGAAATAGTGAGTTGTAGATCACCTGTTAGTGTATAGAGTCCTGTAGGAGCCGAAGGTATTGTGGACGGTGTGCCTATCACTGTGGCCGAGGCTGCTCCTACTCCAGTCGCATTCACAGCCTTTAATTGTATATTGTAGGATTGTCCGTTGGTAAGTCCAGTGATTGTTACGGAGGAAACAGCGCCCGTTGCTGGACTGAAGGCTGTAAAATTGCTGCCGTTATCAATGGAATATTGGTAGTTTGTGATCGCAGAACGGCCATCGTCACCTGGTGTAAATGAAATTGTTAATTGTTGATTCCCTGAGGTGGCGGAAAGCGCTGTTGGGGCTGGGGGTGTTGTTCGATAATAAAACACACGAGTGCTACCGCTGTCTGTACCATTGCCGTCATTAAAAATTGATCCCGCAACTACTGTACTACCATCTGAGGATAGGGCACAACGAACCATTAAATCTCCACTGGATTCGGCGGTAATAGTTGAACCAAGTTGTGTCCAGGTTGAATTGCTCCATTGATACACACGCAAAGCTCCAGCAGCTAAGTTTGATGCGACAGAGGCTACAATTGTACCATCTCCAGATAAATATATAACCTGGCCAAATTGTTCGTTTGAATTGATTCCTGCAATATTGCTACCACGCTGTACCCAGGAAGAACCGTTCCAATCATAAATAGCAATATATCCTTTATCTAATGTATATCCACCAGATGCAACTGTTAAACCATTGGATGAAAGCGCAACACCATATCCAAAATCACTATTTGCCAAAGTACCATTTATATCCGAACCAATTTTAGCCCATGAAGAACCATTCCATTGATAAATAGTAACATATCCGGTCCGGGAATTATTATTGTATCCACCACTTGCTATAATAGTGCCATCACTTGATATTGCGACTGTTGTTCCAAAATAATCACCAGCAGCTCTTCCATCCATATCACCACCCCGTTTTTGCCAGGATGTGCCATTCCAAGTATAGACACGGACTTGTCCGGCTTCAGCACCGCCGCCATCGTTTAATCGTGCGCCAATAACAACTACAGTACCATCTGAAGATAATGCGACACTTAAAGCCGATTGATCATCGGCTGCCTCACCGTTGATGTTAGAGCCTAATTTAGTCCATGTATTATTGCTCCATTGATATACACGTGTATGACCACTATTTGAACCTGCCCCGTCATTCGTGAATGAACCAACGGCGAGAATAGTACCATCCGACGAAAGTGCTACACTACTAACTTGATCACCATCTGCCTCACCAAAAATAGTACTACCTCGCTGAACCCATGTTTGTGTTTCAGCATTCCATGCAAACACACGCGCTTCACCACGATCTGTACCTGATTGATCATTAAATCGTGAACTTGTAGCAAAAACAAGTCCATTCGATGAAATTGCTACTGAAAGACCTTCTAGATCATTCGCAGCCAATCCATTAACATCCTGACCAAGTTGTATCCAAGCCATGTATTTATAAATAGGTATGTTAAAAAAATTTCAATACGTTCAATTTGGACAATATTAAAAAAATCTAAAGATTTACAATTTGTATCTATTTTCCATAGAAATTAGAAATGTTTTTTTTACATTAGACCCGTGAACGTTAAAAATGGACACGGGTATAAACCCATAAATGCGCGTTTAAATCGTAAAACCTAAAATAATTATCAAGTGTAAAATGGATCAAGTGTTGCTTTATTCCTGTGTTGGCAAAAATGAAGATTATGTAAATTTATTAGAATTATTTTGCGAATCACTATGTGTAACAAATCCCCATGTGGTGAAAAATCTACTTATCATCGGCGATATTAGTTTCCACAATCGTATTCATGATATTTTATCCAAATACGCGATGATGAATTATTATATTTTAGATACACCTGATTCCTTCACTTCCGAACAAGCAAGCATGAATAAACTTAAAATATTTGATTTTCCTCATATACGCAAGTTTCAAATCGCATTGTATGTGGATTTAGATTGTTTGTTTTTAGGAAATCTGAATTTCATTTTTGAATCACCCATAGAAGATAATAAATTATACGCTTATGCGGAACGGGAATCAGTAGAAGAAAATAAACTATGTTACTATTGTCTATCCGACGATTCTGGTAAATATGTATATTATAATCATGAAGACAAGGAATTTTTACAAAAGCATTCTAAATTACCATTTAATGCTGGTTTGTTTATGTTTCGCATTTCCGATACAATGAAACGTCATTTTGATACATTAAATGAATTTGTACACACGCATAAAGGTAAGTTTTTCTTTGAGCAGGGTTATATGAATACCTATTTCCATCTGACAAATGTATCCGATACAAGTTTCTTTACTAAACGCAATGTTATGATGCTAGAACGAAACAGTGTGTCGGAAGTTTCCTTGGGTATCCATAAAATAGTTCATTTCATTTTGACAGGTGCAGGTACCCCCACCGCAAAATACGCCGCAATGTCAACATTCTGGGAAGAGCATAAATCCAAATTCAAACATTCAGGCATTTCTATTTATCCATTACGGAAAGACATGATAGACGCACTCATTCCTCATTACGCCAATGTACTTGAAATTGGTGTATTTAAGGGGCATTTCTCTGAAGAACTGGCTTCGCGAATTCCACAAACATTACATTTGGTCGATATGTGGGAAGAAAAACCAATGTCATCCGGTGATAAGGATGGTAATAATGTAGAAGTTATTCCAGACGCATCTACGTTATTCAAAAGTGTATCACATCGGTTCCGTTTCAATAAAAATATTAAAATTCATCGAATGCGGTCCTCGGACTTTTTGAAATTAATGAAACCGAATTCTCTAGATGTTGCTTATTTAGACGGCGACCATTCATACGAAGGCGTAAAAGCAGATTTGGAAGCAGTCTTACCTTGTGTTCGAAAGCACGGCTGGATCATGGGACACGATTATGAAATGAATATGGAAAAAGCCCGTACACGCTACGAATTTGGCGTGAAACGCGCAGTGGATGAATTTTGTATGAAGTATAACTATTCAATTCATGCCAAAGGAATGGATGGGTGTGTAAGTTATGCTATTTGTATCGATAAAAAATAGCCATGGGTTCAGTAAAAAATAATAATTTATAAAGGCAATGCTTTTATAGACTATTAGTAAGAATCATTCGTAATTCTAAATTCCATTAAGCGTTCTTTTCACTAATATTACATTGGAACGCCATCAAGTCAGTCGCATAATCGGACCAATCACAGTCTCTGAAATTATCTTGAAGTTCTTTATCCGCTTTGTATCCTTCATCGCCCACAATTTCAAACACAACTAGATTGGTCATAACGAGCAAATCAACTGGCTTTGTATAGCCAATAATCTGCGCAACACCACTCAAAATGTTTTGGTCGGACTGGATAAACCAGCGGCCGGCGTATTCAATTACAACCTGGCGTGTCTCACGCATCCAGAATGTCTGAATAATACCGCCGCCTGGTACAGTAATCTGAGCCAGTTGTTTGAGATTTCCAGGAATTCGCGGTTCAGGAATAGGGATAGTGTAGGTGGTCATAGTATTGGATGCGGAAGAAATGGAAGACATTTTTGGTATACCTGTTAAAAAAAACGAAACTACGGTGTCATTTTTTTAGGTCGCAGTCTAGTCGTGTTTAGATAAATTAAAAAAATTGAATCTTTCATTGGACAGGTTGACATGTGTGGCCTGCGCATATTATTTCCAGATTCAACAAAATGTTCCATATTTCCAATTCATTTTCCGCTTCCGCCAATTCTGGCTCATCCGTTTCCGCTAATTCGGGCTCATCCATGAAACAATATTGTTCTTTAGCCGAATCTTTAAAATACGAATCCAAATTGGATACAAAAATGGTGTACTTGACTGAAAAAGGTATTGATTTGTTTGAAGCATTTCCAGATATTGCGATAATAGATCTGGCAACTCGTAGGGGATATTCATGGGATAATATTATGGAACGACTTGCTAATAATCCCATTTCTACATATAATAAAAAACATATCCATATTGTGCGAACAACGGAAGCCGAATTAGCCGCACATGGGATTAACAAACAAAAAAGCCACAAACCCATTATTGATCATAAAACGCAACTCCTTGTCCGTATTGACGCAATTCCAACATCTGAATGGTCAATGGATCGTATTTCGGATATAATTGTAAAATATATGGTTGAATTTAATATTTCCGATTTTGGATTGTCCAATAGTGTTTGCGAGATTGTTGGAAAAAAATTATCAAATATATGCCATAAATCCAACATTATGGAACAAATTGATTCGCTCCCAGTTACATTATTAAATCGTGATGTTTGCGCAGATATTATTGTAGATTATATGGCAACGAATGGTATTTCATCCTATGATATTGCCGATGAATTGTGTGAAATATTGGTAAATAAAGGATATATATATTCATCACCCGCACAAGAAGTACATACCACACCCGATAATTTAATACCAACTACAAATCTGACTTCTGTTTCGGCGTGGCTGTTTACGTCGTTTCAGTCAATTTGTACATCCATTCAAGAACTGACATTGAATATCATTCCAATTCCAACAAATTATGAGTGGGTATTGACAAATTAGAACGACAAACATTCAAAACGGGCACCTTTAGTGTCCGGTTTTGAACGATTTGTAGGCCTTAAGACCGTGTGATACAATTAAAAATGGGCACTGGTCTAAATGCTAATGTACCGTCAAAATCCTATTTTAAGCACGTCCCTATGGACGTGCTTTTATAGGATTATGAAGGCATTGCCGTCATAAATTTTAATTTAAGCACACCGACCAGGTGTGCTTAAATTAAAATTTTGACGGTAATGTCTAATTGTAATGTCATAAAACTAGTTCTAAGTAATCATAACTTGGAAATAGTTTTTTTGGCATCCTTGTCTAAAAATAAAAATATTAGAACTATATATACAATGGAAGCGTGTGAAGCACATTGGCAGGCTATGTTTCTAGCGATTGAGGCAAATGATAGGAAACTCGCAAAGCAAAATTATTTCCTTTATCACGATGGAATTACTGAATTGGAAAAGACATTAGGTCCTATTGCTCGTCATGAATTGACCATCGAACAAATGTTATTTATTTTCCCTCCACCAGAAAATATTGTGCGTGATTGAATCTAGAGTTTCCAAAATTTGGGCCAAAGAAAGGCTGCTGTTTGTGCGTCAGCATCCATAAGAGTGGATGTAGGAAATTCTGGAACTAATGGTGCCGGCGATACTGACATCCAAAATCCCCAAGAACCTTGAAAGGATGGAATCACTGTATGATAAGGGTATCCATTTCCAAGTCCTGCCGCTGTACGCATCCAATCAATTCCGTCCAATTCACCTGGACGAATAGGACCACAATGCGATACAAGGGCACGGGGTCCACGAAGATGCGCACGCACATGAGCCATAAATGTATGTCCATAAAGTGCGTAATTGCCAAATTCATCCACATCACTTTCAGCAAGCGCATCACAATCTGGATCAGGAAGATCTAGAATAATGACATCATATTGCGATTCATCGTGCGCAAAGAAGGAACGAATATCCTGCGCGTGATAAGTGAGTCTTGGATCATCATATACCGAATCATTGGCCCATCCTAAATGACGACGACATAATTCAACAAGTCCGCCGTCAATGTCAACCCATACAACCTCACGGACAGACGATACCGGCCATTTCAGTACTTCGCGAGCCGTTGCGCCTTCTCCACCTCCCACAATAAGTACGCGTTTTTCAGCGACACCGGCCGTCGCATTCAGAACAGGATGGACCAGATGTGTGTGATATAGGGCTTCATCGGATTCCGCGGATTGAATTTCCCGGTCAAGAAATAAGACTTTTCCATAAACTGGCGAATTCGCAATAACGACTTCACTACAATAAGGAGTATGTCCCGCCCAAATACATGAATCAATCTTATACAATGTAGTACTATCGGCACTTACAGCATTTTCTGCGTAAGTTCCGTTATGTAAGGAATGTATTAAATCCGGATTTACTTCCATTCTGAATGAATCCATATGTCTGCGTACTAAACTAAAAAATGAGTCATACGTCATTTTTTCATAGATTCGGTGATGACTCAACAGGCATGGATATTTAATACGTCCTCAAAACATGGCGATACAGAAGGCTTTTGTGCGGCATTAAAGTGTTTGCGACACAAAGGAACGTATTTTTCACCCGCACCGACACAAGGTCGTCCATCATTTGCCGCAAGAATAGCATCTTCCCGAGTCGCAAATGTAAAGATGGCCGGTGTACCATCACGACATGATTTACACATTGCCGTCAGTTTTGTAACACGATCGCAATGTGGAATTAAATCCAAAACACGACCAAAGGGTCGTCGTTCTGCATCCCCATCCAGCCCTACAACAACAACATGCTTTTCATATTTATCAACTGTTTGAAGTACAAAGGGTACAAGATCCGGAAAGAACTGGGCTTCTTCAATAACAACAAGACGACTATTCATATAATCAGGCGCATCAAGTAAATTCATAAGTTTATCAGTTGCGCGCGCCGGCATCGCAACTCGGTCATGATTGACTATTGCTGGCTCTTCCGAGTATCGTGTATCCATGGAATGAGTGACAACAAATACATTCCAACCAAGTGCTTGATGCCGCCGAATAATACTCTGAATGGCGGACGACTTGCCCGCAAACATAGGACCTATCAAAAGTTCAAGGCTCATTGTATTGTATCTGAACAGTGGATTTACCATCAAGAAGTGAGTCAATTTTCCTGGCCGCACATGTTAGTGGAAAAAATGACAAGTCCTTCGATCGCCTAAAAGAACCTCTCAGAAAAAAGAAGAGACAATGCCGCTTCTTCCACATTCAACGGATATTGAGTCGGTGGTGGGGATCCAGTTTGGCGTATTCAAGCCAGACGATATTATTAAACGGTCAGTATGTGAAATCATATACGCAGATACGAAAGATGGCAAACTCAATGGCCTCTTTGATCCTCGTATGGGTGTACTGGAGAATGGCAAGGTTTGTCGTTCCTGCGGTCAGAACAATCATAATTGTCCCGGACATTTCGGACATTTTGTATTGGCCCGGCCCGTTTATTACACACAGTTCTTCAAAACTGTTATGAAAGTCCTACGATGTGTATGTTTCAAATGTAGTAAACTGCTGATTGATAAAGAGAAGAATGCGCATATGATGCGATACAAAGGCGAGGCGCGATGGAAAATGGCGTATGAACTTGCGTCGCAAATCAAACGCTGCGGTCAAGATACTGCTGACGGATGTGGTTCCCTCCAGCCTTCTAAATTTGTAGAAGAGCCCGTTCATCGCATCTTTGCGGAATGGGTCATGGACCGTCCTGAAGGTGAACTTCCAGAACATGCTGTGGATATGGGTGGTGACCAAATGCGTGTCACACTGCCTTTGGAACCGGAATATGTCCATCGCCTTCTACGTCGTATTACGGATGAAGACTCTGAATTCATGGGATTCAGTCGTCATTGGTGTCGACCTGATTGGCTGATGTGTAGCGTACTGCCTATTCCGCCACCCCAGGTTCGTCCGTCCGTCACACAGGATAATAACCAGCGTTCCGAGGACGATTTGACAAGCAAACTCATTGAAATCATTAAGGCCAACAATACACTCAAGAAGAAGATTACGGATGATCCGCGAAAACGGTTTATTGATGAATACACAAATTTGCTTCAATATCACGTCGCGACCCTGATTGATAATAATATTCCAGGTGTATCTCCCGCAGCCCAGCGATCCGGTCGTCTTCTGAAATCCCTACAGCAGCGTCTGGGATCCAAGGAGGGTCGTATTCGTAGCAATCTTCAAGGTAAACGTGTGGAGTATAGCGCCCGTTCTGTGATTACACCGGATCCGAATATTTCCGTGGGTGAATTGGGTGTGCCGCTCAAGATTGCGACCAATCTGACGTATCCTGAGCGTGTCACAAAGTTCAATATTGGCAAACTGTATAAGTTGATTCAGGCCGGGCCTGATTCGTATCCTGGCGCAAAGACAATTCAGCGCGTGGATGGACGGACAATCAGTCTGAAACATGTGAATACAAAGTCTATTGAATTGTATGAAGGTGATGTAGTAAATAGGCATCTTATGGATGGCGACGTTGTGCTGTTTAACCGACAGCCGTCGCTTCATAGGATGTCAATGATGGCGCACGTTGCGAAGATTCTACCGTATAATACGTTTCGGTTGAATGTATTTGTAACTGCACCATATAATGCTGACAAAAATTTTAAACCATCAAAGTCAGCAACAGGCGGCTGCCAGTAGAGTTGAAGTGTAAACTCTATTGGGAAAACAGTGTAAATACTTCCGGTGGTTCTTCTAAAAAGAATCAGCGATATAACCGTCTAGTTGTAAGGAGCGGTGACGGACCATTCTTACAGCGAGACCACCAAACTCAGGGAAACCCCTAAAAGCCTATGAATACCAAGGTACTGATGAAAATCATTACTGGCCGCGGAGAAACACCGCAACGGGTATGGTGACAATGTCATAGGATTCGAGTCAAATTATTTGGCAAGAAATGGGCAATCCTGACCCAAGCCCCTTTGATGTAAATCGTGGGGAAGGAGCAACGACTTGATGGTGGTCGGTTCCGTGTATTTGAGACATGGGGCATAAGGTAAAGTCTACTCCGTAGCGAAAGTTACGGCATGCGACAAGGAAACGATCTATCGGTTTGATGGTGATAGATCTTGTCGCCAACAGGTGGTCGCCTGCTAAGTTGTGGGAGCACTTAGCAGGGCTAACGATGTAAGCCCCATCCAATTGTGCGCTAGAAGAGGCGTTCAGTAGGATACAACCATCTAGTGTTGTGAAGTTAAAAATCAATAAAAAAATGAATAGAATGCTCTAAGGCTCTGACCAAGCCAACAATGACCTTAGAAATAGATACATCGTGTCAAGACAAGATTCTTGATTCAAATGATAAAGTATTTGGATTAATCTATGAAATAATAAATAAACACACAGGTATGAAATATGTTGGCCAGACGGTTAGTCATAGAAAGAATAAGGCTAAATTCAGACCATTTGGTATTATTGGACGCTTTAAGGATCACATAAGCGAGGCCATGAATAACACCAAAAAGAAGCAATGTAGTTATCTGAACAATGCTATACGCAAACATGGTTCCGAATCCTTTACAGTGGCAACCTTGGAAATATGTTCAATATCTGAATTAAATGAACGTGAACAGCACTACATTAAAGAACACAATACTTTATTCCCGAATGGATATAATCTTACAAAAGGTGGCAAAACAGCGTATGAAATTAGTTGTTTAGAAAAGTCAGAAATAAATACACCAAAAAAACGTGGAGGGTGTATTATGCGAAGTGAGGAAACAAGGGCAAAGATGAAAGAGCGTGCGAAAGAAAACGTTGATGCTAAATTTCGTACAACTAAATCATCTCTTGCTAAATCTCAGCATAATGCCCTGAAATTTGAACGTTTCAAAGATTGTAAGGTCGACTTAACTAATCTTGAAGGTTATATTCGAACAAAAGGAAAAAGAATTATTGTGTTTATTGATGGAGTGTGTGCTGGATTCACAAGTAAACATGAAACAATAGAACAGGTCAAAGAAAGAGCAAAAACATTCATTAAAGAACTTCACAATGCAACGCTATCAAATTGCGGGGAACCCGTAAAGCACGAATGACCAAGTAAGGGCAGAAAACTACCTTATGGCTCCAGAGAAATACTGGAGGTACGGTAAAACTATTCGTGATGAGCCATATATAATACATGGCGAAATTGGCAATCCGCAGCTAAGTCCTAACCAGTCGGTTGACTGTATGGAGCGAGTTCAGAGATCAGACGGTAGCGGGTCTTGGGAAACCAGGGCTCAAGGTATGATCCACTCCCAGGGGAAACTTTGGGTACCTTACGATACACAATACATCGTAAGACGGAGATGAATCTTCACGCGCCCCAATCCGTGGAAGCCGCCACGGAATTGCGGGAAATCGCGGCAGTGCCGCTACAAATCGTATCACCCCGTGAATCTGTACCGATCGTGTCGGTCGTACAGGATACATTGGTGGGTGCGAACCGCTTTGCGCGGTCCGAAACATTATTTACAAAAAAGGAGGCCATGAATCTCCTAGTCCACGCAAAAGCCTGGGACGGCACTCTGCCCCCACCGGCGACCGTGGATCCTCAGCCGCTCTGGAGCGGCCAACAACTTCTGAGTTGTCTTCTTCCTCCAGTCACGCTCAGTATGAAAAACAACTCCGATCAAGTTGTTGAAATCTATCAAGGTAAAATCAATCCCACAATCACTGAAAACGGCGAAGAAAAGCCCAACGGCCGTCTGGATAAAAAAGTATTTAGCAAACAACTCCTACACATTATTTACAACGATTACGGACCAGATGTGACTGTGAATTTCCTAGACAGCCTACAGGCCATGATTGCGAATTTCCTCATGAATAACGGCTTCAGTGTCGGTATTAGCGACTTGATTGCCGACGACGAAACCATGGCCGAAATTCGCGAGGCCATGAAGAAACTCACCAATTCCATTGAAACCCAGATCCTTCAGATTCATACCGGCTTGTTTGAAAACACAAGTGGTCGTAGCAATCAGGAGGAATTTGAGGGTAAGGTGATGGGTACATTGAACAAGGCCGTCGGTGATGCTGGTAAGATTGGTCTGAAATCATTGGCCGATACCAACCGCATGACCAACATGGTCAAGGCCGGCAGTAAGGGTTCTGATGTCAACGTTTCGCAGATGATTGCCGTGCTAGGTCAACAGGCTATTGAAGGTAAACGTGTACCCAATGGTTTCCAACATCGTACATTGCCTCATTTCAAGCGTTTTGATGATAGTGCGCGTGCGCGTGGTTTCATTGCGTCATCCTATATCACAGGTCTTCAGCCCGATGAATTCTTCTTCCACGCCATGTCAGGTCGTGAGGGTTTGATTGATACAGCTGTAAAATCTGTGACAGCAGACACACCCATTGTGGTCATGGAAAATGGCGTTACCAAGTATACCCAGATTGGTCCTTGGATTGATGCGTATCTTACAGCACATACTGAGAAGGTAGAACGCTTTACAGAACGCAATCTGGAAATGTATCACTTTGAACATGAGGCCTTTATTCCAACAGTGACAATGGACGGTGTGGTGACTTGGGGCAAACTCGCAGCAGTTACACGCCATGATCCTGGCACTGAACTGTACAAAGTACGCACTCATGGTGGTCGTAGCGTGATTGTTACAGAATCCAAATCATTAATTGTTTGGAATCCAGAAAGCAAGAAACTGGAACAGAAACCAACTCCTGAAGTCAAGGTTGGTGACTGTTTGCCGGTAACAATGAATCTTCCTACACCGCCTCATATTATTAAATCAATCAGTGTCGCCAATTATTTACCAAAAGCAACATATCTATACGGCTCAGAATACCTGAAAGCATGTGATGCGATTGATGCGGCAATGGAAGATCGTGAACGCATTCCCGCAGGTTGGTGGGAAGCAAAGAATGGTTCAGAATTCATTGTTCCATACGATTCCAAGGCACGTCTAACACGTGCTCGAAGCGGACGTTCCGATATGGCGCATATTCAAGCCGGTTATGTCTATCCTTTCACAACAAACCGTGAGAATGGTATTCCAGACCAGTTCACACTTACAGCCGAAAATGGTGTATTCTTGGGTTTGTATCTGGCTGAAGGAAACTGCGATGTCGCCAGCGGATATGTTCAGATTACAAACAATGATCCTGTGATTCGGGCATTTGCGAAATCATGGTTTGAGAAGAATGGACTTGCGACCAGTGAGAATACACGCACAAACCCCATTGGCGGTACATCGTCTGATATTCGTGGATTCTCAACAGTTCTTGCGCAATTCATGGATGCGCTAGTAGGACACGGTGCTCGTAACAAACGTGTGCCTGCTGAGTTATTCGCCGCACCTGAAGAGTTTATTGTTGGTCTACTGAATGGATATTTCTCTGGCGACGGCACTGTGTCTGAAAACAGTGTTGAGGTTGGCTCAGCTTCATACGATCTTGTTGAAGGTATAAATATGTTACTATCTCGTCTTGGGATGTTTGGTCGTATTAGCAAGAGCCAGTTGACATCCAATAATGTAGGAACAGAGGATATTGCGCCAACTCACCGTCTTTCCATTCGCGGACAATGGGCTACAATCTTTGCTGAACGTATCCCTATGATTGATGCGGCCAAGCAGGCACGCCTCAACGCAATGAAAGCCAGTGAATCACACCGTAATTTCAGCAGTCATAAGGACATTGTTCTGGATACAATTGAAGAAATCACTGTGCTGGATGCCTCAGCATATCCTAAGGTGTACGATTTGACAATTCCCGAGACATTCACATTTGGTCTTGCGAACGGTCTCCAGGTATATGATACCGCCGACACCGGTTATATGCAACGTCGTATTCGTGTTGCGCTAGAAGATCTGATTACACAACATGACGGCAGTGTGCGTGATACAACTGGCGGCGTTCTTCAACTTTCATACGGTGAAGACGGTATTAATGCGACAAAACTGGAAGAGCAGCGCCTACCTATTGATGGCTGGGACGATGCGAGACTTGCGGAGCATTATGCGGCAGAGGGCGCATCTGGTGCGGCAGCGTATCTGGAAGCGGCCAAGAATGACCGTCGTATCTTAGTGGAAAAAGTCTGCGGCGGTCGTCCAAATCCTATGGTCCGTGCGCCAGTCCATATGGAACGTATGATTTTCCGCGTTCGTGATCAATTCGGTCTCGCCGGTACAGAAGGCACTGTGACGGCAGAGCAAGTGTTGGAAGCACAGACCGCCGTTCTTCGTCGTACACACGTCAACAATCACGTCTGGTCTGCGCTAGTACGCCATTACATGGCACCGAAATTCATGAAGCGCAACGGATTTACAAAGGACGCTCTGGATGCGTTGGTGGAGCAGATTGTAGTGAAGCATTGGCGTGCGTGGGTAGAACCAGGACAACCTGTGGGCGTACTTGCTGCCCAATCGATTGGTGAACCTGCGACGCAAATGACTCTCAACACCTTCCATCTTGCCGGCGTAGCCGCCAAGTCCAATATGACGCGAGGTGTTCCCCGCTTGAAGGAACTTTTGACGGCCACCAAGAATCCCAAGGCGGTTGAATTGACGATTCCGCTCCGTCGTGATATTCGTGATAAGAAGGAGGAAGCACGCCGTGTTGCGCAGCAGCTGGAATTTACACTTCTTCAGGATCTCGTTACAACGGCACGTATTTACTTTGATCCCTACGACGAGACCACAATGGTAACTGCCGACCAAGAATGGATGGCGTACCAGCGCGCGTTTGAATCACAGGAACCTGCAGAAGATCAACTGAGTCGTTCACCGTGGCTGCTACGCATTGAACTTGATCGTGATCGTATGTTTGCGAAAAATATTACGATGGATGATATTGCGTTCATTCTGAATTCGGCGGCTGAAAACGGCGGTCATAGCGCCGGTCTACATATGTTGTACACCGATTACAATGCGACGCAACTGGTCTTCCGTATGCGTCTCAATATGTCGGATCCAGCGGCGGCGAAGAAGGGCAAATCTGCGAAGCCGTATGTGGATGATCTGGAACAACTCAAGATCGTTCAAAATAAGATTCTGGCAAATACTGCTATTCGTGGTGTTGCCGGTCTACGTTCCGTCAACTATCAAAAGAATACGGATCTGTTTGAATTTGCGGGCGACCGATACAAGCGCGTTGAACAGTATGTCCTTATCAGTGATGGCAGCAATTTCCTGGAAGTTCTCACACATCCAGATGTTGACCCGACTCGTATTGTCAGCAGCAGCGTCCATGATATGCTTGAGAATCTCGGTATTGAAGCGACACGCGCAACACTATTCAAGGAAATTACATCCCTCTTTGCGGAATCCGGTACAAATGTGAACTACCGACATGTCTGTATTCTGGTTGACCGTATGTGCCATAAGGGACGACTGATGAGTGTGGATCGCTATGGTATCAATAAAAACGATATTGGACCGCTGGCCAAGATGTCATTCGAACAGACGGAGGATATTGCTCTTCGCGCAGCCCAATTTGGCGAGCGTGATCCCGTCCAAGGTGTTAGTGCGAAAGTCATGCTTGGCGCACCCATTCGCGCAGGTACAGCATTCACGGATCTATTGTTTGACGAACAGGCCGCCGTGAAACTCGCACAAAGCACACCAGAACAAGTGGTCAAGCCGGTGCGTAAGCAAGTCATTACGGCCGACGAAATGAACGAGGTCACATACGGTGATATGGGTGACCGCGGCGAATGTGGAAATATTGTGGATGCGATGCGCAGCAATATTACATTACCACCCAATAAGTTGACAACAGTTGCCGAGGAACCAGATACTGAAGTAGATCTGCTCATTGTGGATGAATAAACACGACGCAAGTGAATATCATTCCAAAATATTACACTTTTTACAGTTCAAACTGACTTGTAAAAAGTGTTAAAATTTTTTACAACTCAGTATTTCTATTTGTCTAGCAAGCATCAAAGGGTCTAAATATTGAAACTGTTTGAACTATAAGACACAATGAAAATTCTAGTTACAGGTGGATGTGGATATATTGGATCGCATACAATTGTTGATTTGCTTGAACAGGGCCACGATGTGATTTGTGTGGATAACTGTTGTCGCAGTTCGGTCCAAGTCATTGATGACATTTGGAAAGTTACTGGGAAAAAACCAATATTTTATAATCTGGATTTAATCAATATTGGCGAGTTGCGCAATGTATTTTTGGAACATATGAATATTGCGGGTATTATTCATTTTGCCGCGTACAAAGCCGTAGGTGAATCTGTAATGAATCCGTTGCTATATTATCAAAACAATCTACAATCGTTAATGAATGTGTTGAGTTGTTGTGAGGAATTCAGGATTTCAAACATAGTATTCTCATCATCGTGTACTGTATATGGACAACCTGATAGTATTCCCGTTACGGAATTGTCGCCAATTAAACCGGCCGAATCGCCTTACGGTGCGACAAAACAAATGTGCGAACAAATCTTGCGTGATTTTGTCAGACGTCCAGGAAATACGCAATCTGTGTGTCTTTTACGATATTTTAATCCGGCTGGTGCGCATCCTAGTGGTTTACTGGGAGAAATGCCTACAGGAGCGCCCCAAAATTTAGTGCCGGTAATTGTGGAAGCCGCAGCGGGTAAACGACCTGCGCTTACAGTATTTGGTGCCGATTATCCGACGAAAGACGGTACATGTATTCGTGACTATATACATGTGTGTGATATAGCATCCGCACATCGTCTTGCGTTGGAGTATATTCAAACACGCCCCAAGAATGTCCATGTATTTAATTTAGGAGCCGGTAAAGGTGTTTCGGTATTGGAAGCCATTCACGCATTTGAATCCGCAACAGGTGTCTCTGTACCGCATACAATATCCGCACGACGACCTGGCGATGTATGCGCAATTTATGCCGATAATTCCTTGTCGCAATCAACACTTGGATGGAAAATAATGTATGATTTGGAATCTATTATGAAAACAGCATGGGATTTTTATTGTCGGCGTAAACAATGATCTAAGCGATTTTTTTTCATTCACGTCCATAGATGGAGTTAGGTTTTCACACATTCCCATCAGGGAAGCAGTATGCCTATGTAAAACCAAAAAGCGCTCCCGGTCCCATTTTCCTGCGTAATATTTTGTTCCTCACGCCAGGCAACGATAGACATACAATCGCCATTGTTTGTGAAATGGGATCGCACGGCGGTCACGGGACATGGGAACCACCGAAAGGACAGATGGAATGGAAGGAATTTGCGGATTCTGGGTTCAAAGCCGGTCAAATTGTCGCACCCACTGAAGTTGTCAAATATATGCGTCGCGGCGCACTGCGTGAAATGACCGAGGAAGCGAAATTTCTGCCGTCCGAAATAGCCGGATTACAACAACTGCCGATTCAGTACAAACAGCCGTGGCCCGAATCCAAAATTGCCGGTGCCGCCTTTATGTACCAATTCTGGCATGCGACCGTGAAACCAGGAGCCATGTATGAAGCACAAAAACGCTTAAAAGCCCTAATGGCGAATCCCGATTGGATCAAAATCCTGCCTCCAGATATGTGTGAAAAACAGGCTATCCGATGGTGGCATCCGAAGCGCGATAATCATAAACTCATTCGTGGTGCGTTTTCCAATACAATGACGCAAATGTATTTTGCGTCATTAGGTCACTGAAAAATCGAACGGTTTTAAGGCAAACATCTGAGTCCCAGTATGGAGTTCATAATTCAATACTGGGGCACCGGTGGACCTTCCACCTCGCCGCTTGTTCCCAATACAGGAACAACGGTCAAATTACCGCGTGTGATTTATTCGCCGGAAACACGCGCCTTACAAATCTGTAAAAGCGAAATTGACGATTCCTACAAAGAAGGAAAATGGGACGATTATAAGAAAATTACGAATCCATACGAGTATGTATTCTTATCGTGGAATCGTCGGTCCTCGCGTTCCGTGACAACACGATTCCCATTATCAAGATCGTATTTCAAGATGGTGGAATTATGGGATACTATGAATATGAACACTTATTTAGTTCCATTAATTGAGCGGGATGGAGGTGTGATTTCAACTCACTCTGCGGAAGGACCTGGTGGATTTATAGAGGCAATTCGTCTTCGTACTGAGACGAACGGTTGGGAATTCAATGGTGCCTCGGCTATTACTTTGCGTTCGGATGCTCGTAATGTACCTGGATGGCGGAAAGCAGTTCGTTTTCTTCAGATTAATCCCCAAATCCAAATTCACGATGGTGCTGATGGGACCGGTAATATCTTATTCAGAGCAAATCAAGACGCGTTTGTACGTGATACACGAGCGCGATTTCCAAACGGCGCGCATATTTATACGGCAGACGGCGGGTTTGATTTCAGCAGTGATTTTAATGCGCAGGAAGATTCAGTATTTCCCTTATTGGTGGCTGAATCGCTTCTTGGACTTCAAACACTTGGCAAGGGTGGTTGTTTGGTATTGAAATGTTTTGATACAACGGAGCAACCTACATTGGATTTAATATGGTTATTGAGTCGCGCATTTGCGCAATGGGGAATATGTAAGCCACAAACCAGTCGTGCGGGAAATGCGGAGCGATATTTTATAGGCCGCGGATTCCTGAATGATGCCGGTGATATTATTGAATTATTGAAAAATTATCAGGCGGCCGCTAAATTTGATCTACCGATTCTTCAACAACCCATTTCGAATCCTGAATATAAAACACTTCTTCAAGGATGTATGTTAGTTCAGGAACAAATTGAACATCTGGAACTTGCGGTTATTCGTGATACTTTGGATTTGATTCGGTATAGTAATCCGACCACAATTAAACGTCTGGTGCGTGGAAATGTTCTGCGTTCCATACAATGGTGTCAGGTTCACGGAGAACCAATTAGTTCAATCTGGATTTCGGATTTGGAACGTATTTTATGTAAAGAAACAAGTGACCTATTAGGTATTCTTCATCATTCATCCGCGTCGGATTCTTTATTTTCATCATCGTCTTCCCATTTCCATAAATTCTCAACTCCGTCATCCAATATATTGACATTTGAAGGATTTCGGAAACCAGTATCTGAAACGCCTTGAGGTTCATCGCAATTAGGGTTTTTTCGTAATCATGGACGTAAGCGATTGCGTGCGGCTTCCGCTAAACGGCGACGTTGTGTGACGGCATCTTCTTGTGTCGGTCCAGTCACTTCCTCAGGAGTCTCAGTAACAGGCGCAACAGGTACAGCAGGAGCCAGCGGCAGAGATGTTGGAGGTTCAGGAATGGGTAAATCCAATGGAGGCATTAATTCAAGAGTCAATTCACAATTCCGAATCGCAAGAGGCGACTCATTGGATGGTAATAATCCAATTATTGTACATGTCATTATATGACTATCTATCCATAAATCTAAGGTTTGGCCTGGTGATAAGACGGAATATTGTTCAAATCCATCACGAAGATATAATTGTGGATCTCTATCACCGTGAAGATGATCGGATGTATGAGGTTGAAGAACAATACCAGTACACATAGATGGTGTCACGCGGGTTATATTGATCTCTTCTGAATCAAAATCCAATGCGTCATACATCCATTGAGGAACATAAATATCATTGCGCTGACCATGATGTGCTCCAAATATACACCCAATTACAGATTGATCTAGTCGATTCTGAAGTCGAACAAGAGTGACTATATCGGCATCCGAACTAATCCATTGTGGAAATATTTCATGATGAATCCATATATGGTCACTACAGTTATGACGACTAATCGCGGAATCATCCAACGAATCAAGGTATAAAAGGGGTCGAATATTCATTTTTATGTGTTGATATATCGGATCATGTGAATGTAAGGAATCAATTTTCATTATCTCAAACGACGAAGCACTGCTTCATAACTCATTTGCGCAGGAGTTTTGGTTTTATTAGGTACAGCACCCCCCAATACATGTCCGCGTCCACTAAATGGCAGCACAGTGAATTTGGGCTTCCGAGGATATATTAAAAAGGGTATATCGGGAGTATCATCCACTTTGGAAACCGTGGGATTGGTAATAACGACATCACAAAGTACATTTTTCTTGATCAAATACGCAACACAATCGGATTTTGGAAATAATTCTTGAATACGAAGTGGATACATTGAGCCGTTAAATTGTATATAAATTTGAGATCCTGGAATCAGTGTTTGAAATTTAGAAATACTATTGGATAATTGTTCTTTCCAAGAATCGGTTTCAATAAATTCATAGGTCATAGGTTCAAACACTAAGCGATCACATGTTTGGGTTTTTAATTCAACTATGGATTGTATATCAAATGTTGTAACTTGTCTATACATCCAAGATGGAATATAACACACATCGGGTTCTGGATGTACATTTTGAATATATCCCGCAACCGATTCCCCCTTTGAGTTTTGAATATGTATCAATCGTGATTGCCATATTCCCATTTTGAATATATCAAAAATATTAGAAGCAATAAGAAGTTTATCACTACACTCATACTCTGCCCGTAATTCGGCCGGAATATGAGGACAAGTCATAAATGGACAAATTTTCATCGTCCTAATCCTATCATACATAATTTTTTAATTTCGTTTGTTAAACTAAGATGGTGTCCAAACACCCAAAAACGCGTCGTTTGAAACGTCAATATGGGGGGAATACAAACCTACCTCCAAAACCCAAAGCCATGTGTCAATGCTATGGCAATGATGGAAAAGCGTGTCTAAATGAATCTGTTGGAAATTCACCGTTTTGTGAGCAACATAAAAATTGTCCAATGCCTCCATTGACAGGATGGGAACCCTCCTATGAAGATTTAAAATGGTATGATGAACCGTTGGAACGACGACGATCGCATAATTGTTATTCAACAGCCTTGATGGCAAAGGATGAACGGTTAATTCAAAAATGTCGTCAAAGTGGAAATAATACATCTGTTTGTCGTTCTAATTTTCATCAACCCGGTGCTCGGTTTGGCGGACGTTTTGAACTCAATGCGGAAGACCGACGCACATGTGAAAATGTGGAACGTTTAGTCATTCAAGACAATCCAGATATTACCAAAACCACTTTTTATGAGAAATGTCCCGCAGGTACAAGTAAGATTGCCTATATGGTACATAAAGGAGTGGATTTCCATTTTGAACCACAACTCAAAGATGGTATGTGGGGCGGTAAGCCCGGTTCCAATAAAACATACACAGTGGATGCTGTAGGAAAGCCTATTTTCAATCCTGATTTATCGAGTCACGATTATCGCTGGCAGGGGAGCGAGTTGAACTACCAACCTTGCGGGTTTTTGTGCGTCCCGCGGAATCGTAAGATCGAATTAGGTTCAGGCGCCGACGACCCGAAGGCACAGAAACAGCAGGATGGTGGACACCGCCGTCGGTCGCGGAAGACGCCATTGATTCCAATGGTTGGGTTGGGATGGAATGATCCGAAGCACAGGCTATGTCACTTGTCGCGACGGTCGCGGCGCTTGGTCGCACAGCGGAAGCGCTGGACACAGCGGAAACAGAGGCAGCAGCGGCGGCAGCAGTGACGTTTTTGATTTTTCCCGGTCCTGACAAAAGTTCGTGTTGTGGATTCCACATTCGCAATGCTTCATAAAAATGTATACGTTCGTCTGGATTATAAGCTAAAAAACATCCAATAATTTCCAAAAATCGGTCATTATGTCGTCTGTAAAATTCTTTGCGCATAGAACCCGGCATGGCTATAAATTTTAAATAATTCTCTAACCAACGATATCCAAAGAGCCAGGCTTGTTCTTTAATTGGATGAACCTCTGTATACTCACTATACTCTACGCTATTGAATGACATATGTAATATTGATTCAACATCTTGAAATGCGCAATTATCACGCAACATATAGACTTGCGAATCCAACGATTTATGAGCCGTTTTTCCCAACATAAAATGTCGCTCTGGCGCAGCAATTTCTCGCGGGTCCCATTTATCCAAGGGTTCAATTTGTATTGGATTTCTTACAAATGATTCCAAGTCATTAATGAAGTCGCATTCAAAATCTTTTGTTGACATCAGAAATCAAATTCTAATTACTCGGCGTTTTATGAAGACGCGAAATAACCGCAAGGGAAAGAAGAGAAGGCGGTGATGCCAATTTGGGACATACTTATATATTCAGCCATTGTGCTGATTTTGATTATTGTAGTTTGGGAATGGTTGCGTGATCGCGCATTCCAAGAGGGTTTTACAGACGGCGTTGTACCGGAATACTTCGGACGCTTTTTTCCACGACGGTACGATATAGTTCCGGGACAGGTACGTGAGGGTGACGGATGGGTACGAAATACACGATACTTTGAAGGATATGTAGATTTACAACGACTGGGTTATAAGGGTGATTTCTGTCGTGTTGTTGAAAAGGAGGATGATCCCGACTCACGTATATTAGTATGTGCGATGGCGGGTCAGGAAGGTCTAGATTCTATGACGTACAGAACAGATTCCCAACGAGCGGGAATGCGATTTAGTCGCGATGACTATTTTCGCGATGTCAATGGGGATGGGCGGGAGGATTATGGTCGTATTTTGAAAGTAGCCCAAGCACCGAATGATAGATGGGAAGCACGCGTCGTTCCTGCGAGTCTAACTCGTTTCAAACAGGGTGTTGAAATTCCGGATAATTCACCACCGCCTCATATTGCGGATTTGCTCTGGTTTTACGAGGGCGCAATGGTATGGTATCGCTGGATAGATGATATGTTGGATTATGCGGAGAATACACAGATTCGGATTGCGGGTGAGGCGCATGTCGATGAATCCAAACCCAATCCCGCAAAAACAAAGGGATTGGAAATCAATAAATATTCCGAATCGTCCGAACAATATTTGAAAATTGGAGAAACGCCTCGTCTTGAATTTGATACAAAAGTTCAACTTCGTCAACTCAGAGCAATTAGTGTTTGGGTATATTTTGAAGAATTCACAAATAATGCGCGTATTTTTGATTTTGGAAATGGTGCCGGTAAGGATAATGTATTGTTTGGAATTGAGGGTCGTGGAAATACAACGGGCGCATTTGGTAAATTATTTGCGCAGCCACCACCTGGAGCAGCGGTATGTCAGGCCCGTGCGCCTCGCGAAATATCACCACAAGCCTTCTTGGAATCCACAGACGCGAATATTGATACATGGTCCTGTCCTGGCCCCGAGCCAATTGATTCCGTCTATCCAGAGGATGAAATTGCCACTGACGCACAAGATCCACAAGCCAACTTATTGTTTGAAGTATGGGATACACAGCAACGCAAGATGCAAATTCGTGTGTTGAATTGCGTGCCGTTAAAACGATGGGTCCATTTATGTGCGACAACCACGGATGCGTCCAGTTTCCGACCCACATGGCATATTTATGTTGATGGTATCAAAGTATTTGAAGAATTGGATGGACATATGCCTCTGAATTCCTATGTTACAAACAATTATATTGGTCGCTCCAATTGGGAAGGTGTTACTTCACAATATCAAGACGCGGATGAACGATTGCGTGGTGCTTTATTTGATTTTAGATTGTATCGCACACCCATGTCTGCGGCAAAGATTAAACGAACCGTGGAATGGGGTCGCGAAAAATTAGGACTTACTTCTCAAAGGACAAATTGAAGATTTCATAACGTTATTTAGATGAATCAGGCAACATATTACACATCTCTTTCAAAGACGGATATCTTTCTGAATCCAGGCCATTACGCTTGGAATTGTTTGCTTTATTATGTCCAGTTTTCTCAAGATGAACTTCTTGCGGCAAAAGAATGGATTGATATTATTCCTATGGTTAAATATCAAAGATGTTTGACACGCAGTTTTATTCGTCAACACTTTGCCGACGAAGTGGATATGAGTGACTTATTAACATGGGAACATGTTGAAAAATATGTACCAAATGAGTAAATGGCGACTTATATAACGGTATGTTATGGAGACAAAAGAACGCGTCGAAGTTCCAAATGAAATTCTAGAAAAGGAACGAGCGCGAATTCATACGGATCAACGCCGCGAATTAAGTATAATGGATTGATGCGCGAACGAATTGTTTGGAGTTCAGTATTTAGACGTGTACATAAATCATCAATTATGCGTGTTCGTCCAGTCCCATTCCATCCCAACATCATTTCAATCCAGCGAAATTGAATTTGGTTCGCAAGTTGATCCACATACGCAAATAATTCGGTAGTATCTGCGTTATACAGTTCCAAGAGTTCTTTCGGCAGTCGTAGTGGTTTATTGGCCTTTGGAGAAGGCCAAATACGAAAGTAATGCGCATAATGAACCGGATCCACCAATTCCGCAATAAACTTGAGACGCATCCATACGACAACATAATTCACAAATTGAGGATTATGTTGTAGTTCTTCCAGATTACATGATTCACCTGTTATTTTTAAGACCGTTCGTCGGCAATAATCACCAAATCCTGATTGTTTGAAATACAAGTTTAGAAGTTCTTCATCTATATATTCATCACAATTGGAATGAGGGAATTCAAATTGTTGGGCTTTGTTGACTTCATAAAATATCTGTGTTGCCGGACCTTTGGGCTCGTCCGTTTCGCCGTGTTTTACGTTTTCCATATTTGACTTTCTTTCCTGTTCTATTCCAGAATGGACGTTTCAATTTTTGAAGAAATTGTGTCATTTCTGATTTGACAAATGCTGATTTCGGATTGATTACATTGGAACGATTCAACACATTATAAATATTTATCCACGTTTTGTATTTTGCCTGCGGACAATTTTCCGAATTCAGCGCACATAGTTGTCCGTATATTGGAAATGTAACTAATTTTCGCAAACTAGTTTTTAGTTGGACTGTTAATGGAATATCAAGAATGATTTCAGTCAATAAGAATGTAATATCACGTCCTGGATGCTTACAGGGGCGTGAATCGTCAAAAATCGCATTGGACGAAATTGAAAATCCGTTCCATTTCATACACGATCCTCCTAAATCAATAATGCGCCAAACAGGCTGCGCGTTTTTCATAGTGTACATGATATTATCACTTTTCAAATCACGATGATCAAACTGAAATTTTGTTTGAAGTGTTTCCAGTATGTGAATGATTGATAATAAGGCTTGAGGTACTAATTTATTATTTTCTTGGGGGGATTTGGAATTCAAATAATTGAACATTGTGTCTGTAAGTCGCTGATAACGAATTATGGCTGTGCGTTGATCGGCACTAAGTCCAAATTCGTAAAATCGCGGCACAAACGGACCGTTTGTTTCATCTTCTGTACCTTCCGCTATAAGGATATTCATAATAACTTCACTTAGTATATTGTATAATTCTGCTGTATTTCGCACATCCATAATTTTTATGGCGTAAGATATACCATTGATAGGAACGGTTGCGTATGTTTTTCCGTACGTCCCTTCGCCTAATTTTTTCTCTAATTGAAATTCGCCCTGGCTTGTTTTTACATGTGTGTTACTAATACTTATTGTTTGTATATTGGATAACTGAATGCTTTTGACATTTCCTGTGAAATAGGAGTAGATGCCATAGGAATCAAGTTCCATTTTCCCTAATTGTATTTGGAAATAATATTTGGAAAAAATTGACATATGTATTTGATTATAAACAATTTATGGATATGATTGCCATTTCTAACATTTCATACAGATTTTACAAATATGGATCGTTGTAAGCGTTGCTTTGCTCCACCCGAAAGTCGGGAAGCCATTTGTTGCTTTTGTGAACAATTGGGACGACGTGTCAACCACGGAAGTGAAGGATGTCGCTTTCTTCACACTATGGAAGCCTGTCAACGCTGTTTTCAAAAAGGACATTTAACAAAGTGTTGTATTGTAGGTCGTCCTGAATTTGAACGCCCCAAGTCATTAGAGGAATTGATTCCATTTAGCATTCGTCAGATGTATAAGATTCATACGCATACTCCTATTGTTTGGACTGAACTGGACCGCACTCACGATTGTGAAATTCCTGCTGTCAATTGTTTTCAGGTGGTTGATACCTACAAAGGAATGACTGAATTTATTGATTTACACAATATTGCCGTGAAAAAGAAGACGAAACCGTCAGAAGATGATTGTCGGAGTGCGATTGAACATTGGGTGAAGGCCCGTGGATGTCGTATTGAATTTGTATTGCCGGTAAGTGAATAGGTTATATGGAAAAAATGTATGTTAAAAATGGAAATAATAGCAAATCTGGAAAAAATTGACACGTCTATTTCAGCGTACATATTTTTGTGTGACCGCAAGACATTTCTTTCCGAGTTTCCAAGTTTCTTTCCAAGTTTCTTTCCAAGTTTCTTTCCAAGTTTCTTTCCAAGTTCCAAGTTTCCAAGGTTCCAAGTTTCTTTCCAAATGGCGTCCACGACGCTAATTTCGCCGTATGACGGCTTTGTGTACCATCCGCATCAATCGGAGGCCATTGTGTGGATGGCTCGGCGTGAGGCCGAGGGTGCCGAGATTGCCCGTGGTGGCATACTTGCTCACGAGATGGGTCTAGGCAAAACATGGACGACGATCGGACATCTTTTGAATTCGCCACCGTCGCACACATTAATTCTTGTCCCACCTGTACTTCAGTCGCAATGGTTGGACGCACTGAAGCGCGCGCAGATCAATCATGATTTGCTGATTCCAGCCAAACGTCTTGCGTCCGCAGCCGAGCGTTTTGTATCCTTCATCTCAGAAGGCGGACGACCTGGTATTCGTGTTACAATCGGTACTTATGTTCGCGCAGCGAAGCAGACAGAAGCCTTACTGACCCGTGGTCCATTTGATCGTCTGGTCTGTGATGAGGGCCATATTCTGCGTAATGGAGCCGCAAATAGTACTTATCGTAAAATCAATGCCCTTCCTATTCCGATGCGTTGGATTCTATCGGGTACACCTGTACAAAATAGCAAGCGCGACTTTACGAATCTTTGTCAGTTTCTAGGCATGGATCGGATTGAAGTGCGCACAAAAAAACCCGCCGATATTGCGTCAGTGCTTATTTCCCGTCACACGATTGATTCTGCCGGCGAGTCAGTTGCGGCAATGTTGCCGCCAAGTAAGCCGGTACATAATATTCATTCAGTAGTTATGCCAACGGATTCCGATGAGGCTATTACATTCAAGTCATTGGTCGGTCGCTTCAATCTGGCTGTAGAGCGTCATGCGAAAACTATGATTTTATTGGAACTCTATTTGCGTATCCGTCAGTTTATGGCACATCCCATAATCTATGTGGATGCGATGAAGCGTAAGTATGGAGAACGGTATCAGCGCACAGAGTGGACTGGTACCGCCAGTAAGATGGACGCCTTTGCGACATTTATGAATACCACCGCAGTAGAACCAACTATTGTATTCTGTAATTTCCGACAAGAAATGGATATTGCGGAGACGATTGTACGAGCGGCTGGATACAATACATTTATGATTCGTGGTGGTATGAGCGAGTTTGAGCGCGGAGCATCCGTTGAGTTGAGTCGCGCAGCAGTTGCCGAGGGGAAACCGGCCTGTATTCTTGTTCAGATTGTTGCTGGCGGTGCGGGTCTGAATCTCCAACATTGTAATCGTGTAGTCTTCCTATCTTCGCACTGGAATCCGTCAGTTGTGGATCAGGCTGTTGCGCGCGCCTATCGTATGGGCCAGTTGCGACCTGTGAGTGTCCATCACTTTCTGATGGCGAATGGAGATGACCGAAATGTTGATCGTGTTATAATGCGTATTCACGGTGCGAAGCGTCGTATAGTTGCAGATATTCATCCTGGTCTGAGTTGTTCAACCGCAGTCTCCACGGATGATACAATGACGATGCTTGATGATATGCTTGCGGTTGCGCCACCTGAACTAAGTGATGATTTGTTGGAAGCACAGGATGATCTTTTGATTGGCGAACTTCGCGCAGATATTGAAGACGGTCCTATTACGCGCGGTATGGTTATGAATGACGCGCTCTTACTTGAATCGCAACATGTTATGTAAATCTATTGACTGCCTAATGCTGTTGTTACATGTTTTTACGTTTCCGTGTTTTTCGCAACGCCCGTGATCGCCTACGAGTTTTACCTCCTTGATGCGGGGCACTCATTGGTACGGCATAATATCGTTCAGTTGGAGTCAAGTCATTTCCGACCGCCACAAATTTCGTTATTATTGTAGGTTCCAGTTTTCGTACAAATTTTGTATGGAGTTTTCCAGCGTCATCTCTATACCGTAGAACTGGAACTCGTACAGCCGATAAGAATCCTATACCCATATATGCCGCATGACAAAACCCGGCACTTAGACGTTTGTAGCATTGATAATTGACGCGATTTGGGAACTGTTGTAAGGTTTGTGTTTTATAATTGGCTGCCGCAGCCGTTGTTGCGAATGTGAGTGCGCCGCCATGTTGATTTCCAACGGCGGATACAAGTTCAGTGACTTCCTTTTTCATCAGTGCCGTTTCCGATGATTCCAATGCATCGTCTTCGGCTTTTGTGGTCGTAGGTTGAATATCGGCGCGTGTGATAGGCAAGTCTTGTAATACAAACTTTACAAATTCTGGATTCAGATACCGTTTCATCTGGCCATAGTTTTGAAGACGCATATCTAGGGTTATATCCGCATCCGTTGGAAGTGGTTGAAATAAATTCCAAAATACAGGATCCGCGGGAAGTTCATGGGGACCGGCTCCTTTTCGTTTAATTACCGCAGAACGTCCTAAGAATAAACTTCGTATATCATCAATATCTTTGGCTCGTCCTGTGTGACTTGTTGCGTACATCTCTGTTTTTAAAATATTGAATCCAGGATGGCTAAAGAATACACCTGGCATCATAATAATCACATCGATCGCCGAGGGACCCGCAAAAGTTTTCAATAATCCGCCACTCAGTCCTTTGCTTTCCGCTGTCACACGATCCAGTGTTAATGTACCGTCCGTCAGAAACGAATTATAGACATTCCTAGCATCGTCACTGAATAAATTGGGTGCGCCAAATGTCACACAGTGTAACGCAGGCAATGCTGTCCCATTTCTCTTTTTCAATGCGAGCATAAGGGAAAATAATGTTGACATAGCACCGCCTAAACTATGTCCGGTAATAACGATACGGTCCATTCCTACACTCAATGATTCAACGGCTACAAGAATTTGTGCGACTTCATCCCGCATGTGTTTGTAAAAACCACCATGGGCGGTTCCAGAGAGCCCAGTAAGTTCAGGAATTTCACTAAAGGGTGTTTTCACAATTTTCAAATCGTTCATGAAATCACGTAAGGACGATGAGCCTTTAAATACAACGTAGAGAGTCGGCGCATTATTTATGTTTGAAGTTGGGGAATGATGTTGAAATATCGCACATCCTGTGCGAGGGAAAAACTGTCCTCGTACAGTTGATGCGTTCACTGGCGCAGAAGAGAGAAATAAACTTGAAAATGAAGCACGACTCAGTAAACTATGTTCAAGTTGTGTAATGATGTCATTCATTACATCCGGGGCGTAATCCAAAAATCGGATACCACGCAAAAAGATTTCACTTGGAGAATAAACTAAACGAGATAAGTATGCGCATTGGGCAAGTTGCGCTTCCCAACGATAAAATATTTCCTTGGGTACGTGTGTTTCCATTGACTGTTTGTATGGATCATAACTCACTTCATTGGAACCAATAATTGAACCAAGTAAATTAGTTAATCGCAGCGGCACCATATTTACTAAAATCGCATATTTTATTCATATTCAGGATGTGTCATATGCCATAATACAATAGCATGTCGTCGTCGTTCCCATGTTTTTTCAGGTGTTGGTTGTGAATACGCCCAAAGATTCTTAGAATATTCTTCAAGAAGATATAATGGTAACGGGTCGTCCGGAAAATACGTTATCCAATAATCTGTCAATATATTCAATACAGACCGTGATTTTTGTTCCTCATTCAAATACATATTATAAAGGGCTTGTGTATTCATTTGATGCCAAAGAAACTCATTAAGAAGTCGGCAACGCGAATCATTAAGTAGCAATTTGAGTGTCTCATCACGCCGACTGGTAATTGAAATATCTAGTGCGTTTTGTATAAGTTCCATAGTTGTGGATGGATGATTCAAAAGAATTTGAACCAATTCTGGATTGTTTGAATTTACAGCAAATACCAATGAACGTCCGCCATGTATATTGGGGTGTTGAAGCAATCGCCTGACAATTTCTGTACGATTGTGAAGAGTCGCAGTATGAACGGCTTCGTATCCATAATTTCGTAATCTTGTATTATCCAATTCTGGATTTTGTAAAATTTGTTCTACTTCATTCAAACTTCCATGCTGCGCACACTGAATCAATTGCGTTAGTAGCGGTCGTGTATTTGTATTCATCTTGATTGTTGAATTCTATACGACTCACAAATCGCCTGGAATAAGTCTCATTTTTCTGAAACGTGCGGCAGAATATCCAAAAAGAAGAATCAGCGCACACTAAATGAGCGCTGAAAGTATTCAAGGATTTGTGCGTGAATTGCTACGCACACCACCCGGGCCACCCAAGAGTGTCCAACTTGAATTGGATGCGGGTGATACACATGGTATGTTTGAGGCCCTATTGATAATTATGACTGAAATTCTCAAATCATGGTATCCTCCCCCGATTAGTATTGGCGCTATTTCTCCTGAACATCTTACACGATTGATTGGATATTATGCGTCATTTGGAATCAAGTTTGATTTACAAGCCGAGGATATTCCACCTGTGCTACGAATTAATAATAAAATGTATTTGAACGAGTCACGTTTGGAGGCTATGAAGTTCCAAATGTCACACGGAAGTTATTTATACACAGTCCGATTTATTTCGCTTTAGAGGCGGCGGTACCACATCGATCTTCAAATTGGGAAATCACTGTATGAAGTATAAAAATAATACCGACGGCAAGTATGCCTTTCAGAATTCGTTGTTGAATATGGAAAACAGCAACAAGTAATAAGCATACAAGGAATACATTGAATAAAAAGGGAAGACGACTCAAGATTTTGGGCGGCTGGGACATGAATGTCATAAATCCTTCCACCCGTGGAGGCGGATTTATATCATACCGTTGATCGGCGGATCCTTGTGCTTCCGTATTTGCGGCCATTAATACAATATTACGAGGATGTGTGGGATCATTGATAGACGTATTTTCTCCAACAGGCAAACGTGAATCATAGACAATTTGACGACGATTTGGGGCGGCCATTCTTTATATCTCCTTATTAATTACGTCTAAATTTTCGTGTGGAGCGGCGACGTCCGCCGGCTTGGAGTGAAGGACCGGCTGTCGCACTATAGTGTTGCGACGAGATTGGCGTTCCAACAAAGGGTGAGAAATCGGCACCTGTATTATCGGCGGGACGTTGATGATAGAATACATCGGGAATTCCGGATGTACGTGCGGCTTCAACTGATATTGCGTATTGGGTTGCTGGGAAGGGTTGTGATGCCCAGGCACCGGTTGATTGAGGGGAAGTGTAAAGTCCGCCATTCGCAAGTGGAGGGGGGGCCTGTGTGGACGCAGACCAGGCTAGTGCGCCCGGATACGAGGCCCATTGACCCCAGGTTGTGATTGGGAGGACATTGCTCAAACCGCCTCCGCGCTGTTTCCGATGAACTTTGCGGCGATGAGTTTTACGGCGATGAGTTTTACGGCGATGAGTTTTACGGCTGGAGTGGGAACGACGAGAAGAGCGGGGCATGATTCTACATAAATGTGCGGAATTTAACTCTATGTAAAACAAGATTCCTTAGCAAATGTCCGATTCCAACACAGAAGAAAAACGCAGTGTACGTGTGCGCCGTATGATTCAAGAAGTGGAAGCAGCCCTTCAAACACAAACTCCCGCACAGGTTTCATCTCAATTTGCGGATTATCAAAAAGAATTTCCCCGAATTTTTGAAATGCTTTTGACACGCACATACAATCGCGCAATTATGGAAGTGATGATCGATCAATATGAACGTGTGGAACGAGGCACAAAATCACAGCACGATGCGTCGGTCGCTGTGGGTACTGTACTGGTAGATACAATTGTCAAACCCCAATTGAAAGCCGCAGAATCCAAGAAATAAATCGTGCGTGAATTATGGCACGATTCCCCAACGTGTATTTATTACAGTATGTAGCGTACGTCCTAGCGCCTGACTTCCAGTATGTGCCGACGTCGCATGGATGCCGCCGTATTTTCGTGAAATACCGGCGCTATCTGCCATATCCTGCCAATGTGTCCAACTCAACGTGACATCCGCCGCCGGTACCATGCCTCCAGGCTGAATTTGACTCTCACCAGCAGGCATGATAAATGTTGGAAATGTAAGACTCGTTGTATCAGCCAATACCGGTGAAATTAAGGAAAGCGCATCAGTTTGGATTGTTGGAGTTGTAGGGATAGTTGGACCGAACCATTTTGTCATCACTTTCGCAAAGACTTGTGAAAATCCACTATGACCGGATGGAAAGTCCGCAAATGGCGGTGATACAAAATCAGATTCTTGAAAGGGTGTCCATGCTTCTCCTAAGACCGTTTCACCAAATCCATTCTTAACTGGTTCGCCACGAAATGCCGCACGAATTTCTTGAATTGGACGCGCCTCCAAATACTTTTTCTTTAGGCCCCAAATAAGCCGCCCCGCTTCAAACACATGAATGGCCATTTCAAGTCCTGAAAAAAAGTACGTATCATATTGAAGTAAATGGGATTCATTGTATGCGACTATAAATAAATTCCACATAACAACAGCAATACACGGTGGACTGACTGTTCCAGGACCGCCTGCCCAGAATTCCGCAATCATCTTTTGTGTATCTGTCAGATTATTGGTAATACTAACAATTTCGGCAATTTCATTCGCACGTGTTTCGCCTGTAACAATATGGGCCTCCGCAGAGGCTTTTATGGCTGTTTCATCGTCGGCGGTCAGACACGATGATCGTACATCATTCCAATTATATGTTAAATATTTCTGCGTTTTCGGACCAATTTGAAGTGGTGTCCATTGATGGGGTTTAGCGAAAGCACTAGGATCAATGGATGGATTACTCACGTTAAGAATGGTCTCGCCATTCGGTAATTCAGCCGCCATAGGTGGAATCGCCGCGCTAGCTGCGCCATCGTCTTGACGCGCAGAGTACCATGATTGAATTGCTGTCCAAAATTCAGACCAATGACCGAGTTCACAGACTCCCGCATGTCGTGTTTCCTGCTGTACGACTGTGATACGAAGTTGGGTTCGTTCGTGCGCAAGCAGTGCCGAGACATCGTAATCAGGAATAAACTGAGGCATGAATTGTGTGAGCGTATAGGTAATCCAACAATATATATTATTACTTGTATTGACAGGCAATATATGACGAATATCCCAATTCCAACCATCTTTGATTCCAGATATATGCGTAGCTGATGACGAACTGACCCAATTATAGGCTGCTGTAATAGTAACAAACCAAATATAAATCATACGTGAGGCTTTTGTAGGTCCGGGATTCAATCCTTGAATATACTTCATATAATCAAAAAGAGCCATATTTACTATATCTATTGCCGATGGTAGGGACATAGGCTTCGCAGGAAAAATGTTTTGTGATATTGACGGAGCACCTTCCACCAATAAATCTAATACTTCACCTTCACGTTTGCTCGCAATATTTGTTCCTAATCGAGCACCTTTATAGGGTGCTAAATCGCGTGCGTTTGTGTAGATCATGACGGCCCGTCTGCGAGCCGTATATAAACTTGCATCCATGTCTCTATGGGTATACTTATAAAAAGGATTGTCGCAATTTTACGGTGCGTATATGCTTATACTCATAAAATTAATGTTCCGGAAATTTAATATAGTCCTAAATTATACAAATACAAAAGAATGCCGCGATATTATAGGCGTGGATACGATTCATATGATCCATACGATTCATATTATAGAAGAAGTAGACGCGGTAGGTCGAGAACAAGATCCAGATCTAGATCAAGGTCAAGTTCGAGTTCGAGATCTCGTACGCGAAGTAGAGGCCGGATTGGTCCAACGGGACCAACCGGGTCGAATGTTTTAGTTAATGGTTTTACGGGTCCGACCGGTCCTCAAGGACTACAAGGATTTGAAGGTCCAACTGGTCTCCAAGGATCTCAAGGAATACAAGGACTTCAAGGACAACAAGGAAATGACGGTTTGACTGGTCCAACTGGTCCCAACGGCCTTCAAGGATTTCAAGGTAATGATGGGCCAACAGGCCCTCAAGGTTTACAAGGTTTAATAGGTCCTATAGGTTATACAGGTCCTCAGGGAATACAAGGTATTCAAGGTATTCAAGGAATTCAAGGCATTCAGGGCATTCAGGGTCTTGAAGGACCTACAGGTCCTCAAGGAGCTCAAGGTAATGAAGGTCCTACTGGTTTTAATGGACTTCCAGGTCTTCAAGGTAATGAAGGTCCTACAGGTCCTCAAGGAATTCAAGGTGCTCAAGGAATTCAGGGCATTCAAGGTATTCAGGGTATTCAGGGACTTCATGGATTAGATGGTGCTACCGGCCCTCAAGGTCCTGAAGGTCCTCGGGGATTTGATGGTGCTACCGGCCCTCAAGGTCCTCAAGGATTAGACGGTTCACCGGGTCCTCAAGGTCCTCAGGGTCCTCAGGGATGGGATGGTGCTAACGGTCCACAAGGTCCTCAAGGTCCTCAAGGTCCTCAGGGATTAGACGGTTCAACAGGTCCTCAAGGTCCTCAAGGTCTTCAGGGATTGGACGGTCCTCAGGGACAACAAGGTCTAGATGGTCCAACAGGTCCTCAAGGTCTTCAGGGATTGGACGGTCCAACAGGTCCTCAAGGTCTTCAGGGATTAGACGGTCCAACAGGTCCTCAAGGTCTTCAGGGATTAGAAGGTGGTACCGGTCCTCAAGGACAACAAGGTCTGGATGGTTCAACAGGTCCTCAAGGTCTTCAGGGATTAGACGGTCCAACTGGTCCTCAAGGACAACAAGGATTGGAAGGTGCTACCGGTCCTCAAGGTCTTCAGGGATTAGACGGTCCAACAGGTCCTCAGGGACAACAAGGATTGGAAGGTGCTACCGGTCCTCAGGGACAACAAGGATTAGACGGTCCAACAGGTCCTCAGGGACAACAAGGATTGGAAGGTGCTACCGGTCCTCAAGGTCTTCAGGGATTAGACGGTCCAACAGGTTCTCAGGGACAACAAGGATTGGAAGGTGCTACCGGTCCTCAAGGTCTTCAGGGATTAGACGGTCCAACAGGTCCTCAAGGACAACAAGGTCTGGACGGTCCAACAGGTCCAACAGGTCCAACAGGTCCAACAGGTCTACGTGGGTTACAGGGTCAAGATGGACCACAAGGTCCTGATGGACCAGAAGGTCCTCAAGGTATACAGGGTCCAACTGGTCCTCAAGGTCCACAAGGTCTAGAAGGACCACGCGGTTCTATTGGTCCCACTGGATTTACAGGTCCCATTGGACCAGCAGGCACTATAAATCCAAGTAATGATATGTACTTGTTTTCAACAAGTAATTCTCTTGCTCGTAATAATTTTATAGGCTGTGGTAGTTCCTCATCGAGTTATTTAAGAAATACAATTGTTGTTTCAAAAGCTTGCCGTGCCGTAAGACTCGCATTCAGCATTCGATCTATTGCGTTGCCTATTCCATATACAGCAACATTATGGGTAAATGGTGTAGCCACATCATTAAGTGCAACAATTCCCAATGGTTCAACTTCAAGTGGTGCTATTGGCACAGGTCTAGTTTCATTAAATCCTCTTGATCTTATAGCATTACAGATATCATATGATGGGAATGGTTCTGCGTTGGCAGACGGCGCATGTGCCGTTTTAGATGTTGAAATCCTCTAAAATCCAAAAACATTAACGATCCATAATGTCTTATGAAATAATTCTATTATTACATAATACAAACAAATATGTCTTCCCGATATCATCATGGACATCATGGACATCACGGTCATTGTGGTTGTCGCACTCATCATCATGATAGATGTTGTGGTACAAGAGATTATTACAATGATACTTATATCAATGTTAATTTAATTAATTCATATGCTCGACCTCTACTATCATATCCATATGCTAATGCGTATCCTTACAGTTCAGGATTATATCCTTTTGGGTCTGGAGCATCTGCTTATCGTTATCTTTTAACAAGGGGAAGTGATTATTCGTGTTGTCGTAGATATTAGAAATCTTGGACATTTTTTACAAAGTTATTTATTAATATCTATTGTAAAACTAATATTTTATAAAGTTATATTACAATATATAATATAACTTTGTAATTCAAATAAATAATATATGGTTAAAGTTTATCGGCGAGATCCACTTCCACGGCTTCCACGGCTGCTTGACCTGGACCGAGAGTGGCCATGGTGGTGGTGATGGTAGCGTGCATCACGTCCATCACGTCCATCGCGTCCATCGCGTCCATCACGTCCACGATGGCTATGACCGTGTGGGTAACCATAACCATATGGACCATATCCTACTGCCGCAGGTACAGGACCGACATATGGGCCGGCACCATAGGCAAATGGACCAGGACCAGCCACACCCATGCGCAGCAAAAGATTTTCCTCACGCACACGGTTGGCTTCAGTATCCTTGATTAGTAAATCAGTGGCGGTTGCTCGTGTGTCAATCTTCTCCTTAAGTTCGCATGATTTAAGTTCAATCTTTTCCTTGAGTTGGCAAGATTTATCTTCAATCTTCTCCTTGACTTCGCAGCAGCATTCGGCCATCTTGCTGAGAATGAGTTGTTGAGATTTAAGAGCTTCCACTTCAGCCCGTTGGAGTTGTAGGGAAATAGCCTCCTTGTGCTTGAAATTTTCCATATCTGAGCGGGCGATTTGTGCTGCCAGAGATTCCTTATGTTTATAGGCTTCCAACTCGGCTTTGCATAATTGAGCGGCCAGTGCTTCTTTTGATTGATAAGTGTCCAAACGTGCGCTTGCAGCGTTTTGGCTTGCATTCAGTAAAAGATCAGACTTGGCAGACAATTGCTGGATCAGAATATCCTTGGCAGACATTTCCACATGATGATCAGTCTTTGCAATATCATTCTTGATGTCAGTGAAAATTAAGGAGTTGCGGAGTTTGATATCACTGGCTTCCCGAGAAATATCTGACTCTACTTTAGCAAAATTATTCGCATTTTGTGAGCGAGATTCTGACAATTGATTGTAAAACGCACTGCGTGTATCGCTGCCATTGCGTTCAATTGATGCAATCGCCGCAGCCACATCCATCTGGAGTGAGTTCTTGGTATCGGCAATCGAACCTTGAAGAATGGCACGTGTGTCTCCTACACCATTACGTACATCACTGCCTGATTGTATGACAGCAGCACGTGTTTCACCACCGTTGCGTTCAACAGCAGAGCGTGTTTCAGAACCATTACGCTCAACTGCGTTACGGGTTTCACCGCCGTTGCGTTCAACAGCACTGCGTGTATCCGCACTGGTACGTTCAACGGCATTGCGTGTATCGCCGCCATTGCGTTCAACAGACATGCGTGTATCAGCACCATTGCGCTCAACTGCGCTACGTGTTTCACCGCCGTTACGTTCTGTTACCGATCGTGAATCTCCGCCATTGCGTTCTACAGCGGCGCGTGTATCAGAACCGTTTCGTTCTACAGCCGCACGTGTATCAGCACCATTACGCTCAATCGCAATGCGTGAATCAGAACCATTGCGCTCAACGGCATTCAAGACATTCAGTGCTTGACGTTCTGTGCCAGCCAGAATACTAGCTTGTGCGGCGCATACGTCTTTTGCAATGCCGCAGATATTTTGGTCAGTACGTCCAAATCCATCCGCCATGCGTGAAAGTAAAATCAAATCATCCTCCTTGTCACAACACCCATTATGATAAGGGTGTGTTTGATAAGCAGGAGTGACTTGCATTGTGAGATTTGTGGGAATACCGTTCGTTCCATTTCCGTTGGTAGACATGGGAGGGGTTGTGTTTATACATAGACATACGACTTTTATTCGGGTTCGTTTCTTTTTTTATATAGTATACGAACCGTAAATCCACGATCATGTTACGGAACGTTTTTCATTCGATCAACTCACTATGCGAATAAGATTGAGTGTTACATTTGCGCGAACTTGATTTGCCTGTACATTTTCTCCATTTAGCCCTGATAATGTTACACTTGGTGTTGGAGATGTATGATTCAGTATTTGTAACAGTGCCGCAAATCCAGTGGGTGTTGGAAAGTTTACTGGTTGAATTAAATCGCTAGGTAAAATTAAAAATATAGCTGAACCAGTGACAACTGAAGCTCCTCCTAAATTTCCGTATATTGTTCCTGGTACAATTACATTGTTCAAGTACAAAGCAAATTGAGCAGGTTGTTGAGGAAGTAGGCTAAAATGTATTTGATAATATCCAGGTTGCCATAAATAAATACTTGCTCCTCCAACACTATATTCAACACTTCCATATTTTTGTAATAAAAAGTCAAATGCGACTGCCGATTCTTGTGGAACTATTATATCTGTAATTCGTGAAATACTTAAAAAAGTATTTGAGAATAAATCGACTATTGGTCCAGTTGGACCTACTGGACCTATTGGTCCTGTAGGACCTTCTGGTCCCGTAGGTCCAGAAGGTCCTACGTCTCCTACTCTAAACGGACCTGTTGGACCTGTTGGACCATCGAGTCCATCTCTTCCATTGCGTCCATCACATCCATCGCGCCCATCACGTCCGTCTCGTCCATCACGTCTATCAAGTCGTGTCCAGGAACGAGATCTATTACGATTACAGTCACATTTTTCATCACCACATGCATCGTGTCTTAATCGCGGCATTTCTATACTAATATAAAGTTATAATTCGGATATTCTATTCGTATTATAACATATTAATTCACGGAACGTAATCACTATTGATTGACAAACAGTTTTTTCATAATACAAATTTCAAATCGTAAAAACAACATTTAGATTAATCAAATTGAAAAGATTACTAGGATATTGCTGTATTTGAATTTGATTCTGCTGATATTGAGGAATTATTTGTTGCTCGTGTTGATATTGAGGTATTATTTGCGGATGGTCGTGTTGATTTTGTGGTATAAGTTCTTGAACTACTACCATTGTAGAACAATTTGTTTCCTCTAGTTTTTCGGTGATTATAAACTTACCATTCGCATATTTACATGAACATGAACCTACATACATACTTGAAGGCATATCTGTTGTTTGAGATGGTATAAGTTGAGATGGATACGCAACAATATAAGGACTCTGTAAATTAATAGCATACCCATAATCTTTCAATGCGCCAGCAGTTAATCCGGTCAAATAATCATCCTTATTTAAAAATCCAGTCATCAATTCTAAACGAAACGCTGGATGATAGATTGAACTAAAATACCGTTTTTCGTTGGTCGATGTGGGTGAATCTCCTTCATCCCAGTGACTATTGGCTGTCCCACTACCGTACTGGGTCTCAATTGGAATTCGCATTAAATTGCTGTTTCCACAATAGGAAATGTAATTGCTCAAAGCGGATGAAGTTCCAACAATCGGTCCTTTATACCATGAGTTGCCTTCATTCACATTTGTCAGAAACTGATTCCATCCAATGTCAACATTAGAGGATACATAATTCGTGTAATAAATACCAATTCCATGTAACATCTCGTGAATAAGTGTATTAAACAATGCCGTATTGGTTAGACTATTTACCGTAGGTGAACCATTAAACATCGCATTACTGGTGAAATATCCATTTATAAAATAATCCGAAGAAAATGTAAGTTGTTGTTCGAACGGGAAATCAGGTGATCGTGTGTTATCGACTTTCCATTTTGTAATCCCACTTTGTCCTACAACACCAGAAGGCAGTTTTTCAATTACAAAATCAACGTACATATCAGACGGTTTTCCTGATGCCAAGGGAGAAGTTGTGATGATGTTTTCCAGCACTGTTTTTGCGTTTTGAAAGATCATTAAATTTGGATAAATAAATGTACTATAGTTCTCCATTGAGGTGGAGGCAAAGTTGTATGAAATTGTGTAGGGTTTAGGAATTATTCTAGTTATTGTTGTGTTGTTGTAACTGATATGCGTTGCGTATCCATCAAAAATTCCACCATTTTTGTTTTTAAGATTGATTCCAAGATCAGTATATGTATCATCTGAAAAATTGGAAACATATGCGATTTCTAATATGTATGTTACTAGTGGCAATAAATTATTAATAATAAAATTAGGTACAGATGATGTATTGACAAAATGACTTGTCACAGTTGGACGCAAACCATACACTGACAATTGTGGATCAGGCGAAGTTCCTAAGGTGAAGTTTCCTAAAATCATATTTGAATCAATGTTGGTTATTGTATCGGAAATATTTAATAAATTAATCGTTGGATTTGTTGTATTATATAATCCAATAATAGCAGATTGATTTGGTATACCATTGAACTCAAGAAAAGCCTCAAGCGAAGAGGATACTGGTGTAAATAGAAAATAATTGTAACGAATTCCAATCCCTACTAATGAAATACCATCAGGTGTTCTATCAGGAACAAGAGCTGTAAACATGAATATCGGTGTAATAGTTGTGATTGCCGATTTACCACTTTCACCATTTGAATTTCCAGAAGTTATGGTATAAGAATATTTTCCCCCAGACATGACATGCGAATCAATGAATTTGTTATTTGGTGTTCGCCCAATATATTGATTAAATCTGTATATGTTGTATATTGTTGCTCCTGTACTTTCCGTCCAAGCAAGCACTACACCATATCGTCCACTTGATATTGTAATAGTAGCAGGTGGTAAAGGAATTCCTTCAGGTGAAGGAGGTGGCGGCGGAGGTGGCGGTGGCGGAGGGGGTGGTAGAGGTATAGATGATGTCTCGGTACGAACATATGTTATTGGTGCGTAACTACTACCAGAACGAATCAATAATCCAAAATCAACCCCTTTATCATTATAGATTGTGCGAGTCTCAATAAAATATAATGTTCCTTGAGTTAAATTGACGATTCTAAAATTTGGTGTATTTGTATTGTTGATATATGTAGCGCCACTTGGTGTTGCTAATCCAATGAATCCATTTGAGAAAGTTGTAGGCCATGTTACATTTCTAACATATGTTGAAGTCAACAAAGAATTTGCAGATGTTTCTGTATATAATCTCGTAATATATTCTTCGTTTCTGTAACGATTTCTGGATAAATAGACTTCTATAAAGGAACTAGGCGCAATAAAATAGAAGTAAAAGTATCGTAAACCACTTGTCAAAGGAAGTGACGTTCCGCTCGGTGTAAAATCTGGCGTTAGGTTTGTAAAACTCGACATTCGGTGAGAGTTCTTCTACCGGACTTTAGAAAGTAGATTTACTAATATTTTAACGAACCGTTATTTGTAATACAAATCAGAGACTTTGTCAAGAAAAATTGATCATTTGTAGAATTATCCAATGAATAATGTAGGAAACACAGGATACTTTTTTCTTTTCAATCATGAAGCGCGCAATAGTAATTAAACGGCCTTCGGCATCAATTAAGAGCCCTTACGTCGCAGATATTCAATTTGAAGACGGCACAACTGCGATGTGTCATACACCAGGATTAGGATGTTGTGGATTGGTGGAAGCCGGTCGTGTTATTTATGTAGAACCTGCGAAATCAGTATCGGCTAAAACCTCCTGGACGGCCATACTTGCCGAATGTGCCGATGAAACTGGTACTTACACTGTAGGTATACATCCACTTATATCACAAAAAGCCGCCGCCAGTGTGCTTGATAAATTAGGATATGGTCCAGATATTTGTTGGGAGCGTGAAGTTGTTGTGAGTGATCACACACGACTGGATTATGTAGGAACACTTCCCAATGGTAAAAAGGTGTATGTGGAGGTCAAAAATGCGATGGTTTCCAATATGGAAACTATACCGCGTACTGAACGAAAAGCACTCTTTCCAGATGGGTTTCGGAAAAAGAAGGATATGCCGGTAAGTGAGCGTGCTGTCAAACATGCGGAAACATTGGGGGAATTGGCACGACGGCCCGATACCGAGGCTGCGATATTATTATTTACAGTCCCGCGCGACGATTGTGGTGCGGGACTAGAAATTAATCCATTGGATCCGATTTATTGCCGAGCGATTTGGTCGGCGGTGCGCGCGGGCGTAAAAGTATGGGGATTTTCATTTTGCCAAACACCGGCGACTGCGATGACATTTGTAAAGACTGTGCCTGTATATGTACCATTTGTCTAATTAGATTGATTAGTCATTGTGTTTGGCTCCTGATTTTTCAATGGTTCCACAATGACACGTCCTTCATCATCCGTCCAATCTGTATCATACATATGTTTATCCTTGCGTTCACCAATGACCATCCAACTAATCAATGATGTTGCTGTAGGATCTTTTGCTTCAATTGTTAATATATTGCCTTCTACTTTTCCGCGTACATGAATCCAATCACTTTCGTTCGTCGTGAAACATTGAACATCTCTACATAGTGCTTCGAATGTTCCTTCTGTCATACCGGCAGCCGTATCAATATTCACTAGAGCACGTCCATCTACTAGTGCAACTTTTCCTCGGTAAATCAAGTCGGCTTTAGGAGATTCTACAAATGAATGGACAAGTTGATGGGTATTTGTTTTTTCTGGTAATGGATGATCTATTCTAAATGAACCTGAGCCTTTGGAAATAGCACCGACAACGGTTAAAGAACCTTCAACACGCACATTGCCGCTGTATGGGTTTATTCTAACTTTTGAAAGCCATGATTGTGAGGAATTATTAGCAACATAAAATCCAAAATCATATAAACGCGTAGTAGAAGAATCATCCCATCCAACAAAACGAATATCATCTCCAACTTTTCCAATTTGATTTAAGTCAAGAGTACTATCATGAAGTTTTATCCAACTTTTAACATATACAGCACTACCTTGTAATCTTATTGGAGCATTGTTGTAACCTGGTCTCACCGATGAATCAAATGATAATTCGTTGGCTACATGATCCCAATATATACTTCCACGACCTTGAGTATTATCATTTCCCGTTTGGAAAATTATGGCTGGATAGGATGCTCTTTGACAAGTTATATCTTGAGTAAATGTGACATTTCCAATAATAGTATTAGTACTTATTGTGTTTGTACTCAGGCCTCCAAAACTTCCTACACTTCCAACAATTGTATTAGTACTTATTGCGTTTGTACTCAGGCCTCCAAATATTCCTAGGCTTCCAACAATTGTATTAGTGCTTATTGCGTTTGTACTCAGGCCTCCAAATATTCCTAGGCTTCCAACAATTGTATTAGTGCTTATTGCGTTTGTACTCATTCCACTAAATGTTCCTACGCTTCCAACAATAGTATTAGTACTTATTGCGTTTGTACTAAGTCCACTAAATGTTCCTACGTTTCCAACAATAGTATTAGTACTTATTGCGTTTGTACTCAGTCCACTAAATGATCCAACACTTCCAAAAATAGTATTGGTACTTATTGCGTTTGTACTCAGTCCACTAAATGATCCAACACTTCCAAAAATAGTATTAGTACTTATTGCGTTTGTACTCAGTCCACTAAATGATCCAACACTTCCAAAAATAGTATTGGTACTTATTGCGTTTGTACTCAGTCCACTAAATGATCCAACACTTCCAAAAATAGTATTAGTACTTATTGCGTTTGTACTCATGCCTCCAGTTTTTATTGAAGATACATTTACTGTATTCGCATATATACTGCTTATAAAAGCACTGTCTGAGGTAATAGAATTTGTACTGATCATACTGTTCACAAACAGTTCATATGTGTTGATAGTACTAAAATTCCCACTAATTGTATTGTTTTCGGATGTTGTTATGGGTGTATCAAACATAATAGTGTTATACCATCCTCCTGTATGAAGATTTTCAGCCGCAGCCAATAATTTCATTCCATCCGATGATAACGCAAGACCCTGCCAATTTTTTACATATTCGGCTCCATAGACAACCCATGTATCACCACCATTCATGGACGCATGGAGTGGTTTACCTAATCCCCTAGCACCAGCCGCTACTAATATTGTGCCATCAGCCGATGAAGCGACTGTAAGAGGAGCGTTGTACCCTGTGAACCCCACTGTCCAATTGACACCTGAATCGGCGGAAATAATAACACTCCCATCCTGCAAACCCCCCACGAATTTTGTTCCATCTGCCGAGCATGCGATAGAGTAAAAATCATAGGTAGAATTGACTTGTGTCCAATTCAGACCACTATCAGTTGATGTATAAGCGCCTTGTCCTGTCAATAAAATGGGATCAATCGCAGCAACTGCGACTAATTTTGTACCATCTGCGGACGAAGCAACATCGGTCCATAATTTGGATAGATAACGTGCTGTCCAATCTACGCCACTATTTGTGGAAGTGTAGATTTGTCCATTTTCAGCAACCGCCACTAATTTTGTACCATCAGAAGATGACGCAACGCGTACCCAACTATTTGTTGTAGATCGTGCCGTCCATGTCTCACCACTATCTATTGATGTATAAATTTGTCCATTATAGATTACAGCAACAAGTTTTGTTCCGTTGGCCGATGATGCGACGTCCTGCCAATTTTGGAAGCCTACATTTGTTGCGCGAGCCGTCCAATTTACACCACTGTCCGTCGATGTATATAAATATCCACCATCACCTGCCGTTGTAGCAACAAGTTTAACACCGTCTGCGGAAGATGCGACGCTAAACCAATAATTGATTATAGTAACTGGTGCCGATGGACTTGATACGGAACTTGTGCCAACAAAGTTTGTGGCCGTTACGGTGAATGTATATTCTGTGCCAATGGTGAGTCCACTTACTATTATAGGTGATGATGAGCCTGTTGCTGTGATCCCATCGGGAGAGGACGTAACAGTATAATTTGTAATTTCAAGACCTCCATTGTTGGTCGGCGGTGTGAAGGATACAATGGCTCGAGCATTACTGGGTACGGCGGAAACTGAAGTGGGCGCATCAGGAACACTTTTTTGATCTATTTGAAACAATTTCATAACAACAACATCTTTATCTCCTATATTGGTTCCTCCACTCTCGGTTTGATCTGTACTATAAGAAATATATATATTTTTATCTAAATCTACTGTAATATTTGAAACAAAAACAATATTATTTGGATTTACAATTTCTTGTTCGCTCATCCATAATATATTTCCAGATGTATCCAGTTTTAAAAAAACGACATTAGTCAAACCTGTATTTGTTCCACCACTTATTACATCATTTTTATAATATGTGACATATATATTTCCATCTATATCAGTCGTAATTGCTGGATAAACATCATCACCAGCATTGGTATTAACAATTTCTTGTTGTTTGATCCATAGCACATTTCCGTTTGTATTCATTTTAAAAATAACAATCTTATACCCACTCGTAATTGTTGCGCCACTAATAGTACCGTCTGTTCTATATGTAACATATACATTTCCAGATGAATCTGTCACAATGGATGGATATACATCATTTGTAGTAGTATTCATAAGTGGTTGCTGTTTTATCCATAGCACATTTCCACTAGTGTTCATTTTGAATACTACAACATCTGTGGAACCAAGAAAACTTCCACCACTTACTTCTCCATATGTAATGTATGATATATAGACATTTCCAGATAAATCTGTTGTAATTGATGGAAACGAGTCATTTAATGTCGTATTTATGACGGTCTGTTGTTTGACCCATAATACATTTCCACCAGTATCCATTTTGAATACAACAATATCATCATGACCTCTATTTGTTCCACCACTAACGGTACCTAATGTGTAGTATGTCACATAAACATTTCCAGATGTATCAGTAGCTATTTTTTGATTATAATCATCTTCTGTCGTATTCATAAGTGATTGTTGTTTTATCCATAATACATTTCCAAATGTATCCATTTTTAATACAACAATATCATAACCACCTATATTTGTTCCACCACTTACTGTTTCTCCAGATCTATAAGTGATATAGACATTTCCAGATAAATCTGTTGTAATTGATGGATTCATGTCAGCTGATGTCGTATTCATAATTTCTTGTTGCTTGATCCATAACACATTTCCACTAGCATTCATTTTGAATACAACAATATCTTCTGACCCTGTATTTGTTCCACCACTGACTGTTCCTTCGTTTGTAGAATACGATACATAGATGTTTCCAGACAAATCGCTAGCAATTATAGGATTAATATCGGTTACAGTTGTATTCATAACTGGTTGTTGTCTTCGCCATTCCACATATGCCATTGACTATATATTGTTCTACTATTTTATTTAAAAAATAATTATTGTCAACATCCGAACGCTTTTTCATAAATTTCAGTATGCTAAGTGATTTCTTTATACGTGAATAAGCCACATGAAATAGTTCATTGTGTCAAGTCATTACTTAGCACAATAAGCCGGGACAGAGAGAACTTTCCAAATCCTATCATACAAACATAAACTTCATTGTTAACACCATAATAATCCTATAAAAGTACGTCCTTATGGACGTACTTTTATAGATTTATGAAGGCACTGCCGTCATAAATTTTAATTTAAGCACACCGACTAGGTGTGCTTAAATTAAAATGTTGACGGTATTTCTTATAAACTAAATAGTGTTGGTCTAAATTCGAGGTGTTAGGAAAAACATTGACGAAATATTTATTACGCCCTTAACCCCTGTCGGTTCAAATATAGTAATCGATGATGTTGTTAACGCATTTATTGTTCCTGCTGTAGTATTCCAAGAATTTGTATTAATAGTGTCAATTACAGCAAGTCCAGACGAAATAGTATTCGCATTGATCGTGCTTATAATTCCAATAGATGTGCTAAACGTATTTGTATTCAAAGTTGACGTATTAATTACTCGCGCATTACTCATATCATATTGTCCCATATCGACATTGGCAATAGCAGGATAAAGCGACCAGTTGGAAGGTATACCAGCGGGACCTGTAGGACCCGTTTCACCCTCAAGGCCCTGTATGCCCTGTATACCTTGAGAACCCGTTGGACCCGCCGGGCCTTGCGAATCTGTCGTATACCACGCCGAGTCATAATAGGTTAATTTGATTGAATTCCCACCAACTAAATCACGCGTTGATGATGAACCCGTCCCGTCCGATTTCAAAATAAAATATGAACTTCCGTCTAGACTAATCGTATTACTATCAATATTTGTAATGCTTAACCACGAACCGTTTGAAATATTGGAGTCGGTAGGTAAATTTACAACGCCACCTGAGGCATTTACTAGATATAAAGTCGCAAACGTTGAAAGATTCACGCCTGAACCTGATATTGTGATTACGTCTGATTTTGTTTTGGAGAATTGAATAGTGGATCCTGACGTTTCAGTGCCGAATAATCGTGTACCGTCACTATAAATATTCAATGTAGACATGTTTGTTCCAATAGGTATAGAAGACAATGGATTGGGAATATCAACAGGCGCTTTGGATATACACAATTTATCATCATTCATATATCCGAATGTCGTTCCGTCAACAGATAAGTAAGACGAATTCGTATTAATACTTGTATCATAGGTATACGTGGCCCATGTAGCGCCTTTATCTGTACTCACTTTTACTGTATTAAAATAACTACACACAACAGTATTTCCATCTGCAGATACATGGAGTGCGTACTGATTCAAACTAGTGAGGAGTTGTTTCCAAGTTTGGCCGTATGTTTCAGACGAATACAATATCCCGTCGCTATCTATCTCATAAAGCAATCGTCCATCACTGGAAAATTTGAATTCATTAAATCCAGATCCATACGGATTTGGATTTTTTATTTGTTTCCAATTCAATCCGTAATCAAAGGATATCATAGGTTGGCCGCTGTAAATGACCGACAATATATGTCCATCTGCGGATATATATGGAGTCGTCCAATTCTGTTGAGGAGTTAATGGAACTTCTACCCACGTTTCGCCAAAATCTCTAGATACAATGGGTCTAACTTTAGTGTAATCAAAAGACATATTGGTAAATGTCGCTAGCATATATTGGCCGTTTCCAGATACAACTATACTTTTACCGGTATAGTTGAATGTCCTTTTTATAGACCAGTTTTGTCCATAATCGTGGGATATCGCAATCACGCCGCTCAAGTCAAACGTTGCTTCTGAAATGACTGCCATATGCTGACCCGTGGCTGAAACAGCACAATCGTTCCATGAGTATAAGTCCAATGTTGCCATCTGCTCTATGGAATATCTAGAGATATTTTTATAAAAGACATAAAACAAATTCAAAGCAATTTGTTTTATGTTGATTGGAAAGTGAATAATAAACGCAACTATTTGGAACCGGGAGGAACTTAGGTTATTGTAGTTTTGTTTTCAAAATCACGTCCGTAATTGGATGTCAGAACAATCGGTTTTCCTTTGCCCACCACTAACATATATTTACCATCTTGAGACATCGCAACAGAAGATTCACTCCCCATAGATTGGGATAATGTTCGTTGTATTGGTGTACTGAACAAGTTTATAATATTAGGAACTCCTGTACGAGAAAAAGAGGCGGGATTGTAAACGGAATCAACACCGGCTTTTGACAGCATATCGGTATATCCACGTGTTGCGAGTTGGAACGAAGACAATGGCGGTGAATAATCGCTGATGCGTGTTGGTAATTTACTGATATTTATATAATTAAAGACCGTGTTTGTATACGACACTGCAATCGCAATATTGGCATATCCTGATAAAGCAACGCATACGTATCCGTTAAGAGACACATCTTGACTTGAATCTGATTCTGTAAACGTACGTCCATAATCCGATGAATAATATGTGCGTGTTCCAGCATCATAAATACACGCAATGACATATTGCCCACTTTGTGACATAGATATGGATTGCCAGAAATTAGGACCCGTATTAGGAGATATAGTCCAAGTACTACCAAAATCGTTGGAAGTAAAAACATTATCACCGTAGTCGGCGATTACCATATATTGACCTGAACCTGAGATGGATACAACTGGGCGATTGTTTACAAACGTTACAGGCATAGTTACAATATTCCATGTGCTTCCATAATCGGATGATAAATAGATATTAGAATAACCTGTATGTATAATATATTTTCCATCTGATGAAATCGCAGTTGAAGCACCACCTTCATTGATCGCATTAGTAAATGATACACCATAATTTGTTGAAAGTTTAAGATTGTTACTTGTTGCAATAACGATATATTTACCATCATATGATATGGATACACTATTACAGTTGCTACCCATTGAAACGGGTGCGTTCCATGTATTTCCATAATCGCTGGATAGCCATAAATTGGGTGAACTCGAACTGTCTGCGACAATAGCCATATATTTTCCATTTCCAGATACAGCAGAATAAAACCAATTTACAAATTGTGGTAATATATTTTCTTTTACAATCCACGATTCACAATAATCATTGGAAACATAAAACGTTTCATTGAATCCAACGACTAGAGCATGTTTACCAGTTGCTGACAATGCGGCTGACGAATAATTGTCACTTAGTTTTTGGGTCCACCCTTTACCAAATCCTGCATAATCATACACAAGATCACCGCTGGCTGAACCGCTACCTCCACCACCAGTATTGAGAGGAGTTCCATTTATTAGATACCTGCCTGATATATCAATATCACCATTTTCCAGTTTGACATATGTACCCGTCGCACCATAGGCGTTAATAGATGAAGCATTGATATTATTGGCATTCAATGTATAAGTGGACAATGATGTCGTAAATATTGAACTTACACTGATTTCATTTGTACCAAGAAACTCTTTGGTTGTGCTATTATACATCGCAACTAACGCAGGCGGATTCTGTTGGTAGCGGACAGGATTCACATAAAATCCTGGATTACTTGCTGTTGTGGTAACCGACGACGCATTCAACACTATGCTATTGGCTGATTGTGAATTGCTACCTGCTTCATAGCCGATTGCAATAGTATATGCGCCTTGATTGATAACACCGGCGCCAACACCAATTGCGATAGCATTGCTTTGTTGTGAATTTGAACCCGCTTGGTATCCGATCGCTATCGCATTATCTTGCTGTCCCGTAAAGCCCGCAAAACGACCAATATCAACAACATTTGTTCCTGTACTTCCAACACCGGCATTATTTCCCAAATTAACGTTATTTTTGGAAACAATCCACGCACTAGTTATATTATCCCATAAAATATGATCCCCGTAATTTGTACCATTTATATTAAAAGTCCCAGTAGGACCTGTATGTCCTACTGGACCTGTCGCACCGGTTGTTCCCGTTGGTCCTGTTGAACCAGTAGGACCTGTTGAACCAGTAGGACCAGTTGAACCTGTAGGACCTGTTGAACCAGTAGGACCTGTTGAACCAGTAGGACCAGTTGAACCTGTAGGACCTGTTGAACCAGTAGGACCAGTTGAACCTATAGGACCTGTTGAACCAGTAGGACCTGTTGAACCAGTAGAACCTGTTGCTCCCTCAGGACCTGTCGCACCCAAACCTGTTGGTCCTGTAGATCCAGTTAATCCATCAGGGCCCATAGGACCTGTTGCTCCCTCAGGACCTGTCGCACCCAAACCTGTTGGTCCCGTGGGCCCTGTTAATCCATCAGGACCCATAGGACCAGTTGCTCCCTCAGGACCTGTCGCACCCAAACCTGTTGGTCCTGTAGGTCCAGTTAATCCATCAGCACCCATAGGACCAGTTGCTCCCGCAGGACCAGTTGCACCCAAACCCGTTGGTCCTGTGTATCCAGTTAATCCTTCAGGACCCATAGGACCAGTTGCTCCCTCTGGACCTCTGGGACCGGAAGACCCTATTGGACCTATCATACCTTGAAACCCGCGTGGACCTCGTTCACCTGTGGGTCCCGTTGGACCTGTAAATCCCATGGAAGTTGTACTACCCATAGGGTCTTTGACTATTACTTGATTTGTACTAATGAATAGGCGGTATCCAGTCTCGCCTCCAGTGGTTTTAAATTCAAAAAATGGTGATGCGAGCCCAGGCTGTGTAAATACAGCATTGGATTGAAATGACAGCAACCCACTATTACCGCTCATTGGTTTTCTAATCCATATCAGCGAAATAATTCATCTGCGCGATTCATTTCGCGCGGAATCCAGCGAATCCCCGTCCATAGTGTTAGACGCGCAAGCCGGTCAATCTTCTCACGATAATAATACGCATACGAGTGACGAAACTCGCGCTGACCCGTAATTAGCGCACCAACAACCCCCAAATTATCATTCTCAATTCCAATACACGTTTCCCCCTTTTGAAGCGCAAATTCTAGACCGCCAAGGATCGCTGCCCATTCCACCTCGGTCGAACTCTCTGTGTGCGCAATATGAATCATTCGTTTATACGTATTCATCTCGTCCCGTGTTGTCAAGATTGCGGCAATACGTGAATCATACGAACGACGACTGCCATCTGTTTGAAGTTGAGCCATCAAAGGCGGCATATAGTTCAAGTTTCCGCCGATGCGATAATACGGCTGGATTTGACCGGTAAATACCTCCAGTGCTGCTTTTCCTATACGTCGTCCTTTCATTTTCTATTGAAAAATATGGAAACATGTTTAGACTAAGCACTTTTAATGAAATTGTTTGATATTTAGGGCGCATCAATCCAACCAAGAATCATATTTGTCGTCGGATCACGCAATGTCTTCAGATTTTCGTAAACCACATGTCCGCTTTCTACGCCACCGGCCTTTCCACGTAAATCCGTAAGTACGGCGTCTCCAAAATACGCATGTTCAATCACTGGACCCTTCATTCCATGCGCAAGTGTACAACATTCAATACCTCCAACAATAACTATATGATCCGTATCGAGTACAAAGTTATGGACAACATTGACTAGACGACTTGTATATCCTGCTATATCCGCTGGGAATTTCCACTCTCCGTCAATACGAATAGGATGCCAAGGAGTAATACTGAGATCGCCATACTGTGTCATAGGTTGGCTCTTTGCGAAACTACGGCACTCTACTGTGTATCGTACATGTGCTGATCCATTGGGTGTTTTGACACAATCTCCAACTTTAATGTCTTTGATTGCTTTTTGAGAGCCGTCTGCCATAAGAATTTGATTCTCACCGTGGAAGCAACCGGCACTCGCATTATGGAATATATTCATACTTGTAAGTGTCGCGGCACTACCACCACCGTGAAACACTGGCCGACCTGAAGGCCTGGGTGGGGGTAACGTACAGAATATATTATCGGCTTCTGTCTGAATGGAGTGAAACATATCACCGCCGTAAATTTGGAGACCAGGATCCTTGAAATTCATACACTGCTGAAGTTCCTGTGAGCGAAGGTACGCACGCATATAATGACTACCCCAGCGCTCATAGTGAGCGTTCGTACATGCGAGACCAATCTGACTTTCACCTTCAGTATCCGAGCGTACATCACGAACAATTGCCTTGGTCATTGCGTCTGTGCTTGTATCATATTTCGCTAGAAATGAGTCTAGAAGCGGTTTTGTGATTCCAATGTCTCCCTTTGCGTCAATCAGAGCGCGAATCATACATTTGAAATCTGTATAGCAACGTACATACTCGAGCAGATCCGTAACGGACTCAGGGACATAGGTGGTGCCTTCATAGTTTAATGTTACGGAACGCAGATCACTTCCTGAAAGAGGAAGAACTATATGTCGAGGCTGACCGCTGATTACTGGGCCGAGTTTGATAGTTTCCTCGGTTGTTGCTGAACCGTCCGCTAGTATCGTGCGATATGATAATTCCGCATTGGGAACGACCACTGATAGCATATGCGCAAGAAAGTTGATAAAGACGGTACCTACCATGCTACAATCTGGAATAAATCCAAATAGACCACTGCCCCATTTCGCAATATTTTCCAGAAGAAGACTATCTATAGTATAACCAAATCCAAATGTATGAAGTGTCCAGGGATTCACCATCCGCATAGTGGCTAAAGTTGGCAATATACCGCGAGGCGGATCCATATTGGGATAACCGTCCGTCATCATCATGGCTACAATATGTTTACCGGCCATCTCAGGCATATTGGCAATGTGTGCCGCCTTGCGAATACCGTCATAAATATTGGTAGTCGCATCAGGACAAATGCCGTCAATGGAGGACTTGATGCGCACTTTATTATCAACGGTCACTTGTGTAGGTTGAAGTACAATACGAGCCTGAGTGCTGAATGTGACCAGCGCAAACATATCATGGGGTTGTAGCATTTCTAGAATGGTATGCGCTGCGTGTTTCGTAAGATCCATGCGTGTGAAACCAAAGTTTTCCGTGCCTTCTGCCATAGTTGCCGACTCATTCATAGAGCCCGAATTATCCAAAATCGCAATGAAGCAAATGGGCTGTCGCTCCGTAGTCTGGGGCGGAATCAGATCCACATGAAGTTCATTGTTGGAAATATAGGGTTTCACTTCAAGGGGGTGTTTCGTAAATCCAGGAACAGTGGGAATCGGTGGCGCAACAATAGGACGACCCGCACGTTCCGGATTTGCTGAAAGCCATGACGCAATTGTATGTTTCAGAGCCCTATTGGAAATCAGGCTACCGGCAGGCATAGGATCACGTGTCATTGGGCTTATCGAATTGGTTGCGAGCCATTGCTCAATATTGGCCCGCTCATACGTCATACCATCTGGGCCAATGACTGGATCTATCATCAGTTCGCGTCCAATAGGACAAAACCACTCATCAGGAATATTAGAAGATGAAGACATATTGGCAGAATTGTTGGAAATTTTGGGTTGGCGAACAAGTTTAGGAAATGGCAGAAATGCGGCTATGGAAGATATAATGGTAATTAGCAAAGTTCCAGACTTCGTCCTTGTAAATCATTTTTTTCTGTTTCATAGTTAGGACGGAGATGAAACCAGAACTTCCGCCTGAAATTGTTTCCAAATTACCAATTGAAATTGTGGAAAAAATCAACAGTTATGTGCCTCATTTTCCTAATCCAAAAAAGAAATCTGCGAGTCCAATTTGTAAATATAGTCCACAAATGGAACGTGATTTACGGGTATTACAAAGCAAACAAATAAGTCCCCGATTAGGAGGTAAATATGGAACATATTTGTATGATTTAGATGAATTTGTGCTGGATTAATGGAATAATTTCATCGCATTATATATACAATGTCCCATCGTCAAACTCGCCGTCGTTCACGCGCCAATGGCCGTAGTACACGTCGCAACCGCAGCAACCGCAACAACCGCAACAACCGCAACAACCGCAACAACCGCAACAACCGCAACAACCGCAACAAGCGTATGATTGGAGGCTGAGGCGGAGCGATTCGTTTCCCTTAAATTTCTTCAATATGGGCGATTCGGAATCCGAATGAATGACAATACACACTTAATCGTTTCATTATTTCCTTTTTATCACACAAGTGATAATGGATGAATATGGTTTGTATTTGATAATTAGCCCAATCAATTGCCGTCATGATCCAATTGGCCAATGAAATAGGATCATGATAGTATTTATGTAAAGAATCAGTTATAGTTTATAACATCAGAAATGGAAATGGAACATATTCCAAAATATAACAAACCAATTCAAATCATATTTGAAAATGATATGAATACCTCTGTCGCATTGAATATTATGCATCCATTGTTTCATGAATACGCACATAGAGTCCATAGCGAACCATTGTTTCGACGAATTGCCGCTTATTTACTTACATATGTTTGTAGTAAAGGTTCTACTATTTTGGATTGTGGTGCTTGGATTGGTGATAATGTCATTCCATGGGCTAAACTGATGAACGAAGGTAAAGTCGTAGCATTTGATCCAAGTCCACGAAATTGTCAATTTATACAGTATCTAATGTCATTAAATCAATTAACAAATGTCGGTATTTGTCAAATAGGATTAAGTGATAAAGATGAAATAATTTATACTGATTCAGATAATTTGGATCATTGTTCCTTTACATCTCATACATCAACTAATCCGAAATCCAATAATGTTCAAGCATACGCTTTGGATACGTTATTTCGGCAGAATATAGTCTCAAATGTTTCATTTATTCATATAGATGTTGAAGGTATGGAATGGAACGTTTTGCGCGGCGCAGAGCAACTATTAAAAACAAATCGTCCAATTCTTGCGTATGAAGTCCATTTAACAACTGATAAACATATTCAAGATATTAAACAATATTTGAGCGGATTGAATTATAAAGTGTTTTTGATCAATGAAGAATTGCCAGGATGTTTAAAAGATTGTCGTAATTGTTTAGCTATTCCAGATGAAATTAATGATTCCTTGAATGTTGCGCAAATGATTGTTTCGCAAAATTTACCAATTGATGTTTTGATTCCTCAGTAATACTCTGATTTAGAATCATAAATATACATTATTGTTAGAGGCCAGAATGAACTCTCACTATAGTGAACTCAAAGACATAACCCAATTACGAGGGAGTCTGAACACAATTGTGAGCATAAAAACAAATGTTGGACTGAAACGCCCGCCGTCATTATCGGAAAGTTATGCGTGGGATCCAGATAATATTGAACGCTTTCACTATGTTCAGCAGCAGGAAGCAGCCGTCGAAGCAGACGTAGTCCCACCAGTAATACCCGAACTTTCAATTTATCAAGGACCATCAACAGAAACACGTATTGTAAATTTCCTACTCCGTCTTTTATTTCATATTTCACTTATAAGTGTATTTGAATCTATATTTTTCTTTTTTTATGTAAGTACTCTTGAAGATTCAGGAATATTAAATGTGGTTGGAGGATTTATAAATTCCGCTGTAAGTTCATGTTCAACTATTACACCCGATGAACGTTCATTTCTACGTATGGTTCTTCCTTATTTTATTAATGCGAATACGGTCGTTGTGAATGGGGATTCTGCTCTACTTCAACGCAATACTTCCAACAGTCAATTGATGAATCGGTCGTGGTATTATGTAGGTGGATGTTGTGGCTTATTTGTTGCGGTGGGAACATATGCCACATGTAGGCGCATAAAAATTTATTGGCGCAAAATTATATTTGAAAATGCGGCAATGATTGCGTTGCTCGCAATGTATGAATATATGTTTTTTACAACCATTATTAAGCCCTATACACCTATTACAGGTGATGAGATCGCACAACAGGCCGTCAATCAACTCAATGCGTCGTGTGCGTTATTCTAGATCTTTGCCTGATAGATGAATCGTGAGTCAACATTGGCTTGTCGTATATTGAAATAGACACGAACAGTTACACGGGATCCTGGTTTGATATTAAGGGGCGTTGTGATATCATCCATTGCCGCAATTACACATGTGACAACACGTTTCCATTCAGGAACATAGGTGCGCCAAAATTCCACACTATCCATGGATTTCTTGGATTTGGATAATACATAACCTGATACAGGTTCGGTGCCTGTATCCAGGGTAAGAACACGCCGTAGGAAATAAATATCACGTTCCAATTGCCGAATACGTTTTGCCCGAGAATTCATCATAGCCGGACTTGCGGTCATCTTAGGTGCGGCACCGCCAAATCGTAACGCATGAATCCAACGTTGATTGTAATAATCAACGTAGCGACGAAGGGGCGACGACGCATGTGTATAACAAGCCAGACTGAGTCCAGTATGTCCCGTATTTTCGGTAGGAGCAACATAGTGTCCAGCGGCGGAGCCTAGCCATCCGATATCACGACATCCTGTTTCAACCGCAAGCAGCGCATATTGTTCATTGGTTACACCCGCATGTGCGCGCAATAGGCCCACACCCGCATGTTGAAGTTCTTCGCCTACTGCGCGATTATATACAATCATAGCGCGTTCTATCCATTCATGGGAATCGGTTCCCAGTTGCGTTCCCCAAATTGCGCTAAGAAATGCGCGAATTTCCTGAGCACGTTCCGTATTCTCGTGAATACTATCATATGTATAAGATTCAGTCACAGTTACCCTATGAAGTTCAAAGCGGGTACCTGTGATAAGCCATGCCGTCTCCTTTTCAAGGTCAAATGTGAGACAAACGGCTGGGCGCGCAGTATCATCGCACCGTAGTGACGCACAATCTTCTGATAACCATGTTGGAAACATAGGTGCGACTGCGACTCCGTCATCATATAATGTAGAACCCCGTAAATATGCGACGGTTTCCAATTCAGAACCTTCAGGTACCCATGACGCAACATCCGCAATTCCAATACTGAATGTAACACGATTCGGTCCCTCCCATTTCAAACACAAAACATCATCCACATCTTTACATCCCGGCGGATCAATATGTAGAACAACGTCCCATGAAACAGTCTTATGATTCTGAAGATTAGGAGATAAATCCATCGCGGATGATACACATGGCGGCAATGTTTGAAGCATAGCATCCAGTTCCGAATGTAAGTCACCCACACGTCCGAATGATTTTATAAACCCGGCACGTGGCCAAATTCCGTCCCAATGTTCATATTGCGCGGCAATAAGTGTATTTGTTTCCGGTTTGGTTTTGAGCGCAACAAGACACGGTGGATAGGAAACATCGATTGGATACATGATATATAATGGAACGCCGCGAGATGTGGTCCCAAATCGTGTACGATTCAGAATATCAACAATCCCAATGATTCGTCCAACGCTGCGTTCGGTAACACGACCATCAGGTGTAATGGAATCGCCCGGCATCCATTTGAGGGATTTCAAATCCTTTGCGATATTCTCACTCGTGACACCGCCATCAATGGAAAATTTATTTTTCAGCCAATTTTCAATAATGACCTTCATTCTTACCGAAGTGCGTTTGAATAATTTAAATCTTCATTTTTTTTATTTTCACGACCCTCAATATAGAATCAAATGGCTCACCGTGCTTCTCGTCGTTTTACATTGAACCGCCGTGGTAAGGTCCACAGCGCCAAGAATGGCCGCTTCACCAAGATTCGGCGCAACAAAAAGGGTCAGTTCACTCGTAAGAACCGTAAGTAAACTCTAATCAACACAGGCTTTATGAGCCATATTTCATTCAAAATAAGACTGCGAAAAGTAGGCTTATTTTGAATGTTTCGGGCGTTTCGCCGGCCAACAAAAACCTTAAAAATACACGGGGAGTCGATTTACTGATCCGTATTGCGGTCTAAGCCATAAGGACGTAAAGGAAACAATCCGTTGACTGAATTAATGTCGATAATATAGACAAATAATATAGACAAATGAAAAAGGTATTTTCGTATATTGGAATTTATTATACTAGCACAGTTCTAATAGGTGGGGTAGTTTCGTATTTTAAATTTAAAGATATTTCAAATACGAATAATCGCAATACATTAATTTTTCTAAATGCTTTTCTATCACCGCTTATTCCATTGGAATATATTGATAATAAAATAAGAAAGTGGTGTAATAAATAATATTATATCATTGTTTGAATACCGTCGAAATCCTATTTCTATTTTAGACCCGTGAACATTAAAAAAGGGCATACCAAAGGTATTCCCCTTTTGAATGTTTCGGGCGTTTAAACGAAGCAATTAAATTCTAACAAATAGATACAAATATGTATAAGTACGGTGATTTGAAAGCGCATTTAAATACGTCTTCTTCTGCATACCAGTTTGGAAAAGCAGTTTATTTACATCAATCTATTCCTTATTTACCGCAATTTTCGCTCGTATGGTGTGCCTATGGACCGTCCTTCCGAAAACAAATTATGGTGAGCACAAACTCTACGCAGGCCACCAACAATTATGTGTCCAATCAAAACAATGAAATGTATACTATGGAGCAATTAACTACATTTCTTACAACAAAACCTGGACATTTTTATAGTATTCAGGCGGGAGGAATGAGCAATTCATATATTTTAGTCAAGACGGATCAGCAAGAGTCATTGGAGGATGTATGTTGGAATACGAATCGTATGCTTCATATGATTCGTTGGATTGTAACCACTGAAATGAAAGAAGAATTAGCGTTGGGTGTTGCGCAACATGTGAATCAAACATCGGTGGTTTGGATGAATAGTGACGAAAAACGTACTTTGATAGAATCCATTCCTATTCCCGATATTCATTGGGTATGGTTTCGGAAACCTGGGTATCATTTGACACAGGAAATTATTGAACGTGCTTCCAGTTGGATAGTTCTGAATCCAGGAAGTAAGTTTCATTTATGGACTGATATACCGACCGAGGCTGATGTAGAGGATTTCCTGAAAAACATACATCCCGAATGGAAGGCCCAATTCCGAGCCGCGACTACCATTCATTTACTTCACGAGACCAATCATATTATTGAATCCATGTTGGAAATATTGGATAACGACGAAACAGCAGAAGGCATTCGTCTTCTTCGTGCTGAATTTGCGTCATCCGAGCGGCAATCTCGTGTGTATAAGACTGATTTCTTCCGCTTATTTGTGCTCTGGTATTGTGGTGGTGTCTATACAGATTTTAATGATCTTCTTTGTCTTGCGCCGATTCGTGAAGCACTTGCGATTTATGGATGTGAATCCCCAGTGGGTGTTACGGATTTATACGACTTGAATCACGCAAGTAATTATTTTATGTATTGTCCGGCGCGCAATACACATTGGTTGGATATATTGAAAGGTATGGTATCCCATTTTGTGTACTTAATTCGTATGATTCGAGATGAATCAATGGAAGCGTGCGTCAAACAAGGTGTACTGAAAGCACTTGAGTCGTGTACATCACCAACTCATATATCTCAACCTATATCTGAATTGAAGGCAGTTTATTCACGACACGAATTGCCCCATATTGGCAATGAACATATTTCCGACAGTTTATGGGAGCGTATTTTATTTGTCATCTTGGTGGATTGTGTCCCTGAACCGTATAAAGGTATTATAAATACCCGTCTGGATATGTTGAAACGTACCCGACGCGGAAAAACAACGCCAGTATTTCAAACATTGAAAGCCGAAGAAATCGGCGAGTTGCGAGACATCATTGAGACCAAATTTCATGTCTCGTTCCATTTTTGGTGGGTTGATTATAATCTCCGCGTGTTGATGCATTATACGAATTTACCGATTTATTGCCGAATGCGGAAAATCCCACTTGCGCTTTTACCGTTTGGATACTTTGTCAATTATAGTTGTATGTTGAGTTATGTTGGACACATAGGCGACGGAACATCATATGGAATGGATGGACGTAAGGATTACTATGTTGGAAATGTTTATAAAAATATACCCTAATTGTAGATTACAAAAGTTACAATGTCTTGGTTTTTGATGGAATTAGCAAGACATCATTTGGATGTTCCGTCCGTATTTGTAGAAACTGGTGCGTATATGGGAGATGGTATAGCGTGCTATTTAGAATGTATGCCCTTTCAAACAATCCATTCCATTGAATTAGCGCCGCAATGGGTTGTACATTGTAGGGAACGATTTGCGAAACAATTAGGAACGCGAGTACATATTCATGAAGGAGATAGTTCATTAATACTTCCTAATTTGCCGCTTCCAAAGACTAAACCCGTTCTATTTTATTTGGATGCGCATTTCTCTGGTGGGGCCACTGCTGGCGCCGATATTGATAATGGTTGTCCTGTATTACGTGAATTGGCGTGGATTGTATCACGAAACGTTGCGGGCGATGTAGTATTTATTGATGATATGCGACTTATGGGAAAAGATTCATTTTCGGGCATTGAAGGTCATGCGATATACCCACGCACACGTTTTGATTTTACACACGTGACGGAGGACGCTATACGGAAAATTATTGGAAACCGTGGTATCCGATTATGGACAATGTGTGTTGGGTTTGATCGTTTATTAATTGTTCTCGATTAACCATATAGAAAGATGCCAACGACAGTACCGGCGATTATTTCAATATTTAATGGGTTTCCATTTCATTTTGAAGTATTTGGTGTATTTTTGAATTATATTTATACTTATATATCCACACCGTGTGTTGTTCGTATTTATACAAATTTAGATGATCGTCTTCGTTGGTTGGATTTTTATAAAACGAAATATCCCGCGCTAGAAATATTTCCACATTCCGAATTTTCGGATTCAGTGTTTAATGAATCGTCTTATATAATTCTTGGAACTGACGATGATAAATCCTTTTCTCCCACTTTTGTGAAACTTCCGAATGCAAACAAGAAACTGATTTGTTATGATCATCATATTAGTTTACGAGCACCCCATATATATCATCATATTACCACCCGACCGTTTCCGCACGATATGATGCGAAAGAGCACACCCTACATCTATCCAGTATATCCAATGATTTCATTGGCCGAAAAACAAACTGTACTAGATGCCGAAGAAACCATAAATATAATTGTAGTTGGCGGCACTTACAATACAAATCATTATTGGCGATATTTAATGAAATCCAATAATCTCAATGATGGTCGTATACGTATTTTTTATATTCATAGGCATTGTCCTGCTGTATGGGCTAAAATGGATAAATATGTCAAATCAATATGCGTAAAAACAGAACTTTGTGAAGAGTGTGAAACTGAGCGGATGTATTCATTATTAAAACGGTCGCATTATATGCTGATACTGACAGATTCGGATAATTTTGTTCATCAATCATGTAGTGGAACGATTGGTCTCGCATTTAGTACAGGATGTAGACTAATTATGCCCCGAATTTACAATACCGATTATCAATTCCGGAGTGTGCTTTATTATGAAGATGAGCCAGTATTGACTCCATCATCTTCAACTCTAGATTTAGTGTTTGAAGAACAGGAAGCGATTCACGCCCATAATTGCGGCGTTTTATCGTCGTATTTGGACCTAACTGAATAGACGCAAATATGTATCCAATTTGGGAAGATGTTTTCTTGCCTGAATCATTGCGCGCTCACTGAATTGTACGTAGTTTGATTCAATCAAGTCCAGAGCGTCCAAGCATTCCTTTGTATTCATGCGATCAACATAGACCGCATCACTGCCGCAATTTTCTTTTAGAGCCGGAATATGATTCGCGCAAAGAACAGGTATTCCGCGCATCATGGCTTCAGATGCGACCATAGACCAAGTTTCGTACGTTGATAATACGACTAGAATGCGAGTCTTTTCCCAAATGGATTCCATATTTTCTGTTGGATCCAATAATTCCACTTTTGTCATCGTTTCTTGCGTTCCATGGCTTCCTTTGATTCCTACATAATTTCTTCCCTTAGTATCCTCTAGTGCCATCGCATGAAAACGATCTGCGCCTTTATCCTTTGAAACATTGACCAATGTAATCCAGGGATATTTTGTAAAATCGGTACGAATGGGCACATCAGCCATTGTTAGAAATGGAGGAACCACCAGCGCCTGTTTAGTTTCTAGCCACGGCGCAATTGCCAACGCGCGTTCTTTTGTATCCAACGAATTATAAACCATTTGAAAGTCTTTATTAGTCCATGGATACGGAGAAATAACTGTATTATCAACATAATGGACGAATTCAATATATTTTACATGTGGATTTCTATCATAGAGCGTACGAGCAAATCGGGTAGCCCAGAGTTGAGATACTAAAATGGTATTGGATTCAAGTGTTAGGGAATAACAATCAAAAGGACGCAGCGGTTTAATTGTGACTCCTTCATATTCACTTGGGTAAGTTTCATTGGAGATTATGTATACCAACACGGAGTGATGTTGAGATAGCAGCCATTTATTGAGTCGATGTGCGGATAATTCTGCGCCCGCAAGAACTACGGGTGGATAATTATTAAGAATCCAAACAATATTCATTTATTTGGGACTTATGTTAAAAAAAGACGCAATTGAACGAATTAATTTTATGATCCATAAATAAGACGCATTGTGTCTTTCCATTTTATTATGAATCCCGAACTACTAAATCGAATACCATCCGTAATTGTGGAAATTATTATTTATTGGACGCATGAATTTCACCGTGCCGATGCGTATGAACGTTTTTCTGTATTTCGTACATTGTATGATACACCTATGAAACAAATATGTGAAGATATACGGATGAATACACCCGTTTATAGATTTACAATTCGTACCCAATCTGGACAACAATTGTATTTGAATTTATTTTTACCCTATTGCGATCCATATAAAGTGCGTCCACATCAAGTGCCAGAATCACGGATTGATGGATTTCAACGTCGTTGTATCGGATTAGGTGCTAGACAATCGGGATTATAAAAAAATTGAAACATCTGGAAACAATTGATTGATTGTGTACGGAACCCATTCCTTCAAATAATTTCCAATTTCACACATTTCCATTTTCGTTCGTTCACGTTTCCAAAATGTCTTTCTACACAACTGTTTCTATGAAGGATGCGCTAGAGGTTAAAGCGCATGGAGGAGCAGGAGCCGATTTCCTAATGACATGTGCGATGACTCCTGTTTATTCTATTCCCGCGTCAAAGTTCTTTGGATTATATAAACAAGCACCAACGGATGACAAAAAGACAACCACAGTTACTGGCGAAAAACCTCCAGTATCCATAACAATCACAAATACTCCCGCTGAATTTCCACCCAAGAAGGAAATCAGTATTCCAACTCTTGCCGAGTTTCACGCACTTCCAACAGACAAAAAAGGCCGTTGGGAGTGCCTAACTTGTTGCGCACCCGCCTTGGCCGATTCGTATATGCCTGGATCATATTGTTCAAAAATGTGCGCTTATTTAGGATACATCTAATTAATTATGTGTGCTAATATGTGTCGCATCGGTCGGTCGCCAAACCGGCGCATTCCAAAAAAACGCTTTGATTCCACCCGCACGCAACCATTCACGCGCATATAACCATTCAGCATGTTTCCGTTGTGTATGAAATGTAGGCAACTGTGTATAAAAAGAACTCTTATTTATGGATGGTAATAATTGATAAAGCGGCCATGTAGTCGCCCATTTTTCTTGAACTTCCGTCGTCATACCTTCCGCGGACCCATCCCATGAATCATACCATGCGATATCGGGATGCGGTTTGACAATACAAAAATCACCGTGACAGTTCAGGCGCTCAGGCGCAACATCACTCCATTCCGTTCGCCCGTTTTTGTGAATAAATGTCAGTTGAGTTAGTGAAGGATGTGTGTTCATTATACATATCGCACGATCCAAAAACGGCGCTCGCACAACCCACGTCTCCTCCCAATGAATCCATAAACGACTGTTGGATACATAGGTTTTTAGTAAATAATTAAGTGAGTTCGCAATTCCTGTATTGCCCGGCGGCTTTTGTATGTAATGAATCCATGGATACTTTTCGTGTATTAATCGAGCATAATCCCGTTTTGGATGTGGGTGATATTCATTCAACAATACCCATTTATTAATTTGTGTAAGAGTTTCAGGCGAATGATATTTTACAATACTATCCATCGCATTACAAAATGCGTCCCATCGTTCTCCGTTATGAAAGTCAAAGTAGGCGGTACACGTCCATAATATATCGTACTTGACGTTTGAAGAACACGATTGGAAATATATCACAAGAACAATAACCAATATGCTTAAGAATATCCATTTATATTTAACCATACCGGGTACTACTACTTACAATGCGACTTTTTGTATACGGCACATTACGTTATCCACTCTTCAATAACTGGAGACTGGATAATGATACATACATAGGCAAATATAAGACAAAGGATACTTATTATATGGTCGGTCAAATATCAAAGTCGTTTCCATTTGTATCATGCCATCAAATATTTCCAGATACAATACCCACTCAAATTATGGGTGAATTGTATGAAGTATCGCCCGCATCATTACATTCATTGGATAAATTAGAAGGTCACCCTGTGTGTTATGAACGCCAAACAGTCGTCTTGGATAATGGTGAGTCCGCATATATGTATCTGTTAGAGTCTCAGGAACATATAGCGGAAATTCGAGCATCGTCGTCATTTGTACCGATTGTGAGCGGCGATTGGGTCGAATATTGTGCTTCGTCAGTCTAAGAATACGACCGCGTGATACAATGTAAGAAATATGGTTTTCGGTTTGGCATTTTTCAGTGCGCTCGCAAGTTTTTGTGCGCTCGATGTAGCGTTAACACGCGTAGGATTGGAAGGCGTTTATTATGCCGTACATAGTATACATAATGCTGCGATTGTATATTCAACATTTCCCGAAATTATATCGACATTTACACAATTTCAAACAGCCATTCAAGCACCTGTAAATCTATTTGCCTTGGAAATATGCGCGGCATTACATATTTACCATATCCTGTTTTATCGTAAGAAGTTTCGGTTTGATGATTGGTTACATCATATACTTATGATTGGTATAGCACTTCCTATTGGGGGATTAGTACCATCCGGTTCAATGCTAGGATTCAGTTTGTTTTTCACAACAGGTTTGCCAGGTGGAATTGATTATGCGCTGCTGTTTCTGACCCGTAATCTCTGGATGGATCGAGAGTCTGAAAAACGTGTAAATACGGCTTTGAACGTATGGATACGCAGTCCTGGATGTGCGGCACAGGCTGCCCTTACAATTTTAGCTCTTTATATGAATACGTCTATATTGTCTCCATTCGCATGGTATGGAGGTCTATTGGCCGGTATATTAAATTATTGGAACGGACAATATTTTATGCAACAGGTGGTAATGGATTATGGAAAGCGGCACGCTGAACGCGCAAATTGATTTTTACCAAATTTATTTCTATGAATACCGTCATAATTCTATTTTAAGTAAGTCATTATGGACGTACTTTTATAGGATTATGAAGGCACTGCCGTCATAAATTAAAATGTTGACGGTATATAAAATGGAGGCCTGCGTCTCCCTATACAAAAAACTGTCTGACAAACCCTATCCAATACGCGTATTGAAATATGACAATATGTGTATTGATGAAACGAAAGAAATATATTTAGCCGATGATACGTCCATGTCTCCTATTGAAACACATACACTTACAGCGTCGGAACATACGGAATTGAATACATTGATTGATTCGTATAAAGTGCTTCTGGATGCCAAACAAAAATATGAATTAGCCGCAATGGCATTTTGGAAAAGTGAAACGGGACATAAATGTCAAGCATTATTCGCACCCGATCCATCGACCTTGGATAGAACGCTCTTACAGGAAAAGGTGAATGAATTAGAACGTCGTCTTTTGCGCACATTCCAAATCAAGTATAAAAACATTGAATTCGTCGGATATAATCAAATCAAAGCAAGATATGTACTTATTATGTTGGAAACAATGAATCCTCCCAAGCATGTACACGACTTTCAATTATACGTACTGGGTGAGCGGAGTGTGGAAGAAATACCTAAATTATGGACGAATAAAATGGCTCTTGAAATGAAAAAGGAAGTTGAAGTTTTGTACGTACAAGGAAATATCTTACCCCCGTATCGCTTAACGGATATGAAAGAATGAAAAAGACTGGGCGTTGACTGATTATGTTTGACTTTTAGGTTTTCATATGGTCTTTTTCATTTGGTTTTCTATAAAGTTGATTTGAATTTGTTATAATTACAGACTTGTGCGGATATCGGCCAGCAACTTACCTAAATAGTTCTCGCCATTACCATCGGCACCAATTCCCCAGAAGGGATCCGAGGGCGACTCCAACTCTAATGTCGCGTCCCCAGTCTCAGCCAGCAGATTACGAATATTTTCATGTTGATCCATCTTCGCAACCAGAGCTATACGCATGATCTCCAAATGTACTTCATCCCAATCCGCACGCGCCTCAACCTTCTTTGTTCGGCCCATATTCTTAACGAGTGCCGGATTGGCCGTATTGCGCATCTTTTCGGCGTATTCTGGTGCCGTTTCAATGAACTTGGCACACTGATAGTAATGCTCAACTGTTGGATACATTACACCGTCGATTTGAATTTCAGATTTGTAGGAGTTATTGAATACGATATAGTTATTTTTGAGAGTAGAGTGGAAACGAATCACGCCGTCCTCTGCTTCGGGGCACACGGCTTTCGCCTTGGGCTCACGCTTCTTGCGTAGTTTTTTCTCCGATGCCTTATCGGCGGCTCGTCCCTCAAGTACGGCTGCGAGTTGCTTCTTTAAGACAGATACCTCGGCCAGAAGGTAGGCAATCTTACCCGCATCATCCAGTGATTCCAAAGCGGGATCCACGGCTGGAACAAGTACCTTTTTTGTACGGGGTTTGCGAGGTTTCTTCTCGGCAGGCGCGGCTACTGACGCTTCCGTTTCAGCCTCGGACTCTGAGTGTACGGCTGCGGTGCGTACTAAGGGTGCGCCTACAGGTTTCGTATCTGCCGCAATCGCAACAGTACTACCAGGTAGTGCTGCGATTGTAGATAAAGACACATCATCATTCTCGTCATCCGTCTCTGGCGCAGGTGCGGGAATTGCTGTAACAGTCTTGGGCTTACGAGGCTTCTTCTCCTTTGAAGCATCATCCGCATCTGTATCGGCCTTTGCCGCCTTCGGTTTCTTTGTCTTGGTCTCCTTGTGCTCCTTGTGCTCAACCTCTGTGGGCGCAGATTCGATGACAACAGGAGCAACCGTCTTCGGCTTACGGGGCTTCTTGGCCTCCGTGGGCGCCGCCGAAGTAACAATGGTGTTGGAAACGGAAGACATCTTTTGGAAAGGAAATAGCTGAAAGCTGAAATAGTTGGAAATCTTAAACTCACTTGGCGCCCGATGAATGTCAATCAGTGATTGGAAGCCGTCAATTTTTTTCAGAATTTCCATACCACTTTCCGAAAACGACATAAAAAATGGATTTGTATAATCGCAAAAATGTACGCTTGACGACGACGAATATCCGCGTATCCAGATTTTTACAAATTTTTCCATTCTGGAAAGAATTCCGCGGCGCTGTTTGCGACACACATATTTCCAATACCATTCAAATTGAAGTGCGTCACGCATTGTTGGAAATCCAGATAGAATCATAACATGACGCCATTGATGACCGCGTGTTGCGCGTGCGCCTCCTGAAAGTTCACCATTGTGTTGTTTCAGTCGCCGCAATGGGTCATTTGTCATTCCAATATATGATTTATTACAATCATTTGCTTGTAATAAATATACATGATACATGTTTGCTATTTGTTATGAGCGATTCTTTACATACGTACGACGACGTTTCGCGACCCTGTGATTCCGAGTACGTCGTCCGCCTTTCATACCTTTTTTAACAGCGTTTTGCGTCACATTGATCTTTTCAGCCACTGCGGTTTGCGCATTGCCTACTTTTTCGTTTATTGCGGCTTGAACGGCACCTACTTTTTCATTTACTGCGGCTTGAACGGCACCTACCTTTTCATTTACTGCGGCTTGAACGGCACCTACTTTTTCAGCCACAGCAGCCTGAGCGGCGGCCTCCGCTTGTGCTTGTAATTTTGAGCCTACATTATTTAACTGTCCTGTCAGCAATGAAGTTGCGGTGTCAACAACAACGGGTCCAATATCCATTATGTTTGAAGCCACAGAACTAATTGTTTCCATTTTTTCTTTCGGAATTGGAAGTCGGGACACAGCATAATTTTGTAGATTTTTTCCAATTTTATCAACTGTCTTTCTGGAAAAGATGTTTTCGGGTGGCATAGACGTTTTAATATTAACACTGGGGACATAATAATCGGCAATAGAATAGGCCGTTGGACTCAGTTGTTGAATTGAACCTAGCATCCGTTGACGACTAGCCATTGCGCGTTCCATAGCAACTTCAAAATTTACAGCAGCTTCTGTAAGTATGTCTCCAAACATGGGTATCAATTCAAGTGATACTTTAAACGCTGAACCAAAATGTTTACGATTCATATTCAACATCAACGCAAATAATAAAAACAATGTTCCAATCGCATACCCCACTACCTGTCCAACAATTGCTGCGTATGGAATTGGAAGTAATATAAAAATGGATTCAATGGTTTCAGAAGCAAGGTCGGATAGCACAGGTAAGGAAAGGGTTATAGAATCTAGCGCAGCTGATATGAAGGGTCCAAAAAGATCAATTTGTTCTAGCGAATATAAAAAGTAAATATAAAAATCCCAATTTTTACAAAGATCACTCAAGGGTGTATGAGGTAAATAATAACCAATCGTATGTGTAATTTTCCGAATCCATTTATCCCAAAATTTACTTCGTGTTGGATCCATATCAAGAGGCGAAAATGGTTGCGGACCTCCGCCACGTTGTGACGCAGAAGTCTGTTTTTGAATTGTTTCCATAATTTCTTTTAATTTGTGTACTTCAAACAATGGTTTTCCATGTTCAGTTATAAGAGGTGCGAGGTTTTTGGATGGCGTATCCTTATGAGTAACTAAAAACCTGTATAAATTGAATACTTTTCCAATATTTTTATCAATTCCGGGTACTTTCGGAATTAAAAAACGGGTCACTTTCATAAATTCATGTTCACGGCCATTGAATTCTAAATGTTCGGCGTTCCATGCCATCCTTATTCATAGTCCCGAAAACTTATTCCAACAGGGAATCGTGGGACGCCATCCGTGGTCAGTTCTTGATATCGCACAGTCAGGAGTTTTCCTATATAATCCGCGCCATTCGCAAAGAGTTCTACGCGGTCGGCACGAGTTCCACGCGGACGCACCGAAAATTCTAGTCCCGCGGGTGTACGGCATTGCCAAATAACGCATCCTTTTTCTTCACCATCGCCTTGTTTGAATCCAACAACGGGATATTCCGAATCACAGAACTCTTTGTATTTCTGGAGTTCTGAACTTCGGTATCCTGCTTTATAAACTCCATCGCGTTGACGCAACATAATACCTTCATAACCTTCTGCGACATATGTTGCGTGAAGACGTTTCATATCCTCTTCTGACGCACACTCGGATGTGAGAAGTAAACGAAGCGTATCAAATCGTACTGTACCAAATAGGGTTTGTAGAGTTTTCAAGCGATGTGTATACGGCGCATCTAGCGTATCAAGACAGACACAATCATAGACGTATAGGTAGATCTTTTTCATTGTTTCAATATCACCTGGACGTAGTGTTTCCTTTTTGACGATTCCAACAATTTCCTGGAATGTCAGTTCATCCGAATAAAGTTCACCATCCAAAATAATACGCTCAGCATGAAGTTTATTTACATCGTTCATGATATGTTCAAGATGGGGAAATTGTTTACCATTTCTGGAAAATAAGCCACGCCCAGGAATCGCAACACATCGTACACCGTCCAGTTTGCGTTGGACAAAACATGGAAATGTGATGGATTTTCCGCGTTTATTGTAATCGTGAGCAAGCATAGGTGAAAGTACAGTTGGCTTTGATTCAGTTTCTGGAACTAATTCCCTACCCGCACCACCCGAAGCCTCGCCACCGGCTACTGGATCACCAGATGCCGCAGCAGTTGGACTGTATCCCGCATCTTTTTTCTTATTCCAAAGTGCTTTTGCTTCACATAGTGCCTGTATCAGCGGTGTCGTCGCATTCTTTTTACCAATATTTTTGCCTTCAGTGACTAATCGACGACTTGTGACTTTCTTTCCGTCAACATACCCGTGAGTAGTGGCAATTTCAGCATATGTTTTTCCTTCTGGTCCTGGTGACGTAGTAACGCAAACCCCCCACATTTTTTGCTTTCCATGGGAGGATTCGCCATACAATGTTGGAAATTCAGGAATCGCGGACATATTGCTTCTATACATATTCATTTCCAATAAGTAGGTATAGTCAATTTTTCAGTGCTATCAATTATGACTTGCCGTCAACAATTGTATCTGAATCGGATCGTGAAACAACAATCATATTTGTATCATCAACCGTCTCCATTTTATCCAATTCAAAATTCAACATACACGGTGAAATAGACGGCGTGATTCGTGGCGATTTTGCGATTATGTGTTTCTTTTTAAAGGACTGGGTTAATACATCACATCCAATTAATCCAAAATTAGCCTCCGCTTCCAACACAGTATATTTGAGTGGAATTTTTGGAAACATGACAAAATGCGAATCAATAGTTCCAAATTGACTAAAATCTACAAGAACAAATATGGGTGACTCTGGATGTCTTAAAATTGTGAATCCTGCGGCAAAGTATCCACGCACATACATATAATTTTTAAAGTTGATGAGTTCTTCAAATAAATGTGGAAATTCTTTATAATGTTCAGGCGCAAGGGGGACAAAATGGTATATCATATCCATAATGTAGGATTGGGATGATTCAATACGTAATGGATTTGGAATATGTAAACAATGACTACGAAAATCACTTGCTATACTATGTATCATGAATTGCTCCTTTATGGAGCGAACCACGCATCGAACATCAGTGCGACGTTTTTTGCGTACTTGATGATATCCAATGGGTTCAATTGTATGTTGAGATCCAACAATTGATAAGAATTCCATTTTTGGTTTTTTTGACTTTATGGAAATAAATCTACTTGGTCTAAGAAATTATTTTTTCAATTATGCGCACATGGATACATAGATGTTTAGGAAATAAAAAGTAAATTTTTTCCAATTCCAAAAATACAATTTACATATGTCTGACTATTTGATTAAATTTGGAAATAATTATTTCACAACTGCGGCTGAAAAAATTGAAAGCCTTTTTTTGTCCATGGAGGTGGTTGTGTCGCTAATTTCTTTTCGCTATTTCGTTTAAAGGTTTCTTTCTTTTCCAATATAGATAAAATGTCTTCCTTTGAGTTTTCTTCCGATATTTCCAAGTCCGACGCAACCGTAACAACCGCAGCAACTGTATCTGATGCTGCGTCAGGTGGTGCCGGCGCAACATCAGATACATCTGATTTGAAAAAGGTCACTTCGTTTGATGAGATGGGTCTCAGCGATGAACTTCTTCGTGGTATTTACTCTTACGGCTTTGAGCGTCCCAGTGAGATTCAGACAATGGCAATTCTTCCTATGCGCGAGCGTCGTGATATTCTAGCACAAGCCCAGTCAGGCACAGGTAAGACGGGTACTTTCATTATTGGTGGATTGAGTGTTATTGATCCTACTCAGAATGAAGTTCAAATGGTTGTCCTTTGTCCAACTCGCGAACTTGCCGACCAGACAGCCAGTGTCGCAATAGGCATTGGCGAATATATGGGTTTGCGTGTACATACTGTGACAGGTGGTACTTCTGTGAGTGAAGACCTAGCCATCTTGAATCAGAGTCGTATGGGTCCTCCTCATGTACCTCATTTGCTGGTCGCAACACCTGGTCGTCTTTATGACTTGCTCCATCGCAAGGCTGTGAATCCCAAGACAATTCGTGTACTTGTTCTGGATGAGGCCGATCAGATGTTGGAAGCCCGTTTCCGTGAGCAGGTTCACTGTATTCTTGGGATGGGTTGGAGCGAGAAGACACAGGTTGCGCTTTTGAGTGCGACTATGATTCCTGAACTGGCTGCTGTTGCGAAATCTCTCTTGAACAATCCTGTAACAATTCTACTCAATCCTGATGATGTGACATTGGATGGTATTAAGCAGTGGTATGTCAAGGTGGAACGCGACGAGTACAAACTGGATACATTGTGTGATATTTGGGAACACTTGAGTATTCAGCAGGCAACCATCTTTGTCAATACACGAGCCCGTGCCGAGTGGTTGGCGGAGCAAATGCGTGGTCGGGGCTTTGATTTGGACTTTATTCACGGCGATATGCCTGTTGTAGAGCGTAAGAGCCGCATGCAGGATTTCCGAAGTGGCAAGTGCCGTGTGCTGATCAGCACGGATCTTATTGCTCGTGGCATTGACGTCCAGCAGATTTCAGCAGTCATTAATTTTGAACTACCCATTCAGCGAGAGAACTATATTCACCGTATTGGTCGTTCAGGTCGTTACGGCCGTAAGGGCGCAAGTATTAATCTTGTGACTGAACGTGAGATGCGCGCCCAGTCTGAAATTGAATCCTTTTATGGAACCAAGATCAATGTTCTTCCACTGGATCTCAATATCTACTAAACAAGCAAAAACAACTTGTAATTCATACATTAATTAGACCCGTGAACATTAAAAATGGGCACAATGTGCCCATTTTTAATTGTATCACACGGTCTTAAGGCCTACAAATCGTTCAAAACTAGGCACCTTTGGTGCCCGTTTTGAATGTTTGTCGGTCTAATATTAATTAATATTAACTAATATACATTCATAACTAAAATTTATTAATCAGTTGCTAAACATTTTTTCAAGTGAATTTATGGAAACTTTGAAGTCATTTACATGGGTGAAAATGTGCGGGATTTTTCCGTTTCCAAATCTTTGGCGACTGTTTCAATATGATTATTGATCTTTTCATGTTCGGCTAGTCGCGTTTCAGTTTCACTATGAACTTTTTTATATATATAATCCATTCTGGCATTTAATCGCATTGTATTGATTTTTCGAGTCATTCGCAATTCGTGAAGTTTGGCTTTAATATCGTCAAATGACATTGGCGGCGTATCATTAGATGACATACTGATTTTTAATTTAATAGGGTAAAAAATTTAGCGTCGGGAATTCCGGGTATTGCGATGACGGCGTGTATTGCGGCGATGAGCAGTGCGGCGATGAGCAGTGCGGCGACGAGCAGTGCGGCGATGAGCAGTGCGCCGGTGAGCGCGGCCACGACGCGTACTACGTTTGCGACCACCCTTTTGGTTGTCTGTATTGTATAACGCAGCCGTAGGGTCAACACCTCCGGGCCATGTTGTGTATGCGTTGTGCGCAGATAGCGGTGGCGGGCTGTCAGGAGCAGGAATATAGCGGTTCATGTTTATATGGATTGCGTTTTTAGTTGAGCGGTCTCATCTAAAAATTACAATATATTGCTATTCATAATATGTTCCCCGCAATTCATTTTGTAACGTATCATACATCGAATGAAAAATCAAAATATCTGTATGATTCTGCGGCATTTCATAAAATAGAAATCAAAAATTTAGCGAGATCAGATCATTGGGTAGGTCTCCGAGATAAATTAATCGGGCTTCGTGATTTTGTTACCACTTTGCCTTCTGACGATATTGTATGCTTTCTTGATGCGTACGATGGAATAGTGAATGCGTCAAAGGATGAATTTATGACTAAATTTTTAGAAACAAAAACAGAAATTATATTCGGAGCCGAAATCAATTTACATCCGGATAGTTTACATTCATTGGCATATCCTGAAAGTAGTACAGCGATGAGATATCTAAACTCTGGATTTTATATTGGGTATGTCAGAGCTTTACAAAAATTTGTAGGAAATAAACGATTTGAAGAATTCGATAAAGATTACAACGACCAAGAATATTTTAATCGTTACTATATTGAAAATTACCAGAAAGAAAATATAAAACTAGATACGCAATGTGATTTTGTAATCAATATGAACAAAGTTCCTTGGAATAGTTTACAAACCCACAGCGGATTGGTACATACAACATTTCAAGATCTGAATAAACGACCATTGTTTATTCATTTCAATGGTATGAGTTATTTGGATGTCGATAAAGATTGTGTTCGTAATGGTAATACGGTAAGTTTCAATTATCATCAAATGTATCACAGAACATTTTTTGCTATAATAAATTCTAAAATTCTTACAAGTCGCTGTGACGTTGTTTGTTTACTCACAGGACGCGGTATGACATATTAGTAAAATGCCCATCACGCATCATGAAAAGAAAAAATTAAATACACGAAATAAGAGACGATGCGTGCGCAAACATTGATTGTATTGACATTAATTGCGGCAGTTGTGATATTATCCCTCGCACGCCGTAAAGTTCCGTTGCCCCCATCAGAACACGAAGGATTCGATATATTTGGCAAACCCACGCTATGGTGGTTTGTAGATACAGATTCCAACGCGCGTCATTGGGCCGATTTTGGAGCCCGTAGTAGCATAGAACCGAATCGTGGCTATATTTCCATCGCACTGAAGAAATTGTATGAAACACAGGGTTCACAATACATAATTCGTCCATTAATTGGACGTGAGGATACACTTGCGTTGATTGACGGCGCAAATATGCGTGCTTTAGCCTTACCTCCCGATCTTTGGCGAAATTATGTGATTGCGAATTTATGTGCGCAGAAGGGTGGATTAGTTGTGGATGGCAATTCAACGTTGTTTTTAGCATCTATGCGAAAACTTACGGATTCCGCCGTAATGTTTGGAACGTATCCCGATGAACCCATTGTCTCGCCAATGACAACGCTAGCACCTGGTCCTGCTCCCTATGTGGGTTGGGCAAGTAAAGCCGACCATCCAGCGTGGGTCTATGCGGCCCATAAGTACAATGCGCTCGTAGATGCCGGTCAACAAGCATGGGGTGCCGCCCAAGCACGTCGCGCATTCCTTGCGATTTGGGAAACACAACGTCAAATGGGGGCAACAATTGTTAGAGGTATAGATGGCAGTCGTCGTGAGGATGGTAAAAAATTACAACTGGAAGATATATTTGGCAAGTCGCCATTGGTTTTACCGAAACAAACAGTCTATATTACATATGACGGAGATGATTTGGCACGTCGTCACGAATTCAATTGGTTCTTGCGCTTATCACCCGCACAAATTGCGGAATCATCGTGCGCTTGGTGTATACTCGCAACACAACGCCAATAAAAATATTGAAATGAAGAAAAGCAATGGATTTGTCTGTATTATCCCATATTCCAAATATGATATTACAGACAGCGGGTGTTTCGCAATTCAAAATCCTTATTCTGAGCGTATTAAGTTTGATTGGTGTATTTTTTTACTATCAATTCCTACATCCGAATATAAAAGAAGGTGAAAGTACTCATGATTCAGTATTGAAATTACCTATACTATTTCTAGGCATTTACCTAGTATTATTGTTTCTATTGTTTATTTTATAGTGGACTATTTTGAATTATTTCCATTTTTTGTATTGCGATGTGTAAACAGTACAGAAAAATGGAAAAAATTGACATATGGAATCCGTTTTCTTTAGGTTGGTGTGGCAATGACAAATAGCGTGTAGCGAACCTCTTGCCCTCTCAACCTTTGACGAAGTGTTGAGTTTCTAAACTTTCCGTGGGTTTCCAAGACTTTTCCAAACTTTCCAAGTTTTCCAAGACCAAACTTTCCTTTCCAAGTTTCCTTTTCAAGTTTCCAAGACTTTCTGGATATTAAAATGGCAGCAGTCGCAACTACGTCGGCTGTATCGGGTCCGTTAATGGACTCTTCTTTCCTGGCGTTTGAGTCAGGTGCGGTTTGCTGGGGCGACCTTATTAAAGAGTCGGCACTTCTAAAGAGTGCCGCCGCAGCGCTGGATTCTATGCGTGAGCCTGCGTCAAGCAAGGTTAGTTTTGGTGGTGTTGAGGTCTGTGAGTTTGACTCGGAGTCCTCAGTAGATGATCGCGTTATTGAGTGGTGGACGGATGATTACAAGCAGCGCGAGCGCCTTGATAACTGGGATGTACCTGAGTTGACTCTACGCAGTGATATTGCCGAGAACTTTCCTGTAATTCTGGAATCTCTGGAATCCACAGAAGATGGTCGTGAGCGATTCCGCGTACTGTTTGACGAAGATCGTCTTGAGGAGTGGGCCGCTACACGCGCCGAGTCAAATGACGAGCACGCAGAGTACGCAGAGTGGGTCCAGACCCGCTTAGTATTTGCGCTGAACCAGTACTCTTACAAGTACCGCATTGAATCGGTGGGTGGTCCGAATTCGGATCATATCGTCATCTTTGCGATGGCACATGCGTCTGCGCCTCGTCGTATTCGTGCGGCTATTCCGACACTCAGTTCTTTCCCTGTGACATGGGAGCAAGATCGCGCAGATCATACACGACATTTGGTCAAGATTCATCAGAAGCGTGTGACTGATGAGGGCACTGACCCCATCGCACTTGCGGATGCCTTGTTTGAGGCTATGACACTCTGCCAGGACTCTACATTTGAGATGATCACAACAATAGACTCTCCTTATCTGTTTGTCGTGACTATCCCAACTGCGGCTCCACCAAAGCGCTATGTATGCGAGTGTAAGCACTGCGGTGGCACAGCTGCGCCTACTTCGATTGCTCCTGTTGCTACATATGCTCCTGCTGTACCCAAGCCCATTGCTGCTGCTACTGCGCCTGCGCCCGCTGTACCCAAGGCTGTATCAACTGGACCACGTGCTCTGGATGTCATGAAGGCTAACCGCCTTGCCTGGGAAAAGGACGGTCTTATCCATCGTATTAAGCGCCGTGCCGGCTCGTCTGCGGATCGTATCATCGCCGAACTCCAATCTTGCTCCAACTGTACCGTCCAAGTCACTCCGTCTGATCGCGAATTCATGTGTATCGTAACAATGCTGCGATAAACAATACAAAATTTACAAAACATAAAATCAAAACTGAAAACCCAAAAAACTATGACCCAGTCACAACACCAGTTTTTCACTTTACTAGCGGCTTTGTGCCAGGCGGTAGTCCTGTCTCGTACACACCTTCCAAAGGATCGCAATACAATAATTGATGATATACAGCATAAGCAAATATATAATTCAATGCGCACGAATGTCGCCTGAGGACATCAACCAATTCTTGTGTTCCGTCAATAGTGAATGAAAATATCGTAATATCAAGTTCAGGATAATCATATTTATTGCGCACATCGCGCAAATATGTTTGAATTACAGGTATATGTTGTTTTGTCCATTTGATTGATGCTATATCAATAATATGATCATATTCACCGTCAAAGTGTGGTATGTCCCATGTATAACATTCAAAATGAAAATGAGTATTGAAATAAACGGGTTCCATTTATGAGTCCACCGTTTTTTAATTTTAGCGTAAATCACCGCAGTCTTTATATGTTTTATCTAGAAGTGTGTGCTTAAACACATACATCGTAATTTATGTAAAGTACACAATGCCTCTACTTTGTCAATCACTAACCGCCGATGAATTAACACGACTCAATAAATATGTACTGAGTCGTGTTCCTTATAACAAAACAAATCCTCATCCTTTATTTGATGATATCATGACCGGCCAAGTATTAATTGATCCGGAAAATTCAAAAGCACTTGTATTTCTAAGTCGTCGTGGACTCTATTTTGAACGACGCGTAGAGGATGAGCCTATTGAAACTACTATTCACCGAATGTTTGAATGTACAGAACAAGCAGGAATCGTTACTCCGTTTGTAATTGATGCGGATGATCCAACGGTGGTTGATAAATTGCTGATTCGGTTTCAAGAATCGTATGGTCAGAAACTGGCTCGTACAATTGATTATCATGTTTACAATTACGATTCTCAAAAATTAATGCTTGTTAAATTTTCACCATCTGTATTGCGTTTTACCATGGCTCCCTCTGGCGGAACATTAAAGACGATGTATAGTGGACCGACTGAAGCATTGAAACAGATTGCTACGCTTCAAAAATTTGTTTCAGGCAATACCGAAATTGAAGAGGGAAACAAAGGCGTATTTGCGACACAATATAGTGAAGGTAGTCTACCGATTGTACAACGTATCCACTACGATATTTTGCGTGAAGTTATTGCCCATCCAGGTCTTGGAATTTGTATTGGTCCTATTGCGGTTTGGGATGCTTAAACCGTGTAGAACGGTATAACAATTAGAATTTTCAAATGAATCGGTTTTTGATTTCTAGTGCTTTGATTGGTTCAGTTATGGGCGCACATCACGGACATATATATCGTCAACATAACTCTACACCCAAACAAATTTTATTGGGTGTCCGTGATGGATTGATTGGTGCTGCCATCTTTCCATTCATAATTCCAATTGGCGTGTATCAAATTGCGGCAAATACCCCACAACATCAACAATGTGTTTTTTCAGTCTTATTCAATGTTAGAAAAAAATCGCAAACCCATACAGAAACATGACATCCTATTGCCGACGCCCCGCAAATTTCGGAGCCCATGAACGAGCCACTGTAGGAGATACTAAGTTCTCATTCAGTGATTTTAACCATTTGGGTTGGCTAAAATGCGACGGTTCATGGTTGAATAAATCCGAATTTGGACTTTTATTTAATGTGATTGGTGGTACATTTGGAGAAACATCTACACAATTTCGTCTTCCCGACCCACAGGGTCGTGTTATTGGCGCGGTAGGTACAGGTTCCGGATTAACACCGCGTTCCAAGGGCGATGTAGTGGGCACTGAAACACATACGTTGACAATTAATGAAATGCCCGCACATAAACATGGTTCTGTTGATGTATCTGGAAATACAAACGGAGATGGAAATACTTCAACAAGTGGTCAACATTCTCACGGAGTTAATGATCCTACACATTCACACACATATGTTGCGACAAACGCAAATAATCAAAATGTGGGATACCCTGCGGGAGGCACTTCACCCGATGTAAACTCTGGAACCTTTGGTGCTACAACAAGTTCGAATGCAACTGGAATCACAATCGATCTTAGCGGATCACATTCACATACTATGGGCAGCACAGGTGGTAGCAGTGCGCACAATAACATACAACCTACACTCTTTTACGGCAATCTTTTCATTTACTGCGGCAAAGTGAATCAAGGCGCATTCCCTTACACAGTGAATACCGATTTGTATTAGAGTCCAGTCCGTGCGCGTGCGGCTTGATATCGTACATAATCCGCATGAGATAAAAATCGTGCGGCACCCACAGTTTCAATATCTCGTAGAATAGCAGTATCGCTACGATGAATAGTTTGAAATCCAGTTTCTTTATAACGAATGGGTTTTTCAGGCACGCTTTGTATTTGTATACCTTCTCCAAGCGGTACAATTCGGTCTGTTGGAAAATTAGGACCATCGATTAATGTACAACGTATATGATAGTTGTGTGGATACTCTAAATTCAAAATATCCACAGAACCACGATGTACGTCATCGATATGATAGGACCATTCTGTTTCGGATGCGCGCAGTGATGGATGAAATCGCGATGATTCCAATATCATAATATATGCGGAACGATCATACTGTATATGTGCTCGTACGCCGCCTTGTATGGGTCGTTTATGAATTAATTTAAATGGATTTGCGCCCAGTGGCGGGGGTAATTTAGTACCGGCAGACATATTCATATAGGGTCCGTAAATATTGGACCAATGAATTCGTCCTCCGCTCGCAATTGTTGCTATACGGAAAAACCAAGTACCACCGCCCATATCTAATGATACTCCAGCAGCACCCATACATGGAATATAAAAACAACGGCGTTCCATTGTGAATTCTGAATCCCGTGCCGCACAGACTAAATATCCAAGTGCGTGTATAGGACCAACCCATACTAAGCGAAATTTCATTCCATCTTCGCTAATACGTATATTGTTTGGAATCATAGATCGCGACTTTAGTTTCGGGGAATATAAAAAATTAGGATTATTTGACGCTCCTTACGTAATTAAATTCACAAACATAGTAGAGTGACGCTTTTTGTATGAGTTGGTCTGGTGCGTCTGTTAAATTAAAGGAATATACACAAGCACTATTTCTGGATAATGATCCCACCCAAATTCGTCTTGTGAATGAATCCTTACCTCGTATTGAAACAATTCGTATTCCAGAGTCAGAGACTTTAATACCACAGCCATTAGGTACTGTCCAACGTAATCTGGAATCCTTTTCCGGACATCCATTTACTACGAATCGTTATATAGATCGATCTTTCAAAATACGCAAACATCCTCATCATTTATATGACCCGGTGTCTGGAATAAGGGATACGCATATTGTATTAGTTGATTTATGGATGTTACGAACGCGCCATGATCGCAATCGGGCATTATTAGTAGATTGGGATCGCACAATAAGTTTATTCGAAGGATTTATTGGAGACGACGCAGGTGAAATCGTGGGTGAACGAATTGGATATTACGAGGATTTATTGGTGTTTTTATTAGGCGGCGCACCTCGTTTAGCCGCAATTCGTGATATGTTTGCGCGAGCACATGCTGAGGGTATAGATATTTATGTAGTGACAAATAATAGTGGATGTAATAATATTCCATGTGGATTTAATCATTTTGTGAAACAATTATTTCAAACAATTCCCTATGTCCTAATATGTGGGAAAGAATATGGCGGTCATAAAGGCCGCGCACTTGCGAGTTATCCAGAATTCAATAAGTTAAAAAATAGGACTGGCGGCGGGATCGGCGGATCTCGTCGCCAGTATCGACGTCCTCGACGAAGACGGACATTACGCATATCTGGTCGTAAATGAGGAGGAAGAATATCTGTTGCGATATATGATGAATTTATCTGATTAATTTATTCCTAAATAAACATGAAATGTGTTTTTAGGAATAGCCCCGTGAACACGGTCTTAAGGCCTATAAATCGTTCAAAACCGGACACCAAAGGTGCCCGTTTTGAATGTTTGTCGGTCTAATCCATAAATAGCATATTTGCTAAACCATTCTGGAAACGCATCCAATTTTGACCAATTACAAAGACTGACACGGTCCATTCACCGTCAGCACTTCCACCAGGTGGCGCAACGGTCAAATTCAGGCGCATATCGACGCGACTGGCATTGGCCGACCCGCTAGGATTGAATTCATAGGGCCGTGAGGCAAAATTATATCCATAAATATAATTACCGGATGCGCGTATACCTCCAGGATTCGCAAGCGCAAATTGGGAACGCCACCATGCCTCATCCCCATCTGCCCATACCGCAGTACCTATCATAAGTTGCGCACGTACCAATAGCGGGCGGACTGGATTCCAAACAGGATCTGATTCATTCGGTAGAACGGCCGAGTAATTATTCCAATCATTAAATCCATTAATCGCCGCCTTCCGCCTTACAAAAAACACGATTTGTTTAATGGGGCCATTCGCAATTGTCAGAGGTAAACCGACCTTGATTGTATCGGTTACACCCGTATTGATGACATATTTCAGTGGTTCATTGAACTGTGTTTCCACGACTGGTTCCAACATCAGTTCATGCGGCGCATTGATATATGCTTTTCGAAACTCGCCGTCATCCAAATGCGCAATCCCGCATAATATATCCGCCGACGCGAACCCAGGAGACGCAATTGTATTTTGGATTGTTGTGAATTTACGGAACGGGAAGGAATAGTCACGGATTTCAAATGTGCCGCCAATCGGGGTCGCGTCACATGTCGGTCGTGGCGATCGTGTATATCGCACAACTTCACTGATTTTTTTCAATGTAATATGAATACGCAGTGTATGTGGACCGGAGCAGGAAAGCATGGGAAACGCAGTATTCGCATATTTGGAAAACGCAAATGGCAAATAGCAATAAATATAGCCATCATCACTAGGCATAAAGTTTAAATACGACCCAGGATCGGAATGTTGGTTGTATAGCGCATCATCAAAGGCGACGGCTCGCGATGAATTATGGGCAGTTTTATTCCAAACATTAAGCCAATCACCACTAAAGGATTCCACAATCACACCATCCACTTCAAACTCGGCACGTGCGATTGCGGCCGTTCCAAGACTTTGGGTCCAAATCCAGAATGTATCAGGCGCTAATATATACCAATCGCCAACTTCGGGTCCAATACGTTGTTGCGCTTCTGGAGGCATCCATGAAAGTGGCTGAAGTCTTAGCGCAACCCATTGTAAAAAATCGCCCTGCCAGGGCCATGGAAGGTCAAATGTAATACGCTGACCCCAATCGGGACGACCGGAAAAGGGGAGCGTAATAATCTCATGTGTGAAGTTGTGGTATGGTTTGGTTGTAGGTTGAAATACCGTTTTTTCAGCATCTTTTGGATATAAAAATTCATCAAATGCGCCACGGTCTACAAGTGAGACCATGGATTTCATATCTCCAATCGGTGTTTGTGGCGACGACATCCTTACAAAAGTCCCTGTAAATAATTGGCTTTTTCACTACGCGTCTACGATGTCCATTGCATATTACAATTCACACACACATATTGAAATTTAAGTTGTGCGGGATCGGTCTTGATATAAATTACATTTTTCGGCACATCACTCGTATTAGACGGACATTCGGCTTTCGGGCACTGAATTGTATTCAGGCGAGGAAGAGTAGGATCATTGATGGTATAACGATTTACGGTAATGCCGGAACCGGCAGACGAGGCACCGGAACGAAAGTTGGTTTCGCTTACTAGCGCCTCAGCAAGCGAGGCAGGCTTGAATTCACGACGGATGCCACACGTTTTACAGACTTCATACAGTCCTTCATGATCAAATTTATTTCCACACGAGTCACAAAAGCGCATTGTATAATTATACCCTTTTGTGGTTCAAGAAATTTATTGGTCATTTTTTTCCTTGGTGACTAAAATGGCGTATCATTCATAAAGCCAATGTTGCTTCCAATCACGGTTATAGGTTTTTGTGGCTTGGATGAATCCGCGGCAGGTGCGTCACTCATTGTCTTGAGTAAGAGTTGTGTTGATGGACGAAGTTCAAGAGGAGATGTAGGGGGTACAAAATTTCCTGAATAGATTTGTTCACCTTTTGTCCAGCGGAAATTGGTCAAGCATCCGTTATAATAATACTGGTTATTCAGCGGCATCTGTCCACCAATCGTTAAATAAGGCTGTCCAGAAATCGGGAAATTATAGTTATTAAAAGACGGGCCTACTTGGTTTCCATTGACATAAAGACGAAGTGTATTGGTAGGTGCTGCGCCATCTCCAGTAATCGCTATATGAATCCATTTATCGGTTATATCAGTAAAAGGTAATTCATCGTCAGGCAAAGTGCCAAAATTCCCAAAGTAGTACGGTCCAAATGCGCCACCCCGTGATAAATAAATGGAATAAATATTAATGGGATTCGGGGGTGATACTTGGTAGTAAAAAGACATAGCCTCATTATCACTCGCAAGATCACCTATACTAAACATTGTATAGTAATAGGTATCCTCTGACTCGAAATTCGGTAATGGAGCCAGTTTTTGAAACCACTCGACTGTAAATGCTCCGCTTCCAAGGGAAAACCCACTGACCATAGGTATACGAAGAATACCTTTGTTGAAATACAAACATCCCGCTGTCGGGGGAGGTCTTGGCGCAGTCGCATCAGCACATCCACGAAGACGGACGGCTTCGGCAGTTTGTTCACGTGTACCTTGATAAACATATTTATCAGCGCTCACATAGGATGAAGACATATAAGGAATAGGACAGCCTGGCAATACTATAGGATTTGCGTAGCGATTTTCCATATCGTTACATGCCGCAATGGATACACAACCATCCGGGAGTTGTATGGGCGTTACAGCACCATCATATCCAGGCTGTGGTTTCAAACAACATGTATTTGTCGGTGTAAGTTCCCGTTGCGTTTTGGATTTTGTAGGTGAAGTATATGTGGATAATGCGGCGTTACGAACAATAGTTGTGCGAAGTCCAGCATCCATACATTTCGCATGACTAATTGTTTGCGTACAGGATTCTTTAAGGCGACGAAGATATTGCGAAGCGTCCATATTCTACACTAACTCTACTTTTTTATCGATCCAAAGCAAACACACAACACAATGTCTGATCCAGTTCCAGCCGATGTTTTGGGTAATGGACGCATATGGATTGGTTCAGCGGGCGATGCTCGAAATGTTCAATGGCTGCTTGATCAAAATATTACTCATGTAGTCAATTGTGGACCGGCTTTAATGTCGTACGCACGACACGTTGCGCATACACAAGTTCGTGAAGTTCTTATATTGGAAGCAGAAGATGAAACTGAATATCCAATCTTGACTCATTTGGATACAGTATCTCGATTTTGTGATAATGCGTTAAAGAACCCAACGTCTCGCATTTTATTCCATTGTATCGCAGGAATCAATCGTAGCGTCACGCTCGCACTGGCCTATGCGACTAATATATTATTGAAAGAAGAATGTCAATCCGAAAAACGTTCCAAACTGGAAGAATTATTAGTCAATGTGAGACGTCAACGACCCGTCATATTGACAAATAAATGTTTTTATAAGCAATTGATTGAAATGTTTATGTAACTACGCTAAATTGTACTTTATTTGTTCCAATAGCGCCAGCAATTGTATAGGCTTGATTTGGTACTGCCGTACATGCGCCATAGGCTATGATTGCAGAGTTACCCAAGGGTCCAGTTCCATTAGATCCAGCAACATTTTCAGATGTAGACATTCCGTAGGCAGCAAAGGTACAGTATCCAAGTGAAATTCCCTGACCCGGTAAAGTTAAAGGATCATAACGTAGCAACCAGAATCCATCCGCATTTGTCTTTGAACCAGTATTTGTAAATCGGAACAAACATATACCAAATGTCGATGCGTTTTGATTGGTGATTTTAACAACTATTACACCAGGTGAGACTATTGTTGTTGTTGTGCTTGTAAAGTCACAATTGGTCGCATATACTGTACCAGTTCCATTGATCAAAAGAACGCTGTTTATACCATTATAAGACAATTCGCAGCGGTCAATATAAGCATCACCGGATGAAATCTCTACTAATGGAGGATTTGTCGGATCTTCAACTACTACACCATTGAATATACAATTTTGAATACGTGTACGACAAGCAACTCCTGCTGTAGTGTTTTGATAGAGTGATCGTCCCGCCGAGAATACATAACAATCTTGTAGAATCAGCGAGTGTTCTATTGTTGAATTGTCAGTCACAGTTCCAATCACCTGAATACCCTGTAATATTACTTGTTTGCTGTATAGATCATTTGAATCCGTAATTACGACAGTTATATTTCCATTAATGCGTGCTGTTTGTGTATAATCTCGTCCATTATATGTGGACATGACGGACACGTAGCCTGTTGTAAATGTAAGGTTTTCTACATACGTTCCTGGTGAAATATGGATAATTGCTTGTGTAGATGCTGTGAGTGGTATTGCTTCAAGTGTTGTAATTGCGTGCTGAATGGTTTGCCAAGGATTCGAATACGAACCGTCGCCAGTTGTATTATTGCCATTCAGAGCAACGTAATAATCATTGGTGGGTCTAAATGTACTTACTGGGCCAGTAGGGCCCTCAATACCCTGGGGACCTGTTGGACCCTGAAGACCTGTAGGACCTTCAATGCCCTGAGGACCTGTAAAACCTTCAATACCCTGAGGACCTGTTGGACCCTGAGGACCTGTAAAACCTTCAATGCCCTGAGGACCTGTAAAACCTTCAATACCCTGAGGACCTGTTGGACCTTCAATGCCTTGAGGACCTGTTGGACCGGGAAGACCCGTTGGACCTTCCTGTAAATACATGACTTGTGTTACCGTTAAAATGATGGATGGCATTGCTGGGCGTGTTGGTGTTGATTGTACATCCAAGTACGATATATTCACAGATTCTTCACTCGAGTACCAAAACAATTCAATAAAATCATTTGCGTTCAACGTAATCACAAAGTTCCATGATTCCACTGAATTGACTTGACCGGCTAACGTAAATCGTGTATTAGTATCTGGAACAACAGTACCGTTTCGTTTGACCCATAAATCAACTTGATTTGAACTTGAATTCGTCTGTGTGAAAACAGCCGAGAATTGAATATTGTAAGTACCAGTGTTTGCTACAGTTATTCTTGATCCCGAATTGATTGAAACACTATTTGCTTCCGATGTTGTATTGTATGTTATAGCATTTTCAACAGCATTGTTGGTTTGTGTAGTAGTGTCATAAAAGGAACCATAATATCCGAGTGCGCCTCCTGTTCCAATAGGACCTTGTAAACCAGTAGGTCCAGTTGGACCCTCAATACCCTGAGGACCCGTAATACCCTGGATACCCTGAATACCCTGAGAACCTGTAGGACCCGCAATACCCTGAGGTCCTGTAGGACCTTCAATACCCTGGATACCCTGAGGACCAGTAGGACCTTCAATGCCCTGAATACCCTGGGGACCTGTAGGACCCGCAATGCCCTGAATACCCTGGGGACCTGTAGGACCCGCAATGCCCTGGATACCCTGAAGACCTGTAGGACCTTCAATGCCCTGAGGACCTGTAGGACCCGCAATACCCTGGATACCCTGAAGACCTGTAGGACCCGCAATACCCTGAGTACCAGTAGGACCCGTTAGACCCTGGATACCCTGAGGACCAGTAGGACCCGCAATACCCTGAATACCCTGAGAACCTGTAGGACCCGCAATACCCTGAATACCAACTGGACCTGTATTACCCTCAATACCCTGAGGACCTGTTGGACCCGCAATACCCTGAATACCAGTTGGGCCTGTAGAACCAGCAGAACCAGTAAAACCAATGCCTGGAGAACCAGTAGGACCAGTCGTGCCTATAGGTCCTGTAGGTCCTACACAACATCCATAGGACGCAATAAATTGTCTGAAGGCAGTTCGGTCACTGGCATTCATTGTAGTTTCATATTTATTCAAAATAAAATAATTATGAAAGATTAAACCTAGCAAAAATTGTATTGTTTACATGAAAACGCCGATTTTCCCAAGTTGTAAAGTATAGCACCATAATTAAAATCTAATATACTATAGTTGTCAACATCCGGAGATGTCGGGAAACACGCATTAATTTGTCCTCGTGGAGTATTGGAACATACAATACTTTCATATTCCGCCAATTGGTAATCAAATGTATTTAACAGTAATTGGCCGATTGCCGATATATACGAACCAAAGCCAGTCACATTCACTGTTTGATGTACAGAGGAAGCACTTATGAACGTAAAATTATAGAATCCACAATCTTTCGCACTTACGGCTTGTTGTATCATTTCATTGGAAATAACGCCGCCATCCACATACAAATCACCATTCATGGTTTGAGGTGGAAATACAAATGGAATAGCCGATGTTGCCATAAGAAGTTGTATTTTTTCAGTGGAATCGGCTAAATTGTATTGAAAGACATCCAGTGTTTGACGATTGACATTTGTACTACCAATTAATGTAATGGGTGCTGGTGATTGTTGTACCTGTGTCCCAATAATATTTGTCAGAGTGGTTTGAAGCGGAGCAGTTGTATACACAGCATATGTGCTAAAAATATGTAATAAATCGCTTGTATAAATATCACTTGTAGTTAAATTTGAAAATATGGAATAAATTCCAGGGAGCGCATCTTCAACATCTGTATAATAGGATAAAAATCCCGCATTTAATCCACCGGCACTAATACCTGTGATTATATCGTAACTGGCCGGCACAACCCCACTACTAACAAGTCCATCCAATACACCCATTTGAACGGCCCCAAAACTTCCACCACCACTGAGCGCAAGTACATTACATACAGGTTGCTGATTTTCAAGTATTTCCTTCAAGAAACTGCGGGAACGTAACGGAATAAGGCTTGCTTCCGCAAACCACCCACTGAGCACTAGAAATCCGGATGCCAGACATGAAAATAGACGCATTGATTCATCTATAGTTTCCCATTTTTTCCTTTTTTCAATGAATCACTCTAACGCAGCCAATTTTAGTTCCTCGTCACCAGCCTCTTCTTCACCCGTGGATGTCTTGAATTCAATATAAGCGTCTCGCGCAAATCCAGGCACCTCCTGGTTCGGATAACCTCGCGCATTACATGTAGTAATTGTATGTCCAAGTGCCGTGATTGCCGCATTATGAGTATGTCCATAAATCCACGCTTTCACATGGGGAAACATTAGATCTTCACACGACGACGCAAAACAGTGAGATAAGTGATTCTTAAACCTCGGAGAAATAAGACTCATACTAGGCATATGATGTGTAATTACACATACGTCAGTGCTACGACGTTTCCAATGCGCAATTTGTTCTTCTAGTACACTCCGCTCATAAGTATGAAAATGATTCACATCATCTGGATGGAGTGATCGTATTCTACCACATCCGTTCATAATTGGAATAAAGTTATAATCATTCATACCTGTTTGAGCATCCACAATACGCTCATCTGGAATATGTGACCAAAGGGTTGTTCCAACAACAGCTACATTTTCAGGCTCACAGAAATACGACGGCGACGATGGATCAAGGAAGTGAATATTCCTATACTCACCTACAATTTCCCGTAGATGTCGTTGACGTTGATGAAATGGAGTCGGTGGATGATGTGCCCATTTCTTCGCATGTAATTTACTATAAAATTCATGTGTCCCAGCCACATAAAAGACTTGTTCCCAGTGACGGGACGCGTAATCGAGAAAACTATGAAATACAGGACTACCGGGTTGTCCAATATCACCAGCCAGTGCTAGATATCGTGCGCTCGGAGTAACCATTTGCGGAAATACTGCCTTTTCATAGCATTCAAGATGTAAGTCACTTACATATTGAATACGAAACATACGACGAAGAGCTTTTAGAGGAGCAGCACGCATGATGACTGAATTACAGCAACAAACAAAGTTTCACAGTCAATTTTTATTATCAAATCATCGGACCGGAATTGTTAGAGATTCAGGCGTGTGAAATCCACACTAAACACACATCCATCAACAGTATACTTTTTTGAATTCGCCGGCACATTTGTACTAATATCATTCTGAACAAGTGTTAGAAGCGTAGAATTTGTATAAACAGCGTTGGATGTGTCCAATAATTGGTATGTTTCATTGCTCAATACAACAAACAATGAAATCGGCGGGGGAATTAAAGATATCGAATTCCCGGCAAAACGTAACATTTTAAAGATACCGTATATTTTAAAAAAAAGTTTACGAGTCTAAAAATAGCATCCGTTTTCAATCGCAGCCGACTTTTCCGGAATTTCATGATGTGCGGGACGAATCCACGAATCATTGTAGAATTTGGAAATCACTCCGTGATTGTCCCATCGTCGCCCCTTAATTCCAAACATGATTTGAGTCGCACCACCTGTATGAATGGCAATACATCCCACAGTCTTCAACGCAGCAACAATAGGAAGGCTTAGAGCACCGCACCCAACGAGCGCATATTTTGCGCCAACAGCACGAACTTTGTCTACAATCATATCGCATGCGGCTTCCCAACATGTACCCGCAGCACCAGGCCATTGTTGCGTCGGCAAGGATGTAACTAGTGGACTGAAAAATGTTTGGATGGGAATACATGTAATAGATTCATTCCACATGGGTTTATCCGGCCAAATTGTATGAAGTTTGGGGCCTTGCTCTAAAATGGTATCAAAAAAGGGAGATATGATTGCGACTTTTGAACCACTAGGAATAGCAAGAGTGTAACGCGCACTCAGATCGTCTTCATAATAGGGCTCCAGTGCGCGAAGCACGGTTCGTTTGGAATGGGGAGCATGCGTTTCTAAAAAGTAATGTTCGTGTAATTTGTAAGTTGGGTTCCATTCAACCATCAAATCCATAGTTGGCAATACAACACGGAACATATGCTCGCACCACGCATCAATGACATCAGGTCGTGCGGGAAATAATCCAGCATTGACAACCATATGGCGAAATACGTGGAGAGGATACGCTGTCCGTGCGGATTGAATCTTATTCTGGCGATGTGTGATGTACCAACAGAGAGCATCCAATTCGCTAGTACCTAATTTCCCGGCGGCATAGGGAAATCCTGTTTCAACAGCACGCACAAGTTCACGCGCACCGTCTGTTTGGCCGAGCAAGGGTGTTTTGCGGGATTCCATTCTTAATTCTTTAATTAATTCTATATGTCCAACATTTAGATTCATAAATAATCTATACTTATTGTAGGATGTATTTTCGTCCCGAATGTCGTCGCAATTCCCACAACTCTATAAACCGCGTTTCTTTGAAATATTGGACGGAACACACCATTCATCTCCGCAATTATTAACTTATGATGAATTTTCATCTCGTATTCGTAATTATTTAGTCACAAACAATCATGTGCGAGCCGGTCAGCCTCGTTATTTACATATTAAATTGAATCATCCATCTATGATGGAACTAACGGGACTTTATAGTGATTTTGCGTATACAATGGTCGATAATTGGACTGAACTTCGCACATGGGACGACTTTATTCGTTTTTTACAGCAGAAATGGGCTATTTAGATTCAAAAAATGATGTGTTTAAAGGAATAGAATTTATGTTGTAAACATCATCATGAGTTTTATTTACACATTCAACGACGGTGCATTGTTAGCCTTTATTAGCGCCAGACAGTTGATTACATACCCTGTATGGAATGGGAACCGTGTTCTGGACACGAAACACAAGGATTCCATAAAAGAATTAGTGAAAGGTGAATATAAGAAACTTGACAGACTATACTCATTAGTTGGAATTACAGAAACGGATGCTGTAGGAAATAAGACTGAAAAATGGTATATTAATGACGGTCAGCATCGTGCGGAGGTGATTCGAGAAGCATTTCTATCAAACCCTACAATGGAAGATTTCCAGGTCCTTGTAACTTTTAAACGGGTTACGAATGAAACTGAGGCGATTATGGACTTTCGCATATTGAATCACGCCAAACCCATTGATTGGAAAACGGACCGCAATGTAATTATTAATGAATATATACTGGCTCTAGTAAAGGCATTTTCTAGAGAAACACGTCGGACACCAATATCATTTATTCGCGAAGAAACCAAATTTCCATACCTTTCATTTAAGGTTCTTCGTACCGCACTTGAAAATGAATTCAAGCGTGAACCATTGAGTGAATCTAAAGAATCTATAGCACAATTTGTGGAGCGTGTCATAGAATGGAATGTGGCCAAAATCACAGAATCTATTTCCTCATCGGCATCCAAAAAAGAACAAGAGAGATATGAAAAAGCGATTGCGACTAGATTTATGTTAGCTGTAGACCCAGCATGTCCCTGGATTCAAGCCTGTCGGCACGCAAAGACCTGAATAAGTCTCAATACAAAGACGACAATTATACTTACCCAGAAGAATGTTGGAAGCACAGGATAGACTGGAAGTAACTTCATCATATAGGATCCGCGGAGGTCGTATCCATTTTTTCTATAATAATCACGTACACCAATTCCACTAATGACTGCGATTTGTGTAAAACCTGCGGAATGCGCATAGGATTCTGCCAATTTTAAAAGTGTGCGTCCAATTCCAAGATGTTGTGCGCTTCCCGTTTCCGCAGACTGACCTGTAGGTCGTACTTGGCCGTATACATGGAGTTCACGAATCATCGCAGTCCGACCGGCAAGTTCAGGAAGTATAGATGCGGATCCTTCTTTATCGGTATCAATAGAACCTGTATTATCAGACAGTCGGAGACGAATAAAACCAAGTAATCGATGGCGGGGTACGTCTGGAAGTATAGCCGCAATAAATTTCTCAGTACCCGCACTGGCTTCAAATGTATAGGTCTTATATTGAATATCATCAGGGTTGAATGGTTCCCCACGAATTTCGCAGCAGCGAATACATTTACAAAATACACCCTTTGCTTCGGCCTCTGTCTTGACAATCTGGGCCAGATTGCTCATTAAGGTATCACTTGTAAAGCCAAGATACCCATTTGATTCATTCGCTTCATGAAAATCGCGTTGAATACGATTCACACGCACCCATGGCGGCGTAATGGCTTGACGATAAATAAGGACATCTTTCAGTGTGCGTCCGCCATCCACTTCCGCATACGGTTTCCAGAATCCGTCCGCTTTCCACTTTTTAATTTCGGTAAATGCGACATCCAAACATGGATAATCTTTCATATAATCGGGAATAAGATCTGGATCATCTCGCAATACTGCCTCATAACAAGCCTTATCCAATTCAGGCGTACTTCCTGGTAAATCGGTCATAATATGGATCTCAATCTTGAAACCTGCGTCTTTTAGGCGTCTGATCGCACGCTTACTTGCCTTGACGCCATGACCGCGATTCAAACGCCGAAGAATATCATCATTTGTATGTTGTACACCCAGTTCTACACGCGTGACACCGTACTGACGAAAGCGTACAATTTCAGCCATGGAAATTTCATCAGGACGCGTCTCAACGCCTAGACCAACAACATGAATACGTGCGCTGACATTCATTTCCTGCTCTTCTTCAATACTAAGACGTTCCCGCGTATGTCCTGTACCATTTGTATTATAAGTATTTGCCGCATAATACAAATCACGAATAAATGTATCCGCAACGTCATGCGAATAGCAGGAAAATGTTCCGCCTAATACACGAAACTCAATCTTATCCAATGGGTGGCCGTTCGTCTCCAACGCACGCAGACGAATATAGACTTGGCGCACAGCATCAAAGTCTACCGTCGCCGCACGTTTGACCGCGTCCTCATTGCTCAAATAAGAGCGCGGCATATCAACAGTTGCGCCATTGGCACGAGTTTCATTCGGACAGAACTTACAATTATATTTACAACTGAATCGGTCCGGTGGCATAACAACAGATACGTTCAATATACCACTCGCACTCCGTACAGCACGAATCATGAGCGCATGTTGAAGTGTTGGAAGTTCAGGATTTATCTCTTTATATGCGTCATAAAGTTCACGTTTGCTGACTATTTTTTTGTATTTCCGCGATAGTTTATTCATGGTTGAAAGATATGCGGCTGTTGTTGAATAGGAGGATGGATCCATGCGCATCATTTCATGAATCATATGTTTTGCGACTGGCGACACTTTATCTGCCGACGATGAAAATGAATCACTATACTCTAATATATCCATATTGAATAGTATTCTGAAAAAAGTAGTTGAGATGTGCTATTGTATGGACCAACAATAGTAGATTTCAATTTTTCCCATGTCTTATTTTGAAGTCATCCAAATAATTGTTCCACTAACTAGACCTGTTAGAAGCACTGAGTACGAGTTATTTGTTGTATTCATAATCGCAAGTAGAGATGTACAAATAGGACTTCCAGTATTCAAGATTGAGGACAGAAATCCAAGTAAACTAAGATCCGCACACATCTTTGCGTATATATTGGTAGTAATATAGTGAACTAGAAATACGGAAAGTATAGGTAGAAACACCCGAAGAATGGTGAAAATAGCAGTCATTTTACTGAGAAATATTAACATATGAGTTTACAAAATCGAAAATCAATCAATTTTTCCTAGTTTTGCGTTTGTAGGAACGCCGAACCGTTTTAGAATGGCTGCGCATACGACGACGTTGTCTAGTTCCGCCTTTTAGTTTCGCACTATTAAATCTTGATAGAGTTTCGTCCAAATTAATAAGACTTTCTAATTCAGCCATTGTTTCTTCAGGATCTTCTTTTCTAATCAGTCGCTTCGAATCATCTTGTGAAATAAATTTTAAGGCAGTTAGCAAATTGATAAGCGGTCCAACACTGAAAGCCATAATATATGTCTTTTTATCAACTATACTTTTTTCTGTAGCACCAGATTCTATCATTTGTCTTAGCATCGCAATATGACTCTTATAGTCCTTTAAATAATTACGTAAATAATTTCCAGATTGACACATTTTACTATCTTCTTTCGCAAATATATCCACTTCATACCCACATGATTGTAAGGATTCTAGTTCTTCCTTTGTGAGTGGAATATTTAAAAAATCGTCTCCGTCACGAAATACAACATCCACTACATCACCAAATCGTTTCGCAATTTCCTGAAATGCGACATGCATTACATCAAGTGATTGCTTTTCATCGGCTTTACGATCCATCATGTAAGTGCCTGACATTTGATTGTATTCCACTTGTTTTTTACCGTCTTCTTTCGTAGAAATACGTATTTCACCGGCACAAAAGACAACATCCGCATCAACACGATGTGCCAAAATGGAATGACCAGATCCAACTTCCAGTTTCGAATAAACAGGATTTAGAAACATTCCTTTATCGCTTACAATATATAAGTATGATCCATTCGGCAATCCTGGTATAGAATCTATTGTACTTATTGGCAAACGTCCAAATACACAGGCGCGAATGGCTTCCTTTTCTTCATTTGTTCTATTCGGCATTCCAATGCGAACAACACGTTCAGCACCATCAATTACAATAGGATTACATGATTGCATACGCGATGTTGTATTAAACTTTGAAATATTGAATTCATGTTTTTGAATGGGTACACCAGGCATTTCTGGAATCGGAATACCGTTCGGCGTTGTCATACGAAGTTTGGATGCCATTTTTTTTCTAATAGATTAGAAGAAAATGATTTCAGAGTTATTGTTTCTAATGTTTGGATTATATATTGGCAAATATTATCCAGAATATGTTCCTATTCCCCGAATTCAGCAAACACACATAGACGCAGTACTAGCCTATCTAAAAAAACAATCCCAAACATCTTCAACAATTGAAAAACATGAATGAAAAAGACTGGTTTGAATGGATAAATGACTGGAAAGTGGATGGCACGATTTAGTGGCGGGTGGCTGACTCCATAGGCCAATCTGTCTCGCTCAATGTATCCATATGCGGATCAATTACATGGGAGAGATAGTTTTGGAGACCAGACTTTTTAAGCAAAACGGACGGTAGACCAGGCATATCTACTTGGACGTTAAAACACGAATCTGGGTCCGTATCAGCGGTTAGACTAAGGAAGAATGTCTCTAAATAAGGCACAACAGCCTCATACTCTAGATAAAACTCATTCTTTACATTCATTGATGGCTGTGTAAATGTTACATTGAATCCATAACTCTCAAGATCTGGATTGAATGCAAGAATGTTGTCAGGACAATCCTTATTAATCACGCGAATAACAATCTTCGCCATGGAAGGTGTCTTAGAAACAATAGCAGTGGAAGACATGTTGGAAATATAGAAAAGAAAACAAGACTTGAAACAAATATCGCGACTGATGAATTTCTTGATGGCTAAATGCTGCGTCAATTTTTTGGCACCTAAAGGAAAAAAAACTAGGTTCGTCACAAAATTGAATCCTATGTTGCGTCGGGACTGTATATGTTAAACGTTCCAGAAAAATGTCTTCATTATCTTCTTTAGTTATTGCGTACGATGGTTCAGGTTCCACTTCTGGAAATGAATTTTATCATGATCAGACTCAACGCATTGTGTCTCAATATCCAGATGCGACAATTCTATTTTGGGATTCATCGCATCGTCTTATTTCCCACGACGAATTAAAGGTTATTAACAAAAATCGCAGTGGATACGATGGTACTAGTCCTGAACGGATTGCGTTATGGGTCAAGACAAATAATTTCCACGGTCGTATTATTATTATTACAGACGGTATGGTAAGTGAATCCAGTGTAGACCGATGTGCGCTTGAGTTTGGATCCGATTGGACATTTGAATCTGTGGAAGCCCATTTGATTGGTAGTTCTGTTAATATGTCCGTGACGTGTCCATTTACACGTGCGTCGTCCCATTCTGTATATCTCTATGAACCGAAAAACGACTACGAGCAGGTACTTACGACAAATGTATCTAAAGATGATTTTGAACTTTTGAATCAAATCGATCATATTTCATCCGTTGACGAATTTCAGGCTATTGCGCCGAAACTGGAATCAGTGCTTGTTGCGCGCACTATGGGCACAAATGGGAATATGGAACTCCGTGATAAATTGCTCGCAATGAAGAAGCGTATCAATTTCAGTATTGCAAGCACGTCAGGGAACTCGGATGCGACCAAGGATTTTGTGGCGGCACTTCGTTGCGAACCCCGAAACTATGGTGATGCGGTACGCTCGGCTCGTCAACTGACAGCCGAGTATTATCGCGTATTTGATGAGTCCGATGTATCAGGATCTACATGGAGTTCAAAACTTTCGCGGATGATTGCAATGACAGAGGGCGCGCTGCGAGGTGTGTTTTCAATGAATGCGATAACATCTGGGATTCAAAGTGACCGTATTCGTCGTGCTGCTGCGGCTCCTGTATCCGCCATTCCAAATCATAGTTCTACGACTAGTTCAGCAACAGCAGAGGAACCATTTGTATGTCCAATTACCTTGGATGTTGAACACGATCTAGTACTCCTAGTCAAGAAGGGTGAACCTATTCTTGCGGGAGTTGAGAAACGGATTGTGGATGATCTATTGGACTGTCCATTGAATTTATTGAAATATTCTGAACTCATTGATCAAGTGATTGCGCGGCTGGATATGACCGTAAGTCTTAGCGCATTTGATGGTGCGATGAAAACTCTGGGTGGTTGGGAGAGATCACCGACAACACGAGACCCCATTTTGCCTGGCGCAATTTGTTTCGGTGCGGCACCCGATCATAGAAAAGCGACACAATGGACGCTTGCGCAACTATTTACAGGTGGGAAACTTGCCGGAAATCCCGACTTTTGGTTTGCGACACTCTGGCTCATTCTGAAACGTACAGATCTATGTCCAGAATATTTGCATATGCTTGAGCCCCATGCGCGTGCGCATATGACTTGGCGACTGACGCATTCTAATACATTTATTGGTCTTTCGGGTCTTCCAGAATTTCCAACAACGTATGTTCCGCTTGATTGCGCGATTTGGTATGTTCTTGCGTCGCCACTCTTTGCCGATGAATTTGGAACCGCAGGACGTGATGTACTGCGTGGTCATTTGCCCCATCTGACACAACTTCTTGAACTTGCGGCACTCGCAAAACTAGATATTCCGAATGAACTCCAATCCCATTATAGTCGGTTGAAAACTATGCTTCGATATCTTGCGTGGATCAAGACCGACCGTTTCACGTTGCCCATGTATACTCGTATGTTAGTACAAGCACATACAGCCATCAATCCACTGGATACAACGGCAAAGGATGCGCCCAAATACGTACCCATTGACGGACCGCCCTCGGCGAGTCAAATTCTGGAAGCACGCACCGCACTTCGCGCAGATCCAGCATTGACACTTGCGGAACTTGTAGGAATCGCAGGACTTGTTTCACCCCAAAAATCCGCCTCGGATATTCCAATGCCTATCAATATTCGATTTGAAGAACCTGTAATGGGTCGTGTGGATTGGCTGTATGGATTGGGTTCTCAACTACCGTTTCATGTCACGATTTCACCGGCAACATGTCGCCCACTGTATATGTACGGCGAAGAAACATGGCGTGATCAGTCCATAAGGAAATATGGACCTATTGAGAAACAGATTTCCGTACATGCCTATTATGGAAAATATGTCCAAACATACAATGCGTTTCCAACACGCACAGACCTACTTGTCTTTATATATATGCGATGTGTGACCAGTGGTAAGCATTCAACACTTCCCGCACCGGTCGTTCAAATTATTGATGAGGTCTGTGATGATTATGCGCCAATCGTCGCAACTATGGATCCCGTAGAATTCAATGCGCGATACAAGGCCAGTGTACGCATTGAAGATAGAATACGAATTGAACGGTCCGAGAAGGCGTAAACGACACCCAATCAAGATGGTTAGAAATGCCTCCAATACCAACATACACGGTATCGTATAAACAAATCGCGTCAACAGGAAAAACAGTACTTATACTCCATTTTTTATCCAAGGACCGTATGAACGAATGGATCGCACCTATTTCCAATATGTATGAAGGAACTTCCAAAATACGTGAAGGCCATAATTTTCCATCTACCTTTCTTCCAACCGATCATATATTGTATAAGCATATTGAGGCGTATCCTACATGTGTCTATGTAATTGCCACTTATAATCCGAAAACTATTCCACATGAATTACTACACGCACGTTATTACGCAGATACAACATATAGAGTTCATATTATTGAGGAATGGAATGCGCTACCCGAAAAAACCCGCGCGCATATCACGCAGTTTTTAAAGCGTTTGGGGTATAGGGACGATGTATTAATAGATGAATATCAGGCACACAGATATTCTGAAAAGTCAAACTTTTTTGGTATACGTTTGGATGAATGATCTAAACTTGTATATAATAAAAAGACGCAACACCATGTCGTCGCCACCAAATGATCTAGGAGATACAACTTACAAACCAATGTGGAATGATGCGCATTGGATTGATTCAGATGAATTGGAATCAAGGAATAAAACTTGTCGCGTGTATGTGGACGGAGTCTATGACTTATTCCATTACGGCCACGCCGAAATGCTGGGTCGTGTCCGAGCACATTTTGGCCCGTCGGCTGTCATTATTGCGGGTATCGCACGGGATGATGATTGTATAAAATATAAACGGCGTCCCATTTTGACTCAGAGTGAACGTGCTCGATCTTTGCGAACATGTAAATATGTGGATGAAGTTATCGACGATGCGCCATGGGTTATTACACAGGAATTTTTGGAAACCCATGCGATTGATTATGTATGTCACGATGAAGCGTCGTATCCATCAGCCGATGGAACAGTTGGTGATATTTATGAATATGTGAAATCAATAGGGAAATTTGTCGCAATCGAACGTACACCCAGTATTTCAACAAGCGAAATTATTGAGCGCATACGTAGTCGTCATTAATCTAAACTGGGACACACTGTGTTGTTGTAAGGAGTAAAGAATGTCAATTGCGAATACACAAATTCTGGATTGGTTGGCTCTAGACAACGTTCAGGTAACTCTAACCATTGAAGATGATCCTGAAATCACAACACTTCCGACAATTCCAAATACCGTAAAACGACTTACTATTTATAATTGTATTCATCTTACTTCCATCCATGAACTTCCATCCTCATTGCGTCATCTACAAATCCAATCCTGTCCAGCGTTAGAAATATTACCAACTACTATGCCACCGGATCTATTTTTTGTTTCCATATCATCAGCACTATCTATTAGAAACTTGCCCCGGTTTATGGATGCGTTGACGCATTTATTTATTGAAGGCGCACCTGAATTACATACACTTCCAAATCTCCCTTCATCTTTGGAGCAACTTTATATTCGAAATACATGTATCCATAATTTGCCATCAACCCTTCCACCAAATCTTACAAAACTAGTTATTCCTGATGGGGATATAGAGAGTCTTCCACCGTTGCCTGATAGTCTGGATACATTGTATATTCAAAGTAAGCATCTAACTGAATTGCCACCACTTCCAAAATCACTTCGCACTTTGAATGTATCCAATATGATACATCTCACAGGGCTACCACATCCACTCCCGCCATTTCTGAATGAATTATATGTCAGAAATACAGCGCTGACCACATTGCGTTATTTGCCGATCCATTTACGTGTATTGTTTCTAGATTCAACGCCTATACGCGAACTTCCGCAATTACCACCAGAATTAAATGATCTTTCCCTAGCCGACACACAAATAAGTTGGCTGCCTGAATTGCCACACTATTTGTCATATCTGAATCTTGAAAATACTCCCATAAAACGACTTGACGCAAAGCAATTTAATCATATTCAAGCAATGTTCTATTTAAAAACACCTACAATCATTAACAATTTTCAATCATTATCCTCAAATGTACATAAAATTGAATTCACAAATCCAGATTTTCAATTGCTGGACTTGCCGATACACGACTATTTACGACCAACAAAAGCATCCTTACCGGTTTTGAAACTCAAACATAAAAATATTGAAATTCAGCCGCCTATGTATGCGACACAGGAGTCAATGCTGGACTTAAAGCGGGTGATTGAAGACGAAATGGTCAAACAAAAAGCGCGAATTATTCAATGCACACGTGCGTACAAAGAAGACTTGATGATCAAAACATGGCACCCCAGTCGTGTTGAAGCATGGTGCGGAGTTCGATTTGATACAATGGATGATTGATTCATTCGCGCACAAACGATGTAAAGGCATGGATGGGAGGAATTGTTAGAAATCCAGTGCCAGATTCAGATGTCTATATCCGCATATACTAACGCTCTTTGTCTCACACGATCTCTTACATGGGATGCCCTTCATGATACACGACCCCATCCTCGCCGCATTGTTGTCGTTATTTTCAGTACTGGAATCCTGAGTACATTTTATTTCGGAGTCAAGTCTATTCCATGGGCACTTTTAGCCTGTTTTCTATTCTCTGAACTGCTCTTTCGTTCTTTTATCATCGCATATATTGTATCTTATCTCTATATCAAATCGTTATAGAGCCCTTTTTAAAGTCATCAAAAATTGACAATACCTTTCAATGCAATTACGAGGATTTTAATTGGTTTACGCAAAGATGGCGGAAGTGGTATGTGTGCGCGACTCCGACACACACACAGATTCCTTATTTGTTCAAATTCCCAATTTCTTATCGCCGAGTGAACTTGCGTATTATTCAGCGCAACTGGATGAAACTAAAGAATGGAGGTCTGGTGATTTTGCGGTCGAAAAGATCCCACGACTCCAAAAATGGTTCCATGATGAGTTGCGATACTTTTCGCCGCACTGGGCGAATCAGGAACACGAGCGTTGGAAGTCGTCGTCCGCCGATGAATGGTTACTTCAACTCCGCACACGAGTTCAAGTCGCTATTGATACTCTGTTTGACACACAGATTGGACCAGGTGAATACAAAGAGTGTAATAAACCTAATATCAATAGTACTTTAATTAATTATTATCGCAATGGAAATGATTATATTCGTTATCATAAAGATGACGAAAAACTCTTTGGAACGAATCCAACCATTGCGATGCTAACCTTTGGTTGTCCGCGTGAATTAAAATTCAAGTGGACAATGACACAGAAAGATCGTTCAGAACCAGGTTTTATGACATCTACGCATATCAATGATAAATGTTTCAAAGTTGAGCCAGGGACGCTGTTTATTATGGCTGGCGCAGTACAAACATGTTATTGGCACGGCATTGAGCGTGATCCCAGCATTGTTGAACCCCGGTACAGTCTGACATTTCGTGAACATAAAGCATATAATACTGAGACCGTGTGATAATGTTCACGGGTCTAAATAGGAATGGATTCAATAATTTCTACCTCTAAGAGATTCATTGATGTTGGAAATATTGATGGGATGAAGGATTATTATGATTCACTTTTGGAAAATCCCGACGATTTAGATTATCCGTATCTTTTTCGGCATATTTATATTCATGCATGTTTGCGCAAACAAAACACAATTGTGACATGGCTGAAGGAATTGTATGAAACAATGGATCCAATTATGAAGATTGGATTGCGCCAAATTTTTGGATACGGTGAATATTTGCTAAGGAAATAGTGAAAAATTAGGACTGAACTGAAGACAAATCATATAGTGATTATTTCGCAAATGAAACTTTACTTTTTTTGCTCTTTATTATTGTATGTACGGCGGCACTCAATGCGTCACGTGACTTTGTCCACTCATCATGAGAAGATTCCTCTCCATCATCGTCGCATACTGCGTCATTATCAGAGTCATCGTCGCGAGGGACAGTGTGTTTTATAACCTTCTTCATACTTGATTTTATAGGCGCAGAGGACACGGGTTTGGAGACAACAGGCACAGAAGAAACAGGCTTGGAGACAGCGGGCGCAGAAGAAACGGGTTTGGAGACAACAGGCACAGAAGAAACAGGCTTGGAGACAGCGGGCGCAGAAGAAACGGGTTTGGAGACAACAGGCACAGAAGAAACGGGCTTGGAGACAGCGGGCGCAGAAGATACAACAGGCGGTGGTGCGCGGACTTTTTGAACAGGCATTGGAACTTCAGTTTCCATTTTTTGAAATACTTCCAGATTCTTGCTTTTGGTAATTAATAAGGGCATTGTATATCCCGAATCATGAAGCAACATATATTTCAAACAACTACGTATTGTGACTTTGAGCCATTTATCACCCGGTTGTTCAATTTCAAGTGTCCTTCCGACCAAATACGTTTTCCATTCAGATGAGATGGGTACAATGCGAACATTGGAACTATAAATCGCACGTTTCGGACTACGCATCACATGGTTTTCAATCAATTCGCCATAATGGAATACTTTCATCGCAGGGTCGTTGGAAAAGGCAATAAGTTGTGTGGACATTTTGGAAAGAAATTTTTGGAAAAGAAAATTGGAAAGAAAAGAAATGGAAAGAAATTAGATCAATACATATTGCTACACATTATGTATTAATTTGAATTTGGAATCTTCAATTTTTTTGGAAATTATACAGTTGGATACGAGGCTGCTTGAAGAATTCCACATTGACCTTTACCTTTATTGTATTGTGATCCACGACCCAGTAGAATATAACCATTCATTCCCCAACTGGAACCCCATGAATTTTTCACTTTGTAATAATCCACACCATTCAAGGTACCATAACCCACCGCAAGTACACCGTGATCGAGATTCGTGCCGCAGGCACCCGTCAACACACCACTGCTGTAAAATTGGAAGGCAAATTGGTCAGCCTCAATCGCAACGCTTACAGGTTGTTTCGCAAGTGCCGCCATAAGTTCAGCATCTGTCGCGCCAACATCTACGTAATCGGCAACTGTCGCCGCGTACTGTTTCGCAGCGGCCTGATTACACGAATTCTGAACGCCCTTGTATGGATAATTGCTTTCCGTGGTGATACCACCGTTTTGAATAATATATTCAAAAGCATTATCCATTAATCCGCCATTACATCCTTGATTTCCCTGAGCGCTCGAACAATCGACGAGTTGCTGTTCAGATAAAGAGACTAACTTGTTTGTCTTGATAAAATGAGCACCTTCCACAGCACCTGTCGTGGAAAATGCCCAGCATGAACCGCATTGACCTTGATTTTTCACAGGTGTTACCGCACCCGCGGCGACCCAATCAACCTCTGTAGGTAGTTTAGATACATTCACGGGAGCACCGCGCAAATAATGTTTCCCTCTACGTATATCCTTCTTGAATCCTCGCAATGCCGCAAATTCTTCGACTGTACGATCTGCGAACTGATTGACAGCCAAAGTCCAGCCATACATATGTGCTAGCGCATTGTGTTCTTCAATACGACGTACATTTTGCTCATAAATAAATCGGCGATAAATTTGTTCAGTCACATTCGCATATTGTTTGATATATAGATTTGCCCAATTTTCAAAGCGCGGTGTCTTCACTTCCACAAGTGACAATGATGAACATGCTTCACCGAGAAACACGGAAAATAATTGAAGAAGCAATACTTTCAGAAACATGTTTGGTTAACGAATAAGAATCATGATGTGTTTAGACCGACAAATACCGTCATAATCCTATAAAAACACGTCCATAAGGACGTGCTTAAAATAGGATTTTGAAGGTATTCAAAACGTGTCTAGGCACGCAATTTCATCCATTGAATCTCCTTTTCTTGAATCGCAATAATTTGCTTTACAAATTCCTTTTCTTTGGGAGACAATGTTGCGTCATTTTCTAATAATCGCCTGCTCATAAGTACAGCCATAGAATGGTGTGGAATCATTCCACGGAAATAATGCTTTTTATGGACGTACCGTTGTGTACGTATTAGCCAAAATGATCCAATTACACCCAACAATGACAAACTGAACCATAAGAAATTCCTACCAAGAATTGCCATAAATAAAATCATAAAGGATGTCATTAATGAGACCATATATGCGTCATTTAGTGAGAATCGAATATCCGAAAATTTATCAGCCCATACCCACATAGCGGACAACGCGCCGCTTACTAGACTAATTAGAATCATTGTGTAATAATCGTGAATCATTTTATAATAAGCATATATTTTTGGATGATAAAATATAGATTATGAATAGAAGAAGATCCATGAAAACAACATTGGATTTGAAGCCATACGGTATTGATTTTGTGTTTCGTCCCGGAAAAAACGAAATTGAAGATATTTATACCTCTAAGATTATACCTGCGACTTTCAATGGATCCGATATGAAAAAGCCGTTGCTGTCGGATTCGTTTACAATTAATCATGTGAATTATGCTGTGAAAAAAATACTCGGGTCAGGATCATTCGGTACAACATATCAAGTTACTGGACCCGATGGGAAAGATTATGCGTTAAAAAGTGTTCAATGGAATGTAGATGTGTTCAGTGAAATAGTTCAACAGATTCTGGTTGTGAATACAACGGCGGATTTGCCGGACGGACCATTTGCGCCGCGTATCTTTACGGTTAGTCATGACAAAACGAAAAACAACATTTATATTCTTTCAGAATTAATGGATGATACCATTTGGAATATAATTATGGGTCAAACACGTGAACAAAATGATAAGGCCGTTCCCCATATTGTTTCTCAAGTCGCATATCGTTTGTTTGAATTACAAAATCTCCTACAATTTAATCATCGTGATCTGAAAACAAATAATGTAATGTACAAGACGAATCCAGATGGACATAGCGTTGTAAAGTTTATTGATTTTGGATATTCATGTATGAAATGGAAAGGTGTACATATTAGTTCAGGTGAAGACAGTGGTGTACATTTTGACAAGTGTTATCGGGAATCGCGTGATATTTCGCAATTTATTACATCCATTTTGTTTTTCCATAAACGTGTATTGTCGTCAAAACTTAAAAAAGAACTTGGGAATTATATTACAATTGATTATGGCAAGAAAACACGACGTGCCACAAATTTAATGAGGAAATGGACCAAATCGTATAATTTATTTAATAGGAATAATCTTCATTGGGAGCATGGAAAACCGACAATCGTATATGAAGGAATGAAACATTATACAATGAAGAAATCAAAACCGGCCAACGTGGTTCCTAAACATGTGGTTTGTCCGCCAGAGAAAATCATAAATCCTGTAACGGGTCGTTGTGTGCTCCGAACAGGAAAGATAGGTCGTCAATTGGAAAAGGAACTTGCTCCTGTACCAGCACCGTCAGTTGTTCCTGTTGCTGCTCCGTCCGCTCTTGTTCAAGTTAAGCCCGACTGTCCACCCGGTAAAGTCAGAAATCCTAAAACACGGCGATGTGTGAATAGGACTGGGGCTATAGCCAAAAAAGCCGGTCTTGTGTAAGAGCACACTTAAACTCTGATTAAAATGAATTTAGTAGTCTACAATGTCACTTCTTGGACCCAATAAAATTGTGGGTGAGATTTATTCATCAGGATGGAGTCATTATCACGAAACATTTGACAATGAAATTACATTAGAACCATTGTCAAATCCACATGTTCTTTCAGGAGTTTTGGAAGTACGAAACAATATTTTTCCGATTGTTTATAATGAATTGCTTCTAACACAATCGCAGATGATACATTATCGTTTAGTGTATGTACCCAATGAAGGTCAAACAACCACCATCATATTATATCAGCCGTATTCAAAATTGAAATTTGATATACGCAATAAGAGTAATAAAGTCATAATTCATGATTCTGTTCGTGTACAGAATTCAGAACGCATGTCGCGAATTAAAATTACATTAGAACTGGATGAAGATTCTATGAAGCGAATTCAAAAACTTGCGGCGGCAGTTTACCCACTTCAATTTATCAAGTGAAAGTATTAGACCCGTGAACATTAAAAATGGGCACATTGTGCCCATTTTTAATTGTATCACACGGTCTTAAGGCCTACAAATCGTTCAAAACTGGGCACTAAAGGTGCCCGTTTTGAATGTTTGTCGGTCTAATGTTCACACTTACATTGTCATCTAATTTACCAGCACCAGATAATTTGGCTCGAGATATGTAATTGATTACAAGTGGATGTCGTGTTGGATCTTTCAGGAATTCCAACAAATAGTTATGTTTCAGATAACGAGCCATTTGAATATACGAATTTAAGTTATTTTTGTGCGCATATAAATGTATGATTTCTCCATGAAGTTTGCTAGTCACACGACCTTTCATAAAATCAATATATGCTTCTGGTGACAATTCCATCCGTATAATTTCACTATCTTTAATTTTACAGCAGCATTTACAACTCTTAGGACAGAAGCATTTACGGAGAACACATGCCATAATAATTAGATAGGGTATTCCAATTCCCAGTATTATGCCAAGTATAGTAGTGTCCATTTTTATAGAAAAGTTACGTTTTGTTATTCCAAACATTTAAGCTTTCAACTTTTTACGATCGCTCCCGATAACGACCGCTACTAATAGGATGAAAGATGAAAGTTGTATTTGAATCTTCACCAACACGGTTTGGATTTCCATTTCGTATATTTGGAAATGCGGGTCGTTACGATACAATATCAGACTGCGAATTTATTGATGATAGACGAATTGTATGTGTTGACCGTCAAATGGCAAAATTATATTTAATACAGTTTGACTTACCCACCGATTCATATACAATCTTGGATTCACACACAGTTATATGTGAGGGTCAGCCACAACACTTTGAATTAATATCAATTCGCAAACATACAGAGTCAGATATATATACTGTATATTCAATCTCCTATCAAAATACATTGTTTTCTTGTGAAATAATCGATAATAAATTTTGTCATTTTCGCACAACAGTTGTGAATCCACGCGAGAAATACCATGGCGTTTTGGCGTTCGATCTTGATAAAGTATATGTAACAAACATGTTGTATCCTTCTATAATTGAGTATGATACTAAAACTAAAACACAAAAGTCAATTGTTTGTAGTGGAGGAACACGTATGAAAGATGTAGCAATAATTGATGAAGATCATATTGTTGCGATAAGTTCTGATAGTGGACCAGTGCTTGGAACGCGTGGACCCGATGGAAAAGTATCGCCGTCGAATATCCTATATGATAGTCACGCATTGATTTACAATCGTCACACAGCAAAACTTATGGCACGTCATACATTTCCAAATACGCAAATTGATGGATGTATTTACATGGCTCCATATTGTTTTATTACATGTGCTAAAATTGATGGTACAGGATATATTTGGAGGGCGAAGATTGATAATTCATATCAATTCACACAAATGAAACACATATCATGCGCCGGATTTCCTCACGGACTTGCGTTACGTGATAGCACATTTGCGTATACTTCCTATGATGAATCGGCACTCTATATTGAAGATGTTGGAAGTTTTGGATTGCTGGATTAGAACCAATGGCATAAAAACAAAATGAAGAAAAATGACTTAGCCAAATTGAAATTCTAAGACATAGCAAAGAATCATGTCCGATACAGATATTTTGCTGCCCGCAGGTGTTCAAGATGATAGACACTTTGGAACCGATATACATCTTGGACGATCAGGTTCTTTGGCCGAGATTCAGGCTTATCTCGCATCAATAAATTATGAAATCAATCATTTATTGATGCTAAATACAGTGGCTGCGAATTGTAATCGTGCTGATATAGTCAAATGGATTCTTGAAAACACGCCTTTTGATATCAATCCAGAACAGAACCATCAATACTACATACTTCGTTATATTGTTCAAAATAATAGTCTTGATGTGTTGCGTGTATGCTTGGAAAATGAAACTATGAGAAATATTTTGAAACAGTCCACGGAAATTCAAACACAAATAACGCGATCGGAAATGAATAACGACATAATGGAAGAATATGTGGGGTCGCTGGATATTGCTATTGTTGAGTCCGCAGAAGCACGCCTACCAACTCTTGCTTTAGCACTTTATCCGTATGTTTCATCAACCGAATATGAATTATTTCCATATTCGGTAAAGCATCATGTATTGATTCAAGCAATTATGGCCTTTACGGAAACGGGTCGGCCCGAATGGTTTACTTTATTTCAAACAATTCTGAATGACGAGTCGTATAATCCGTCCTTTCCTCATGATAATGAGCCCTTGAATTTGGCGGTTCAATTGAACTCGGTGGAACAGGTAAAATATATGTTGAATCATCCGCGCATTGAGATTTGCGAAGATACGAATGATGGAGAAATAATGGCTGAGGTTTGTGAGTATTCAAACACACCCAACGGATTTGAAGTTTTCAAGTTGTTTCTACAGGACGAGCGTATTGATCCGAGTCGTGACGCAAATCAAATTCTCCATTTTCTAGCAGCGAAGGGTGTGAAGTATAATAACGCACTACGTCATATAGTATTGTCGTGTGACCGTATACGTTGGGACTGGTTTGGCTGGCCTACGCCTCTTACAAGGTGTGTAAAAAAACAAAATATTGAAGGCTTGCGAATATTGTTAGCCCAGCCACGTTACGATCCGTGTATGTATGAGAATGAGGCCATGCGTGCCGCAGAAGAAATCATGGATTCCAATCCTGAATTCATGTTGGAATTATTGGACGATGAACGGATTGCGCGCAGGTATAGTGGAAAAGGTGTACTATGGAAAGCAAAATCCAAAGGTAAACTTTGGGCTGCGGTAAAAGAAGAACTTGAACTTGCCGCCATGACACCCGAACGAATTTGGAACTGGTATTTGACGAACGATGATAAACAAATAATTAATACACAAATGAGGCCCTAAGTCCAATCAATTAGAATCGCACGATCAATTCCATCGGAATTGGGTTTTTGTCGTCGTCCACTCGGACCAAATATATCATCCGTTGGATGACGTTCAATATATTCAATCTTACAATCAATCAAGAATCGTCTGAGTTCATCAAGTAGTTCTTCACGAATGTCGGTAATTGTAATTGTCGGTTTTTCATGTGGTTTTGTAGGATCGATAAGTCCTGTAGTTCCTACAATATAATCTAGTACCTGAACATATTTCATTTCACCCTTTAATGCCTTTTGTCTCACAAAAGTTTGTATTTGTGATACAATGGATTGAACGGTTTGTGATTTCATCTTCGCAATATGTTCATTGCGAAGAGATTGAAGTTCGTGACGTGAAATTGGAATCATATTGTTTGAAGTGAAGAATGTTTAAGAATATATAATATATCATTTTTTTAAAACACATTGTTTAACTAGATTTATTTTCAGGCAGCAATGATTTACAGAGTTCAATATTGTTTTTATTCATTTCCATACATTGAACAAATTCTTTAGGAAGATGATTTTGATTTACTACAAGGGCGACCTTGAATATAGGATCTGACCGAAAGATACTATGCGCAATTGCCTGTCCGGTTCCGAGTCCAAATCCTTGCCACACATTTGAAAAAAATCCGGGTCGTTCAACACTCACAGTGTGAGTATGTGCTTGTGTAGGAGGCACAATTGCTTTTTGAGTCTTTGACGGCGCATGAACGGGCTTTGGTTTCCGAGGCATGTCTTTATTTAGATCCACCAAAAAAGTTTTTTCAAACAATCTAAACAAAGACATGATTCCCTTGTTTGAAAAAATCAGGATTGAAGGTCCAATACTCAGCCGAAAGTATGCGAATTATTTGAATAAAATACAAGCAAAAACAATTGTTGAGGCGAAATCCATTAAAGTTGCGAAATTAATCAAAACATTTCGTGATCCAAATGAACTGGTAGTCGACGATTTGAATCCACGCCACTTACTCAAGGCTTCGCGCGGATCAGGATTTTGTATGGATTTATCTGGGGCACGTTTATCCAATACACGAAAGACACTGAACGAATGGAAACGTATGCTTCAACAAAAGGATCTTCCCGTGGAATTTTTAATTGAAGAAAAACTGAATGACGCAGTGTATGGAATTACAGGCAAATCCGTTGATTATAAATTTTTCTGTTTTCATGGCAAGCCCGCCTATTTTTTATGTCGAGATGGAAACAATCGCAACTTTTATGATCTTAGTTACAATCCGTTGAAATTAGAATCGGTGGCTGAATTGGATCGCATTGATTTGAATCCAATGATTCATATAGCGGAAGAATTAAGTGCGCCATTCCCGTTTGTGCGTATTGATTTGTATAATTGTAACGATGGCGTTTACTTTGGTGAATATACATTTCATTGTCGTGAAGGCAAACAGGAATTTTCAATGGAACTTGAATTGTATTTTGGAAGCATGTGGTGAGTTGACGGGTCTAAACCGATAGAACAAGGTACTATCAAAATGAAAATACGAACATTGACGAATACAGATTATGGAAAATTCCTGCCTTTGATTCAAGATTTTCGGGAAACTGAATTTGCGGAAGATGATTTTGTAAAGCAATTGGAACAAATTCAGCATTTTGGAGAAATTTGGGTGGTTGAAGCGGAAAGCGGCGCGTTAATTGCGACGGGCACAATCCTATACGAACCGAAATTTATTCGGAATTTGTCTATTCTAGCGCATATTGAGGATGTATGTGTAAAACGTGAATATCGACGCGGCGGAATTGGAAAGATGCTTATCAAACATTTGATGATGGTCGCAAAACAGAAACACTGTTATAAAGTAACGTTGGATTGTGCGGATTGTAATGTCCCATTTTATGAGGCATGTGGACTTGAACGCAGAGGCAATCAAATGTCCGAATTGACAGAAAATATATAATCATAAACACTGGCTACAGAAACTGGTTATGGACAGCAAAGCGGGTTCATAGTGTCCGTATATTTACGGCATTTAGAATTGGATATTATGGTGCGTTAATATTAGTATCAAAAAAAACTATATGACATTCATAGAATCATGGAATTAAAACGTACATTTGGTGAACATCGTGTATATACCTATGATAAACATAAACATAAATTTCATGAATTCTTCACGACCCTTTACAATACAGACGCATTAGATAAACTTCATCTGACTAGCGAAGAGTATCAAAAAGAAGGATTACAGGATGTAGAAACAGATCTCCATAAATTGTTTTATAAAAAAATCAAATCGGACAACGAATTCAAAGCATTATATTGTAATCTTATTAAAGATATACATGGTGAGTTTTTTAAGGATTCGCCGTGGTTGGTGTATCAATCGTTTCCAAGTGTGCGTTTTCAATTTGTCAATAATACAGCGGTTCCACCGCACTGCGATTCTGACAATCTTGGAAAACATCCCTTGGGTGAAAAGAACTTTTTATTGCCGATTACACGAATGTTTGAGACCAATCGTTTATTTGTTGAATCCGCACCAGGTGCGGCGGATTTTAGCGGTATTGATTTGGAGTATGGCGAACTTTTGTTTTTTAATGGAAATAAGTGTATTCATTACAATATGTCCAATAAAACGGAATGTTTGCGTATTAGTCTGGATTTCCGCGTACTTACCCCTGAGGATTATAAAAAGTATATTGTTTCAGGATCCATTACAAACACAAATCCTCGCGATCCTGAGAAATCACGTGTACCTGTAAAAATGACAATTGGCGGATACTATCAACTCACACATATTGATGATTCATTGGATACAATGATGCGTTGGCATTTCCAGAAAGATATGCTATTACAATCGCAGCCCCAGTTTGACGACAGCGAAGCTCAAGCGTGCTATGATTATATAAAATCCGGCGGTTTTGTAACGGAGTTCAAGAAAACTATGGAACTAGAACGTGCGATTGCCTCATTTACAGGATCAAAACATGCGATCATGACCACCAGTGGCAATATGGCTCTTATTCTTGCGCTCCTTGCCTGTAATATTAAACGTGGTGATGAAGTCATTGTGCCGAATTATACAATGATTGCGACCGTCAATTCCATTCAAATGGTAGGCGCAACTCCCATCATAGTTGATGTTGACCCTCACACCCTTACATTAGGATTGGACGAAATCAAATCCGCGCGCACAGAAAACACACGCGCCGTCATACATGTTAGTTTGAATAATCGCCACGCCGGATTGGAAGATATTGCCGCATACTGTAAATCAAACAATATGTATTTAATTGAAGATGCCGCGCAATCTATGGGATGTTTCCTGCGTGAAGGGACTCATTTCGGAACTGTTGGAGATATAGGATGTTTTTCACTCAGTACACCGAAAATTATTAGTACCGGTCAAGGCGGATTCTTAATTACAAATAATGATGAACTGGCTAGACATATTTCCATACAAAAAAACTTTGGTCGTGTCTCTGGTGGAGTTGATATTTTTGAGACATTTGGTGTCAATGCGAAATTTACAGACATTCAAGCCGTGATTGGCATTGAACAAATGAAAAAGTTACCAGAGCGTGTCAAACGGATGCGTGATATCTTTGATACTTATTACAAATATCTCCATCGCTATATGATTCCGGCACAATCATCGCATTGGATACCCTGGTTTGTGGATATATTTACTTCGCGACGGGATGAACTTGTGGAATTTTTAAAAATACATAATATTCAAACACGTTCTACATATCCAGAGATCAATAAAACACCTATGTATGCCGATAGTCGTGTATTGCCTGTGAGTGAACGTATTAGTAAAGAAGGTTTATTCCTGCCCACACATATGGTATTAACTGATAGCCAGATAGAACATATTTCGCGATTGATATGTTTTCACCTAGAGGAATAATTTAGACCGTGTGATACAATTAAAAATGGTCACGGGTCTAAAGTTTTTTTTGTGTGTTCTGAATATAGAAATGATACTTGAGCCTTTTATAACAGCACGAAATTCTTCATTTCTATGTTCAGAAAATATTGGATTAGGAAACGTTCTTTTCCAAATTGCTAGTGTTTATGGACTTGCGAAGAAATATCCGCTCAAAGCATATTTTAACACAGTCGTTAATTACTGTAATATTCTTAAAACACGTTTTGATATAGATCTTAGTAAAACAGTTCTACGTAATTTTCAAACTATAATGCCCATAGATATATCACAAATTGAAATTATGAGACTTGAATGTGGAACGAACTATGATCGTGAAACGCAAAAGATCCTAGAATGTATACATACGTTTTTAGAAAATCCCACAAAACATTGTATTATATATGCCTATTTTGAAAATATAAACTATTTTCATGATTATTATGATGAAATTAAATCGCTATTTTCACCCACAGAATTATGTTTGAAATCACTGAGACTATTATTGCCTAAGTTATATGATACAAGTATAACGCCAGTCAGTATTCATTTCAGGTATTTATGGAATACAGTAGGAAATGACTATTATAAACGCGCGGTTGAGTATATTAAAGCGCATGTACCGAATCCACATTTTTTCTTATTTTGTGATACATCAAGTGCCGAAAAACTCAACGAAATTGGGTTTGAAGAGGGAGATTATACACAGGTGAAATTAAGGAATGATGAGATTGATTTGGAATTATATGCGATCGGTGAATGTGCGCATCATATAGTCAGCAAATCAACATTTTGTTTCTGGGGAGTTTATTTGAATCGCAATCCTTCCAAAATAGTCATTAAATCCAACACAATGCCTATGACATGGTATGGTGATTGTATATCTTTATAATTAACGATCCGCCAAACACTCCTTTATGAATGTTTGATTCGCATGTATTATTGCTTGAATATGCCGTCCTTGTATGACCAGCTTGGGATCTTTCGGTGTATAATTGAGATTAATTATTTTTCGTTCCGCATCGTATCCTTGTGGTTGACTATGTGTAATATGAATAATACGAAATTCTGTACCGATGGTTTTGAGTTTCATTGAAAATTCACACAAAGACTCCATTTCCGATTTCGGACGTGTTGAGCCTTCGTAAACAAGTCGCGGACGGTCCGGCGTTTCTACACGGAAAAAAAGAAGGGGTTGTTTTCCATGGATGGCAAGTCGCCACCGGTCTATGCGTCGTTTATAATCGTCTTCTACACGCGCATAAACGTCATCTGGAATCACATGTGGATTCTTTCCATAATCGTGTAAAAACACCATATTGTATTTTGTATTTGTTAAATACTCTTCTGTACTATCTGGAAAACGACGGCGAACAGTTAGCCATTCGCGTCGGTTCATACCTTCAAAGTCAGAATCCATTAATTCACATATAGACCACATAGGCGTTCCTGTCCAATCAAATGGATATCGGGGAGTAGCCTTTACAAATTCTTGTAAAAAGACACGCACAAAACAATTATATCCGAGCGAAATGGGAATCCAGCCATCAGGTAAAATCATTTGTTTTATTCATTTGAATGTTTTTAAAATTCGATTCTGGTCGCAGGTTGATATGTTTGAAATAATATATCCCATAACGCAAATCGTTTCGCAAAATTGGTTGTTGGACGTATATGATGATATTCATGATCCTGCGCATGTAATGCGATTCCTAAAAGACGTGGAAGTGCCATACATTGAGGAAAGCATGTCGCACGAATCGGTTTTCCAATATGTCCACTGATTTCAATAAATGTCTTGTACCAGAAAAACACAAATAAAAAGAGTGGTGAAACAGGAACACAATAGGTGGCGATAGACAATGGAAGAAGATTTGTAAATACTAGATCCGCCAGCGACTGATAAAAGGCTTTAGATGGATCGATGTAGATCTGGGCATGATGCTCTGCGTGAATTTTCAAATAAAGATTGGGCGAACTATGTATGATGCGGTGGATCCAATAATGAAAGAAATCAAATATGACTTCATATAGAAAGGAAGTAGGAATAAACCATATTATTTCGTCAAGAGGATCTACAGCCACAGATTGACGTAAAAGTAAAAGCAGTGACAGCGAATCAAATAGGGAAATTTTCGTCAAATAAAAATAATCGCGTGTATTATCTCGCATTTCGTTGGTCTCGCGTGTATAGGGTCGATTTGAAGTCGAAACCGTAATCAATTGTAAAAGAATTAGATTTTTAAGAAAGGTTACACATGGTAACACAAAGTAAATATCAATAGAATTGTATGACATATAGGATAATATTCCACCGAGCCATAAAAGTCCATTAACGATTACATAATTTTTCAAATATATCATATAAGACATCTTTTGATTCCAGAATGTTTATATGATATTAATATACAAATGTTTAAAACAGTGTATTTTCCATAATGCGGTGTTTAATGGCGCGTCGGTAAGTTTCAACGCCAGCCGAATCGTATTCGTATTCAATGACAAGTGGATCGTTCATGGCCCAGAATGTACCGTACGGTAGATTTTGTGTGTATAAATTGGATATTGTTGTAGAATCGTGACCCGCAATTAACATGTCATTGATCGGCATATTAATACCGGTGCGATTATAGATTGCGGACGCTTGATCGATGTACGCCGCACTATTTCCATTACCAACGCCATGAAAATCGTCGCCACGGACCATAGTGATGGCTTGGAATTTCCGTGCAATACCGGGACGAACGACACGAATATTGGACCAGGAATTATTTGTTTCCCATAATTCAATAATTTCCGAATCAATAGAATCAATTGCGCGCTGTACACCCATATCACGAGCAATAATATAATTCACACCACTTAGATCCGCTTCAATTCGGAATAATTTGTTTCCTTCCACCGTAAAGTAGTAGAGATTGGTGCCGTATCCTTCATATCCAAATACCGCAAATTGACGTTTGAGATTGGAAGGTTCCTTGGTTCCGCGGAGAACAGATGACATTTTATGATGGCGTTACAAAAAATCTTTATTTCATCAGATTACCCACACTAAACGAAGATGATTAGTTGCGACGACTACGGCGCTGGTTACAACGACTGCTGCGCTTGCCGCGACGACGACGTTGAGTACGACGACGACCCCCACCTGCGGCGGGAGCCGCTTCACGACGCTGCGGTCCAAAGATTTTATATCCATAGACTTCATTGTCGGAAATATAACGAATCGGAATAGGCCATGGCCCGTCATCGCCTACATGATCAACCCAAGGTCCTGGAACGGGATTTCCAGCCGAATCTTGTACAAATTCCGAAGTGCGCCATATATCTTTCGCCTCGTCAACAATTGATTGAATGTTGTCCTTCAATTCCTCCAGTTTGTCATGTTTGCGTGTAGCCGTAACTTTTCCATATTTATTTTCCATTTCCGCAAGTTTCGCATCAATGTCATAGTCATTGTTGGACATATATTCAAGATCTTCCAAATCTTTTATTGCGTCGTCCATATTGAAACGCGAAAATTCGGGTTTGGTCATGAATGAATCGCGATAGTCCGCAACCTCGGGTCCGGACCGGATAGTTCCGTCGGCAGCCACAAGTTGAAAATCACTGATGTCACCACGGTCATTCAATTGGGAGACCACGCGTGTACCAGCAGGCACATCCGTTGCTTTCAAATAATCCCGCTCTTTGATAATTTGAACATGAATAGTTCTGTCGGATACACTCAGGACTTGTACAAATAAATCCGTGGGCTCACGGTCAACATTCAATTGTACAAAATAATATTTACCGGGTTCAACCATACCGGCTTCTAACTTTGTCAATGGACTGGAGGCAAGTCCGCGAATTGGAAAATTTACAGGTAACACGTTCATTTTTCTATTTGTTGCGATTATTTTCTGCGTTTAGCAATAATGTAGGAATTACACACTTAAAGGTAAAACCCCTTACTAATTATAAAAATGTCTATTGAGAGTCTAATTAGGTTTAGTGCTTCATCTGGAAATGATGATAAATATAAACATTTATGGGTAGTCGGCGCAGCATTACATGTTGATCAAATGAATGAGTTGTTGAAATATACAGGTTATAAGCCAATTGTTAGAGATGTAGGTGAGTTTGCGAATCCGCAAAGCGAGGAACTTGGAGCCGTTTTAAATAATAATAAAAGTGACAAAGCGTGTAATCATAATTATCACGTTATGTATTCGCACATAATCAATAATTTGGGACGCAATAAAGAATTAAATGTATTAGAGATCGGTCTAGGTACAAATAATCCACAAATGGTTTCAACTATGGGTTCTGAAGGTCGTCCTGGTGCTTCATTGTATTCATGGGCTGAGTATTTGCCAAATGCGAAGATTTATGGCGCAGACGTTGATAAGGATATACTTTTCCAAACGGAACGAATTAAAACTCATTATGTTGATCAACTCGATATGAGAACATTTGATACCATGCAAACGGCATTTAACACTTCATACGATCTGATTATTGATGATGGTCTTCATTCCATTGGTGCCAATTTAAATACACTTATTTTTGCCCTTGAACACTTAAATGTTGGTGGGTGGATTGTGATTGAAGATATTGGTCCCATCCAAATTAGTAACTGGCATGTAGTTGATTATTTGCTAAAACAAAATCGCGATTATGAATGTTTTATGATGAAAACCGCACGTGCGTATATATTTGTTGTCCATAAACTGCGTTGATTTTTTATAAATGATTATTTAGTTTTTCATTGTGTAATCATAATGAAAAACTAATTCAATCCTATTTATTATGATTTATTTCAGCGTAAACAGATAGATTGTTTTATTGATCTCTCCAAGAATTTCATCACGAATATTGAGTAAATCACTATCGGAATGGTTGACATACTTCGGCACTTCATGCGTTAAGAATAAAGTATAATTATGTAAAAGATCAAGGATTGAGTCGTCATTGTGCTGTTTGACTTGTATGTTCGTTGTATTTTCTTTGAATTGAGGACGTTGATATCGTCCCATATATGTTTCAACAAATTGATCGATTAATGATGATAACGAATCGTATAACGCACCAGAACCAGTATGTCTAGAATAACTGGATGTCGTCCAATGATAGAAACGAATATTCATCAACATATTGAAAAACATCTGGATACAATCCGCCAAATTTTGCGCCGCAAGGTTGCTGGTGCGGCGAGATTTGCGTGTAGTGGAATTACGGTTCGTTTTCCCTGTAGAGTTGCGTTGGCGACGCTGGGAGTATTTATGAGCGCGAATCATTTCTATACGGGTGTTTGAAATTAATCACTTCCCTGGAATTCTAACATTTACTGAAAAACTGATCGTATGACTGATTCAATCGTTTTCGTTTATTCTTTAACGATGGACTGATCTTAATCCTCAGACTCCGCATCCGCAACCGTAGCCGCACCTGCGCCACCCACGGCCTTCTTGGTTTTCGTCTCGCGTTTTTTAGTTTCTGGTGTTTTCATATCAGGCGTAATTTTAATTATAATACATCCATAGGCCTTGCTAATCGCAAGGTTCTGTTCATATACAAACTGATGGAGTTGCGCATGTTGACTGAGGATATCGCTCAGAATTTCGTCATTCGCATCGTTTTTTATGGAGAGATCTTGAAGGGTAATACGACCCAGGATATCACGTGTTGTGACGGCGTACATTTCCATTAGTTGTAGCCAGGCGCGTTCCTTATGATGGGCTTTCTCGGCACGTTGAAGAGCAACGCGCCACTCCTCCTCGTTGATGACACCCGCCAACCGTTTGACGCATAACTCACGTCGCCAGTCATCGGTCATAAAATCACGAACGCGGTTGCGAACACGTGTCAGTTCACCAGCCTCCAAATCCAGACGTTGACGATGACGTTCAGCAATTTTATCAATCATTTGAAGCCGCTCACGGCAGAAATCAATATCCTCAATCAGATGCGCATAGGTATATAGACGAGTGATCATACGCATAATACTGCCATCAATATCACATGGCATACCTGGTAAATCAGCACGTGGAATACTTTGACCCTTTGCGGCTAACCACTGAAAGTAGTGCGGGTTATGAATCACGGCTGTTTCTATTTTCCCAGTATTCCAACTGAACGTTGTATGACATACAGTACACCACATCTGATCACAGCCGCTCACTTTAGAAATAGAGGCCGCGCACTTAGGACAGGGCTTTGTCTCTGCGGCAATGGCACGTGCTGTTGCGATATCATCTGCTTTACATTTATGATTGTCCAGATTGATGACGCGGCATTCCATACAGACCTTCGTATCACAAATACCGCATTTCCACAACGTATCAACAAAACCGGCACAACCCGCCACAGGACACGCCATGACGGTACGACGATGACGGATCTCGCGTTCGGCCGTTGTTGTGGTCTCGGCTACGGCAGGATCCTGTCCCAGTGTGTTAATTATCCTTGTATATTGGCCTATGGACCGCTTTAGTTGTCGCATCTGTGCTTTTAAGGCTATGAGTTCTGGTTCTTTTGATACGACCCGTCTGGCGTCAAAGAATTTAATGTGAGCGTCATGATACGAAATGAAACAAGATTTAATGGATCCAACTATTTCCTTCTTTTTCTTATAATCGGCGACCAGAGGTTTCGTTTCGTATTCAGATTTGAGAGCCGCCAATTGTTCGCGTAGAGGTGTGACTGCGGCAAGTGCCTCCTTGTACCGGCGACCGGCATCCATAAATTCAGGTAAACGTGCCTTCTCTCGGTCATATAGTACCTTTTCACGGTGCTTTTTCAACTCACCAGCGCGGAACGTCACTGGCAAATTCGCGACTAAGAACTCCTGTGACCACACAGCTCGGCAACCGGGGCAACAGATATCGACTGCCGTATCATTCAGCAGTGTTAATTTCAGGCACGTGCGACACACGACCTCGTGACAGAAAAGGCACTCCGTTGGCACCTTTGTTGTCTTGTTGTATGAATCGTCCATACAAATCATACAGGGCTTGGCCATTTTACTAATGGCGATTGAAATCTTGGAAAATCTTGAAATAATTGGAAAGAAACCTTGGAAAATATTGAATTGAAAATATGGAAAGAATTGTTTGATGGGCAGGAGTTTCACACACGTTACTTGTCGTTGCCACGCACAATGTAAAAAACCAAATACATATGTCAATTTTTCCAGATTTGCTAGTCCAATTAATTTCAATACAAAAATGGAAACAATTCAGGCGTGTATGGAAAAAAATGATATATATCATTTTATTGGTAAACATTGTGTAATCCTCATTTCTTGGCAATTTCCTTTTTTTCTTTTTTCCATTTCAATTTCCTTTCCAATATTTCCAACATGGTCGGTGCCGGTGTTGCAATATTTCATCCCACTGAATGGTCGGTACTTATGATTCGTGATACACGAACAAATATATGGAGTCTTCCTAAGGGTCGCACAGAGCCACAGGATCATGACGTGATTGATACAGCTGTTCGCGAAACCATTGAGGAAACGGGATTTGTAGTTAATGTACATTACCGACTGCTGTCACGTGTTGCGAAGTTGTATGGAAATACACATGTTCTTTGGGCGGAAGCAACATCTCCTACACTTGTATTTGATTCATGTATTGACCAACATGTTGCCGAAGTTGCATGGATTCCTATTTCCAGTATCAAATCAATCAAAGCCAATTATACAACACGATCATGGGCCAAGGCGAATTTCGGTGTTTGATATTATGATAATACAAGCGACCATTCATTCACATTTTACATTCATTTTTGACATTTGCTTAAAAACTATTGTTTCCGGAGTTGTTACAACTTTTTTCTTGTTACTTCTTATAAAATGTCCTCGGTTCTGCGTTCAGTAAGTGCTCCGGTGCGTCTTGCTACTGAGTTTCATCGTGTGGAAACACCAACTTTTAATGATGGTTCTAACAACGTTCCATTTCCCTTCACCTACAATAATGGTACATTGGACATTGCTGATAAAAATAATTTTAATGCTCAAATGATTACATCAACAGGCAATGAACCCAATACAGACCCAGATGTGTCTGTTCGTTTAATGGGAGGAAATCGTCTAGTACAACATCTTGGTGAGAATTTTAAGGCATATATTCGCGCATGGCGAAATTCTACTATAGATGCCGATTCACCTATTGAAATATTCGTAAATGGAACGGTTCAGCGCATTCAATGGGTAAATGAAACCAATATGGGAGATAGTTCATATGCGGTTTCAACATCTCCACCTTCCGGTGATACATATACTCAATATGGAAACGGGACATACAATTCCACATGGATGTTCAATAAGCCCCTTACAATCAGTACAATGGAAGGAGGTGTAAAAACATATATTACGTTCACATCACGCTTAGATGAAGATTAGACCAACAAACGTGTAATACAATTAAAAATGGACATAGGTCTAAATTTTCATTATATTCATTTGTTTTTATCAAACAAGACGTTTAGACCCGTGAATAATCTAAATGTGTTAGGCGTTCTAGTAATAAAATGATATGTCGCATTAAAAAATCAATTATATTATTCACAACTAATTATCTTATTGACCACCACCATGTCGTTTACGGTTCGTGGAATAACTGGACGGATCCATGTATGTTAATATTTTTTAAACAATGTTCGGCAAATGGTTGTCCTTATAAAAAACATTATTGTGATTATAGATGTATTACATACACATATTTCATATCAAACAAATCTGTCACAACAGGCAGACATTATTATAAATTATTCAGTACAAAAACAAATACATGGATTGAACCAAGCGAACATGAAAAAACAAGTGGAAACTGGGAGTGGACTGATGGGTATTGGAACCGTTTTTTTATTTATGAACGCAATAGTTGATATTCTAAGAATGTGAAAAGAATGCCCTCATAAATCAGGATTCAAATGCGCTAAGTATATTGAATCGACTCTCAGGAAATTCCTCAGGGAATTCAATCACCATATTATCCGCAATACTTTGTTTTAGCATCTTGTATAATGGCTCATTCTCAATTAGCGAGTCCGTTTTATTGTTTGATTTCAGGCATACATTCGACTTACAATATGTGCGTGAAATAAAGTAAATCCCTGCCTTAATGGGAGTGGAATAGAATTTGGATACATGGTCTTCGGCAGTCGCGCCCTTGGGCGCTGTTTTCCACCATTGCTCCGTTTTCAAATTCACAATCATCATATCGGTATCGAATCGTTCACGCGGTTTTGTATTCGTGCCGTTCTTACTCCAATCCAACGCAATTGTAGATTTTCCATTAATTTTTTTGAGCGACAACGGATAGTCTTGAACTTTGATATCACTTTCACCCACGTGATGTCCCACAAATTCTGGTATTTTATTTGTTAGAAATTCAACAATAAACATATCACTCACAGTTCCGCCTGACAAACCTGCGCCGTCACCAGTGAATCTGTTACGAATCGCATGAAGTTTGGACAACATTTCCTGTAAGATTTCATGTGTCAAATGCGAATACATATAATTAAATATATCACGGAGGGATTTTGTTGGAAGTATAAGAATATTCGCAGGCGGATCTAACGGATCGGTGCTCATATTGCTATAATTTTACGATTAATGTTACCATTTCCAAATAAAAAAGGAAAACTAATCAATTTTTATCATCTTCACTTATGAAGACCGCATGGAAAACATATGTTGCGCACCTTGCCGAATAACTTCAACATTCACCGCATTCCCAAATTGCCGATACGCGTCAGCCGCACGAGCCGGTAGTTGAAACGAATCAGGAAAACTCTGTAGACGCGCAACTTCACGTGGACACAGTTTCCGCTTTTTACATCCAATGACTACAATCTGAGCCAGCGCTACTAGTGCTGGAGAATAGGTTGGACGTTTCACACGAATGCCCGATGGGCGATACTGGAAAATAAGCGTCCAAAGACTGTCCGCCGCCTGAAAGACGCCGCATTGCCATTCCAATTTGGCCCGCGCACCTGAAAATCCCTCAGTGGATCGCGCACGAGTCAGCCAGCCGTCCAGAAATTCCCTATGCGCGCCATAAAAGTCACGATTTTGCTGAACAAATTTGGCCTTCCATTCGACCATACCTGTCAACACATACGTTTTATCCCAATCGTCGGACCATATAGGAAATGTCGGCAATTTCACACCGCGTTGTTTGAAGTACTGAATAAACTCTTCCCATAACTCAAGCACACCCAGATCTGTTTTTGATAAATACGTCTCAGCCGGCACGTCCGTATCTGGAACAAGGATTGATGTAATATCCGTCTCTTGGGGTACGAGTTCAGGCAACGGCGGTAGTTTTCCATCACACACCAAATCCTTGCGAATTCCCATTATAATGACACGTTCACGGTGCTGCGGGATTCCAAAATGATGCGGACTCATAACAATCAATTCATTATATGTAAGATAGCCAGCAGAACATAGCGCATTGTAAATAGTTGCCCATGTACGCCCTTCATCGTGACCCTTCAGATTTTTGACGTTCTCCAGCAGAAAATAGGACGGTTGTTTGTCGCGCAGAATCCTCACAATATCACGAAACAACGTGCCACGTGTGTCTTCAAATCCATCCTGCTTTCCCGCGTGGCTGAAGGCTTGACAGGGAAATCCACCGCACAACACATCGAAATCAGGCATAGTTGAAGTATCTAGTTTTGTTACGTCATTGTGAGGCATGATTCCATAGTTTTTATGGTAAACTTCGCGGCATTTGGCATCAATATCACATGCCAATACACATTTCCCGCCGAGGGATGCCATGGCTTGATGGAATCCGCCGATTCCACAAAAGAGATCAATAAAAGTGAAGGTATTGCCCGCAGCCAATGGCTCTGGTTTTATACTTGAATTAGCGACGACGATTTCATTTTGAGGGGGTTCTGCTGTTGCTGTTGCTGCAACAAGAAGTTTTACAATATCTTCTTTCTTTTTACCACTGTATCCTTTGATTCCTTTTTCTTTACACAACGTAATAAGTTCTTTGATGTTCTTTGCGGAGCAGTCCATGTTTATTGAATTTAATGATTGTTATTCTTTAAAATGTTCATTTGCTTCACTGTCAATTTTGTTTTGATATAATCTATAATTATTGTAGGAAATATAAAAAAAGTTTAGACATGTGCCCATTTTAATGTTCACAGGTCTAAAAGGCTATAATTGTTCTTGGTTATTCCAAATAGGACACAACAACTATTCCAGAACCACCTGAACCGCCTGCTGCGGCATTACCTCCCGCGTTTGTGGATGCGCCGCCGCCACCACCATTTCCTGTATTTGCGGCAGCATTTGCGCCAGGTAGCCCAGTAGATATTCCTGATGAGCCAATAAAGGTATAAAATCCTTCATCGCCACCTTTACCTCCGCTACCATACACCAATGTAGTACCATCTTTCAGATCAGAACTTACACCAGGTCCACCAGCACCACCACGAGTATTATCCGTTTCACTTGATATACTTGTTACACCAACTCCACCTGCGCCACCACCGCCGCCGCCTGCGCCTTCATTAGGATTTGTACCACCATCGCGTATATTGCCTCCACTTCCACCGGTTGTTGGTGAATCTCCTGATTGAGCAGCACCTCCACTACCAAATAGGTTTGTTTCATTCTTCTCGCGACTCCTACGTCCTAAACCACCACCTTTGGCCGTAATTATTCCCAATACGGAATCTTCTCCAGTTACACCATTATTTTCACCTCCTCCAGGTGTTGTTCCTCCTAAGCCACCGTTGCCTACTACATAACTAATACCATCACCTGGAGTGACTGAAAGTGTTCCTGTTTTCACTGAACCACCGCCACCGCCGCCGCCAGCACCTGTTCCTGAGCCGGCACCGCCACCGCCTCCACCACCGACTACTAAATAATCAATTGATATGACACCCGATGGAACTGTCCATGTTCCACTCCCTGACGTAAATACAACTCGGGTCAAACTCGCAGATGGTGTGACAGCATTTGACGCCACAGACGCAACTGAATTTCCAACACTATTTGTCGCCACAACTGTAAATGTATATTCAATACCGTTCGTCAATCCTGTTACTGTAATTGGCGAACCGGGACCTGATGCGGTTATTCCACCTGGACTAGAAGTTACAGTGTAAGAAGTTATGGCAGCCCCTCCGTTATTCGTTGGTGCTGTAAATGTGACGATAGCTAAAGCATTGCCTTTAATTGCTGAAACAGATATAGGGGGGCTTGGAACCGTACTTGAACCGGGAACACTATCAATATATGTTTGTTGCTCTTCAGGAGTAGTTTCAATCGCACCTGAAACAATATTATAGTAATGAGGCGAATATGTCATTGGCGATTGTAGTCTTCCGCCTTCCAACAAGATATGATTTTTTAAACCATTATTGAATGTTGTCTGTTGGACAACGCGGTCAGCGTATAGCACTCGTTGTTTTCGTTTAATTGTTGTGTCGGATGCGCTTGACATTTCTATTATTGTGTTTGATTTTTGCCAAAACTGCCGAGCGTGAAGCAAAAGTTTAGGCAGTCTGCGTAAAAAGTAATATATCCAAAGTATACTCGTGAAAAAAATGACACCAGTAACCCCTAGTGTTTCAGTATGTCAAACACCGCAATCATGAATCGTCAAGTCGCCGCAAAATTTGAGTCTATTTCGCCCGCAGAACGCGCCCTACTAATTGGGTCTGTTCATCACTTTGTATCTGAAAGCGGTTTTGGAAATATACTCCAGAATTTGGATATCAATGACACAAAAGGACGCGGGCCCAGAAGTCTACATTTTGTTTGTAGCCAATTGGCTGCTTACAATACATTTCCAGGACTGGCTGCGCAAGTGACCGCATGGCTCAATAGTATTTAGTGGATGGATTGTTTGAGATGTAAGAAAAATAAAGTAAACGTTGAGATTGCTTCATTTTTCATTCAAACAGCTTAACCTAATTTACATAAATGTGAACAATCAATCGTTTCACGACCGTTTACCCGGCTACAAAATGAAATAAATATAAACAAGTCCTTTTAGGAAGGATGTTTGATGTTACAGAATGTATTCTTTTACATGAATTAACTACATACAAATGTACAATAATTCATGCGAAATTTGTTCATAAATACATTGCTACAATTACTAGTAATAAAGCACTTGTCTACGTAGTGTTTTCAGAGAATGAAACAAATCCAGAGAATGTATTTCAAATGTCATTCCGTGTCGCACCCACTGTTCTTCAAACCGCAAAGCAATTGCTTTTTTCAACCTTATCATATTTTACAATTCCAACCCCTTTTTATATTCACCACCCACACCCAACAATTGTTCCTCAACGAATTCAACGATTAAAATCCAATTTCATACATATGCGTACACTCAAGCATGTATATCGTATTACAATTAAGGAAAGTACATATCATTATTACGTGACAATTGGGGGCAAATTCCATAAATGCGTTGAATTGTTTATTTACAAAGAAGGCGAGTCTACATTATCTCAGGTATATTCTGAACCAGAATGTACGGTTGATTCAATGATACACGGCGGTGGTGAAACAGTGGATATGATAAAAGGTGCGTTACAACTTTGTCAATTAGTGTTTGGTGTAAATGAGTATATGTTTCGGGATGCTAGTGAAATTGATTGTGATGAAAAAGATATGACAAAACCTATTGGAAAACGAATCACAAAACCATTTTCTCTGACCCATTTATCGCTAATTAATAAATGTAAAACATGGTATGAATTTCATTTCAATGCGACCATCAAGGATCCAGAGCAGCAAAACAAATATATAACCAGTCGCCATGTATTCAACACGCCGATGAATATTTCATTGGATACTATTGCTCGCGACCCATCCGTGCGCTTGACAGATGAACAACGTAAAGAATTAGAACCCTATTTTTCACCTTCTAAAACCTGGATACAGTTTTTGCGGTCAGTGCCAAAAGAAAAACAATGTGAATTGCTAAATTGGACTCATAATTATTTGGACAGGCTTATGAAGTTTCGGCCTCGTGAACATGATTGGGTAATTCGTATAGAACCAGTGAAACAATTAGTATATCCATTTCCGAAAGAACCCGCAAAAGATACAACCATGAAGGATGTTTGTGATACAGAGCCTCTTCCTAAATATATGAAACATACATTGATGATACCATTGGGAATTTATTACAAACAAGGTGGTGGTGGAACTCGAAAAAAGACTCGTGGAAAGTCAGGTCTTGTATTTCGTCACAATGGAACGCATTATCAAATTTAGGCGACGAAAATTTGACTCCATTCTTTCAGCGATCAGCGAAACAAAGTCAACCAAGTATACAAAAGATAATATGGAATATTTCAAACGCCATCTGAACGATTACGAGGACGCAACACAAAAGGAGCCGAAGGCCAAACGCGCACTCATACTCGCATTGTATGATGTATTGAGTATTGCGGAAACAATTGAAAAGGATGTAAAAGACAAGGCCACATTTGAGGCCCTATTTGACAAGAGCGTGTCTACAAAAACGAAATTTACGAAATCCCTGGGTGAACTCGCAACCCATCTGAACGACGCAAACAAGCAACTGAATGTATTAAGAAATGATAGACGAGCACGGGAAAAAGAGGGGAAGAAACCAAAGCCGACCGTGGGTGGTGCGACGACCGCAGCAACGCCATCGAATGTAATTGTTCCTGATGAAGACCCTGTGTCGACAATTGCGGAGAAACCACCTACAAAAGTCACAAAGACCGGTACTAAACTCAAGAAAATGAAAATCACACTTGCGATGCGTGAACAAATCTGGAAGAAATATGTGGGTCGTACAACGGATTGTGCGTGTCCTGTGTGTCAAACACGCGTTATTAGTATGATTGACTTTTCTGCGGGCCACATTACAGCAGAGGTACTGGGTGGTGCGACGGATATTACAAATCTGGTTCCCATTTGTGGGAATTGTAATAGCCGTATGTCAACCGAGAATCTGTTTGAATATACGATGAAAAACTATATGCGCGCGCCGGTGTTTCCTGGGTTGGAGGGCGAGAAGAGGAAATGATTGGGTTTATTTACGTTTTGGTTTGTGTTTTTTTAAAGTTTTCCTTGTATATTTGGTTAGCAAACGTGGTTTATTCACATCTAATGGTGGATACATTCGGCTTCCTTTATTTTTACGTGATACAATCTGCGAATGATTGTTTATATTTTTCAATATAGCATTTGTTTTGTTATGAATTGGAAATATTTTATTTTGTTCACCTATATAAAAATCCTTGTTGTCTTCATCGAAAAGACGATTTAACACTGTAATTATAACATTCATTTCTTGTTGGATTTCTGGATCATATAAATGAGCGTCATTTATTGCGGTTGTGTAGCCATCCTCTATTGAAAAAAATAATGAATTTGGTTTATGGCTTTGTCGTTTAATTGAAATTAGTACATATTTCTTCTTTTTCGTTATAGAAAATGTGGGAGTTTTATAAAAATTTTTAAACATGTGAATTAATCCTGCGTCTTTTGGATTAAATGATTTAGGAGAAAGATGGATAGTAAGATGTAAAAAATCGATGTTGTTTTTCTTTATCATTAAGTATAACGTAGAATTTGAATCATCATAACCATAAACCTCTGATTTTACAGTTATGCCGGAAGTATTTAATCCTTGTGCAATTCTTTCATTTTCAATATACTTGCGTATTTTTTCATTTGAACTATTATCTGTTTTATCAAATAAATTAACAAGTTTATTTATCATAGTAGTGTCTAGAAACTCCCAAAGTAATTTATGCGATTCAATAACAAGGTTTCTTTGAAATGGCGGTGATGTGGGAATAATTGGCGTGGACATTTCTAAAGTATGAATTTATTTGCTTTATTTCCATAATTTGGCAGGCATTGACATATCTGCAGACATTGTAAGAATATTATAGGGTTGTAATGTATTATAACGTTCATCTTTCCATCCATAAAATACTAAACCTAAATGAATAGTGTTGTCCTTTTTTTTACATTTTCTACAATTACATTCATCATTATCACAAGCAGTCTTAAGAATTAATTGAAACATATATTTATCATATTGAAACATCTTTTTATATCCTAAAAACATACATGTTATTACATCTGGATCGCGAAATGGTTTCCAGTTATTATTATTGAACAATTCATTTGTGTCGAATTCTTTTTTGATCCAAATTATAAGATTTTTTTGAATATCGTTGTAATGCTTTTCTTTAATTTCATCAACGTAACATGTTAAGCCATAATCACCATTTTCTATATCAAAATGTTTAATACTTAATTCTCCGTCAAACATTGAGCCAAAATTGTTTGTCATATACGTAAACAATGTTTCCCCTTCTTTTACAAGTTCATCCAAACCAGATTTAATACACGTAATGTTCATTTTATATATAAGTATAATATAATTGCATTTAAACGTGTGAAAATGCGTTATTGTTTGAATACACAGAAGAATTATATGCGCGCGCCGGTGTTTCCTGGGTTGGACGCAGGTGATGATGAGAAGAAAGGGACGGGTGAGAAGAAGGGTAGTGTCGGTGGAAAGTAAAATTGAAACATAGTTGCTTTATTAAACCTATTTTTCAAACGAAACTAAAAATGTCCACAACTATTTATGTCCTGCGTCTAGCTGGCGGTAATTGGTATGTTGGAAAAACAGATAACTTCCAAAAACGCATGGAAGAACATGTGCGTGGCGGCGGGTCTGCATGGACAAGCATGCATAAAGTTTTAAAAGTTGACAAAGTCGTCGAAAACGCCAGCCCTTTTGATGAAGACCGGTACGTGAAAGAATACATGTCGAAATATGGGATTGATAAAGTTCGCGGCGGGTCGTATGTCGAAATTGAACTTGACGAATCCAAAATAGATACATTGACGAAGGAAATTTGGGCTGCGAAGGATTTATGTACACGATGCGGAAGAGCAGGACACTTTGTAAAGGATTGTTATGCAAAAACAACCGTAGATGGAAATGGTTTAGAGTATGAAGACGATGATGGTGAAAGCGATTATGAATGGGAATGTGAATATTGTGAAAAACTATTTTCTACAATGTTTGAATGTACAAATCATGAAAAATCTTGTAAGGCATCCTCTTTCAAATCAAGCAAGACATACACTTTCAAATCAAGCAAGACATACACTTTCAAATCAAGCAACTCAAGAGATACATGTTTTCGTTGCGGAAGACCAGGGCATTATTCACCAGACTGCTACGCATCAAAACATGTGAATGGGTATTATTTGTGATATGTGTGGCTGGCAAGTGGTGTTTACTTTACAATGCTTTTTTAACTCACAAAATTCTAGAATCAACATTATACCACATAATTATCAATCTGAGTGGTATAGCATTAATCCATTTTCCTTTATATAATGTTTTACCTGTAGCAAGACTAAATCGCAGTTTTTCATTGTTGACTGGATTGACAATTGTTGCCACATGATTAAATTCTGTATATTTTATGTCATTCTCTTCCAACAATATCATATTCTTAACTGCTTTGGTATGTTTATCATCTTGTACACTTTTTCTTGCAGATCTGTACATATCTGCGTCATCGTCAATATCATATTTTGGAATATATAACGAACTGAATGTAGGTGGCTTTGGTGAATTCAGCATTTGAATGCGTTTCAGCTTTTTGAGATTGAGATCATAAGCCGTTCGTATGACCAATTTCAGAATTTCAACAGTTCCATAACCCGTACAGTCGATAATACCAGACACTGAAGGCATAGGCTTGTGTATGTCATAAATGTCGATTGGTGTGGCAGAATTACATATAGCAACCGTACATGAGCCTTTATGAGTCTCCAACTTGACTGTATAATCACTGAGTTTATCTTTGAATAAACTCAGTAGTTTATAATTATTGGTTCTTTCAGCATTATTTTCCTCAGATTCATCAGGATAATGACGTGCATCAAAATCTAACCTATTGTGACATATTAATGGTTTATACCGTTTATTACAAAATTCTCCTTTACATATACAGTCTCCATAAATAACAACACCATCCTTGAAATCTCGCTGTCCTAGAGTGTAGCGAACATAGAAATCGAAATTAACCCCGTTTGAAAGCAATATAGGCAGAGAAATGTCACACAGTTTCGCATACCTAATTTCCAACTTAGCCTTTTCTGCCTCTCTACAGTCGTCACAATGTATCTTACGAATACAGGATATGTTTGCTCGCTCATAACAGGCTTTTTCCTCCATAGTCAGCAGCGAACGCGCATCAATCTCAAACCACGGCTCTGGACGAGCTTCCTCGTCCGTCTTATGAGTCTTATATAATTCAAATATGGCAACAGGTTTGGTATATTTGTTACATACAATTGCTGCGTCGGCGACACGCTCTATATTTTTATATTGAAATCTGTATTCTAACACAATTTGGGTTGTGTCACAAAGTTCTTCGATCTCATATTCTGTTTCACCACCGCATCCAAAACATGTTTGAATTATAGAGACAGGAATATGCGAATCAAAGAGGTATTTGATTAGAAGTTTCGCATCTTTGTGAATTTGTGATTCAGATGGTTTGCTATAATAGGTACATGGATTTGTTTCTACAAAGTGTCTGAAATGAGGCACACGAAATTCTCCCTTACATAATATTAGATCCTTTTCGCAATCTGGACAACTATAGGCCGTGCCTTTTGTTGCTGTCCTAGGCATTGTGTATTCACCAGTGTGCTTATTAATCGCACCAAGAGCAATAAGTTTTGTTGTCATTTTTGAAATTGTGAAATAGATTGAATAAATGGAAATAAGTCATTTTTTTGCGGTTGACATGTCAAATGAGAGGGTTGACGATTGACCATTGAGAAATATAGGGAATCGCTACACTTTTATTTTCTGGCCTGAACACCAAGGATGGCAAGTGTGTTGAGAGGAAATCTCTAATCTATCTCAATAAACGAACTTGGAAACATTTTTGTGAATTTTGCCTCACTTACCTTAAAATAGTCCATAAACGGAGAATTCGTCTATGTGAACAGTTGTGAACATTCGTTTTTAAAGAAATAGACTCAAATTAAATGGTTTACAGTTCGTTTATATAGCAAATTTACAAAGTGAACACCGTGAACACTTAAATTGGATTTTTTTGGTCCTGAGAGAAAAACTTTCTAGTTTTCTTTTTCCCCCATGGAGCAAATAAAGTGTTCATACTGTTCACTCAGATAATGATTCAACAAATCATTATTTTTTAGTATAGTAATATATAATAAGAATTTTCACAAAGCAAATAACATACAATGAACACCCAAAAAACAAGGTGTTCACAAGTGTTCACGGTGTTCACAAATTTAAATTACAGTTCATATGTACCTTGAAAGTTCAACTGATGTGGCAGGTTTGTTTACTATATAATTCCAACCGTTGTTTTTACGGATTTTATGAATTCCCTTAATTGTACACATTGTGTTACCAAACGTTGACAGTGTTTTTGGTTTTGTCTCGCTAAACCTACACCATTCCTTATATGTTTCATAAAATTCACTAGCGCGAATACATATTTCATCCGATTCATGATCCTCAATAAAGTCATTCACAAAGTGAAACACATCAGGTAGACTAGCAGATATCATACTTTTCATGTATTCAGTTTGCGGTGGATTTTTCCAATCACGACCAGATATATCACGTGACATAAGATAGTTATAGAACCCAACTACGACACTCGCATCTGACATAGCCGATGACAACTGTGAGAAATACAGGGAATCACGACACTTTTCATTGCTGGCCTGAATACCAAAGAACCGACGTTCAGTGGGCTCTATTTTGAATCATTAAAGTCGTGTTTGATTTATTTGGTTGATAAATTGTCAGTGAAAACCGAAACGCCTTCAAATCGCATTGAACCTATATTTAATGTTGGCGATGAAGACTTGGAAAAATTCTTTGAATTGTAATGGTAAGCAAGATATGACAAAGAATTCTAGGAATCCTAAGGCGGCGCACGCAAATAACGGCATTTTCACGGCTCTGAAATGTCTTCAACATTTTAAACCGCATTTTATACATCTTTTGTTTTTTCAGTATTTCGCAGATAATACCGAAAAAGCGCAAAAACCTCCACAATACCAACAAAAACAAATGTACCGTAAAATATTTATTGAAATTTTACGGTACAAAAGTAGCCTAAAAAATTCAGCACATTTATATGAAATTTCTGGAAAGAATTAATTTATCCGCATTATTCCGTATTTATTGGCATATTTCATAGCATTATTTCAGTATTTCTGCGATATAATTTTCAGCGCTATTTTCCGAATATAAGAAATAGGCCGCATTTTTTCATTAAATTTTTGCGCCCTAATTTTTTCCGCATTTTTTAAAAATATTTCCGCATTTTTACATTTCCGGCAAATTCATTAATCCATGGATTAATGAATTTACGCCGCCATTTGGGAATTTTGGATAATTTTTATTTTTTTTGGAAAATTATGGAAAAAATTGCGGAAAAATTAGGGCACAAAAAAATATGGAAAAAATGCTGCCTATTTCTGGATTTTGAAAATTAGGGCGCAATTTATATTGGAAAAATATAGGGAAAATATGGGAAAAATATGAAAAATGCTATAAAAAGCGGAATAATTAATTGTTTCCATAAATTTGATATAAATGTGCTGAATTTTTATGGCGGCTTTTGTATCGTAAAAATGCTGAAAATATTTTACGGTACAATTGTTATATATAGGTATCATGCGTTTTTTGAGAAATTTTCGATATTATGATTGAAATACTGAAAAATAAAAGATGTAAAAAAATGCGGTTTAAAACAAATAAGACGACAAGTGATCGGGAAAATGCTATATTCGCACACGGAGCCTTTGAATGTCGTAGAATTTCGGGTTGTTTTTATGGGTATTTTATGGACGTTTCATTCCTCTTTTTCAAACTCATAAATTGAAGTTATATAAGATAACATTTGTTTAATGTCTTTCTTCATTTCTGAAACTTCATCCTTCAAATATTTAATTTCATGTATTATGTCTGTCTTAGTCAATTTATGCGTTTTTATCTTTTCTGTGATTTCTCCTTTAATTTTTAGTTTTTCCTCTTTTTTTAATTTCTTTTCTTCGTCGCTTTTTTTATATTCTTTACAAATCTCAATATATAAGGCACTTGTTTTATATTCTGTGTATCCTCTAGAAAGTGCGTTATGAACAATTAGCCCAAGATTTTTCAATTTATATGCTATACAACCAGGGGTTCGCCTATGTTTGTTTCCTATTTCAATAATGCTTAACAAATCTGTTTCGTATTCTTTCCTAACTTCTTCAGACTCTTCTACAGTCCAGGGAACTTTTGATCTTTCGTAAAAACTTAACGGATTCATTTATGAGTTTATATTAACTATGGAAGTGGTGTTTAGGATAATTCAAATTTTTGACTCCTTTCTACATGTGTCATACAATTAAACTCTCAACTTCAGTACGCAACTTCTCTTTTGTATTGGGACGATGTGAATAATGAGTAACTTTATATATTCTGTATTTGTCTCCAAGATTACGCTTGAGAATTGTATATGAATCGTTGCCCAGTGCTATTAGAATTGGTTTATCAGATCCAATATCAATTAGTTCTTGTTCGAATGCAGCAATATGCTTCTTCTCAAAGTCTTTGTTGTTCTTCAGGTACTTCATTAGATTCCCAGACACTTTTTCTTCAAAATCCTTAATAATGTCAGTCATATATGCGCCCCAAAATGGAGTACCTTTAAGTGCATACCGCAGTTTATAGTCGTTTGCATGTGGAGAGTCTGAATGAAAGTTTGCGAATGACTTTTCAATAGGCTTTGAAATATTCAAACCGACTAGTACAACATTAGGGTTGAGTATACTTAGATCTGGCTTTTCAAATTCCATATTTGATTTTCCAACACCGTCCTTCCATACAGCCCATGAAGCTACGTTTCCATATTTTTCTTCAATAAATTCGTATTTTTCAGGTGAAACTTTGAGCGTAGTTGTAGGCGCTTTGGTTTTTACTTTCTTGGTCAGTCTTTTTACAGGTGGTTTACTTTTTACCGGGGTCTTTTTGACTCTTGGCATCTTTCTATAGATTACAATATATTAGAAAATGTTAAACTTCAAACAATTCGTCTAAATGCTGGCTAGCCAGGCTGAAACCTGTGCGGCGAGTCCTGGGACTCCGTTGAATGCTGCAAGTTGACCACAGATGAACTGTAGGCGTGTGGAAATTAATTTGAAAAAGTTTAGAACTGCTATATAGATGTGGTTTGAGTGGCGTTGATCAATTTTTCAGTGTTTTTCGCTTCTTAAAACTGCCATTGTAGCTTGAATTTTTGCTTCACGTTCTGCAACTTTGGCAGTTTCGGCTGCGATACGTTCTTCTTCTGCGAGTCGACGGCGGGCTTCAGCAATAATTTGTGCTTCTTCAATCGCAACATTGCGTCTTCAACAGTTGCGAATACACGTTCACCACGAATTGTTCTAAATAAATGAGAAGAGACATCTTAGTTTTTCTTAAAAATTACAAAACTATCCCATGAATTTTTACCAGGATGAGAAACCACCAATTCTGCATCATGTAAACCTAAAATTGTGGGCAGTGTTTCAAAGAGGTTTAATGAATGAGATTTAATATCTTCAATAATATACAATCCCCCACGTTTTACATTTCTCCATAATTGTTTGAATGATAAAATCATATGACTTTCCACATGTGACCCATCATCCAATAGAATATCAACATCTTTGATAATATCTGAAAAGTCTTTGAGAGAATCTTCATTAGATTGATCAACCACATATGTTGTTATACGTTCTTCATTAAATTGAACTTCCTTTAAAATGTCACAGCCTATAATTTGAGCATGTGGAAAGTAATCTCGCCACATAAATAAACTTGCTCCATGTTTATATTCCTTTCCTGCTATGTTTGCCATTAATGGATAATTTCCAATTCCAATTTCAACAATTTTAGTTACTGAATTGCGTAACGGATGTAGTATTTTATGATATTCTGGAGTATATGTATGATAAATTTGTGGACATTTGTCAACTCTATATTTCAGAGCTAATTCACACAATTCAGTCATGATGTTATATTTTAATAAAATATACAACGTGTTTAAATCAATAGTAAAGTTGGAAAGCGATGACCGACTATATTGTATGTTTAATAAATGCGTATATTAAAGACATACCGTCAAAATCCTATTTTAAGCACGTCCTTATGGACGTGCTTTTATAGGATTATGAAGGCACTGCCGTCATAAATTTTAATTTAAGCACACCTGGTCGGTGTGCTTAAATTAAAATGTTGACGGTATATACTTTTTTTTGTACGATCCAAATATTCGTTATTCAAACTTATAAGATGAATCATTTTCATATTATAAGTCAGAGTTATAGAAAGTTGCTATTTATTTTTTCATTGCTTTTGCCTTCCTTATAAATTCGTCTATATTGCGTGTCCAAGGATCAATTGCTTTCAACGTCTCTTCATCAAAATTCCACCATTCCGTTTCTAACAACCCTTTAATTTGCTCTTCGTTAAATCTGTATTTTATAACACGGGCTGGATTTCCACCCACAATAGCATAATCTGGGACATCTTTTGTAACAATAGACCCTGCGGCAACAATCGCACCGTTGCCAATTCGAACATTATCCATTATTGTTACATTGGCTCCAATCCATACATCGTTTCCAATAATTACATCACCTCGTGAAAACCCTGATGGATTTCCTTTTCCGTGTGGAAATACACTCCATTCACAGGGACTCGTTGTTACTAACGACATGTCATGATGCGACATTAAGAATGTACAATTTGAAGCAATAGAACAATAGTTTCCAATTCGAATTTGTGGAAGGTCTCCATTTAATTTGCGTGCGTTGTATGAAAGCACTGATACTGGTTCAATTATATATGATTTTTTCCCTATAGATCTTACATGTGGTGGAATAGTAGCAAATAAAGGATTGATCCTTGCTGTAGCCATTTTTAAGGAGTTTAATTCATCAAACCTTAAACTAAGCAATTCTACAAACACCGCCATTGTTTGAAATATAAGGGACTTGTATGATAAGATATTAACGCATTGGATAATAAAATCTGGAATATAAAATCATTAGGAAATGCTGATTTTTTATTCGTACCCATATATGATTCAATTAACGTGTGAAATCGCTCGTGAATATTTAGAATAGCCGGTTGGGACATTGTACATATTGGATACAATTTCCCCCAGTTTTTAACAGTAATCACATTATTGAGGTTATTTGAATTTCTCCAATTTCGTTTAAGATGTTCAGAAGGCAAATATGAAAATATAGACGGATCATTCAAAAGAGCAACTTCAACTGATCCTTTGTTTTCAATGGATGAAAACCATCCATCAAATCCTTCCTGGCGTAATATGTGTGAATAACAAGCCAAATTACTATCAAACATCTTAGCCAAATTGAGCCCAGGTTTATTTATCAATCCATTGAGTGCTGAAAAAACATGTGTTTTTTTGAAACTATCAATCATAAATAAAAGCGATAGATCTCGCCTTAATTCAATGCGTGTCACATAATTATTGATATCTACCCACTCGGATGGGTGAAATACACAAAAAAGCATGGGTTTGTTTGTTCTATATTCAAACGGTTCTTGACTGGTATGGTAAAGAACACTACCTTTTTTTAATATCATTTCACCATATACTTTTCGTAGAGGCTGTGTTCGGGGTAATTTCCGTGTATGTGTCTTAGATATTTTGTGTTTCCGTGTGGAATTCATATCTAATCTGCTTGAATATAAATTCCCGCAAATCTAAAATTCAAACAATATTCAACGCAATTTACCATTTTTACGTTTATAGACAAAAATCAATGTGTCGAACGGAATATCATGAATCCTACATAATTCCTCAACTCGTTTGCGACCGTCTGTGTTACATTTCCAAACGGATGTTTCATAAAGAACTTTTCGTCCATAATTTTCAATTTCGGTACGTAATGCTTGATCCTCAGGCGGCGCTTCCTCAAAATCAGGATCATGGGGACAACACCAACTATAATCAAATCCACGTTCCCAATATTTACGATCAACGTCCTCGATAAATATTGAAGTAGTATCACTAATAGGATCTTTATATTCAATTACTGTTTCAATCCAGTAATAATAATAATCTCTCATTTTGCTTTTGAATAGAAACGTATCTTTATATGAATTGTGTCTACAAATCAGTAATATCCTGGATTTCTAACAATTCATCTCCATGTAGTCCATTAATTCGTAAATTGGAGGGTTGTTTTCCGCATAGTTCGGCTTCAATTGGCGCACGTCCATCAACACAAAGTACAACCGAAATATTGGTAAGCCAGGATTCCAAATAAGTATTGCGAATTCGTGGACATGATGTATGAATTTCCAAACGTGATCCTGGCCCTAGACTAGCGTCATAAACACGTATGGTTAAATCACGTACTTCTTGGTGTGCCGGTATATCCAAAACGTACACTCCATTTTCAAGTATGCGCATAGTATCAAGTTTTATATCTGAAAAATCCATACAAATGCGGCGTAAGTTTGGGAAACACGCTAATCCGTCAAAATCATGGGGCGACATTACATGAAAGTTAACAGCCATATAATGTAATATGTATCCATATTTATCATAATCACTATTGCGCACAAGTTCACTCCATGAACCTTCATAGCCCATATCCGCACCTGTTGCGAAATGAGCGTCATCATCTATATAACCAGCGTGCCAGTTATCATCGGAACCGGCCATTCGGAGTATACGTGCTGGACGAACTCCATAATATTGATACATATCCTCTAAAAACTCGGTAATCATATATCCATATTTGTCGCACTCGCTATGATCTAATTCCGTCATATTGGGAAATGTACTTACAACACCGACCCATTCCGCACAGAGCCGTGTTCCCCAATCATTCACACAAGTACAAGAAAATTTTACACTTAAATGTGGGAATTTCAATATCCATTTCCGCAATTCGGCTTTTTCATCGGCGGATAATGGTTCAGAGATGGCCTCAGGTTTCCAGGAATGATTATACTCAAATTGCCCATCTTTATCACTTACAATGAATCCACTAATTCTATAATGGTCGCTTGGATATACGTCTGAAAACTCACGAGTATCATCAAGTGAAGTGTCACGGCATTCCACAAGCGACCAGTAATCCACACATAGTGTCAAATCATGATGACGACTAAAATCAAGACAACTCCCACGCAATCGCAATGTTTCATACAATATTCGTGGTGTATATATGTGTTCTCCAAGGGAAACCACTATACAATCACTAGGATCAAGGTTGTGTGAATCCCAGGGCTCCTCCAAGGATAATGTGATATCGCGAGGCATAATTTGTTCGTTGTTCTTAGTTTTATATAACGTTTTGTGTTTTAGATTTGTGATTGTGAATTATTTGGCTACGGTCATAATTTACATGGAAAGTAATAAAATGCGTTTAGACCTAAATTCTACGGTGTGTATAAAAAATAAACTGAATAATTGAATGATGCAATCGGAATTTGAAAAGATGGATTTTTCAACAAAAAGTCGTGAAGAACTGGTCGCATTGTGTAAGGAAAAGGGTATAAAAGGGTATAGCGGAAAAAAGAAGGAGGATATTCTTAAACTCTTGTTGGAAACTGAGAATAATGATCCAGATAATTCAGAACCAAGAAATGAAATTGTAATGACATCTCTTGAACCTGAAATTCCTGGACCATTGCGTCAAGAAATTATTCAAGGCGATACACTGTTGATTTTACCAACACTGTCTGACAATTCCGCACAAATCATTATTGCGGATCCTCCTTATAATATTGGAAAGGACTTTGGCAATAGTAGTGATAAACAACCAATGGAAGACTATCTGAAATGGACGGATAATTGGATCAAGGAATGTATCAGAATTCTTAAACCCAATGGCACAATGTTTATTTATGGATTTAGTGAAATTCTTGCCTTAATTCTTTCCCGTATTCCACACAATATCAATCGTCGTTGGATTGTTTGGCATTATACCAATAAAAATGTAGCATCGCTCAACTTCTGGCAACGATCGCATGAAAGTATATTGGTTTTATGGAAAGAGGAGAAAGTCTTCCATCGCGACGATATTCGTGAAGCATACACCGATGGATTTCTCAATGGTGCGGCTGGAAAAGAGCGGACTGCAACAAAAGGTCGCTTCTCCAAGGGTGAAAAAACAACAACCTATAATGCTCATCCCAATGGCGCATTGCCTCGCGATGTCATTAAAATTCCTGCCCTAGCCGGTGGCGCTGGAATGAAGGAACGAGTCAATCATCCCGCTCAGAAACCCATGGCGCTTTGTGAAAAACTACTGCGTTCCTGTAAACAACCTAGCACAGAGGGATATGTTCTTATCCCCTTTGCCGGTTCAGGAAGTGAATGTTTAGCCACAAAAAATCTTGGATTGCCATTTGTGGGTATTGAACTGAATGAAGACTATGTCAGACTGATTCACGAACGGTTGAAAGACGAGTCTATACACACGACAAATTCTCCTGAAGACGAGCCTTCACAAGATACAAATACAATTGAAACTCGTTGCGAAGAATGAGTCATAATAAGCAGACCAAGATGAATTTTTTTCTAAAGTATGTATAGAAATGTCCAACGTTTCTAATCCCGCAAGCACGTTACGAAAACATATACGTTATGGCGATTCATATGTTCCTGGTGAAATATACTGGGGATTAGGTATTGAATGTGAAACCTATATTGAATTAAAGGGTGGTCTTGATTGTAAGGCCGAATTTTTACGCAACCATCAAAAACGTGAACGCTATAGTGTGGATTATTGGAAAACATATAAACCTGGCGTTATTGATAATGTATTGGAAAAATGGATAAAAACACTTCCTGAAACTTCAAACACTATATTGAATTATCCACTTTTGATAAATGCTCATTCTTTCTGTAAAACAGATCGTTATGGACAATCTGTTACGACCTATTCAAAAGTTCCAGTTCTCAATTCAAAATATTGTGGAACAACATTATTACAGGATTTGAGTGGTGTTTCGCAAGATGTATTTGGTTCAAATGGAGGCCAAGACCAATGGTGGACGTTTGATGGCGATACTGTTGAATTTATGACTCAACATTATTATTGCGTGAAAATGGAAGATGTTGTGGACGAATTACTCCATTATAAGAAAACATGGTTGGATGCGCTTCAATCCGGTCTAATGAAAATTCCAGGTAAAGACGATATCTACAATCAACCTGTCTCTTATCCAACAAAAAATTATGGGCTCGCTCTCTATACAACCAACATGAATAATATTGGTATATTTAATAACGGGACATATCATTTCAATATTACATTGCCTACATATTTGGATAAAGATTGTATCATTGCGGATAAAGATGAATTTAAGATTCGTCATCAACGTCTAGCCAGACTTTTTCAATGGTTTACGCCGTTTTTGATTGCGCGGTATGGTTCTGGCGATATATTTAGTACATTAACTTCCAGTAGTTCTAGTCAATTTCCTCGTGGCTCTCAACGATTATGTGTTTCCCGATTTGTAGGTGCTGGTACATACGATACTGAAACAATGGAATCCGGTAAACTCCTGACCATTCCTAATAAGCGTATTGAAGGTCGTTGGTATGAACAAATTTATGATAACCCGGACTGTGCTTATATACCATTGCCACAACTAGGATTAGATATTAATTACAATAAACATTGGAATCACGGGCTAGAATTTAGAATTTTTGATTGGTTTCCTGAAACAGAATTACCCAATTTATTTCGTTGTTTAATATGGATGTGTGATGAAAGTTTAATGGTAGAAAGTATTCCAAACCCGCACAATAGTGATGTTTGGAATTCAGTACTAGCAAAAGTAATATGGAATGGTAGTTCCGTGGTATTAAATTCAAAGGAAGCCGCTGATTTTTCAAACATATTTCGAATTCCAACCTCTGCGATGGAAAATTGTGATATGCGAACCGCATTTGAACGTATTTGGAACTGTTGGGGATTGCGTTGGAATTTTACATCAGATACAAATACTTGCACTTTCAAAATGATTCGTACACCACTTGAAAAGAATCAGTTTGTCGAACACAAATCTGACGCTTCCGTACCGGATCCTATATCAGTGCCTGCGCCACCACTACCGACACCAACACCTGTCCCAACAGAACCAACTGTGGAACCTGAAACAGTACCTGTTGTTCCCATTGTAACTCCTGTGGGCTCAAACATATGGTCCAATATAATAAGTTGTTTGCGATGTAGATAATATAGGCAAAGGCTGTATTATGGATAAATGTTAGAAATAAAAATAGCACCTAATAGATGAAACGCAATTATGGGAACTTGCTTTTCATGTATTGATAAAACACTTATACACACAGTGCCTCAATTTCACAACGAAGTTAAAGATCGTAGGACGACACTCATTTCCCTTCAAGATCAGCCACATCTTTTGGATTTACGATTATGCGATGTATCAATTATGTCGAGCCATAATTCATATATACGTACATTACAGCATCTAGGCGAGTCCTCTATTTCAGCACTTCAAACAGTATTAAATCTAGGTGCGCGGTGTGTTGAGTTGGATATTTATCGCGATAAGACAAAGCCTCGTGTCTTTGTAGCACACGGAAAAGAAGAGACTCCCGACGATATAATTACAACTACAACTCTGGATTTGGATGTTGCGTTAGAATATCTAAGTGCGAAAGCCTTTGAACACACAAACGACCCTTTATTTATTGCGTTAGAATTACTGGTTCATAATGAACCGGCAGCATGTGATCAAATTGCTGATTTTTTAGACCGGCATTTTCGCTCTCGATTCTTTACAGGCACTTTGACCGGCAATACACGTCTATGTGAATTAATTGGAAAGGTGGTATTATTCAGTGGTGGTGGAGCAGTAGGTCGTCTCGCATCTATGATTCATACACAATGGTCTGAAGTGTTTCAAAATGTTGCCTCTGACACACCTGCGTCAATATTGAATGGTATGGATACATGTATCCGTGTATATCCTGCTGGAACACTAGCCGGTGCGTTGAGTCTAAATTTTGACCCGGTGTCCTATTTGGAAAAGGGAGCCACATTTGTCGCACTGAATATGTGTACTAATGACACGCATATGAAACTATATACGGAACGGTTCAAAACCTCAAGTTTTGTACAGAAACCATTTGTCTCGCATACGTAAGAGATTTACGATTATGAATGTAAATTTCACATCCCTTAATAAATGTCATTGGCTGATGCAACGGAGAAAACACCTACATTTACACTCGCAGGAACTATCCGTCCCGCAAAAGTTGTATCTTGTTATGATGGCGATACATTTGAAGCTGTTATGACATTTGGCGATCAATTATGGAAATTTGATTGCCGAATGATGGGTTATGATTCACCTGAAATTAAACCACTGAAATCGGCATCTGGTCGCGATGCCGAAAAAGCCGCAGCTGTGTTGGCAAAAACGGCTCTGTTATCATTTGTGTGCGACAATGTAGATATTACCAAATCATACACAAATAAAGAATTAAACGCAATTGTCAAATTGAATAAACAAATTATTTTATTAGATTGTAAAGAATTTGATAAATACGGTCGCCTACTTGTTGAAATTCCATTCCTGAATCAGTCAGGAGGTGGTTTTAGTACTTCTAACAGTGATTCAAGTATCAATCAATGGATGGTATCCCATGGATATGGTTATGAATATACAGGAGGTACTAAAAAGCCGTGGTCCTCATAAAGACAATGATAAAAATAGAATAATAAAGAAGAATAAAATGCCCGAGAGTACACCTGAATACAAAGTATTTCTCAATCGATTATTTGGCATTCGAAAGTTATTACCAGGATGTTTCCCAGGTGGATTCGAAATGTTTAAACGAGCTGGAAAACGAAAACTAAGTATTCAATTTCCACCTGAAACAGATCAAACTGAATACATAGATAAAGAGATCAATGTATATACGTCAAAATCCAAAGATCATTATGAAATTAAAAATCAATATTATACATCGGCCGATTTCGTCATTTCACGAAATAAAGTGAACGACGGTCCTGTGGGATTCGGTCGTCAAATACATTTTCGTGTCCAATTAGCGGGCGACCAAAATATTGGCGGTTCATTATCATATTTGGATTTGAATTTACATAATGATGACGATTTGGAAATATTTAATGAGTTATTTTCTAGCACCGCATTCCCAACAACGGGATTACCTATTGAACAAATTCAGTCTATTATTTCATTTATGACGGCGCGTTTTCATAAAGAAATCCATAACGCAATGGTGCGTGAAATTCAGGAAGAATGTACACCTTCTGGTGGTAAATTGCTGCCGTCGGAATCCATAAGTAGCAATATTTCATACATTGGAATCAATGTAAATCCGGTTATTAATAAGAGTCAAATTGACTTGCGAAAAGGCGTCTCTGTAACATCAAACAAAGTATATAGTGAAACCGAAAGTAAGGCGGTCTATATATCCAATAAAGGAAAGGTTACACCAGCGACGACTGATCATTGGAAATTTGTTGTAACATTTGTTTTTCATTCCAGTGTTCCATTTCGAAAGCGGCGAGAAATGGATATTTTTTGTACAAAGTTTTCACCAGATGGTCCAATACAACCTCTTTACTTTATTTATACTGGACGAAAAGGACATTTATTATATTATGATCAGCCTCCTTATACAATCCCCGAAGAGACATCCACCAAGACCGTTATAGAGCCTGTTGGAGGTGCTGGTGCGGCTTCTATATCCAACAATGAATTTGATCCATACGCAATGAGTGAAGCCGATTATTTGGGTCCTATCAAAACAAATGAAAATCAAGTATGGTTTGATGAACATATTCGAGGGAAAAGTACATACTGGCCAGCAACAGTTGAGAAATCTAAAATGCGAAAATCATATCGTGGAGGTCAGCGGAGTGGTCATCGCACAACTATGAAATCAAAACGATATTAACGGATCAAAAAACCGAATGTTATACTAGAATGATGAATAGACCATTATTGGCCGCAAATATGGGATCAAGTGGCAGTTCTGGAGTCATACGACGTATATCTGCGCCTCTGTTAGACTCTGAAGACTCGAACAGTAGCATCAGCAGTGGAATTATACGACGCATTTCAATGCCTCCGTCTGAAACACCAGTTAGCAATTCTGGAATCATACGACGCATTTCACTGCCTCCGTCTGAAACACCTGTTAGCAATTCTGGAATCATACGACGCATTTCACTGCCTCCGTCTGAAACACCTGTTAGCAATTCTGGAATCATACGACGCATTTCACTGCCTCCGTCTGAAACACCATTAGGATCAAATACAGGCTCCGGATCGGGCATCATTAAACGTGTTTCAATTTCTGATTCGAATTCTGTAGGATCTATTGGAATTAGACGTATTTCTCCAGTCGCAAATTCATCCATAACCTTGTTATCTAATACAGAAGCGGCGAAAAAACGTGTATTAGGTGAATTGCTATATTCGTTAAGTATAGGAAGTTCGAATAATAGCGAACGGGTCTCAATTTCAGACAAACCAAGTACATTTAAAACATTTGATGGAACGTCCATAAGTGATCTTATAGTCAATACACTGAGTCAATCACATAAAGCCAAAGGCGGGTTTAGCCGTGTATTTGAGTATCCTCAAACCAGACCTAGATATATTTTAAAATTGGTGGAAGCACGTTCATATCGACCCATTGAAAGGTACAAAACTGAAACGTTGGTCGAAATTGAAAATTTAGCGGCGCTTCATGGCAATAAAATCGTGAATCAAGTGTTAGGGGCTGAAATTTATGAAAATATGGCCATGATTGTTTTGGAATATGTTGAGGGCATGACATTATGGGATTGGCTATTAAAAACTCCTCCGCCAACTCAAACTCAAAGACTAACTCGGTTTAATGAAATTGAAGAAGCACTGGATGTTTTACATCGCGCAGGATTTGTACATCTTGATATAAATTCCAAAAATATATGGATTCCAAAACAAGAACACCGACCTGCTTTTTTTCTTGATTTAGCAGCAATGACCCCTATTGGTAAACCCAGAGTTGTTCATACACGCACTGAGGAATATTATCCTAGCCAGTTTTCCAATAATGTCAACTTTCGTATTGGAGATCCCAAAATAAACGCCTATTCAATGAAAGTTATTTATAAAAATATTTTTGAAGATAGAATTGCGAAAAAGAAAGAAGCCAGTCGTGCGTTTGGTGTTTTGAAAAAATCCCGAAAAAATATGTCTCTGAAACGACGTCGCACTCGCAACAAACGCAATTAATTAGTATTATATTTAGTATTAAAAAATAGACAATAATTGATATTGTCTATTTTTTAATCGTGTAATACAATTAAAAATGAGCACGGGTCTAAGGTGATTCGTGACGGATTATTTACGCATGTTTCATTTCAATGCGGCAAATTTCATCATCCTGAACAGGGGCCAAAACTTTCCAATACCTTGATGCGTGTAATGAACGCATTAAATCCGCAATCATACGTGCGATTTCATCGCGACTGTGTTTACGCTTGTAATCACCACGAATTAAAATACCAAATGTAGATTCACCTGGACGACCCTCCCGCTTATCAACAATCACAGGGAAGTATTTGTAAATATCATCACGGCGCACCAATTTTACAGGTGGAGGCGATGGGGTGCGAGGACGATGAAACCGGATACGAACAATTTCATCATCGCGCTTTGGTGCCAATATTTCGAACAAATCACTATATTGGCGTAATGTATGAATAAGCCGGAATTCTGTATACTTTTCGTATTCCATATGCTCATTAAAAGAAGCCGGGCGTTCATTTTTCCATTTATTCAATAACTTGTCATTCCAAACTAACGCAAGTATATCTGAATCTCTTACACGGGCTATATCAATTGGAAAATGCTCTAGCAAATCACGAGGATCACGAATACGCGGTGTCTCAAATTTATCCAGGATTCGGGTACTTGTGGATGGAAGTGTTGACCAGGGTGAGGGATGAGGTGCTTTGGGAGTTGCTGGACTTTTGCTCGGTGATTTGCGGGTAGATGAGGCTTTTGACGCAGATTTACGACGAGTTTTACGGTGTTTGGGAGGTGATTCAACTAAATTGGCCCATGCGATTTTACCTTCAAAAAGTTTTTGAAATGTCTCATCGGCGGCAAATATGTTACGAAGTGCTTTTCCAGGGGATGTCATTCTAATCAAGCAATTCAAATAATCTTTTTGTAATTCATGAGCCGTTTATGGTTATGAGCACTCAATATATCCTGAACGGTATTGGGTACTTGAATTGTTGTTGGAGGTGTAGGGACATGTATAGGGAGAGGTTGACTATAGACATATGTTGTATTTGTTGGTTGTCCAAGATTGACAACTTGTTGTTGGAAAGTTAGAGGCGTTGTGTTGCTACTCATATTGTTTAGGTAGTTTTATACATATACTTTTTAGACCGATATTTCTTTGAAAATTATGGGTTTAAAAAGTATAAATCCTAATTTAAAAACACCCATACGGGTGTTCTTAAATTTGAATTTTGACGGTACTAATAAGACTGAATTAAGAATTGGATCATATCTAAGACTGAATTATACCAGCATTGAGTCTACCAATAGTCTCACTTAATCGATTAATGTTTTCATTAAGAAGTCGCATTTCCATTAGGAAATCAAAGTGTAAATGCTCAGGTACAATTTCAGGTGCCGCTTCAGGTGCTGGTTCTACTGGTGCTTCAACTGGTGCTTCAACTGGTGCTTCAACTGGTGCTTCAACTACTTCTACTGCTTCAACTACTTCTACTACAGGTACTGGCACCGGTACAGGTTCAGGTGCTAGTGCCGGCTCGGCAGCAGTACGCAACTCCTGAAGCAAAGGCCGAATAATCGCATTTGTAAACGTATTCAATATATCTGTTTCCATTTCAGGACTGACATCCCTAATAAATGGTTTATGAGGTACTGAATTAAAGAATGGAATCATACAGATATTGTTGTTCCAACGATTGGTCATACAGAAATCAGGAATACCGCACATATACCGTATGTTTTCTAATGAAAACTGATCACGCATATCTGGTGTCAACAAGTGTGTCTCGGACAACATAATTTTATACTTATTGTACTTTACAAAATCACCGGAGTATACAAGAGTATCTGTAGAAGCCATCGCCATACATTTGCTTCCCACAATAGCAATTAGAACAATACACTTTGTATCTTTATTGATTCCAACAATAATATCACCAATATTCACCAATTCTGACCTTTGTTCAAGACATAATTTACGGCCATCGGAATGTTGAAATTGGCCAAATGTGCCATTGCTGAAATAAACAATGCGAATGGAAGTCATTGTAAGAAAGAAATAAGAAAGAAATTAGAAATGGAAATTTGAAAGTTGAAAGAAAGAAGCGGCACACCCAAAATAATGTCCAGAATAAGCGAATTCAATTTTTAAATCAGGACTATGATTTGAAAATAGGACCCTACAAAAAAAGTCTTATTATGAAAGAAAAGATGTTTCCAAAACCGTCCTTTTTGGCCCACATGTTTCACGCATTTTTATTATTATTTGCCGTTATTTATGGAATCCAACATTATCGCAGTCTCCGTGTTCTTGATCCTTATCGGATTAGCGTTCTTCTTCTTTTATTTTCCATTGTTGTCGGCATTCACGCACTCTCCCATTTAGGTCTCGAAACAATTTCACGTGAAGAATTTGTGAATGGAAGATTCACGTGCCCGTGTCAAATGGGAATTTGTCCTGGTCGTCGTTCCGGTGCTTGTCCTTGGGCACACGGAGCGTTTATTCAATAACTTTTTAATGTTTGAAATGATAAAAATGATATTTACAACAGCATTTGTGGATATTGGACGTGATAATTGGGGTCCATTCTCACGTGATTGTACCAAATATATACAACACTTCAATAACATGATCAATGATGGATTTGAGTATCCACTCATTGTGTATACACATACAGATGTGATTAAACAAATGCTTTCATTACGTTCCTATCCTTCAAACATCTACTTTGCCGATCTTTCAGGTGTGGATACATTTATGAAAGAGCCTTATTTATCCAAAGAAACGGCTATTATGAATAGTGAAACCTATAAAGCCAAAATTCCCAATTTTCGTAAAAGGGCAATAGAACACAATTATCCTAAATATACTTTGCTGACGCATAGCAAAATTTGTTTTCTGCGTCATACACGCAATATGTTTCCAAATCAGACATTTTATGCCTGGATTGATTTCGGATATCCTGTAGGTTCAAACATTTGCGGTTGGCCGGCATGTCCATATCCGGCAGTTCCACGGGATATAAATATGGCTTTACTTGACAGAAAAATACATATTGCTTCCACTAGAATACTTGACCATCATGCGACGGAAGATGATTTTATTGCTTGTAACTTTTTCGCATTTAACGCATTTACATTTATAGTTCACGTTGATATTTTGGAATTGTTGTTTCATTTGTATAAATCCAAATTGGAAAAATGGCAAGCAATGAATCATGCGGATGACGAACAAAACTTGATGTATCAATTATACCAGGACAATAAAGAATTGTTCAAAGTATTCCAAACACGCGTATCACCTTGGGGGTTTTTCCGTGAGAATTTAAATATGGGCGCAACACCAACTGTGCTATAGTAGGAGTTCAATCCATTTTTTCCGAATCATTTACATCATGAATTTCTATGATTTCAAAGTCACAAACAGTATTATCATTCTCTGTGTCAATAGTAGTTTTACGATAACGAGTAATTGATTCCAACGGAATTGTTTCTATTGGAATGGATTCGGATAAGTGAAAAGGGGGCGAAGACGGGCAAGGCGATGACGACGGAGATCCGAGTTGAGCGGGCACCAAAGGTTGAAGTAATGGTGATGGTGAAATAATTGTATGCCGTATAGGTTGTAATTCATATTCGTAAATATTGGACTCAGTTTCGTCGGGAAAATCTTCAAATATCCATTGAAATACGGCTCTTAAAAAATCCCAAAAGGGATAATGTAAACTATCATCATACATTGACATAAGCATAGGAAAGAATCCTATTCTTATGTTTGTTATTTCGAATCATTTCTTACGAATATCTAACACTCTAGTAGGACCATTAGGAATGTGTTGGAGTGCGGAAATATCTATTCAAACGTTTATTGTTGGCATTGTTGCTTTAGGCATTGGCCTTCTAAATGGTATGTCATTGCCCGTTGCTTTCTTTTGTTTCACGATTACGTTAATGCAACTGATTGAATTTTTCGTTTGGACATACTACGACAATCCATCCGTAAATTATTGGTCAAGTGTTGCTGCGTCAACATTATTATGGATACAACCTATTGCGTCAATATTGACTCTTAAGAATTTGCCTTTCCGAAATAGTCTGCTACTTTTGTATGGATTATTGTCCCTTGTTGGCGAAGTCGTCCAAAAAGAGAAAGACTATAGTATGACTCGTGCGTCAAACGGTCATTTGTCCTGGAATTGGATGAATAATTCGGATCCAAAAATTTATATTTATCTGATTGTGTATATGACATTCCTATTCTTGCCAATTGTGTTAAACAAACAATATGATCTGATTGTTTTAGGAGCCGGTACACTTACTATAAGTTTGTTCACATACTGGCGATATAATACATGGGGTTCAATGTGGTGCTGGATTGTCAACGCTTTTGTTGTATATATTGTCGGTAAATCCATTTTATAAATTTCTTGTTTCCATTTTCCTAAAATAGAATATTGTAGAAAAATGAATTATTATGCCGTGAGATACAATTAAAAAATGGGCACGGGTCTAAAAGTGTAAAAAGTCACGATTATTTACGAGCCTTGTTTTTGCGGGAATTTTTACGATTCTTGCGTGTAGGACGACGGCGACGTCCACCTACGGCCACATTCGCAGCAGGAATCGCACCAGGTGCGTTCGGGAGTGTAGGGGCGACCGCACTAGCGTTCATATTCGCAGCAGGTACAGCCTGCGTTTCTTTTGGTTTACCAAAACCCAATAGACCTTTCAAGAATTCCATTTTGTTTCTACATATGGAGTGAGTTTATTTACGCCGATGGTGTGTTGACGGCAAGTTCTAAGAAAATTTGTTACACCGTTATACTTAGACCGTGTGATACAATGAAAATGGGCACGGGTCTAAATTAAAATTTATGACGATATTTATAATAGAATTTGGAGATATCTCGCCATGTTCCCATGGCACACCGTCTTCAAACACTACGCTTTCCAACATGCGTCAAGAAAATTGAGGACCGGAACTTGTTTATGTCTGAAACGCAGTTTTCTACTTCCTACAATGCCGGCACCTCATAACGAAATTGTATGTACTGCCGTTGATGAACGGACGCGAGACCGGGCTGGCGAAAATGAAAAGAAAGATATTCAAGCCATTGTTGCGGCACTCAATACACCCAACAATCCGGTTGGAATAAAACTAAAACAGAGTTTTGCTGAACGCTTCGTAGGGCTGGAAATTGTTGCTGCCCGTGAACGTTCCGGAAATCGCGCTGTCCACTATGATTTTGAAATCCAACTCAATTCACAACCGAATGTATGGTTTCGTGTAGAGCACAAAGGCTCACAGCAGAACGGACCCATATCACCAACACAAACACCATGGTCCGCGGGCGTTCAATTCCATAATGGCGGATGTGAGAAATACAGTATTGCGAAACTCTACGCGCAAACATGGTATGATCTTTATATTGGTTCAGGTGCTCTGAAAACCGAGTTTGGTATTGAAGCCCCTATTCCGACATTTGACCAATGGTTTGCCAATGATGCGAAGGTTCAAGGTGATCCTAAAACCGCGTTTGGAATTGAACTGAAGAAAAAGGTACGTGAAACTCGTGGACCTCGCGCAAGTCTTTTGGACAAACGAGAAGTCGTAAACGCCGCATTCAACCCCACGCCGGCGGATATTGACTTGTTCAAAAAGGAAGCCTTGGCCACATTAAATCAAGTCCTTGAACAAAAAGATTATTGGCTCACAATTCACGGCCGTATTACGGAGGGCTCAGGTGCCGAGGATTTCCATTGTGCGTGGTATCCCAAATTCACAATTGATATTATTCATATGCTAACAATTCGCAAAGAAAAAGATATTTGGTTTGATTTCTATTGTGATGGATTTCGTTTTAGTAGTATTCTTCGCTGGGGTAAGGGCGCAGGATTTAGTAATATACGCATGGACGCACGTGATACAATTGGTAGCACCAGCGAAAGCAATACTTGAGATTGGTATGAAATCGTGTATTATATAAAAGATAAACCATTACGATTGATGTACGTGACATTCAAAAAGTTACATCCAAATGCTTTCATTTTTTAGTTATGATTTATTCGTCTTCATCACTATCACTATCCTTCTCTGTTGAATCAGTTTCATACTGAGGCGTATCATGAAACGTCGCAGTTGTTAACAGTCTCGCAATTGTAGACGCAAGTGGCGGTGGGACAGCATTTCCAATTTGGACGATCTTATCTTTAGCACTTCCACGCCAAGGATAATCCGCAGGGAATCCCTGAATTTGTCCACACTCGCCAACTGTCAAGCATCGTACCCAGTACTTGCCAGTTTCTGGATTATGAAGACCAACAAAGAGTCGTGGACATTGATTATAAGCACAAATAATTGTTTTAGAGGCATCGTCAGGATCTAATACTTGGCCGTGATAACTCCCTTTGCGTGTTCCAAAACTAATCAACCCTTCAGGCTCGGTATATGTAATTTTCGCCTTCGCATCGTGACCCGCTGCCGTTTTTTCCCTGGTACTTAGATTTCGAATACCAGCAACAAGTCGTAGTAGATTTGGATGCGGTTGGACGGCTGACGGCGGAGTCGTTTCTGTTGTAAGAATCCAGAATTGCGCAGGCTGTTCCGACGGTTTATATAGAGCAGGAACTTCAACGGCACCTTCTAATGTCGGTGTAAGAATGGAACGAATTGTTGGAGGTGTTGGCGGCGGTGAAGGCCAGTTTAGATGCGGATATTTATCCCCTTTATGTCCAACAATCAAGAGTCGTTTCCGCTTTTGTGGTACACCGACTTCGGTTGCGTCAACCACCTTGTATGAAATACGATATCCTATGCCTTCAAACAATTCCTCAATAATATCAATGACTGGGCGCGGAGACGTATTGGGTGGAAATACACCTTTACGGGATAAGAGGCCGCGCACGTTTTCACCAATAACCCATGTAGGCTGAATAAGTCGCGTCGCACGTACAAATTCATGGACCAATTCATTGCGTGGATCATCCGTGCGTTTCTTACCGGCATGACTGAATCCCTGGCAATTATGGACAATCGCATTTTCTACGACATATGAATTGTCCTCGGCGACTTCAAAGTTATATACAGGGACAGGATGACTTGTGATTGGAAGTTCAATTAACGCCTCAACACGGGTCCACCATATATGTTTTCCTTCATTTGTGATTTCAACAAATTGGTCTTTATGAGTCGCAATGGCCGAAAGAGCCGTAGCGCTAACTGTGCCGCAATAATCGTTGGGTGTCAATGCGTGTAGAGGCTTCCAGTGTGGCTCACTCAATCCATTCCCGTCTTCAATATCGCCGCCAAGTTGTGTTCGTACATAGAATGGATGCTCGGCGGTTCCTGTAATGGGGAATTGATGATACTTAATATGTAATTTATACAGATTCGTTCCTGTTGGAACCAGTTTTTCTTGAATGTTGACGATCGGTTGATAACGACCCATATGTGTCATAAGTTGATCATTCCAATCTACTTCTTCTATAGGTTTGTATCCGGCTTCTGTAAATACATGTGTTCCCGCAATAAAACAGGGGAATCCTGCGAATATCAACTCAATGCCGCCACGCAATTTGACAAATGTCTCATCTGGAATTTTCTTAATATCATTGGAGTCGTCGGTCGTACTCAAAAGTTCCGAGGAAGGAAATGCGGCCTTATGTGTATTGATTGCCGGTGTATTGAATTCCGAAAAGTGTGTGACGTTCCACCCTGCGGCTTCTAATCCGCATGTATCGCCGCCCGCTCCACTAAAGAGACTCAGAGCAGTCTTTGTGCCACCGCCAGCGGCAAATTCAATGACATTGGTCGCAGTTGTCGGCTGCGCTGTGGCCGTCAAAAGTTGAATCAACTCGTGCTTCTTTTTCCCTGAATATCCACGGATTCCATGCTCTTTACAGACCGCAATAAGTTCAGCCACACTTTTGGATTCAAATATGGATACGGATGTTGATGTAGACGCCATGATGATTATGTTTGATGTGTAGGTCGGATTAAAAGTGGAAAGTCAATTTTTCAAACAATTAAAAATCGCAGCATCGAGTAAGAAAAGGAATGAATCCGATTGTGAAAGTAGACAAGTCCAAAAAGATACCTGTTTACACGGTTCGGAAAATCATTGATGACGAGAAAATCAAATCCTACGAACGACGTTTTCTAGAAGAAAAAGACTTTCAGGTCGTTCTCAAAAGTGATGCGGATGTGTACACAGAAGACGGTAAACTACTTGTCCGCTTCCGTAAAAATGTACTTCCACTAAAACACATTGAGGATGCGTATGAAGCAATGAAAACTATGATTACACACAAATCTACGGATCGCGGTGTAGCGAGTGGAAGTGATAAAACACTTCAAACAGGCCAGAAACTCGCAATTATGTCCAATATTATGGGATACTTTGATAAATGGTCTGTATCTCAGCGTTCTCAATTTAAAAAGAGTGGCGTCAAGGCACCCGGTCCATGCCGAATTACTCGCTTCACAGCAACGGAACCCGAAAAATGGAAACGTGTAATTCCGCTTATCCAGGATATTGATAAAATGTATAAAGAATTATGTCCAAAGGAACACGCAAGTCAATTCAAGGCGGCCCAATCAACACCTTTCCATATTCCTAAAACAGCATTTTCCACTGTCACTACAAATTTAAATTTCCGAACAGCAGCCCATTTTGATAGTGGAGATTGGACGGAAGGATTTGGAAATTTAGTCGTCATTGAACGCGGCTCACCCTATAAAGGCGCATATACAGGATTTCCCCAATACGGTGTTGCGGTGGATTGTCGTACAGGTGACTTTTTAGCCATGGACGTCCATCAAATACACGGAAATACTCCTATAATTCCAACAGATGATTCATCACAACGCCTGAGTTTGGTGTCGTATTTACGTGAAAATATTGTCAAAAATTGCGGCGATCAAAAAATGTATAATCCAATGGATCTCCATAAACGTATTACACGCGGACTGAAACGCCGTGGACATGGCGGAGTAACTCGAAAAAAAGGGCGCGAAGAGTAATTTAGAATTATATGAATACGCCTGGGATATTTCTACATATTTTACAAGGCACTAAATAATTTGCGTAAATCTGGATTTCCAACAATTATTTATATTTCCGAGTTTGGGATTTATGGCTGCTGGGCCGTGCGACTGAACGTGTTTTCGTGCTTCTGCCTACGCCAAGTAAGCGTTTCCGTTCCCCGTCAAAGGGTTGACGAATAAAAAGGATTTCTGGAAATGGTCCTTTCCGTCGTGGATTACGGCGTACATATTGCGGCCATTTTTTCAGCATTTCATTCACAGTGCGCTGCTCACGTTCTTGACGCGCCTTGACACCATCCGATTGAAGACCACCTGCTTCATTATATGTTGCCGTTTTATGAGCCCAGAAATTCATACGCACTACTTTACCGTCACGTTCCCAGAACTGGATAGTGCGCATATAATCTTCCTTTTCCCCGTTTCCAATGGTGATTTGGACGTCCGTTCCTGGATTGAAACATCCCCAGAAACTTCCCATAATAAACTTCAGATCATATGAAATTGAATTTTCCATATAGAATCCATTGGGGACGGGATAATCGCCCCAGAAATTGGCACCTACACGTTTACATTCGGCGAATGCCATATCCACTAATTGTTTGAATTCAGGAACGCGTAAGGGCCGTAGTTTTTCACCATCTAAGCGCACAAATCCGCGCACATCATCATCAAATGAAACTAATGGCGTTCCTTTCGGGAAATATTTAAATATGAAATTTCGGACTTGTGGAAGACCTTTTTCCGCAACAATAATATGACCAACGTCACCTTTTGTTAGTACACGTTCATATACTTCTTTTTGTTCCTCATTCGCCACAAATAGGTAAATATGACTTGGTGATATGTTGTGATATTTCAGTGTTGCGAGTGTTTTTTCCTTGAAACCCTCGGGACGATTATAACTCGGGACAACAACTTTCCAATCCATTCTCTACTCCTTACATTGGATTACTGTTTTTTGTTCGCAAGAGTCTAAAGCCGGTTGAACTGAATAATTCAGTGAAATGACAACAGAAATATCTGTCACACAGGCACTCTCGGAAATTAAACTCCTTCGCTCACGAATTCACAATTCGTTGAGTGATGCGACGTTTATTATGTTGAAAAAGAAACGTTCGGATTTGGTGGATGTTGATAAATTTGCGAGTCAAGCCCGTGCTTCCTACCAATCATTCAACGATTTGCTAAGTCGCTATATGAAACTGAAATCGGCGGTCGTTCGTAGTAACGCAATAACAACTGTAAAAATTGCGGGTAAGACGTATACTGTTGCGGATGCAGTGGAACAAAAACGGGCGATGAAACTCTTTCACGAATCGCTACTTGAGGATATGATGGATCAGTATAAAAAAGTGAAGCAGGAATACGACGTACATCAATTCAATGAACATCAACGTGTGGAGCGTCTGCTTTCTGTAGAACTGGGTAAGGATTCCAAAACAAATGTTGAAGTCGTCAAAGCATTGACTGATACCCTTTTGGCTGAAAACCGTGCCGAGATTTTGGATCCTTTGAAACTTGAAGAACGCATTCAATCGTTGAAAAAGGAAATTGAAGATTTCCAAACAAATGTTGATTGGATATTGGCAGAATCCAATGGTCGTACAATGATTAGTTTGGATTAAATATGACACACTTCCCTTTTGTTACGAATTGTACTCAATAAATTCATAGTAATTAAATACTGAAGTTACTAACGTTCAATTATGAACTAAGAACGTTTATACGACCGAACAGTTTATACTATATATTGGAGGATACGAACAACGCACACTTAGCGATAAAATCCAGGAATCAAGGTACCAGAGGGTTTGAATTTAACCTTGTATAAGCCTCCTGGCTGTTTCAAAAGGGTCCAATACTATCTTTGATGGCATTGGACCCTTAGAGTGTATGGAAAAATTTATGGTTTTTTCCTTTTAATGTTTTTTTATTTTCTTTTTTGACGATTTTGATGATTTATGATCTGCGATGATTATGACGCCGCTTCTTTAGTCGGAAGCACCAGCACCGCCTACAGGCAAGCGAATAGACTGAGTAAACTTGGTACTGGAATAAACCTCTGATTTTCCGTTCACTGTGACGTTGATATCGATCTTTACTTCAATTTGGATAGTAATTCCAGCAGGAAGAACAAAGCGCTCGTATTCGTCGCGCTTGGCTTTCTCCTTCTTGGGCCAGATCTTGCCTCCCTTTCCACTGGCTGCCTTACGCGCAATCTGGGCCACAAGACCCGCAATTGGAATGCTAGAGCCATGAATGAGCGCATCATTATTACGTGCCAAAGACTTGTGGACGTAGAAAGTGCGTTGCGCAATCGGTGAGGATAGAAGATTAAGTTCCTTGCGCAAGTCATCGGCTGTGTGGATAATACTGATTGTCTGTGGTACAATCGCATCAGTAGACGGATTCCAGACTTCCTTGCCATTTGTCTTCACAATATGGGACTTGACTTCGCTCTCCGTCTCCGATGAAGCCTCGTCGGTGAAGCCAGTGATGAAGAAGCCATCCACGCAGCGGTATAACTTGAAGTACTTCACAATAGGCTCATCACCTTCCGTTGTGGGGTCTTCATCGCCCTCAGGCTTACGGCCATCCTTAAATGAGCCAAAGCGCTCACCGGCTGCTGCTGCCGCCTGAAGATTAGCCTGGTGAGCTTCAGCATAAGTGTATAGAACAGGGAAATCAACAAATCGGGTAGGATCAGAGCGATTCAAAACGCCTGTCGCAAACTCGTGCTGGACCTCATCGGGGTAACGATTGTCCTCAAGGTATGTCAGTGCGAGACGGATATAGGCCTCACGCTCTTCATCATGGAGACGAGCACGTTCCTTGATGACTACCTTGCCGCCCTTGACAGTACGATCACGTGCGCATGCGTTCTTCACCATTACAAGGGCATCCTCAGGGTCGTCCATATCCGCGTCATCCTCAAACGTTGAGAACGGTACCCAGCGAGCCTGAAGAGTACACTGGCCGGATGTCTTTGGCTTAGGACCCAGACAGGATGCCTTTGTAGGCATGATGATCTCACCCTCCGTAAAGCGCAAATAGCGCTCAAGTTCACTTACACCAAAGCGTTTGCTGATCTTCAAGAAGCACTCAGGAACATAAATCTGTGTCACTTCCTCAGGGAATGGATCATCCTCCGAATTATGACCGCACATACGACCCAAGAAAGACTGAAGAATACAGTCTGTATTGGCCTGCTTGGACTCCTCATACACAAAAGCCATGTGGCGCTTAGGTACAACCTTGCCCATACGGCACATTCCCTTCAGACCAATCACAGTGAAACGCTCAGGTGCGATCTTGAGAGCATCAATACCACCTTCAAGATCCTTCTTGGACTTGCTTGTGTACTCTTTGTATTCAACTCCCTCTGCCGCACAGCACGCACGAACCACGTCCAGATTAAGGCTACGAACAAGAGCGTAATTCTTCTTGGCCTTGTGTGAAGCAATCAGCATCTTGAACTCATCCACATTCTCTCGTACACTGAACGAACGGCGAATAGCGTTATTACTGTGGTAGTACGCAACACCACGGTAAATGACACTAGGCACATGCCATACAATCCTTCGGCGCATACGGGCCAGGAACTCAGAATTGTTGGAATCACTGAACTCGGCAAACGGTGTAGCACTTACACTCAGGAAGTAGGAGTCCTTGGCTGCCCATAGTGCGTCAGAACGCTCTGTACCACTTACACTCAGTCCTGAATGTTGTAGGAACTTGAAGGGCTTATTGCGTGTGGTCTGTGCGTAGTGAGACTCGTCCCAAATGACCAGTGTCTCACGCTCAATACGACCTGCTGCGTCCAGGCCCGTTGCGCCAGTAGACTTGTAGGCCTCAATAGAAGGTCGTAGACGAGCAACGACTTCCACATACTCAGGATTGGATGCGCAATACTTGACAATCGTATCATTACACGACTTGACCAGTTGCTTGTGAAGTTCAGTCTCATTTGACCCGCAAATAATGACGACACGCTTCACCAATCCTAGTTCCAACATCATAATCGCAAGTGTCAGGAAAATACCTGTCTTGCCACTCTGCATCTGCGCAGCCAGCAACACCTGGCGCCCGCCATCCTTGAAATTGCCCAAAATCTGCGTCGCAGTATTAAACTGCTCCTCAAAGGAGCAAACACGGAAAGCGTCCATCTTGAATATGTCTTGGTCTTGAAAACTTGGAAAGAAAACTTGTCTTGGAAAAGTTGGAAAGAAATTTGTCTTGGAAAAGTTGGAAAGAAATTTGTCTTGGAAATTTGTCCTCGGAAAGTTAGAAACCCAAAACTTTGTCAAAAGATTGGGAGGGCAAGAGTTTCGCACATGCTAATTGTCGTTGCCACACAAATAATAATAATTCTTTCCAGATTCGTCAATTTTTTCCAGATTTGTCAACACCTACCTAAGTCACATACAAAAAATTGATTTTTTTAGTTATAGTTGGAAGAAACATCAAACATGTCACATAATACGATTGTATATCCAGCAAAATGGACACAGGGCAAACGATTACGGATTCGTGATAAATATGCTACAACATATCTTCCAATGCCTGAATCAATCGTCACTGAATCTGTCAATGAAACTGAATATACTGAATATGATACACGTGTGCCTATAAACGTAGATGAAGTTGAATTCATTGAATGTAAATCTCCTGAATATGATCTACGTACTTACAATGATATGGATCTATTAATCTTTCGCAAACATAAAGGTCCTGTGCGTGTCTATTTTCCACCGAATCTACGCCGTCTTGTGATTGATGCTAGTAATGTAATTTGTATGACACCGTTTCCTGAAAGTCTAACAACATTGATTATTCGCGAAACATTCATTATGTACCATATTGCCTATTTACCAAACCTGCTAACACTTACTTGGGATTCTAATACATCACCTGAACTTCCAATACTTCCAACATCTCTTAAAAACCTTCATTGTACGGATTCATGTATTGAGCGACTACCGGATCCACTGCCTCCAGCATTACATCTATTGATTTGTAGGAATTGTAAGTTGACCCAGTTACCACCCTTGCCGCCTACACTAGAATGGCTTCGATGTCATAATATGGATATTTCTACACTTCCTACACTTCCAGCCAATTTATATTGTTTGGATTTTCAGCACTGTAATTTGACGCATCTTCCTCCACTTCCAAAAACCCTAGATGAACTGGACGTGCGGTATAACAAGATTACACACATACCTGAAATTCCCGCCGCAACAACGTATGTAAATATAATTGGAAATCCAGTTCAAACATATCCATATATTTATCGAAAAAATATATGGATAGTGTATGATTATAATTCGTATGCGACGGCCTTGAATTCTTCACGGTTCATGATTAACGCTAGGACTGTATTTAGTCCGCTCCATATGTTGAAAGATCTGGATGTGGATATCGATCAAGATCCGTTTATGGATATTTATGAAGATGATGGATTTCAACTCACATTGATTCGTCGTCTACAAGTCATGTGTGAAATCCAAACACAAGTTGCGTGTCGTGCGTTTCTGAAAACAATTAAGGAAGAATTAATGATGCGTACTTGGCATCCGTCACGCGTTGAGGCGTGGTGCGGCGTGGATTTTGGAAGCGCCGATGATTAGGCTCTGCTAGGTATTAGACCGACAAACATTCAAAACGGGCACCTCTGGTGCCCAGTTTTGTATGATTTGTCGGCCTTAAGACCGTGTGATACAATTAAAATGTGAAAAGGTGTAATATAAGTACATTAACCGGATGTGCTTATACCATCAGACAAAATTGACACGGAGGTGAGTGCGCTTTTTCATGAGACAAGCCGCTTGTATAGATACAAATTTCGCTCATTATTTCCAACATGAATTCCTTATCCGTTACCGTGATTTCTGCCACCCCTACATTGGCCAAGATTGTGATTCGTGTTATCAACAAGAATCGTGAGGACGATGTTCTTGTCTTTACTCCTGACACCGAGAGTAATGGCTTCAATGTAGTGTTTGTCCAACCATACTTGAATTCCAAGAATGAGTTTTGGCTGGATTACGACGCAGTCGTTCCTTATGTAGAGACATTCTTCCAGGCACTTCTTGCCGACAATGATACAGAAACATGTGCGAATGTACAGGTGGATATGCCAGGTCTGGCATCAGTATTGCTGAAAAAGGACGGTCTGAATAAATACCTAGCAGATGTCTTTGATTCGCAAATGGACACATTTCGCGAAACCGACTGGCCGCATGAATCATCAGTTCCAGAATCGAAAAAATCAGAAATCAAAGAATTGTGTATCCAGAAATTGATTTCCTTCGGTATGGCGCGTAGCAGCGCAGAGATGGTTGTTAATGAATTGCTCTACGAGTCTAGAAGACGGAGTACTGGTAAATCACCGACATACAATACCGTGCTTGAAGTTCTAGGCAAGTTTTCCCCTTCAGAAATTATGGATATCTTTTATGAATTTCAAGCCGTTCAAGATGAAGATGAAGATACGGATGCTGTTCTTTTGGTAATTGATCTTTATAAGAGGCATTGTTAGATATCCCATTACTACGAATTTACTACCCAATTTTTACGTTGATTCGCCACCCACCACTCTTTTTAGTAACTCCTGACCATATGTCTTGACGCTGTTTTTCAATAAGCCACTCGCACGAATTTCATTAAGTTTCCCATATAAGTATTCATTTCCAAAGGAACTAGGATCACTACCAACAGTCTGATAATATGCGTCACGTTTTACTAATGTCACAGTTTTGACTACAAAGTTATTATCAGGAATAGTATTGACAACACGCGATGTTAAACATTCAATTTGGAACGTTGTTGGAAGTACAACATCCAACCCAGTATAAGCACGTTCATTTTGAGAACGGCGGGGAATTATGCGACGACGTGAATGGTTTGATGTTACATAAAATGAATATAATATATTATCTAGTGCGTTTTCTTCAGTAATATATGTGTATTCACCTCCAGGACGACGAAAAGCCCAAATGATATCAAATGTGTAACCACTTCCGTTAAGGACAAGATTGTTGAATCCAGCAACTGCTGCGGGAGAACCTGGTAATACAGATAATACAATTGTACCAACATTGCCAAACGCGCTTAGAGACGGCAAATTGGGTTGTAACCAATATTGCATTGTAAATGGATCAATTAATAAACCCTCAACTCCAAACAAGTATGATTCTCCGTGGACGCGTGAGGGTGTTGCGAGTGAAGGACGATACATGAAATAAAACAGAGACTCTAAAATCACTGTGTATGGAACAATACCATTCATTGTTTCGTCACCGCTCATGCCCCAACTCACAACGCCAATAAGTTCATTCGAATTCCGTAAAAAGACACCACCTCCTGAATTCCCGCCAAATACAGGTGCGGAAATCAAGAGTTGATTCATTGTTCCATTGGCCGTCCATCTTGGGCTGCGCAATGATCCAGACGATACACTATTGGAATCCATCAATAATGGCCAACCAATCACGTATACATCCATTCCGTGGGAAATAGGCGTTGTTGTCCGTGTCGCAATCGTCACTACAGGTATTGATGTCGGTACATCGCGGACCTCAACTAATGCGTAATCATACGTTTTATCTAATACAATATATGCGAAATTTGTGTATTTCCGTCCCAAGTAATCTATAAAGATTCCATCATTTGACATATCCTCTACTACATGGTAGGCTGTTGCTAAATATAAATAATTATTACGAGCATCACGCCAAATAGCAACACCGGTTCCTCCAGCGCCAACAGCCAAATTTACGATTTGAAAGGTCGCTTGATACGAACGGGTGATGGACATGTTTTATATATGGATATGAGATTTTTTTCGGCGGCAAATGATTTATAGATTCTTCATATAAAGAACATTAAACAAATCAAGTAAAATGGAACCTGTGCGTATTTTTAACTTGGATCTCCATATAAGTGTCATTCAAGACATACAATGGATAGTTCAGGAACTGTATGGTCCAAATATACAAATTACAAATTGGAGTATTAGTGGCCATAATTGGGTGTTTCAGAATAAGAATTCAGCCAATGTAGATATTATTACACCCGCTACATGGCACTCTATATCTCCAACAATGATTTCTGAATTCCAGACACGATATGATTCTGAATTGACAAAATACGACGCATTTCTTGTTACACATACGCCTGTATTTTGTCTACTTTACGAAAAATATGGAAAACCTGTGATTTGTGTCAATAGTTGCCGCTTCGACCAACCCTTTTGTTGGAAACACGACGCGGTGGGATACACGTGGCTCGTAGATGGCCTGCGTCGTATGACATCCCGCGGTCAATTGCGCATAATTAGTAATAATAAGGCCGATGCGGAATATTTGAAGTGTGGTACAGGTATTATTTCCGAAGTCATTCCAAGCCTTTGTTTGTATACAGGACTTCAGTGGTTGCCGAATGTAAGACCCGCTATATGTTTCGGCGACCGCGCATTATTTCCTGAATCGCCGCATTTGGTCGCCAAACCGCCGTCTGGTTATACATGGGCACAATTATATGCGTGTCGTGCTATCGTCCATGTACCTTATGAAATGAGTACAATGAGTTTATTTGAACAGTATAGTGCGGGTGTACCGTTGTTTTTCCCAACACCGGCTTTTTACGCACAGTTAGTCATGAACGGCACAGTTCGCTGTGGAAGTCTTTACGGACCACATATACAGGAGGCTATGAATCTCCATTTCTGGCTGAGCCGGGCGGATTTTTATGACCCAAACAACTTTTATGGCGTGTATTATTACAATAGTTTTGAGGACTGTGTGCGGCAACTGGAGACGTTTCAAGATGTCGCATTTTATGAACGCCGGGCTCATATTCAAAAACGCCGTGCTGATGTACTTGCGACATGGCGCAAAGTCTTTGTGACACATATGTGGTCAGGCATTTATTACCAAAATTCAAATGTCTCCGCATCCAAGGAGCCATCAGGAGATAATTTAGAACCGTGACATGTGACACCAATCGATGTGTGAATAGGAATATACTTTCCAGAAATCTTCACTTCAATATACTCACGTGGCGCATACCCAATCAGAAGCAGCACCGTTTTGGTTTTTCCGTATGATAACGCGCGGCTATACGCAATCAAGCCACGCACATCCACATCCGCATATGTACGTCGTAAATAACAGTCAGGATAAAAGCTAATGTCATTATCGTCCGCCCATACGCCCAATGATTTCACACGCTCCTTGATTCCGGCTTTTTCCTTGAGTCTCTGTTGACGATGATTCGCGTAAATGGATGCGCCGTGACTGGATGACGTAGTTATATGAACACCGGAGAGTTTGGCTTCATAAATATGTACCCATTTGCGATACGCCGATTGACAATGCCGTAACGCAGCCACCCAAAATTGTTGTGGATGATGGGCTTTCATATATCCTAATTGCCATACAAGTTGCGCGTAAGAATACGCATGCGATTTACAGAAACTATATTTCCGAAGATCATCCAATGCGGCTCGTATATCCGGTGATAATGTAATTCCCGCCGACACAAGGACTTGATGTACGTTTTTCGCATCGGCTTTTGTAATCATGCGCCGAATATTGTCGGCCTCTTCCGCATCACATCCCGTCATACGTTGTATCAAAGTAATCGCATCATCATCATAAATAATTGCGGAGGATAATGTACTGGCGTCCGCCGACCGCGCTTTTTTCGCAGCCGGACGAATAATCGCAAGACATGTCGCAATATCATGAACGGTTTTTGGACGTAGGGTCCGCATTGCGCGTCGCATAAGCGGCGATTCCGCAAGAGTGATTCCAATATTATCGCCACGCGCAAAGAGTGCGGCAGTCGCAGCATCTTCCATATGCGCATCAAAGTCAATTTGTTTGAAATTCTGGGCTTCAAACAATTGTGTCAATGCGCGACTAGATAAAATATCAATCTTGAATTGCTTGTTTTTAGAGACCTCTTCTTTATTCAGCATGATTTGACTCAGGACGTTTGTTTCACGTAATTTCAAGTCGGATGGGACCCCATCCGGATAAAATACAATACCGCCGCAATGTAATGAATATGTACGAAATGTGTTTTGAAGACGGGCTTTATGTTTCTCAATTTGGGCCCGTTGTGCGATTGGAAGGCGGCGTATTACATTATGAATCGTGAGTGCGGGAATCCGTTTCCGAATTCCCGCTAATTGAACGGCCTTTCGTAGCGCCGACTTTTCATGATAATAGACATGATTGCTAATACGCGCAACACGATTGGGCCATTTCAAATAAATTTGGAGAAAGACTTCATCCCGTAAATTATGTGGGAAATCAAAATCAATATCTGGTAGCGTATTTCGGAAACGATTTAGGAACCGCGCGAAATGAATATTGTACTTTACAGGATCAATATTACTAATACCAAGCAAATAACATACAAGCGAAGAGCCACATGATCCACGTGTCACATGAGGAATATGTTGTGTGAATTTCAGAATTTCAAGGGCTTGAAACAAATATCCAAACAAGTTTTTTTCCTTGAATAGGCTCATTTCATACACAAGACGCTGTTTGTAATCCGGATGTTCAGGACAAGGGCGACGCCAATAGAGTTCCAATGTGGGACTTACTGGCTCTACAGAAGGTGCGACGATTGGATCGGCGTGAACGACTACATCCAGTACATTAATATGCGTATTGGAAACATATTTATGGAAGTAGGAATAAGGAAATACAAACGGGTCCGGTTGTAAATAGGCATTCATACGATTACAAATTTCTATAGGACTTCGCGCATTACAATCAATAATCAGACCATATGTCTTTTTTTCAGTCGGGTCGCGCCTTAGGACACGACCAACACATTGAACAAAGGTCTTATGATTGCGTTCAGCGACATTATCCATAAAGAGACAGCCATCCAAATATGGAATATCGGATCCTTCACGGTGTTTGCCCGCACAAAACATGATTGCTTTGCCTGATGCGGCATAGAATTCGCTATATCCTTCACCCGATGATTTACTGGTATCAATACAAATCAGCCAGTCGTGAAAGTGGGGATCCGCTGCCCATTCAGCCGCTGCTGATTCACATAAACGAATCATTCCGCACCATACAATAATTTTCTGATACGGCAAGGATTGAAATAATTTCGAACATAGTTTCCGTAATGTTACTGAATCAACTGTTCCTGTACCATTCTGTGTCTTGAACCATATAATTCGTGGTGGAACAATGACACCGTCATTACATGCGTCATAAATAGTATACTTACTCAGAATTTTATTGTATGGCGCATGTGTCAGTGTAGGTGTTGCCGAAAATCCTAGACATCTTACATCTGGATTACAGCGCTGAATATGCTTATAAAATTCCTGGGTTGTTCGATTCGTAATGGAATGACATTCATCGTGAATAATCAGATGTATTGGAATCCGTAACCCCGTGTATTCAGTCTGCGATACAAGAAATGCGCGATTTATAATAATCAATATGGGTTTGCCCCAAATCGCCGCTGAATTAATGACTGAGGACCAATTTCGCGGTTTACTGCGGCTATAATCAAAGACAAAGAAGCGCTTTAAAAGAAACGCATATCCTTTTGATTCCAGTGTTTTTGCGTCAAATTGATCCAATAAAATACTTTTCTGTTCACAAATCCAAAATATATTGGAATGTTTTGGATTTGTGCGATGAAATTGATGTAGCAGTTCTAAGGCTATCCAGGACTTGCCTGTACCGGTTGCGTGGAAATGTACGCCAGATTGAAAATTATTCGTTATACTGGTTTCAATAGCGTGTGTTTGATTCGCATGGAATTCCATTGCGATGGTTAGATATTGATTGCTTCCTGATTCTGTTGGACGTAGTTTCAATTTTCTTGGATCTCGGATCTCGGATCTCGGATCTCGGATATCGGATGATGAAACGAAGGATTGAATCTAAACTTCCAACAATCGATTAGGAGTAAATGTATCCCGTTTTGTGGCAGCGATGTGAATCGCGCGTTGTGTTTTCGTTTTGGCAGTCGCTACGTGATCGTATTTTGAATGACTGGCGGCTGACCTCATCATCAAAAAAACATATACACGGATTTGTATCTCAAACATTAACTACATGTATAGTTGAGGTGCGCGATGCGTCATTTCAAGAAAGCCCAGACGGGACTGAAACAATTATCAAGGGCGACCTCATTCTTTGTAATACAGCCCATGAATTCAAGATGCGTGATAAACAGGCGCTGCTCAATGAAACGGAAGCGGATTTTTGTCTCTTGATATACCCCAATATTAAAGAGAATGTGTTTGTATACTGGTTTGCGTTTCCAACCGATGTAATCATAGGTGGGGATGGCTGTGGTGGTGGGTTTACGCCGACTACTGTGCGTGACTGTGTATCATGGCGCGTTTTGGAGGATGATGATTCTGAAAGAAAACCTGATATTGTTCTGCCCCTCAAAATATACAAAGCACCCCATGAAGGATCCTATTCTTTCCCATGGTTTGCGCGGCGTACAATGGCGCGATTTGTCACAACAAAAACAGACGCACCGACCGATATTTTAGTTCAACATACTTGTGGGAAACTCCGATTAGGTTACGAAACAATTCCTGACGGTGGTAGACCCACTGTAATTGGATGGGAAGCCGATACACACGGTGCCATGTGTCCACGCCGTGCCGACCTCCGTGCTGTATACGATACGACACATATTGCCGATGAAGCGGCGCGCCTAAATTTGGAATTAATGCGTTGGCGTATGTTGCCTGAACTTGATTTGCGGCGTATTGAAAGCACACGATGTTTATTGTTGGGAGCGGGTACACTGGGTTGTCATATCGCACGGGACCTGCTTGCGTGGGGAGTACGTCATATTACCTTTGTGGACGCCGGTCGTGTAGCGTATTCGAATCCCGTCCGACAGCCGCTCTTTGAACACAGTGATGCGACAAAGGAATGTTGGAAAGCACAGGCCGCCGCGGAAGCCCTGAAACGCATACATCCATCCGCTGTGACAGCGGGTCATGTACTACGTATTCCGATGCCTGGTCATCCAGTTCATGATACAGAGCGTGCGGACGTTACACGGGATATTGAAGCGCTTCGCAGACTTATCCGTGAGCATGATGTCGTGTTTTTACTCACAGATACACGGGAAAGCCGTTGGTTACCGACTCTCCTTGCGCGTGTGGAAGGACGGTTGGCGATTACAGTTGCGCTCGGATTTGATTCGTGGTTAGTTATGCGTCATACACGTGCCGGTGGTTGTTATTTTTGTTTGGATTGTCTCGCACCCAAAAATACAACCCTGAATCGCACACTAGATCAGCAATGTACCGTCACGCGTCCTGGCGTTGCGCCTATTGCGTCCGCCGTCGCCGTAGAACTTTTCATTGCGCTGCTTCACCACCCGGCACAATGGGATGCGCCCTCCACACATGATACGGATATTACATCACCTACACCGTCTCCGCTGGGCGCTGTGCCGTATGTGATTCGTGGATTCCTATCTCACTTCCAAACCATGATATCATCGGCTGATTGTTCGAAATACTGTGCGGCCTGTAGTGATGCTGTATACTCAGCGTTTATTGATGATGGGATGAATTTTTTATGGCGTGTATTTGACGATGATAAGGAACTTGAAACACGGGTTGGACTGACTGAAATGACGGAGGACGCGATTAAAATGGTTGAAATGGAAGATTTTCCATAAATAAGAATATGTCCAGCACAATTATTTATTCAACATCAATCATCCATGATAAATTACAAAAAACAACACAATCACTCATTTCTGAATATGTGAAATTAATTGTAAATGAATTTGAGACGTTTTTGGCAAGTAGTAACGCGGTCGGCAAATCCGAATGGACGTACGAATTTGAATGTAATCCTGGGTTTATGGAACCTTTGAATTTGGAACTGAAAAAACATTTTGATAGTTCAGTCTTTGTTCATGTATATGGCTGTATGGCTCGGCATAAACTGATTTGCCAAATCAATTGGGGACGTGATTAATTTATTGGGTCCTCAAACCATTGTGCGTAGAAATCATTCTTATGCGATGTGATCAACGGAAATATTTTTTTCGGAAGATGAGATGTATTGGGCGGAATCATAACCAGTTTGGAATTTTTGTATGTTTGGGATAAAAGAATCTCATTTACAAAATTCACGAGTCCTTCATATGTCGCAACTATCCCATGATTGCTTTGAAGATCACGGGCGCGATTGAATTCAATAATAACCCACATGATTGATCGGAATTTTGGTGATTGTGTTTGATGCTGGACGAATTTGTCATTTTTTCAAGATCCGCAGACAGTCCAAGTCGCAGCCGATTTACATAATGGACATGTTGGAAGTTCAGCCGCTACCTCACTAAATACATGTCCGCAATGGGAAACAGCAAATGCTGTAATTGTGCGTAAAGGTTCCAGTGTAATTGCGCAATTCTCATCGGCGTCTTGCGCAACACGAATGGCCGCTCGAGCCAGACGTACACTTATAGGACGAATAGACGTCGTAGTTTGGACCACACATACAGTATACCATATGTCATGTTGACCTCCATTTGGATATAGAATATAGGCGTGAGGATAAAGAACACGATGAACGGATTCAAAATAAACATCACGTGGAATATTTTTTACATACGTATTGCGTGTCAATGGCAACGACTGTGATACTGCGAATTGAAATGAATAGGTTCCATAACTAGACGATTGATACAAATAGCGTATATTTTTATCAATCAACTCGTGAACTTGATGTTTTAATTCATCTATACAAGTATCATATGAAAACTCGGTTGTTTTTCGAAACCATACACCGGCCATTATTATTCTTGCTTTTAAATGTATGATTTCTATTGCGTCTCAATTTTTTCATAAGGTCAAAAATTGACTCGTTTCTTTTGTGTTAGATGATTAAATATTCAGATAGTTTCATCATGGAAGGTAAGAAATATAGTTCCAAGACTGTTGTGACTGAGGCTAAGACGCCAAATCCAATTACTATGTATAATGCTGTATCATTAAGTGAACCGATTTATCGTTCCGCAAGTTATATGAAAAAGTATACTGAAATGTCGGATGCGAAACGATACGAACTATATGCGGAAAATCTGGACATCATACATTATGTGAAAGATGTATTTGATCCGTCTAAAACATATAGTCGTGAACAGGCGGTACGATTCTTGAAGGCCTATAATACAGTAGTCCATATTAAAAAATATGGTATTTGGAATATGAAACGCTTGCTATTGAAGGTGACTGATCCGGCAGCAAAAACATCGCGAAGAGGATGGAAGATTCACTATGAAATCGAACAATCTATTGAAGAACTTATGCGTATTGAGTCTGATTTCAGACACCTTATTGCTGGAGCACAGTATGTAGCAAAGTAGACAGGTAAAAAATTCTTTCCATTTTTTTGTAGGCGCATATACAAACCGTGGAATTTATGGAAAAAATTGACATATGTTTGGTTGTAAATTTCAATTTGTGTGGCAATGACTAATAGCGTGTGCGAACCTCTTGCCCTTATCAACCTTCATTGAAGTGTTGATATATACCTGGATTTCAAGACCTCAAGACTTTCAAGACTATTCAACTTTCCAAGACCTTTTCTTTCCGCGACTTTTCAAGACCCTATTAAAATGATGTTGGACCCAACATTCATGGATGGAACCTCATATAGTGACGGCTATGTGAAACAGCCCGTGTTTCAAGAATATTGGAGCGATTGGGCTACGGCGGATCGTGATGCTGCGATGGCAGTTGTGGATGAGCCAATCACGGCAGTATGTGGTGGTGCTGGTGACAGACCTGGTATCAAACCCGAGACCAATCGTGCGGCTGCGCTTGATAGATGGGATAACTGTCCCTTGGTAGCCGCGGCTGCGGTTGGCGATAATGAGTGGGTCAAGGAGCTTTTGGCCGAAGGCGCTGATGTAAACGAACTATCTTCTGACTACGAGTTCATGCCACTGATTGTTGCGGCACAACAGGGACATACCGAGGTTGTACGCACATTATTGATGACGGCGGCTTGTAATTTAACAAAGAAGCATATGAACGGTTATATCAGCGCATTGGACTCTGCCCTTCACGGATACACAAACTTTGATGGCGCAGAGGACGAGTTTACGCCCGAGATTCGCGCAATGATTATTCGTGCCTATGTGGAGACGGCTGACCGCATTGACTTGAATTTGCTTCTCCATATTGAAGCCTCTGCCGCAGTCACAACTGAACAAATCAAGGCCTTCCGTTCAGGTGCGGGTGTACGTCAATCAAGAATATATAGCAAGGCAACCGCCGGCAATGTCAATCTGAATGATCCACCCGCATCCAAGATGGCTGCGATTCTCTATGCTGCGAAAACCGCCGCTGACCGTCTGGAAGTTCTGAAATCATCCGCACCTGTATCCCGAAAGAAGCGAAATGCCGGTTCTGCTGTATTCTGCGCCAGTTACAATGCCTCAGTCGCGCCGCCTGAAGAACGTATCGTCTTTGCGGAGGAACACGAGCCTGAGACACATGCGATGCGTCGTCAGCGCCTTCGTGAACAAAAGGCACTTGAAGCCAGTCTTTCCGATAAGTACGGCAAGATGTCTCGCAACATGTACTAAAATCAGTCATTTATCCGCATTTAACCAATAATTGAAAACAAATGTCTGAATCAAAAAAATAAAAAAAGCAAACTGGGCGAAAGCCCTTTTTGCTTTTTTAGTCACTATCAATCCCCGTTACTTTTTACCATCTATCACAATCTTTGAATAAACTTCTGTCAAATATATCCGGTGATGTACATCCATAGGACTTATTGATTTTTAAACGCTCATCATCTACAAATTGTTTTAGTTCTTTCCATTGATCCAAGATTCGGCTAGAAGATTCTTCAGACGCATCATCAACAAGTTGTGCTAGTATATCACGACATACATTGACGTACATATCAATCAGTTGTAATTGAGCACGTTCCTTATGATACGCCTTTTCTTTGCGCTGTAATTTGATTTTCCATTCCTCTTCCGTAATTTCATTCACAAGACGTTGAACACGTAACCTGCGCCGCCATTCATCGTCTTCATACTCACGCAATCGGGCTTGGAGTCGTCGAACCACGGTCTGTCCATAATGACGCCTATGATTCTCAATTGTACTCAAACGACATATTGGTTTTTTTATCAAAGATACACGCCCCCGAAATACTTGATCCAATCTGAATTCAATATTACATCCATCGCCTGGCGCATCGCGTCGCGGAATGGTTTTACCCGATTCACGCATCCATTGGAAATAATGTGGATTATGAATAATAGTTGTTTCAATATTTCCTGTATTCCAACTGAACGCCGTTTGACACTGTGTACACCACATTTGGTCACATCCACTAATTTTACTAATTAATGTACCGCACTTTGGACACGGTTTCGCTTCTTTTGCGATTGCTTTTACAGTCTCAACAGTATCTGGATTACAAACATGAGTATCCGCATCTGTCACTGGCTCGCGACAATCTTTACACGCCTTAGTATTACATAGGCCACATTCCCAGGATGTATTAAGAAAACCGGCACAATCTGCCGAGGGACATTTATGAACGAATTTACGCTCGGCTTTGGCTTTTCCACTTTCTGTGTTTCGAACAAGTCCATAATGCTGAATCGTATATTTGTATGGAGTCAAAAGCGCCTTTGTCTTATCAATTTGCTTTTCCATCGGTGCGATACGTTTCTTCAATTCCCTTATTTGTAACGATAGTAATTCACGATTTTTGATACATATTTTCATTTCTTTAGAAAATTCAGGTAATTTCGGTACTTCAACAGGAGACGGGATTGGTAGATCCTGAGGATTGGAACGACGAAGACGTTGTATTTGCGAATTATCAAGAATGGCTTTGTTTCGTGCTTCAATGGCTGCCGAAACACTTGGAAGATGACTCCACACACGATAGAGTTTATAAAACTCGCGTTCATTGGCGTGGAACTTTTCCACAATATCATCCATTTCATCTTTTATACTATTTGTTTCATATTCGGCTTCTAGTTTTGCTATATTTTCTTCAATAGGCTTAATGGCTTCTTTCGCATATTTATATCGCTCGGCTTCGTCTTGTGCTTCAGGAAGACGAGCACGTTCATGATCCACTAACACCTTTTCACGATGCTGTTTGAGACATTTTGTACGAAAGGTTGCTGTCAGATTCGCAATCAGAAATTCTTGATTCCAAACCGCACGACATCCTGGACAATTGGACTCTTTAGCTCCATCGGATAGCATGTGTTGTTGGACACAGTCACGACATGTCCATACATTACAATATAAACATTGGATCGCTTTGCGTGTACTTTTATTATAATCCCCGAGGCAAATCGCACACGGGTCTATTGTATCCAAAACAATTGTATTGGTTGGATGCGCCATGTTTAAAAACTGAAAAACTGTTGATGACTGGCGGTTGAATTCAATTTTTTTGACTCTTAGCGGCCTACTACTTGGAACACTTGCGAAGAATGGATTGCGCTGCTTTTGTGGATTTCATAATCTTGGCTTGAAGAATCGCCCTATCCTCATCATAAATATGGCTCGCAAAGAGTTTGCGATCGGCGGCCTTTTCTGTAGCTGCGAGCATACTTCGATACTGTTGAATCTGCGCCAGAATGTTGGTCAGTTTTGACGAATCCGTGGACACGCATCGTGCTGCCATATTGGAAAGAAAATGGAAAGAATTCTATAAAGAATTTGGAAAATACTTTGCTAGACGGGACGCAAAACACATGCGGTCTTTTAGTTAAATCAATTTTTTCCAATTATTCAATATGTCAGTACATTTTTAGCCGCATCCAGCGTACGAAATGAAACACCCAGAATTCGTGTTGGTTTTCCCTTTGGTGTTTCAAGCACATCATCAACAAGAACGGAACGAATATGTGTTTTTGCCGTATTTGCGCTAACCAGTTGCCGTTTCGCAACTTGCTCCGCTAGATCATTCATTAGAATGGATGAATCGGGTGCGGGTTCAATTAGTTCCAACATCAATTGAATGAGTTGTGTGGCTCGCTCATCGCCATCGCAGGACCTGAATATACCGGCCGGAATTGTTAGAAGCGCCACTGAGCCATTCAAAATATTTAGGGCCTGCTGAAGTTTATGTTCGTTTTCCTCCACCGTCTCGGCCATCCAACGCATTACTTCTTCCATACGTGCCTTATGGACACGCCACTCTGTGCGTGCCTTGGATGCATTCGCATACAGTTTTTCAATTTGATGTATAGCAGTAATACGAGACTCCTCACTTTCTGTATTCCTATCACTATCCCACCAAAATTGGAATAATGGCATTAGATTTTTGAGTGTATCTTCACTCATAGTCTCAAATTGTGATAAATAAATATACATTTTACCATCCAAGAATTCCACGTGTCGGTCGCCACTAGTTGTTTTTCCAACAATAGGTGTGAAGCGACTTATCATGACTCCAATGCGCACATCCGCATTCTCTTTCATATCACGTTTGAATTTATCGACTTCTGCTGCGGGAACGGGTTTATCGTAATCTTTACATTCCCATAGCACTGTATGTTCGCCCCATTTCATCTTAAAATCACCTGCGTGTCCAATACCATTTCGCGCACTATCTTCAATCGCGAATTTCGGATTGACGCCAAATGCGTCTACAAGACGGGTTCGGAATAGGGCTTCAAAATCATTGCCTTTGGTCTTTACATTCGTTGTAGGTTTGCGACGAATAAACTCATTTAAATTCGCAATTTCTGCGGTTTGTTTTTCCAGAATTGCGGCCAATTTCTCCTTTTCGCGTTCAATACGTTCTAGCGATCGCTGTTTTTCATCGAGAGCAATTTGAAGCATGGCCTTTGTTGATTCTTCCGCACGCGCAATATCCGTATCACGAGATGCTTCCAATTCGGTTCGCCGAGCCACAAGTGCCGCATTTCGTTCCTGGATTTCCGACAATTCTACTTGAAGATCACGTAGTTTTTGCGTGTAACTCCGTGTCAATCGCTCATTCTCTTCTGTACGCGCCGCGGCTTCCTTTGTTGCCTGGAGTTCTGTGAGTTCTTTGAGTCGTTGCGCATGAGTGGCTTTCAATGCTTCCAATTGTGATGTTAATTCGGCAAGTTGAGCCGCAGTGGATTCCCGAATTCCGGCAATTTCGGCGGCCTTACGGGCTTCCAGTTCCTGAATTCTATCATCTGTATGCTTTTTATGAAGAATGTCATACAAACTTGCGCCAATTGTGAGTGCTTCGGCGATTGTTGGCGGATCGGCATATCCGTAAAATTCTGGAAGTCTGTATGTGGACGGAACTTCCAGATTGATTGTTGCGACAGTGGGTTCGGTGCGCTTTTTGGGAGGCATTGTACATGGACTAATGCTTCTAACACGGTGTGTCTTAAAGTCCTCAAATTTTCTCCGGCGAAAAATTTGAAGGGTCTTTCTGCGTGTGTTTTTATGTTCAGCAAATCTTTCCCATAATAGCACACGTGAAACATACAGAATGGAACTTGTCCCCGTCAATGCGCCTCTTTTCAAGACAGCCATGGAGGCTCTGAAAGAGTTTCTCCCCCAACTTCAACTCTTTATTTCCGCCGACAAGGGTGTTTCAATTTCGGGGATGGATGCGAGTCATGTTGGATTTGTAGATTACAAGTTGGCCGCCGACGACTGTTCATCACTCAAAGTAAAGGAACCAGTGCGACTTGGGATTTATACTGCTGTTTTGACACGAGCACTTGCGGCATGTGACAGTATTCATATTACTACCAGTAAAAATAAGGAAAAACTAGTATTAACAACAGTTAGTGAAAAACAGGGTAAAAAGGCAGTCTTTGAAATTCCGACTTTAGATATTGAGGAGGTTACGCCTGAACTTCCGGATATTACGTATAGTGCCGTTGTGGAACTCAAGACAGCCGACTTTGCGTCCGTCATTAAAGAGAGTGCGACATTTGGTGATACTGTGACTCTAACATTGGATGAGGGTGGTCTTCATATTAAGTCTTCCGGAGATAGTGGGTCCGTACTTCAAACACTTGAAAATACAGATGATAGAACTATGGAACTGAATGAAGCCGATTCTGTATCTGCCGCGTTTGGTGCGAAACATTTGCTTCAAATTATGAAGGGAGGCGGCGGTCTGACACCTACGGTCCGAATTGAATTTGATCCGTCTCAACCGCTCCGCATTACATTCAAGTTTGGCACTGCGAGCCACTTTATTGCCTATCTTGCGCCGAAAGTGAGCGATGAATAAGACAGCCTTAAAAATTGACACGGTCGGTTATTTAAAGTCCTATACATCAGACATTTTTAGTTCATAGGATGGCATCTTCTGTTTCCGCTTCGCTTACTGCTTCTTCTGCTGCTTCGTCTGCTGGTTCCGCTGCGCTTACCGCTTCCCTTACTGCTGAGCCTACTGATAAAAAGTGGCTAGCCGAGGATGGAATTGGTTGTGTAGAAGTACTTGAAGTCTTTGGAAGTGATTTGACGGTTGTGAACGCAGCGCGCGTTTCATTTGCGAAACATGTGGACGAGATGACAACGCGTGACGAAGGCTTGATTCGTTTCCTCGCGAAGCATGACCACATTAGTCCTTTCTTCCATCCTCAGGTCCGTCTACGAATTAAAATGCCCATCTTTGTTGCGCGAGAATGGTTCCGTCATACTATTGGACTTGCTCGAAATGAAGTATCGCGTCGCTATGTGGATAGCGACCCTGAAATGTGGACACCGTCTGTTGATGGACTCCGTGAACGCGATCCAAAACTCAAACAGGGTAGTAAAGATACACCAATTGACGGCGCATCTGGCGTTGTAGATGAAATCCATGGATGGAATGAACGCGCATTGGCCTTTTATAAAGAACTGCTTGAACGCAAGGTCGCACCAGAAATCGCACGAGCCGTATTACCTCAAGGCATGTACACCGAATTTATTGAAACCGGTTCATTAGCGGCCTATGCTCGCATTTGGCAACTTCGCACGGACCCAGGTGCGCAACGGGAAATCCAGTCCTACGCACGTGCGATAGAGTCACTTCTTATGCCATACTTTCCCGTATCATGGAAGGCTTTGACAACTACTGAATAATGTGCGCAAAATTCAGAAAGATTCACTCGCCAAATAATAGAGGATGAGTTCGGTGACAGACCAAATTCTAAAAGCAATTGGGTGGAATTCTTCACCCGCATCATGTCCGACAAATGATACAAACTGTTCGGGTTCATGTGGTTCAAGTGGCTGCGGCACATGTGCGAATGGCGGGAGTTGTCGGCAGTATAGTACAATTAGCGCACGTGTGGGTATTTTTCAATATATTCATGAGGGTTCCGGATACAGCAATTATTCCAATACGAGTCTTGTATCATCACCTATGGGTGAAATTGGGGTATATTCAACAGTCGCAAGTCGTCAGGCATATTTCTCGTCAATCATCTTGACCTCCAATTTTATGAATTATACTACACGAGGTACTGTAGAAGATCCCAATGGTCGTTATCAATTGTATGAAACATTTGTTGCAAGAGACGGTTTTTTTTCCAATGTGTTTATAACGCCTCAGTATGCGAATATTAGTACTATTTGTGAAACATTTTATGGAAATGGTTGCTATATTGGTCCGCCTGGACCTCGTGGTATTCGTGGACCTACTGGTTATACTGGAGCCCAAGGTGTTCCAGGTTCGGCGACAAATACAGGCGCAACAGGATCTGACGGTCCGCGCGGTTATGATGGAAATCCAGCCGGTACAATTATTCCTTTTGCGGGCATAACTGAACCAGATGGATATCTTTTATGCGATGGACGCGAAGTGAGTCGTATAACATATTATGTTTTGTTTGGAGTGATAGGAACAACATACGGAATAGGTGATGGCGTTAGTACATTTAATTTACCTAATATTCAGGGTCGTATTGTCGCGGGTCTTGATCCAGTCCAATCTGAATTCCAAACAATTGGTTTAACCGGTGGTGAAAAATCACATACGCTTACTGAAGCCGAGATGCCAGCCCATAGTCATGTTTTGACAGATCCTGGACATTCACATATGTTAAATGAAAGTCAAGGTCAGGCGTCATACGTGTTTTTTAATGGGAACTACGTCATGACATCTGAACTTGGTTTGACTGGAGGAGTTGAATCATTTGTGTCAACACAAACAAACTCGACAAGCATTACGATCGCGTCAACTGGATCGGGACTTGCTCACAATAATTTACAACCTTATATTGTTATGAATTATTATATCAAATATGATACAAATATCTCTATTATTGAGGTACCCGGGGCTACAAGTATAAGTAATTTTATTGGTCCTACTGGTCCTACTGGACCAACGGGAATTACAGGTCCTACAGGTTATGTTGGTTCAACTGGCCCCACAGGTCCAACGGGTCCAACAGGAAGTACAGGTCCTACTGGAATTACGGGATCAACAGGTGATACAGGTCCTACTGGAATAACCGGATCGACGGGTGATACAGGTCCTACTGGAATCACTGGATCAACGGGTGATACAGGTCCCACAGGTACAACGGGTCCAACGGGAAGTACAGGTCCTACAGGAATCACGGGATCAACGGGTGATACAGGCCCCACAGGTACAACGGGACCTACTGGTATAACAGGATCCACTGGTCCAACTGGTATAACGGGTTCAACGGGTTCTACAGGTCCAACAGGTACTACAGGACCTACTGGAATCACTGGTTCCACTGGAACTACTGGCCCCACTGGACCCATAGGCCCAACAGGTATATTCCCTGGATTCTTGGATTATAATGTTGAATTTGCCAGTACAATATACATGTCAACTGCTGTCGCAAGCAGTATAAATGCGCAATACGTTAATGCGCAATACGTTAATACGCAAAACGTATACGCCGTTCAAGGTTATATTATGTCTGAACCACTTTCCACATTTATAAACACGGCTGGAGTAATAATTCAAGATTGTTCGACGCAAAGTGTGTTTTATCATTCCAATGTGGCTGCGAACTTTACCGCAAACTTTATTAATGTACCTACAATCAATAATCGCGTCTTGATTGAAACTATTGTAATCGAGCAAGGTTCAAATGCGTATTATGCGAATAATATACAAATTGACGGCTCACCTGTGACTGTCAAATGGTTTAATAATATACAACCTCTTCCCAATCCAAACCAAGTTGATGTCCAATCCCTTACACTTTTCCGTGTAGGCAATAATTGGAATATAATTGGGCAATTTACTACATTTGCTTAGACCGACAAACATTCAAAACGGGCACCAGTTTTGAACGATTTGTAGGCCTTAAGACCGTGTGATACAATTAAAAATGGGCACATTGTGCCCATTTTTAATGTTCGCGGGTCAAAACTGAAAAATGATTGGATTCTTTGATATTACAAAACATAAGGTGCGCTAAGATAGTCTCGCAGTTCTTTCAGAGCCCGAGGTATCTTATTGCTATGACTTGATTTCGGATCCGATGCCTCTGACAATGTATCAATATCTACATTTTCAGAGTCAACCCAATATTCACCATCCATTAGATCAAAGAACTTGCGAACTTCTTCAATAGAAACTCGAAAGTACTCTCGACGGGGATTTACACGGTCTGTATATTTTTCCAACAGGGCATGTAATGTCTTTTCCTTATCTTTTACATTTGATACCTTTTTGGCAAACTCAATCTTAAACGGTGTAGGCGGTCGCCATGTATCAGAGGCATTGGCTTCTTTCAACCGTGTTTCGACATGCCGTTCCGTCATTCCAATTTTTAATATGTTGGGCATTGATGAATTTGAAATACAATAAATATATCCTTCAGCCATTTTTAGATATTGACTCGACCAGTACTTACTCTTTTATGAAAAGTGTTTTTACGATCAATTTTTCATTATAGATCAGTGTCTGATGACTCATCATCACTCATTTCCATAGCATACATAATTGTATGTTCACGCGCATTCATTTCGTACGCCGCACGATTTGTTTTGTATAAACTGGCAATTTCTGGAACAAGTGGGTCATCGGGATTCGGATCCGTCAATAAACTCAAAATGGAGAGCAATACTTTACTTATCGTAAGTGCGGGACTCCATTGATTTTTAAGAATGTCCAAACAAATACCGCCGGCTGAATTAATATTGGGATGGTACACACGCGTTAGGAATTGGACATGCGGTTGTTTAAATGGATAATCCGTGGGAAACCGAATACTGAGTTTATACACACCGCCCGCAAAGGGGCTATCGGAAGGACCAAAAATTACGGCTTCCCAATTAAATAAATCATTTCCTACAGGTCCTGCTGAACATCCGGCAGGTGGATCGCGCTGAATATCCTCCAGTTCACGTTGAATACGACGAAGTGCCATTTTACTACTTAGATTGATTTTAGATTCACGGGCTTTATGTCCTGTCGTCTTGTTTGTATGAAAAAACAATTCTATCAAGGAATCAAGATTCATCCAATAGAATTGTTTTTTGGGTTTTTTTGGATTTTTTTGGGTTTATTACAAAACGTTATACCGTCAATATTTCTTACAGTAGTAAGCGACATAATTCACCATTCAACACTTTTTCACATACTTTCCACGCAGGAGACTGCGCAAGGGTCTTTTCTATCATATTGGAGATATGAACAGTAAGGATATTCACATGAACTCCACGAAGCAATGCTGTACTATGAATCTTATCGTGATATAATTCAATACTATACATCTTACATCCATTCATTTCAATCTTATGCCAAATAACTGGAAAGAATTGTTTTATATCATTGAGACAAACCATAGTAGGACAATCTGGTTCTTTATACTTCCAATCATGGGAACCGAATGTTTGACGGCTAATTGTACATAGAAAGGAAGAGTCCGCGGGAGCAGATACATACCAGCCACTTTCACGTAGACAGTAAATCATATGTTTCGCAGTGTTCACTTCATACGGTTTCCAATCCAACGGATTAGGGTGATCATTGCGCCACTCTACAAGTTTCCGAATATTCCACTGAATACCCAGTTCCTTGGATGATTGATTGCGTAGCACAACAGGAAACTGACGCTGAATTGTTTTGCGCTTTCGCAAACTCTTCTTTGTCGTATCATCCGATACCGAAAGTATATCACTCCACAAAACATTAGAATCTTCCATCTTTGTAAGGATGGGATCCTTACGAAACACATCAGAAACAGAAACGACAGACATTTGAAAACTGGAAATGTAAGAAAAGGCTGTAAATCACTTGAAGAATGTAGACAGGATTCCTAAACAAATGAAGTATGGATGTCAATTTTTTTGAAAAATTGAATAGTGAATAACACACATTGTGTATATGATGTAATATTTATTTCAATCCAATTTTGTCTGTATTTCTTTCTGTATTTCTTTATTTCCAACATGTCAAGTGATATTTCGGAGTATTGGCGGGCTCATCCTAAATATTGGATCGCACTCGGCGAGACCCAAGCCAAAGCCGATGCGGAAATTTATGAACTGTTTGCCCCAGCGCGTCTTGAAACATTTCGCTGGATAGACCAAGTGATTTATTTAGATCAGTTTATGCGACATTTTCAGCGTGCCGCTCCCGATCAAATTCGTGAAGATGCGGTAGGTCTTGCGCGGGTTCGTGCGGCCGAAATTGTCATTTCCCATAAATCCGAACTTGCCCATGTGGATGAATTTGAACTGGTGTTTTGTCTTATGCCATTCAAACATATAGGCGATTTTGATTTCTTATTTACGGCTATTCATCATCATTGGCTACCCGCGCACGGTCATATGATCCCACCTATACTCATGAAATTTTATACCGACTCGTACTCCAAATATTATTCATGTATTGAGAATGTGTATAAGGATGTGATATGTTATGACGCAGTCGCAACGGTACGACCCACCTATGATTCTGCCCGTATTTGCGACTCCTATCCGCACAAATACAGTAGTGGCTGCGGTGATTGGGAAACACAATCCATTCCAGATTGCGCTATTCCACTTATTGAGTCGCTTCTTTCCCACGTCCCACCGCTGAGGCCTATGATTGTCAGTCTGAGCGGAGGTGTAGATAGTATGGTCATGTGCTATTTACTCAAATGTGCGGGTGTACCTGTTATGGCGGCACATATTGTGTATGGAAATCGTGATGTCAGTGAAGACGAATTGGCGTTTCTTCGGTCCTATTGTGAGCGTTTAGAAGTACCACTTTATGCGTACCGAATTGAATGGCTACGACGAGGTCAAGTCGACCGTGAATTTTACGAATCTATGACACGCACACTCCGTTTTCTTTTCTATAAATGTGTGGGAGGTGAAACGCCGCATGTTGCTCTTGGTCATATTCAAGACGACCTTATTGAAAATATATGGACCAACTTTGCGCATGCGACACATCTTTCCAATTTAGTAAAAATGCGTGCCGAAGAACATATGGATGGCGTTATCCTTCATCGTCCTTGGCTCGGTATTAAAAAGACGGGTGTGTATGCTGTTGCCGAAGCCCTAGGAATTCCATATTTGAAAAATACAACGCCGTCATGGAGTAATCGTGGGAAGTTCAGGGAAACGTTCTATGCGGCCACACATGCGCAGTTTGGCGCATCTGTGGATGAAAAAGTATTGGAATCTGCTTCGGCACTAGCGAAACAAGCGGCGCTGATTGAACGTCTGCTTTTCAAACCAGTTTATGATAGTTGGAATCACGAGACGCGGATGCTTGATATAACACGCGCAGTGGAGGCTGGGTTAGACGGCGATGGATGGTCTCAGATATTTACTACTATTTGTCACACGAAATTGGGAATTTCCAAACCCAGTATTCATGCGTGTCGCGATTTCGGAACGCGGGTTCATCGCCCTGGCGGACTTGTTGAAGGTCAGAGGCTATCTATGAAAAAAGATTTGGTAGTTGTATTTCATCCAGATGATGAGCGGAAAGTGCTTCAGTTTATTACTTAGATTCAATCCATTTTTGTGTAGTTAGCCATTCTCTGATTTGCGCTGTCAAGGAATCCAGAGATATACCAGGCTCGCTTGAAATTTGTAGAACGGGTAAATCTGCGGAATCCATCCAATTGTGATGTGCGGCATCCAGATCATGTAAATATTCTAGTGGAATTCCTTCTTCGCCCGCGCGTTGACGGATCCCAATACGGTCTTTGGATGTACTTGCGGATGTCGCAAGATGAATGATTCCCTTATACGGTACTTCAGCCGCAAACGCATCAAACCATTTCATATAGAGTTGCCATTCAAGGTCGTCCAGTTTACGCTGCGATTTGAGCATCTGCGCAAAGACATGGCGGTCCGTAAGAACGGATCGTTCTGTAATCACTACGGGTGTTTTGATTTCGCCTGCCGCATAGGCTTTTAGGATTTTCTGAGTTTCCAACAATCGGGTTAGGATTGCGCAGTTTTGGAAAGTATATGCCCAGCGTGAAATATCGCTGTAAAATAGTTCCAGTAACGACTTGCCTTCCTCATTTTTCATTGTCATCCAAATACCAACAGGTTCTTGGATCACAGTAACAATATCGGCCAAATCGCGTCCAATGGCTTCCAGAAGCGTGGACTTGCCCGCGCCAATATTGCCATCCAGGGTAATCAGAATAGGAAAAGACATTTTATGCGAATTAGAAAGAAACAGAGTAACTGACTCTAATTCATGGGACATAAAGACGTTCAATTTTTTCATTTACTGTGCTGAGAAAGCACCAGTTCCGTATAGTCCGGTGTACGACGATGACTTGTAATTTCAAATATCCATTTTATGTCGTGAAAATATAACACTAAATATCTATCCTTACACGGCGATTTGTCTAAATAATTCGAAAGTAAACGACGAATTTTACATCTTTCTACGGCACTCTTAATACTTGGACTTATACAAGCCCAAACAGATTCAAAACGTGCATCCGAAATATGGATTGGTCGTTGGCGGATCGAACGCGCCACTTCCGGAGAAACCTCCAAACGTGTACAGGTAGCACCCATGTTCATTGTATGACAAATACAAGTTCTGTTCCACTTATGTTCAATTTTTGCGATTCCATAAGTAAAAATTGAACGCTTGTTTAAAGTTCGTGAAAAAAAGATAATACACAGAAGAGCAACTATGTTCAGGCGTTTTATTTATGTATCTGCGTTGATGGTTGGCGCTTTTAGCCAAAATACAGGTGATACAAGTTTGAATGGTATCCGATGTTGTGAGCCTTCTAAAGGTTCATGTACACCTGGACTTCCACTTTGTTCCGATATTATGAATTCTATGATGACACCATCTCCTTCTCCAACTTTATTAGCACGTGAAACTAGCGCTACACCAATGGGATGTTGTGATCCTACAAAAATGGAATGTACTTCATCCATGTTTCTTTGCCCTACACTAACACAAACTCCCAAACTAACCGATGGTTCTTGTTGTGATCCTACTCGGACTCAATGTAGTTCAACCCAACTTATATGCCCTTCTATGACTGCGTCCATGACGGGTCGCCCTTCACTTCCGCCGACACAATGCTGTAATCCGACCAAGATGGACTGTCCTACGGGAGCACTTATTTGTCCTTCTATGAGCGCCTCAATATCGGTTTATCCATCGCGGCCACCAACGCAATGCTGTGATCCGACCAAGATGGACTGTCCTACTAGTGCGCCTATTTGCCCATCCATGAGCGCCTCAATGACAGGTCGTCCTTCACTCCCACCAACGCAATGCTGTGATCCGACCAAGATGGACTGTCCTGCTAGTGCGCCTATTTGTCCTTCTATGAGTGCGTCTATGACAGGCCGTCCTTCCATGGCCTGCTGCGATCCAACCCGTATGTCTTGCTCCGATTTGTCAGTACCTATCTGTCCTTCACAGAGTGCTTCAAATACACCTATTCCATCCTTGCCTGCCGGTGCCTGCTGTGATCCCAGCAAATTCCCGTGCCCTGATTTTGTTCCACTCTGTCCTTCAGGAGGCGGTACCGGTCTACCTTCTATTCCACCCGATGCGTGCTGTGACCCTACGATTATGACATGTCCTTCCTTTGTACCTATTTGTAAACCATCGCAATCTATGACTCCTCGCCCATCCATCACCAAAACGGAATGTTGTGACCCAACACGTATGGATTGTCCATCAGATGTACAAATATGCCCTTCAATCACACCCAAACCTACACAACGCGAATTCTCTCCTAGTGCCTCATTCACTTCAAAACCTACGCCTCGTCCTATTCCTTCATCTATGATTCTAATATGCTGTGACCCGACTCGTTTCCAATGTTTGATGGGAATGCCTATCTGTAAACCATCGCCTCTGCCTCAGCCTTCCCTTGGAACCACCCCACGTCCTGCCGAGGATGTCTGCTGTGATCCAATGCGAGAGCGCTGCGATGGCTCAATTCGTATTTGTCCCAGTCAGCGTCCATTATTTTCCGCAAAACCTTCGCCCATTCTTATACGTCCTACACAATTCGTCAGTACGCTGCGTGATATATTGAACGCCGTTTCGGCTGCTGGTGCTGTGGGTTCCGCACGTCCATCGCCATCTGTCGCTCCATCCCCATGGGTCATTCGCAATCCTATCAATCTAACAAGTCTGGGTCTGCCGCGCCCTGAGGCGATTGTGTCACGCATTGGATTCGGTGGTGCGAATATCACTGAACTTATGAATCCCGCAAAACTCCAAGAACTCGTCATTCAGTTGGGATGTACATTCCGTATGCCACTGGAAAATGTTCGTATCACCAACATTACATTGTTTGACGTATTGGCCGATAAGTTCCGTGTTATTCCATTTGACCCTGCGATAGTCAATCTGCGTAGCGACGGACTGGTTGTATGTATGCCTCCTCTGTCGTCTAGAAACACATTAGTTAATCGTAATCTACGCGGTCGAGAACTTCAAACAAGTACCAGTAGTACCAATGTAAATGTTGAATATGCGATTCTGGATCCTAGTGATAATATCTTGTCTCTGGATGATGCGGAACTTGGTGCGATTCTTGCTTCCTCGCCATTGAATGATTTCCAGGCCTCTATTGGCGCTGGCGAATTGGCGTATGCGCCAAGTGCTGGCGGTGCGAGCCCGTCTCCTAAAACAGCAACAGGCGCGAATTCAATGTCGGCAGATGATAAACTTATACGCATTGGTCTTGGTGTGGGTCTAGGCGTAATTGGATTTGCTGCTGCTGTCGCAGTTGGAGTTTTAATTGCCCGTCGTCGTACACAAACACGTCAACGTCGTCCCACTCGTTCCGTTCATGTTGTATTTACATCACAACCTATGAATGCCACTCGTCTATCACAGAGCCATATTACTGGAACATCTGAACGCCGTATCTATAATCCAATTGGATCGCGTGTGTAAATCTAGACCGCGAATATTTCCATTTTTGATGTTTTAGCATTTAATAAATAAACAAATCCTAAATTTTTTCCAATTCAGGATTTGTTTGAAAAATTGAATACATAAGTTTTTATTTCATAACAATGTGTTTCCAAATTATATATAAAATTTCCAGATTTCCTTCCAGATTTCCTTCCAGATTTCTTTCCAGATTTTCAAAACCAAAATGCCGAGTTCCATTGTCTATGATGCCGACGACTGGCGGAAGGGAATGATACTTGCTTTTCATGGTCAACGAAATGTTCCCCATTTACCCATAAATGTAGATAATTTAGCATTCCAAACATGTACTATTGATGAATTGAGTTTTAAAGGGTTGAAACATGACTGCTTGGAACGTTTATTGATTACTGGTTGCCGAATCCGTCGTATTACAGATATTCCCCCTAGCCTCAAATATCTCGCAATCATGGGTACGTCCCTGGAAGAGTTGCCCGAATTCCCGCCAAATTTACAGACACTGGCTCTCCAACATATTCGTAATTTGGAAACCGAAGTGTTACCATGTCTACCTCCGACATTGCGCATACTCAAACTCCATGATGTCAATATTCGTATTCCAGACGATAGATTCCATAAAGGTATTACAATTCTTCAGTGTTCAAAGATTTATAATCCCTTGCCAACTGTTCTTCCACCCGCACTTCAGGAATTTGACTGTTCACACAATCATGTATGTGAGTTGCCATCTTTACCCGCATCTCTTTTAACTTTGAATTGCGAAGGTAATAAACTTGAATCACTTCCTCCACTTCCTACAAATCTGGCTTCACTCTGTTGCGCAAATAATCAATTGCGTGACCTGCCGACGCTCCCGCAACGTCTTCGTGTCCTTGATTGTGCTATGAATCAACTTCGTATTCTGCCACCACTTCCTGCCAACTTGCGAACATTGAACTTTTCCAAGAATCCTATTGCGATCTATCCACACGTAGAAAAATATGTATATGTAAAAATTTCACGCGATGGACCGTATTTCAAAGCGCTAAACCAATCGAAATGTGTACTAAACGGAATTAGAGTCTTTCCACCGTCCATTGACGATGTGAATTTTATTCATGACGATACATACGCAACTATGATGTTTACGGAAAATTCATACGATGAACATGATATTCTGGATTGTGTGTTGGAAGTTCAGCGTCAAATGGAAAGTCGTGCCTGTTTACAGACAATAAAGGAAGAACTTATGGCTGTGACATGGCATCCACATCGTGTTGAGGACTGGTGTGGTGTTGACTTTTCGAATCCAGAAAGTGATTGACCCGAATAACTAAACGATCTCGTTCTTGGGTGCGGCGGTTGCCGTACTTTTTGTAGCAGTTGGGGGTTTCCTGCGTTTACTTGCAAGTCCGACCGAGTATAGATTTGTCAAATCCGTCACCGTGACTTTCTCTGGATCCATGGCCGCAGGAAATTTCACAAATTGAACACGTTTCAATGTATGCTTGTAAAAGTACAGACCGTATGGACCACGCTTGATTGTGAAATCACCCAAAGTGCGCGAATATGCTGTGTCTGTCGTTGCGAAACTAATTTTCGCAATGAGCTTTTCCTTGATTCGTTCTACATCCTCATCGCCTTTCAACGGTACACGCGCGCCTTTACATTCCGCATACGGTCCATATGGACCGCGCTTTTTGCGAATAGATTCGCCGTCCAATTCACCGATTTCTTCCCCCGCCTTTGACGCAGCCGCTGCGTGAAATGCGGCCTCCGCATCCTCGGTTGTAACAGATTCATATGTCATATGGGAAAGAAGACCCGCAAACGTTGCTTTTTCCGTTTTCGGTGCGCCAGTAGGAGGCTCACGTACAAAGAGCGGTCCTTTCGCACTCAAAATCACCTTGACACCTTCGGCAAGCACACGTTCCCGTGCGGCTTTGGCCGCCTTTGTTCCGCCCGTGGTCATGGTGGCGTAGCGGTCTTTATACGTATCCCAAGTTGTTTGAAGCAATGATTTCCATTCTTTTGTACCATGGGCGATCGCATCAAGATCCGATTCCATTGTAGCCGTGAAATCATAGGCAAAGAGGTCATTGTACTCTTTATCCAGGAACTCAGTCACGGAACGTCCAAGCGCAGTTGAGCGTAGTTTATTCCTATCTGCGCCGACCTTGTGTTCCGTAGTTGTTTCTGTTGGCGGCCAAATAGCAGGTTTAAGGACCAAATGGACACACGATTGAGGTTTGCCTTCCACATTTGTGCGTTCTACATAATTACGGTCTTGAATTGTAGATACCAGACTCGCAAAAGTAGACGGACGACCGATTCCACGTTTTTCCAGTTCCGCAATCAAGGATGCCTCGGTATAACGACCGCGTGGTTTTGTAAATTGCTGGTCCGCATTCAGTGTCGTCCATGTTAGCGCTGTGCCCGGTTTCGCATACGGGGTCCACGCATTCCAAACCTGGTCGTTCGCCGCAACTTTTGCGGGATCTTTCGACTCCGTCACCATCCAGCCCAGGAATTCCGGTTTGGATTGCTGTGTTTCATACATATGTCCTGGATCTGCGTTGATTGTGATTGTGATTTTACGAATCTGAGTCCGTGCGGCGGACATTTGGCATTGAATAGCGCGTCGCCAAATCAATTTATAAACCGTTCGTTGAACATCATCAGCAATAGCAGGATTTGCGTCTTCTGGATGTGTTGGACGAATAGCTTCGTGTGCGGCCTGCGCAGCCGGTGCTTCCGTGGCGGCGGCTTTTTTGGATTTCTTGGGTTTTTTGGCGGCTGATTCTTCCGTTTCTGGATTTGTAGACGACGCAATATGCTGACCTTCAGGCCCTACATAGTCTGTACCATAGGTTGTGGTAACATAGTCACGAATCGCGACTGCGGCTTCTTCCGAAAGAACTGGATTATCTGTTCGCATATAGGTAATAAGACCGGCTTCGTAGAGTTTCTGGGCCGCCTGCATTGTGACTTTTGGATTTAGTCCGTGAGATGAGGATGCTTCTTGTTGAAGTGTGGACGTAATAAACGGTTTCGGTGGATTGCTTGTGCTGATTGATTCTTTAACGGCTGTAATCGTTGAATCCTGTGCCGCAAACACTGTATGAAGAATCGCTTCGGCTGCGGTGCGGTCGGCGAGTTCGTCTGTCAATTGCGCATCTAGAGGCGGCACGGCTGTTTTCGTAGGCAAGGACCATGTACCGTTCATTCGCCAAAACGCGGCGGCCGTATGATTTTCAACTTCGCGGTCACGTTCAACGACAAGACGGAGTGCGGGAGTTTGACACCGTCCGGCGCTCAGTTTGGGCGCAACACGGTTCCATAGGACTTTGGAAATTGAGAATCCGACCAGTAAATCCAACATGGCACGTGCTTGTTGCGCATATACCTTATTCATATCAAGACGACGCGGCGCAGTAATTGCAGCTTGAATAGCGGGTTTCGTAATTTCATGAAAGACAATTCGCGGTGTTGTTGCCGGATTGAGTTTGAGGATGAAACATACATGCCATGCGATTCCTTCGCCTTCACGATCATCGTCTGTTGCAAGAATCACTTCTGCGCTTTTTGCGGCAGTACGAAGTTTACTGATAGCGTCCTTTTTGGTTGATAATTCGGCGTATTTGGGTTCCCATTCACGGTCAATTCCAACACTATCCAATGATTCCTCTAGCGCACGAATATGTCCCATAGTGGCTTTAACACTATAACCGTCTCCAAGATACGATTGAATTTTGCTACATTTGGCAGGTGATTCAACAATAACGAGTTTCATTTGATTGGTTCTTAGTTCTTGCGTTTTCTTTGTTTAGTGACAAAACACTTCAATTTTTATGTTCTACGGTGTCATTCATTATTCTTTTAGGTTACGTTATTACAATAAAAAATAAACATAAACCAACCTAGAAGATTGTTATGGCTTCTAGTATGAGTGAAGAGACGCGCTCCATTACCAATGTACTATCCGAAGAATCCAAAACACCGTGGATTAAAATTACGGTGGCTGGAATGAGTGCGGGTGTTGTAGTTGCGGCTGTGACATACGCAGCCGCCGAAAATTCATCGCATGCTGTCGCGAATGTCACTGGAACTGGAATACAATTGGCGGGCCGATTAGTAGGTGCGGGTGCCGATTTAATTGGCGGTCCAATGTTGGGAACTACAGTGCGTATTGTATCCTCCGCAGCAGCAGAAACAACAAAACAATCCATTCTAACTTCCGGACGACTTGGATCCGCGGCTATTGCAGCAACAGCCGGTGCTGTGACTGCTCTAAGTATTACAATAGGTACACGCCTGATTGAATACACCGTTGAATATGGAGGCGTCCTAACACGCGAGGCTGCCGTAAAATTATCAGAAATGTATTTGAAATATAAATCCGTTCAATCTGGATTTGTGGAATCGGGAAATATTACGGACCTTAATTCCGACCAATGGGTCTTTGTGGGCGATCCGACATTGATCAATGATGAAATTACCAACGGTGATGAAACATGTGGGGATGTAGAGTCTGTATTTTCATCGACATGTGAAGGCGCGGATCCCGGAACTAGCGCACCTGCCGTGGAATCTGTAGGAAACACAGACGAATAATTAGTACTGTGAAACATAATCATAAATATAACCATTCACGTCTTGAATAAATATGGGACGATCGCGTGGATTTATATTTCCTACATGGCTAGTTGCAAGTTGAATTAATGTACCTGTTGATGTAAAGGCTTCTACGCCTTGGGACGCGATGGCGAGTGCGGCACTTACAAGTAACAATAAACTTATCATGAGAACTAGACGCATGTTAATCTAAAGATGACTCCTATAAGATTCATCAGAAAGAAGTTTATTGAAATGTCCACATCTCTGAATAGCAAACATAGACAGGTGGGCGATGCTGCGCAATTGAGATTTGCGTTGGATTCTGCGCGCGTCCAGGGCGCGACCTGGACGAACACACCTCTAACCCGTTGCCATCTTCCTGGAATTCCTTACAGTTATTATGATGAAGAAATTGTCATGATTCGTGAGCGTACGGCTGCGTTGATTGCGCGTCAACGTGCTGAAGCCGAAGCCTTTGCTCGTATGCGTCGTCGCCAAAAACACCAACAGATCGAGGATGAAGGCTGGAACCAGGTACGATGCTGGAGTGGTGTAGATGAGGAATAAAAAGGCATTTTTATAATTTTTTTATAATCTAATCGGGTTTTTAGACACATTTAGATTATTATTTCTATCTAGATCGGCGTCATCGCAAATCGTATCCCTTGCGTCGTTTGGATTGTTTTCGTGTGTATTTGCCACCCATTGATTTTACAAAAGGAGATAATACGTATTCAACTCGGCTTATTTTATCATTCATTTGTATCGGAATCGCAAATTGAATGGCTGTAAATCGTATATGTGCGAATTTATAAATAAATGATACTATCCATGGATACATATACTCACACAACGTTTTCATATTATTTTTAAGGGCTGCTTTGAGAGCGTTGAAAAAGTCGAGCCATGATTTACTTACATTATATAAGTCAACCATTTGACCTATAGGCAATGGATGTTTCGTAGTAACAAAACTATCAAAGATTTCCCATGGCGTTGTCTTTTTTGAGGCCTGAAATTCTAACGTCTTGGTTTCAAATATATCTTTTTCAATGGGGTTGTATACATACGCATTCATGCGATTCATATACCAAGTTTCGTTGTAAAGAGCATAATAAAATGGGGCTAACTCAATGTGAACACCATGTTCGCACTCCCGTGTGCTATAGTCATCAAATGTTATACTTGTTATATGCGGATACGTATCTTGAATGTATGAAATCAAAAGAGACATTATACGCAGTGTGTCTGTTCCGCGCTCAAACTTGCCTGTTAGCGAACACTTTTCGTCATACATAATTTTGGGGAGATTTGCGATTGGGCTGTGTTTGAATAATTGACATTCTATACAATATGTATCAGTGCCTCCAATGTAAATCATTATACTGTCGGATTCATTGGATTCACGAACGGTCAATAAAAACCTATTTTCAGAAGTTTTCATTTCGTAACATGTTTCGGTTTGTGAGGATTTCTTGGGGTAATATCGGGGCATGGGAAATTTATAGAGGGGATTGGGAAAAAACTTAGAGTTCAAACATTCGTGAAAATGGAATTAACAATTTTCAGCACGTTTCCAAATAAATCCACCAGCCGTTTTGCGTTTGCCTGATAAAACTTTATCAATACCTGTTTTTACATTAAGTTCAGAATAAGCGACCTTAATACTTGGATATGTTTTTACGAATACTCCTTCCTTAGTATATTGTTCAACTTTGACACCTCTTACATCTGTCATAACCTTTGAAAGATTAGCCTTTCTTTCTTCACTAAATGATGCGTCACGTCCATTTTCGTATGTGCGTTTTACCGATTCACTGATTTTCTTTCGGGTTTCTTCTTTCAAAGCTGAATGCTTTAAACTGTTGCTTATTTTGGCACGAGTTTCTTCGGATAGTTTTTTACCAAGTTTATAATTTCTCATTTTCTGTCGATATTCTTCAGTAATAGTTCCTCTTTTTTGAGGAGATCTGTTTTTCAATATTTGACGCAATTCTTCCTTTCGTTCGGCACTTAATGATGCATATTGTTCAGATGTTGCTTTTGCCATTTTCTTTTTTGTCCCTTCGCTATGTTTTTTTCCTTTGAACCCACCACCCATTCCACCTATTGTCACATTATAGCCATTTGGCACAAGAGAATTGTATTCTTTAATCTTTTGTTCCTCAATTATAAATCGTTCATCTATGTTACATTCTTGAATGACTTCAAATGAAAAGTTTTCTTCTCCATATTTTTGAATTGCGGCTCTGAGTAACGGACATCCTTTTCCTTTACGAATTGTATATAAATGACCTTTCCAACGTTTTATTGGATTTTTCTCTTTTGTCTCGCCTATGTATACTTTTCCATTTATCCTATTCGTTATTTTGTAAATATAGGCTTTTTCTATGAACGATGATTGTGAAACTGGGTCGGACATCAGGGTTATGACTTTTGTTATGTTTATAATCTTGGAATCAATTTTTTGGATCCAACAATTGGAATCAAAAAATGGGGTTAATTTGGACAGTGTGGGGATCGAACCCACGACCTACGCTTCCCTTATATACTGATTAGAGTATAAGAACGTTTGACTACCACTGTCTAACTGTCCTTTGGCCTCACCTGGAATCGAACCAGGGTCCCAGGAGTCAAAGTCCTGTGTACTAACCACTGTACTATGAGGCCTTTTTGCCCTTGCGGGCGGTGTGCGCAGACTGGGAATCGGACCCAGGTCAACCGCTTGGAAGGCGATTATTCTACCACTGAACTATCTGCGCTAGGGGGTTTTGCAGGGTGTGGGATTCGAACCCACGCGGATTTCTCCAACGGATTGCTTATGTTTACAGTATGATTAGTACTGTAAAACCACTTAAGGCCGTCGCTTTGACCCCTCAGCCAACCCTGCTTACTTGTGGGTTTCCCCACACCTTAACACATGTTGTTATCTTTAGGCTGTTTGTGATCGTTAAGTATGGACCAGAAAAAGCCGGATTTTTCTCAACATCCAACAATAATTGAAGACGCGCATTCCTCCTCATTTTAATTCCTTCACCAAACTCGCAAGTATAGGTCGCCAACGCTCCACACAGGACGGATGGACAGGATCTATAAATTCCAACCATTTCCGATTATTGGTTAAACGCGTTTCAAATTCCGATGCGTGTGTTTTGAAGGCTTTCATAATTTGAATCGCACACATATCAATATCCATATCTGTATAATAATGTCCGTAATCTTTCAATGTCGGCGAATTATGAACGAACGGAAATCCATAATACATTGTTTCATAATATGAATAATTCAAGGGTGTGTAAATTTGATGAGCTACAAATACAGGCACGGGTATTTTTTCATTAAAATGGCAAAATATATGCGGAATCACCTGACGAGTAAACTTTCGTACTAAATGACCGCAACGAAGATTGGAAACCATCGCATCCAATGCCTTTGATTCAGTTGGGTATGAAAATAAAAATATTTCCTGAATCAAATCTGGATTCAATACATATAACTTTTCGGCAGCAAGAAGCGGTACTATGCCTGTTTTTACAAAATTAAGATTGGACTCGCAAATCACAATATTTATTTTTGGTGATATATGTTTGCTTGGATTGTATACCATCAAATTTGGATCTTTCTTCATTCGTGTCGCACAATAATTTTCAATTATGGATGCATTCCAAACATGAGACACATATTCTGCTTTCACGCGGCGCATCAGTTCAATATATGTCTTCATAAAGGGAAATCCATCAAATATCCAGGCCTTCTGAATCGGAGTCGTATGTCCTATGATCGTTGATCGTGAATGAGCGGTCGCGGTTTCTTCAATCGCCATACATAATTGATTACTACATACATAACCAATCACTTGTATTCCTGTTTTTAGACATTTGTCATATATTTCTTTATCTAGACCCGTCGATACTGTTATTATTGTAGTGAAATCACACACATTTGCCGGAGTGAGATGTCGTACAGGAATGTTTTCAATGACGGAAAGGGATGGCTCAAAACTCAATAATTCGCATTTGAATCCAGACGTTTTCATCAAAATATATAAATAAATTGCGTTTTGATTCATTCCATTTGAAAATACATGCGCGTTTGTTACTACGAGTCCAATAGTCATTTTGTAAGACTATCTTCTTTTATTTTCTCCAATTTTCCGGAGAATTAGAAATATTTCCGTGCGAGATAGACTCCGCCTAATAACAATCCAATCACAAGCACAGACTCTTCCAATTGATATGTGCGTAACCGACCAGCCCAAATATATTTTCCAACTTCGTTTGCGTTATTGGGAATATGGCACGTCTGACATGTACCATCACGATTATCACTATCTGCGCTCCGTTGATAAAAAATACGGACCCGCGGTCCATAGACTTTTATGACCCCCATTTGAGCGAGCAGCGCCGAATAATGGTCCACATGCGCTTCAATGGGATACGCCTTTTCCAACAAACGGGCTGCGCCACGTCGTGATACAATATAACAGTGAAATAAGTAGGAATAATCGTACTGACTGAGTAAGTCATCAATATCTGTCCGTTGTTTCACAAGTGCGCCTGGATTCACAATATCCCAATCCCCGCTCTGAATGACGGGGTGTTCAAATAGACGTTTGAGTTTACTGTACGAATCCGGATCCACACGTAAATCATCTTCCATAATAATCAAGGCCGGTGCGTCCGTCTTTTCCAGTAAATAACGCCATGTGGCGACATGCGTATGATAAATGGCAACAGAGTTTTTAGCCACGATTTCATGATGCGACCTACGTACACCCGTCATAATATTTCGTCGCGCGGACATACCTAATTGTGGGTCATTCAGGACATCCATTTGTGTGCCATCCAATGCTTCAAACCGGTTAATATGTGGAAAATGGGCTAATCCGGGTTGCGCTTGGAATTCGCGCCATCGGTCTTCGCGTCGCCGTAAATTAATACACACGGCAGGCAATGTATCAAGATTCATGACTTCCTTATAGTTAGGAAAGACTATAAAATGGAATCCGGAATATTATATGCGACGCGAATGACGAGCACGACGAGTCCGGCCGTTGCGACGGTGCCTATATTTACGACTAACCTTCAATGGCTGGATAGATTGTTTTCCAATATGTGTCGCATGATGGGGTTGTTCTGTATTGCGAACATTAAATGCGTGTCGTTCTGCGATTCTGGGTCGGTAACGCACACTACGGGCGGCGAGTGCCGGTGAACGTTCACGGTGAAATACAGGAGACTTTGCTACTGGGGTCACTAATGGCGCAGCCGTATTTGGACCTATATTTCCATTAGACATGAAAACGTTTAGCGGTAGGGGCGCGTTGTTTTCAAACCTAGGCAAATGACGTGTTCCTGATGTGCGTTTCAACATCTCTCTAGTCAAGTATTGGAAATTTCAAAAAACTAATTCTATCACATCTGATGGTTTTAGAATTAGGTTTTATGATACTGAAAAACTTCCTTCATTTCATACATTAGGATTACTTGAGTTCATCAGATTCGGCGGCTTCATAAATGCGTTGCGCTTTCGGGAAACCATTGAATTCAGACGCAGTCACTGTTGTATAGGCTCCCATATTGGGGACTTTTAGGACATCGCCCACTTCTACTTCATGGAGTGGAATATGGGTTCCAAGGCAATCCCCGCTATCACATGTGCGTCCAAAGACAATGGTTGGACGGCGTTTATCTTGCTTTGCTGGCCCACGCATCCTTACGAATTCTGGTACTTGGTGATCAAATGGAATATTACTGAACGATCCATACACCGACTCATCAATTGTGATGCGGTGCTTCGGTTCCGATTTGGATTTGGGAGGTGGGTAGACCGGTTTTTTACCAATCACGGTTGTGTATAACGTATGTGTGGGTGCGGCCAGGAATCGGCCAGGTTCGGCAATCCAACGTACAGCAGGATCGTTAAAATATGTTTGACGCGCAGATTTGACTTCGTTTGCTACATCTTCAAATATGGTTGCGTTAGGTACAAATCCGCCACCAATATCAATCAGCGTTGTATCAAATCCACCGTATTTTTTGGCTATTTTGGCTGCGGTGGCGCAGTCGGCGATTGCTTTATTATATTGTTTGGGTGTTTCACACTCGCTGCCGACATGGAAACTGAATCCATGGAAATCAAGTCCATGAAATTTAGCTACATCATAAAGGCGCGGTAACCAGGCGAGTGGAGCACCGAATTTTTTACTAAATGGCTGCTTTGAGCCGGCATCTTCGACAAGCAATCGGGTCAACACACGACCCCGCCATTTTGCTTCAGCCAGCTTTTCCACTTCTTCTACAGAGTCGACGACCGTGAGTTCAACTCCACGGGCCGCGGCAAGTCGGATATCTTCCACTTTTTTACACGGTTGGGCGTATATAATTTTGTCTGGGGACACTAGCGGATGGACTTCCTGAATCTCGCGATCAGAGGCACAATCAAATCCAATATCTGGATATAATTCGCACATCCAACGCATCATTACCGGATCATTATTACATTTGACAGCATAATGAGGTGTGATTGTCGGTAAATGATGTCTCCATAGTCGGAGCTGCTCACGAAGAGCGGAACGGCTGATACGAAAATACGATAACGCCAGTGTGTTGATACCCAGTCCGGATAAAAAATTTTTTGGGGGCCGAGCGAGGGGTCATTTTTTTTCAATTCTTAGTTGACGGTTTCTACCAGTTGGGATTGTCTACTTCAGCACGACGCTTGATATACAAGGATGAAATCGAACCACGTTCTACAGACCAATTGTTATAATCCAACATATTCATTGTAAGCCGAATCATTGCGGTGCCACCTTCATTCACAAACATGAGTGTATTGGGTCCTGTGCCTTCAAACAATTCGTGCCGGATTCCAATCGTTTGAAGAATTTGGAGGAGAGTTGTTTGCGGAATCACAGAGATGTTCTGTGTTTGTCCATTGGGTAGATGGATACATAGATTGGCTGTGGGTTGCGGCTGAGTTTCTGACATTTGCGCTTATTACTGTTTTGTTTGAGGCAAATTTAGACCCTTCTGGAATGCCGGGTCGCCTTGCTTTTACGGGACCGTTTTGATGCTTTGCGCGTCTTTTGCGCACGGCGACCGCCGCCGGTTTTGACGGTGATTCGTGGGAAAAATACACTGGTGCCAGTGCGCACATTCCGGAAGTTTGTCACGCGGGCAGCGGGTTTGGCGTGAACATTATTATTGCTGTTGCTATTGTTATTGCTATTGCTGTTGCTATTGTTATTGCTGTTGCTATTGTTATTGCTATTGTTATTGCTGTTGCTATTGTTGTTGCTATTGCTATTGTTATTGCTATTGCTGCTGTTATTACTATTGTAATTGTAATCAATATGTTCTACTTGAAGTTGTGGCTTGGGCAAATACAGTTCTTTGGGTGATCCTAACTTACCTTCCCATCGTTCAAATGGAACTGTATATGACGGTGGTGTTCCACGCGGCGATTTGCCGGATGGTGAATAGACATTAGGGACTTCTCGCATCAGTTTCGCCTTCACCGCATCGTCGCGCGCGCACAACCCGTCAATGACAACGATAGATTTATCAGGCGCATTGACACGCTTCACAAGTTGACGACGATACGCCACAAATCCAATGGGTTCGTCGCTACCACGTTCCTTTGCAATAAAGGCTTTATGTTGGAATCCATATTTGATGGGAGCAATAGGAGGGATTTCCCAAGCCAAACCCTTGAGTTTTTGAAATATGGGAAAGATTTCCCTGCTAAAATTTTCGGGACGCAATTCTTTAATTTCTATGGAGGCCATTTTCTATTTTTTGTCGATAATTTGTTTTGCTGCGGACACAACAAGTTATGAAAACCGACCAACCAAGAAGACAACTATGCGTCGCATTTTAGTCACATTGACACATCGCGATATCCATAAACACGAAGGACCATGGACGTATTTGATTCCTATGAATAATGCCTATAGCAAAGTACTACAGATTCCGTTTCATCACGCGGTGATTGAGAAATGCCCCGAGGATCGTCATATATCCTGGGCGCGAGTGTCTGTACTTCAAACATTGGTCAAGGATTACGACGAAATTATCTTTTTCAGCGAGTGTGTGACGATGTTGGATATGACGCAAAATATATTTGAACTCTTGGGTGCGGCGGCCAAAGATCAACCTATTCTTTCAACATTTGCCGAACCCGATGGAAGTCCGTCCACGGCCCTATTTCTGCTGAATTGCCGAAATAAATTGGCTACCGAAACATTTTTAAGGAATTGGTGGACTTTACCTTATGAGCAAATCACGCTGGCTAATTGGAAATCGGATACGAATCTTGCTCCGTGGATCCATGTAGGTGAACCGTTGGCGAAATTCTGCGTTCATATAACACCCGACTATAAAAGCATTCAAAGTTACGAAGCCAAACGGCTTATGTATCGTTTATTACATCGGAAAAACAAACGCGTTGGATTGTATGTACGACAGAGCAATTATTATGCGAGCGGTGCGGGTCAAAATGTGATATTTATGAAACATTCCTTGGAAGCCGCAGGCTATAATGTGGATTTATTAGTGGATTATAATCCCAAAGGACCAAATATAGTAGATCCACAGGTTCCATATACATATACACACACACAAGGTCTTGATTTCAGTCGTTACGCATTTATTCTCTATGGTTCCTACATTCCTAGTTTAGAAACATGTGCGCGCATTCGATCGGCGGGAATACGCACAGCGTTATTTCATCCTATGAATTCATTTGATGCGATTCACAATGACCATTTTATTCATAATATTGAAACATCTGTTCCGCTACTAGAGGAACAATTTCATAATATATCCGACACATTATGGTTATCTCATAATCATGAATTCACATATAAAAATGTGTTGGAAATCCAGAATCAACATAAAGTAAATATATATCCTGTACCACTTCTATGGACACCTTTATTCACATTAGATAATGGAATACAATACAAATATCAAAACAGGCCATCTGGAAAAATGAACATAATTATAATGGAACCCAATATGTCCTATTGTAAGAGTTCATGGATGCCTCTTGTGATTGCCGAGGCATTCTATATGAAACACAAGGATTCTTTGAATAAAGTGTATTTATTTGGAAACCAATGCGATGAAGGTCTGTCCATGTTGAATCAATTCATGTTTGTAAAAGATGGAAAACTGAAACGGACGGGGCGAATGGCAATTAATGAAATTCTGAAATGCTTTTGTGCTATTGATCCCAATTCCAGGGTGGCCGTTATTTCTCACAATATTCAAATTCCGTTGAATTACGCGTATTATGATGTGATGAACGCGGGGATTCCTTTTCTTCATAATTCCAATATTTTGGAAATTGGATATTTCTATACACATGTGGATACGGGTGTATCACATTTGGAAACAATTCTATCATCGCATAACGCAGAAACATATGAACGTAAGGTCCAACACGAATTGGCAAAGTGGGATCCGTATAATGAAACTAATGTGCGAATCTTTGAGTCATTGATTGAAACATAATTTTGAAATTGCTGTGTTGGCTTCCTATTTTCTAAATTGTAGCGATTTGGAAAATAGTAGAATAGCAAAGGGTTAATTTATTTACGACGGTTTGTTTTTCTACGGCGCATATGGAGACGACGTGTATGCCGAACACGACGATTGGTGCGGTTGCGGCGATGACGGTGACCGCCACCCATAGGTACATTAATATTATAGGCCACAGGATTATTGGCTTCGGCGGGCTCAGGCGCATTGGCTACGGCGGCTAATGGATCTTCAGGAGCCGAAGATTGATACCGAGCAATAATCGCGTCCATTTCAGCCAATATATCGGCCGGCAAAAGTCGTTCACTGATACTAAATGAAGACACGCGTGTTAGCAGTTTTCCAACATCAATTAAAGCCTGAGAAATACGTACTAATTCTTCATGTGAATATGGAACGCCGTTATTTGTCAATCGGGTTTTCAAAATATGAGGAAAATTTGTTATTGTTGCCTTTCGTGAATAAACATACACAAGGTTCATAAATTTCAATAAACAGTTGGCAAGACCATAATTGTCAAAATATGGAAATAATAAATTAATGATTCGGCCAATTAATCTATATTTTATAAGCATCATAGCCGCATTATTTTCTGGAGTAGCCCGAAGTGATTTGCCTGCGGCAACAGTAGCAGCATCCTCATGAGTATATGGAATATGACTACGAATATATTGAATATTTTCAATCAAGTCGATTTTTAAATCTAATTCTATATCTAATAAATTTAAAGGAGTATAGACTAAAAAATCTTGTTTTGTAAATTTAACATAATCACTAATATTGATTGAACGAACGATCTCTTCTGGGTCTTTTGTTTCATCAAATACGTCAAAAAATTTAAATTTATTAAACAATAAGAATTCAGGTGGATTGCTGTAAAATCCAAACGCCTCGCTGTACGCATCAAAAAAATCTACATACGGCATTAACCAATCAAAATCAATGATGGATATTGTTCCATTGTTGGGTTGAATTAATAAATTTCCTGAACGAACATCTCCGTGAATATATTTATTTCCCGCTAAACTAGTTGTTTGGTAAAACAACTTACGAAATTGTTGTAGCATAGTAATCACAGGCACATTTCTGACTGATTTCACATTCTTGTATAATCCATCATTGAAATCAACGCCAAGATTGGGAAGACGAAGTAATTGTAATTCATCGTTATTAATAAAGCCCTTTTTATCCAATTCGTTTTTCAATTTGTGATTCACATTCGCCATACCTTTCAAATTCCCAAACGTATAGTCTTTTCCATATGTATTCACACGAAACGATCCATTATTACCACCAAACAATTCGGCAATTCGTCGGGAAGATTCAATAGCCCTGTTTTTGGAATCATTGTCAAAAAATACTTTCGTGACATGTTCTGGGAAATAAACGGGTTCGCCACGATCATTAGTATTGGGCAACGCAGGACCAACTACTGCGCCAAAACCACCGGATCCTAGTAATTTATGAAACATATGATTGGCAGCCATTATTCTATTAATGATTTGGGAATTAATTTGTTTATGATTTATTCGTTGAATAATTACGGTATTAGGTGCTTGCTAGTTTCCAAAACGATATGATTTGGAAACTAGCAATTCATATTCTTTATCTGCGACGATTTGTTTTTCGGCGATGAACGCGACGACGTGTACGACGTGTATGGCGGCGAACACCACCATGTATACCATTAGGCTCAGCAGTACGTTCAGCGGACGCTATTTCATACCGAGCAAGAATAGCATCCATTTCACCGGATATGTCCGCTGGCAACACTCGTTCGCTTATTGTCAACGACGATACGCGTTTGAGCAGTTGTCCAATATCCAACAAAGTCCTAGAAATATGTACTAATTCGTCATCCGAATAGGGAACACCGTTATTTGTCACACGGGTTTTCAAAGCATTCGGGTAATTTTCCATTGTTGCGATATCCGAATAGCGATACACAAGATTCATATATTTAAGCAAACAACTGGCAAGACCATAATTGTCAAAATAGGGAAATAATACATTGATGATTTGGTCTATTAGTCTGGATTTTATACGGATCATAGCCCTAAAATCACCTGAAGGTGAGTTGGCTGCTGCAACAACAGCAGCATCTTCAGACGTGTACGGAATTACGCTACGAATGTATTGAATATTCGTAATCAAAGCACGTTTTATTTTTTCCTTTAGTTCGGACATTGTAATAGAATTATGTGCGAAGAAATCATTTTTTGTATTTCGAACATATTTATTCAGATTGATGTCGCGAATAAGGTCGGCCGGGTCTTTTGTACTATCAAATAAGTCAAAATTAAATTCATTCAACAATAAAAATTCAGGCGGGTTGCTGTAAAATCCGAACGCCTCATCGTAACTATACTCATCAAAAAACTTGCCATACTTCATTAACCAATCAAAATCAATCATTGTTATAGTTCCATTCGTGGGTTGAATCAATATATTGGCTGAACGAATATCTCCGTGAATATATCTATTTTCCGCTAAACGAGTTGTTTGAACGAATAATTTACGAAATTGTTGTAGTATAGTAATCACAGGAATGTTTCGTATAGTTTCAAGATTCTTGGATAATCCCGAATTGAAATCGACGCCAAGATTGGGAAGACGAAGTAATTTCAAGTTATTGTCATTATTCAAGCCTTTTTTCTCTAATACATTTTTTACTTTGTGATTCATCATCGCCATACTTTTCAAATCCCCAAATGTATAGTCTTTTTCATATGTATTCACACGAAACGAACCATTCTCGTCACCCAACAATCCAGCAATTCGTTCGGAGGATTCAATGGCATTGTTTTTTGAATCATAATCAAAAAATATTTTCGTTACATTGTCTGGGAAATGAATAGTTTCACCACGTTCATCACTGTTTGGTAACGCAGGTCCGACTACTACCCCATAACTACCGGTACCTAGGTATTTATGAAAGACATGATTGGCGGCCATTTCTTCTAATAAACATTTGGAAATTAATTTTTACAATAAATTAATTTTTATAAAAATCAACTTTTCTTAAAATCTAGAAAAGATGAACGCAATGGCTTACAATAAATTGTTTGAGATACAGAATATATTGAAATTATGATGGAAGTTGGTAGAAACTAAAATATCCCGGGCAAATGGACTGTAAGGCTGTAAGCCGCAGGCGAAGTAGTACGATACAATTTCAAATAAACACTTATAGTATTTCGTGAATTACCCGTATAAATGTACTAATTTCACGATAAATTGTAGCATTCATTCGATTCACCAGCACATAATCGCCTGTGCGATCCATCAGTTGATATTCCGATATATCGTTAAGTGGACTTTTGGATTGACCGTCGCGTTGAATATGTACGGGAGTGATTTTATATCTAGGAAACGTCGCTTTTATATAATCAAGTTCATTAGGATATTTCCAGTCCGTAATTACAATATATTCAGGAGGCCATCTGAAGTTCACTTTTTGGATGTTAGAACAACATTGTTTTACAAATATATCCGGATCCATACTTCGTAAACGTTTTTCTTCATCCAAAAGGATTTGTCTATATGTTCGTTTCAGCGAATCATGTTCACAAATTTCCAGATTTCGTTCCTGATCCAGTTGTCCGAACGAACAATTATATATCTCGGCAACTGTATGTTTGAGTGCGTCTGAAATAGCAAAACATTTATAACCATAGGTTTCACATAATTCATTTCCAACAAAATCCTTTCCAGACTGTGAAAATCCACGTAATAAAATAATTGACATTGTGAATGTATTACAATTCTGCCGCTCCATTGTGTTGAATTCAATTTTTGCGCAGTTATCTCCGGAATGCGGTTCACAACCATCAATCATAAATTGATTTAAATAGATATTTACTATTCCATGAAACTTCATCTACTTCACTCAACTTCAAACAATGATCCTTATCTGGATTCATTGTTTGAATTCCAGGCATCTTTCAACACAGGCGGCAATCTGTATATCACAAATGGTCCTTGGGACAAAACGGATATTTCAGGGAGCATAATTTATTATATCACTAGTAATCCATTTACGACGGATTTGGAATCGTATGTATATAATAAACCACATACGCATAAATGGTTATTGGATGCGACCAACGCATCACGTATCAAACAAATATGGTTACCGGATCATTATAAAGAATATAAATCGTATGTAGAAACAATCTATAAAAAACCAGTCGTTTGTATTCCATATATCTATAAAATACCTGACAGCCTCGCACCATCCTATACACCCGACACGTTGATCGATATTGTATTATTTGATACAAATGACACATTCAATAATAGTGTATTGAAACCGTTATATATCTGCGAAGAATTGTATAGACGTTCTCCGTCAAACCTCGGTACTGTTTATTTATTGAATATGCCCGAAAATGACACGGCCTATAAACTTATTGAATCGTTCCGATTACGGCAAGACAAAAAACTCCGTATTTTCAAAGGATTGCGTGAGGATCAAGTCTTTTCCTTCTTTTGTAGGAATAAACACCGCACGGTCTTTTTATCCAATTCGGTTTTACCCGAAATCACTCCATTTATGAATACTATTGTATACAGCCAATTATTGCTTCTTCATACGCAAAAAGAGTTTCCATTCGGTGTCTATTATGAAATGAATGATATTGAAACTTGCCTTCGTTTCTTAGGCGATTATACGCTAAAAAACACGATTGGGCTGACAATGAGCGAGAATGAAAAAAGCAAACAATTTATTATTGACCGCATCAATCATCTAAGCGTAGAAAACGAATAATTTTGTAATGGCAGCCACTGTAAGTGTTGAGGGAATTGAGATTGACATTGTTAATTATGACGGACCTATACAATTTCAAGTCTATACTGAGTTCATAAATCCAGATGAATACTCGATTGTTGTAAGACGGCTGGATGTGAACGCAGGATGGACCGATACTATTTCTGTGCTTGTAGTTCACGAGTTTTTTCAAAGAATAATTCCAATAGGGTCGTCAAATGAAGCGGTGGAAAAGCGCACAGTTGTGCGTAGCCCTGTTCCATTAACTCCTGCGACCAAACCCACGGAACGTCTTGAATCCTACGCAGAACTAAGTGCGCTGGCGATTCCTGATATACAACGTATAAGTCGCCGTATGTTTAATCAAGTATTTCAAACAGATATAAAAGCACTTCCGCGTAATTTATTCGCAGTCGGCCTACGGAATGGATCTATATATATGTATAATGAAACGTATGAATGTTTCTTTATGATTGAACTCACACTGCGTCATATAATTCGCACAGCCCTATATGCGAAATTTCGCAAAACATATTTTATTATTTCGGCCCATGATGGATATTTGGAACATCATTATTTATCGGATCGCACAGTGCCTCTTGTGGTGGGCGACACGGAATGGAAAGATGCGCTCTACGTCCAAGTCGCAGACAATATATATCCTGTCTTTTATTCACGGAAATGGATCCTTGCGCAAAGTACTCATCGTGGCACACCCATGTGTATTGATATGCCGGATCGCTATTACTTTTACTTGAATCACTACAACATATACCGAAGTATTCATATGGGACAGGCATTTCACACAAAAATTCCGAAAATTGTTTACGCCAGTCAACCGCGCGGCACAAAATATAACTTTGTAACGCGACGTGATATTTGTATTTCGCAACGTGAATACTTTTATAGCGATCGTGTTTCCAAATTGAATATTGTAGCGCCGAAACAGATAGACAGAAAGGAACAAATTCAATATAAATATATTTTGGATATTGATGGAAACGCAAGTACATGGGATGCGACCGCATGGAAATTGAATTCTGGATCGGTTTTATTGAAAACAAACGGTCCATGGCGCCAATGGTTCTATGACGATTTTCATCCTTGGGTTCACTATGTTCCCATTGCGGATGATTTCAGTGATATTGATGCGAAATTTGAGTGGTGTGAGGCGCATCCACACAAATGTCTAGCCATGATATCAGAATGTAAACAATTATTTCAAAAAATATATCATTATCCCAATATTATCAAATATACAATGACGAAATTGTTTGAAATATCAGGGTTACCATTGCCTATACCTATTTCAAAGGGTCGTCGCCTATTTGTGTTTCATGATCCGGCGCAACGAATGTCTGCGCTGTATCATGCGGCGCGTAGTTTGAACGCAAAGAATGATTTGCTTTTCTTTATCAACCATCGGTTGTGTGATTACAATGCTTATGACATCGATGAATTTATAAGAAAATATGATGCGCTAGGAAAACAAATCATCACGGGCGCTGAAAAAAATCTATGGCCGCATTCATTAGCACCATATCGTAGTCAATTTGATGCGGTCTGTGATTCAAACAATCCATTCCGGTATCTTCAAGTGGATATGATGCTTGGGACGGTTTGTGAGTTCTATCGTATATTTGATGAACGAATCTATGATCCGACGACCGGCATATCGGACCAAGAGTATTTTGCGCGTGCCTGGTTGACGGGGAAGTATGATATCGGATTGGATTTGAATCAATCACTTGCGCTAATGACCTTTCAGTGTGATCGTGCGACCATCGCGAGACATAAACTTGCGGGGGTGCCTCTAATTGTTTGGAATGGAGGACGATTCTAAACCTTCCAAGCTTCCCTTTGAAATGGAAGGATTCGTTGAACAATTGCGAGCGTAGGCACTTGATGGACCGCATGATTTTCCTGAAGAGATTCAATTAGTTTCGGTGTATCAAAATGGGGTAAACTGATGAATTCGCATTCGATGCCTTCGGCTGCGAATTCATCCTTGTTGGGCAGCACATGAAAATGCCATGGACAAATATAATACATTACCTTTTTCACGTTCGCAAGTCGGCTTTTTACATAATTGATTTTGAATGTGTGCTGAATAAAGTGTGGACCGAAACAATCAATAGTAAGAAACATTGTTGTGTTTTAATATTAATTGTTTCCGCGAATATCAATTTTTGTAGGTGGTGCGCCCAATCTAAAATGATTTATTCTTTTACATAGTTAGGACCGTCGTAGCGTCGTCAATCATGAGTTATACAGGTTCCGGATTTGTTCTACTATCGCACGATCTAACATCCATCTTGTTGGTTCATGACGCCCGGTCCGGAAAATGGGGGTTTCCTAAAGGTCATCGTGAAGCTGTGGATGAAGGAAATGATTGTCAAACGGCTATTCGTGAAACATTTGAAGAAACTGGATATACAAAAGATATGTATACTATTATTCCGGATGTATTTAAAATAAATAAAGGATCGCAATCGTACTTGTTTCGTTACGCAATCGTAAATGATGATGCGCTAAAACCATCGTCTAAATTGAATTATATTGAAATTAAAGAAGCACGTTGGATTCCAATCAAAAATTTATTGGATGCGACCAATGTTTTGGATGGAAATAAATATTTGCGAACATGGATTTCGGATTTACAATCCAACGCAAATAAGAAATCGGTAACTTTGCTCAAAACGTTACTTACGCGACTTTTGCCAGCGCAAGAACCCGTGAGTCCGACTAACGTCGTAACTTGTACCTAATTTATCCATCGCAATCGTATGAGCGATTCGTTCATTGGGTGTTAATGAATTATAATATTCCTGAATGAGCGGGTCGCTATGAGAAAGTTCCGAAACTACAGACGGAATAGGAACAGGAATAGATAAATCTGAAGTTGTTTCTACAGATTCAGATTTTTTGGGTTTGCTAAGCAAAACTAAAATATTAGGTACGCTTCCAGCACCCGTTTTGACTGTGACTTTTTTTGGTGGCATGTTGAATATCTTGAACGTCTTACAGTTCCGATTTATGTGTTTCAAATTTTTGCCACTCAACGTAAATAAATGGTGGGCGATCCATCTTCTTCTACAAGGTTTGTAGGGACGATTTGTTGCGTCTGTAAATACATCAAGTAAGTACCACAAAGTAATCGCTGACCAAACTTACACGCAATTGCGTATGTATCATGGGGTGCCTGTGTATTTGTCTGAATACAGAACTTATCACCAGCCTCGTTTAGAATTATGGGTTCAAGGCATTCAAATGTCAATGTAGGAGGTGTTGCGACCAGATAGTCCGATGTCGGGAAGTGGCGGATCCGGTTGATTGATTGTTGAAATCCTTGCCATGTGCGTGACTGAATCACGGTTAGCATTTTCTGTTACATGAACATAAATCCAACTGCCGCACCCAGCGCACCCGCTACGGCACCCCACGCCATATCTGTGACCGTCATATACGCAGTCCATTCTTTCAGAGTTGCCCAATTGGTGAAATCATAAAATCCGTACATGGTTCCTCCCACTAGTGCGCCTTTCCATACCGCATCGTTCCATGATTTGGCCGATTTCACAGCCACTTGATAAATCGCAAATACCAATAACACATAGACCATAGCCGCAGGAATCCAACGCACAGTCAAGGGCGATTTTTGAACAGCTTGGAATAAATGATTATGATACGTTTGACGTAATGTCAGCCAGAGCGCATCACCGGTCAACACAGCACCTGTAATTCCAACAATCGGTTTCACTGCGTTCATATGTCTGCTTCTAAAGATGACGATGAATTAAGTGGGATCACTATGGAACTTGAAGGATTCGGTGCTTCCTTGGTTGGACGTGCCGTATATGTGTGTGCGCAGCCAGAAAAGGCCTGGATTCCGTATGAATTCATTTCCGGAACAACATACAATTGCCGAATATGTATATCTGGACATCCTAAAAATGTACGTTTGATTGATACATCGGATGGATGGAATGCGGTCTTTCATCCATCGTCATCGCGCGATTGGTCCTGTATTGCGACTATGATACAAAGTATGGGACCACAGGTCCTACTGGTCTTTGATTCATATGCGCCCGTGCCACCACCGACATTTATTACATTTTTGGACAATTGTGTCGCGGCGGGACGCGTCGTCTTGACAAGGATTTGGATCGGCACACATGTTGAAATTCCCTGTATTCCAGACGCAATTCTATTCCCTGTATTTGGTGTCGGTGCTACGGCGGCTGCGAATGATGCCTATGATATGATGCGTCGTCTACCAGCGCGAAACGGGCATGGAACGTGGTCGGCACCCAATCTGGATGAATGGAACGTCCTTGTCAAAGCCACATCCGAGGGTCATTTAGGAATCATGATCAGCGATATTGGCGAACATACATGGTCATTGTTTTGGCATAAAGTGGAGGATTCCTATTTAGGAACGCCGGGTTCCAATTTATTACATGCTCGGCTGATGCTGGGAACAGGTATGAAATTATTGGAACGGTGCTGATAGACCGCCAATTATGATATATTAGGTTACTAAACCTCATGTATCATAAACTAGAAATATAGAATTATGTTGGAAGTCTAGAATTTACCAGAACTTGCCGCCGCCAGACTTGCGACCGGCCTTCTTGGTGAAGAGCTTGAATGTACCCTTCTTGGCGACATAACCGGCCTTTCGTAGGCGAGTGATGGCCTTCTTGCCGGCGGCGTGTTGCTTCTTGCTAACAATACGGCCGTGCTTGTTTTGGATAAGATCCTTGCGAGTCAAACCGCCCGCAGTGTGGTGTGCTGTGCCGTGGAATACTTGAGCCTTTGATCCGGTTGTCTGCATGTTTGTTTTCTACCGAAACAACATATTTTTTTCAACCGCATTCGGCATTCGTCCAGGTTGGGCGGAAGGAAACACTTTGGTCTCAATCCACGACTCTATGTGCTCTAAACTTGACCGGGGATCCAATGCGCGTGCCCTGTCTAACGCACGCGCGGACATAGTTTTATAATATTCTCTATCCGTCTTGAGACGACGCAGGGTCGCAATCCACGCGCCCAAATCATTACGATCACAATAAATAGCCGCATCCTGACAACATTCACGAAGGCCGGGTGTTGGACTCACAACCACCGGGATACCCGAAGACATAGCCTCAACCGCACTTCGTCCCCAGGTCTCTTCTTTGGATGGCATAATCAATATATCCGTCTGCGAGTAAATATCCTTGATTTGTGTAGTATGTGTCATATACCGTAAATTTGGAATTCCATTTTCTACAATTTGTTTCCTATATCCGCCCATAATTCCCAGAAATTCATATTCCGGAAGGGCTTTTGCGAGTTCAATCAATAAATAGCCGCCCTTATTTTCATTCACATTACTGAGTGTAATATACTTGCGTTCATGTTTCTCTTTATTCACTGCGTAGTTATGAAAATCCACTGTCGGGTTCATAATCGTCACTGAATCATCGGAAATATCAGGACGGAGGTTTCGTAAACTCTTGGAATTAAAAACCGTCCATTGCCGCCCACTAATTCGTGGATCGCTCCATTGACCTTTGACACCATTGACATAATTATCTGTATGAATCCAAGATACAAAGGGTTTCCCTGTAATATAACTTAACCAAATCAGTTGTTGTCTATATGGTCCGCTATGACTCATCAAAATATGTGAGGATTTCATTACATCATACAATAGTTGTGTATCATTCAAATCGAAGCAACGTACTTTTTCATATGTTTGACGTGGATACGACGGACTGGCAACAAAGACATCAAATTTATAAGGTTTTTTAATCAAATAGGTATTGAGTTGGTGAGTACAAATTTCACTACCTGCGTTAACAAAGGGAACATAATCCTGATTTATCCATATAATACGTATGCGGCGGTCGGGTGGTTCCAATGTTTCCCACACTGGCCACTTTGTCCGTATTTCACGGATAGATACACCGCGTGATTGACGAACGGAAGCATCAAAAAAGAAAATAAGTATGACAATTAGACCAATTACAGCCCAAAGTATCAATGGTTGTATACTGGCGAGTTTCGCCATTCCTTACTTTATCCCTGGGAATAAATTTCTAAGGCATCATTCATTAAGTTGCGGAAATAAATGATTCATAGGCTTGTTCCATATTGAGCGGCGGATGTCTGCGCCAATTATCAAGCAATGATGGATTATGATCACGACCTTGATCGTAAAATGCTTTGAAATATTTCATCATTCTGTAAATATTCAAATGATTATATACACCCGCAAAATGAATTAAAAAGTCTCCTCGCTGATACAGACGTGCTCCAGGACAAATGGCTGAATCATTGGGTCCAAATACATACGAGTTAAATATCCAATGTGTCTTACATGTCTCAATTTTGGCCGCATCGGCGGGATTGGTCTCGTAAAGACGAATCATGGCCGCATTATCCCACCAAATATGGTATATGAGTTCTGTTTGATCGTAGGCACGGTTCAGAAAATCTTTGACCCAGGCGGAGCGACCGCGAAATAATACATGACCGTTATTGAAATGATTACAGGCATCCAGCGTCCAAAGCATATCCTTTTCAGCAGGAAGCAATGGCAGCACATGCGCTTCTAATGTCAGCGTTTGATTCAAAATGATTGCGTCCGCATCACTCCAAAAAATATAGTCATAATCATCAATATATTTACGAATGAAATTAAATTTGGACCAAGGAATCGGACGTGTTCGGTCCCATACATCTTCTCCGCCCGTTATAAAATCATAGCCGTGTTTTTCAGCATATGCTCGTTTAGAGGCAAGTCCAGGTTCCATACATTTCTTATAATCCGCACCGACGCAAAATGTAAGGATTGCTATGCGTGGCGGCATTGTTTCTACTGATTTGGAAATCAAAATGTTTAGACCAGGTGCCTATACCGTCAAAATCCGACAAGTTGAAAAATTGACGTTTGATCCACACACATGATATGAAAACTAAGACGTAAACTTTTGTCTCTGGGAAAAATGAGTACTGTTGCTTCATCCAAATATATTCGTAATGAATTGAATTTATTTGTATGTCCGCACTGTGGGATCACGGAAAAGCATCAAAATACAATGCTTTATCATATTGAAAGCAAACACGAGATGAAACACCGATTTGAATGTGCTCACTGTGAATCAAAATTCCTACAAAAGTGTACTTATCTCCATCATCTCGCAACAGTACATCCTGATGATCCCCATCCCAGTGAAAAGGAATCCAATATTTACGCGGGACTCAAATTTACATGTCCTGATTCAGAATGTAGCCATTCCACGCATACAAAGGCGAATCTTCGGATTCATTATGCGCGAACTCACGCCAAATCATGGATTCCTTCTTATTCAAAAGGCAAGGCTTGCGCCGGATGTAACAAATTATTTGCTTCATCCAGTGCGTATCTATACCATTCTACGGAGTGCTTCAAATCATCTGCGCTCCCTGAACATCTTCATCATTTATCTATGATTCAAAGCGCCGATAAGCCGAAATCCGGAGACGTCTGTGCTGATTAAAAAATAATGCGATCACGCACTATATAAAAACCGTGATAACCTAGCGCGGCAAAACCGAGCATAAGTAACATCTCGAAATAACGACGATTCGCGTCTTTTTTCAAATATCCTAAGAGTAATAAAAGGGGGGCTACTAATACAATATGTATCCAATTTACCCACGCACTCTGGCCTGATATTAGTTTTAAATACGCTTTATACGCATGATATACAAGAACAATTCCACCAATTAGTCCAAGAGCATAAAACACATATTCATGAACCTGGTCGCGACTCATACCAATATATATAAACAATGGAGCAATAACCGCTAAATGAATCAGATTGATATATCCGGTCATTTTCTTATTATTGTCAACATTTTAATTCATGATTGTGATTATTGCGCTGGTGGATTGGATGCAATATCTTTGGATGGATTTACTTTTTGTAGGACATACAACACAACAAGCATAACAATCCAACTTATTCCATAATTGAGTCCAACACCTCTCACTTTTCCTACTTGTTTGACAACAAAAGGCAACGAAAAAATGAAATACACCCATGATATTATGTAGGCAAAAAATGTGTTTGCCGCGACTTTTAGAAGCCAGTTCATTTGTTTTGTAGTTTGATATTATTTTTTTGCTGTTTTAAATTTTTGCTGTTTTAATCTGTGGTTTTGTCAGGTACTGTGTAGGTAATGATCGCCGAACTAGAAGTAGGAGGTGCCGTAAGCCCCATTTCCTTGAGAGCAAACGCGACTGCTTGTGTTGTATCCATCCCCATAGTGATCGCCAGGGAGCAAAGGCGATGAAATCTCAAAACTGGATCGTTACGACGGGCCTTCTTTTGTTCGTAATCATCCTCCCAATAGCAATCAGCACACATGTGATTCATACCTTCACCGCATGAATAATCACCCTTACAAACAACACATAGATCGGAATCCATGTTGGAAAGTCTTGGAAAACTTGGAAAGTCTTGGAAAGTCTTGGAAAGTCTTGGAAAAGTTGGAAACTTGGAAAGTTGGGAAATATTCTTCGTACGTTGTTAATCTCGGGCCCACAAAACCAATAACTGCGAATATACATGTCAATTTTTTCCAGAATCCTTTAACAGGAACCTATGACATCCTTTATTCCAAACATTTTTGTATCCAAATTTTATTCTGCGCGTGAGTACTTGACACCTGTACTGACCGTATCTCAGTTTTACGAAAAGGGACAAATTACTCCCGAGGAATTTGTAATCGCAGGGGATTACTTAATTCGTATGTCTCCACATTGGTCCTGGGCTCGTGGAGATAATACACGTTTGAAGTCATATTTGCCACCGGATAAACAATATTTAGTCGTGTCCAATATACCGTGTCGCCGCCGTATAAGTAAAGATGCTGCGACATCCGATGACGACCATGGAATTGTATCCATGTTTTCATCGGAACCTGTCTATCCCAGTTTACCTTCCTCTCCCGCAACCATATCTAGTGTTCAAAGTATTAATACAGCCGATCACGCGCTTGAAGACGATGAATATGGGGAAATAACGCAATTTATGGAACCAAGTCTTGGTGTCATAGATACCGCGGCGATTAGAAGCGCATATAGTGCTTCATTATCGGAAGATGGTCTACGTCTTTATGAAATTACGATTGTTTATGATAATTATTACCGTACACCGCGTGTATTTCTACGAGGATATACACCTGAAGGTCGTCCACTAGGTCCAGGGGAAACCATAGAAGATATTATGCAAGATTATATTCAAAAAACAGCAACAATTGAAGCGCACCCACATAACGGATTACAATATATAAGTATACATCCATGTCGACATGCGGAAACAATGAAACGTATTAATGACATTATGATTACGAACAATGAAGGTCGTCGTCCACCCGTTCAAATGTATATGTTTCTATTTCTGAAATTTATAGGAAGCATGATTCCAACAATTGAGTACGATAATACAATTCCAATTTCTGTATAAAAACGGAGATATGGATGAATTATTCTGGAAAAAATTGAATGCTTTCCGCACAATTATGTATGTGCGGCGCCACTTGTAACTTTCCAGATTTATTTTCCAACTTTTCCTTTCCATATTTTCCAACTTTTCCATATCCAAAAATGACAGTCATTGTTTTGGATAACGACGAGACTACAGGTTTCTATACGCATCTTCTAACATATATGGGATATGCGGTGCGTTGTCGTAAATTAACAGCAGCGCAAGAAAAGGCAATGATTCCGATTATTACACGTATTGCGGAAACAAATGGCGTATTTCGTCCTGGAACCGCGCATTTTCTTCGCAATCTTGCCGAGCGAAAACGTGCGGGTCTTATTAGTTCAATTGTCATGTATACAAACGCATACGCCGATCCAAATTCGTCGTGGCATACAGCCTCATGGGGTGTTGTAGACTGGCCACACTTTATTGCGCGCGTCCTATCCTGTTTGGCGGGTGTAGAGGATGATAAACTATTTGATGTTGTACTAAGTCGATTGCCTAGTACGATTCATATCCCTTATCCTACTAAATCATTTGAACGCGTTGTAAATGCTCTCAAATGCGTACGTCCTGTGGGTGATGACGAGCGTATTATCTTCTTTGACGATAAACCGTTGGAAATTTTGGGCGCAAGTGACCGCTTTATCGCATGGAAAGTCGCTCCGTATACATGTCCATTAATTAATACACAGATCTATTCTATGATGGATGAAATATTTGGCTTTAATGCTGTATCTATATGGCCAGGATATACACGATATATGATCATGGAGCAGATCTTAACAATGTCGTATAGGTGTAACGATGCGTTAGTACCGGTTCATAGATGCGAGGACGCGTTCCACTGGTGCGGTTTTAATATGGATGTTCATATTCCATTGCCTGTAAAACCTACAGCAAGTGAGACTCTACCTGTTCCTGGAACTCATACAGATTCTTCCCCAGTCATCAAGACCCTGAAAACTTATACAGTTCCTGCGGCAACTAAGTTCTCCACACCCAAACTTCATATTCGTATCCATTTAGAACTCGCACTCAAAGTCAGAATTCCACATTTCAAACACAATCCACGAAACAAGTACAAGAAACAAATGTCTCCCGATCAGTTATTTCATCATACAAAAGGTGATTTCACTCGCAAATATGTTTGAATCATTTTATAGCATTAGACTTGATCAAAAATATCCCACCACATAGAATTATACCGTGAATGCTAAAAATAACTACAGTCGGTATTTCCATTTTAGACCCGTGAACATTAAAAATGGGCACAATGTGCCCATTTTTAATTGTATCACAGGCCTACAAATCGTTCAAAACTGGAGCCTGTTTTGAATGTTTGTTGGTCTAAGATACTATATGCCTAATACCGTCAATTACTGTCACATAGTTTTTTACTCTTCAAAATGTTCCTAATTTTTTTCTCAACCTCTGTTATAAAAACATATGGCTTCATGGACACTTGTTGGTTCACAGATTAATGGTCTGAGAAACGGCGATCAATCAGCATTATCTACAGCAGTTACTGCTGATGGAAATACAATTGTTGTAGGAAGTGCTGGTAATGGTTCTAATATAGGTTATGTGCGTGTATTTAGTTGGAATGGTTCAAGTTGGGTTCAAAAAGGCGCAACTGTTGATGGAAAATCAAATGGAGATTATTTCGGTGGAGCTGTTGGATTATCGTCTGACGGGTCAGTACTTATAGCCGGTTCCACTGGTAGAAAAGCCGTCTATGTTTATGATTATAATTCTGGAACAGATACATGGGTTGAGCGTAGCACAATTGAAGGATTAGCAACTTCACATTTTTTTTCACAAGATGTAAAATTAACACCAGACGGAACTACTATGTTAATTGGTTCAATTGCGAATCTTGCGCCAACTGGATATATACAAGTATGGAAATGGAATGGAAGCGCATGGGCACAAAAAGGTAGTACTATGTACGGTGGTACAACAGGATATGGTTGGAATGTTGATATTTCAGATGATGGAAATGTAATCATTATTGGCGAATACGCAGGTAATGTAAACAATAATGCGAAAGTTTACGCATGGAATGGAAGTTCATGGGTACAACGTGGATCCACACTTACCGATGGTGTTAATGGAAACACAGGTTTTGGTATATCCGTTACTATGAATGGTGATGGTAACAACGTAGCTGTTAGTGCGCCATTTACGGGTGGTGGTGCCATTGTATTTGCTTATACATGGAATGGCTCGGCCTGGGTCCAACGCGGTTCAACAGTTACAGGTGGTCGCAACATAGTATATTCTCCTGATGGTAATATCCTATCAGCCGGCAATTACGTTGTCAATTCTACAACAGGTGCTATTTATGTATATCAATGGAATGGCTCCGCATGGGCGCAAATTGGTAGCACTATAAATGGCAATGGAGTCAATACTTGGTTTGGATTTGGTAACTCGGTCTCAGAAAATGGCTTGCTTGTTGTTGGAGGCGGTCCAGCAATAGGGAACGCTGGTTCACCTGGTTATGTCCGTGTTTTCAAATACACTCCTGCGACAGCATCGGCTGCCGTTGACCTTTACGCAAATGGTGTCAACCAATATATTACACAACAAACAACGAGCACCGATACAGAAAAAGCAACTGTGGCGATTGATATTCGTGCCGGTATTAAAGCCAAAGTCACAAATTTCAGTACTACACAGAAAGCAGATACTCAATTGGGATATGTTGATGCTATGCGTGCGAAGGGTATTAATACATTTACATTACCATCCGCCAATTTCAACTCTTTTAAAGATACATTCGCAAGTGTTTCTGCGTCAGTCACACAAAAAGACGTCGATGTTGTATATCCCGACTATACATTGGCAGTGCCCGAAATTGACGCAACATCGGCAAATCTAGCCAATTATTTACATATTGAAATTCCCATCAATAAATCAATCACGTTGAGTAATAATGGTGTATTAGCACAACTTACATATGATGGAAGCGCATTAATCTTTGCTGAAACACCATTGAGTGTGGATTCAGTGATTATCATTGATGATAAATCATTCACAATTCGGGGTATTGGTTCCGGTATGTTTGAAATTAGTAATTATACAAATGTTGTGTGTATGAAGGAAGGCACATCCATCCTAACACCAACTGGTAATAAAGCCATTGAAACATTAAAAGCAGACGAACTTATTGTAAGTGGTGATGGACGTCAATTACCCATCCACAAAATTACTACCGTTGTAGTAGTCAAAGCAACCAAAACCAATGCGCCATACATCATTGAAAAGAATGCATTTGGAACCAATTGTCCGCCAAATCAACTGGTTGTCAGTCCAAGACACGCTATTCAACTCAAACCTGGATATTGGGAAATTCCTTGTGAGGCAGCCAAGGAAAATAAGGCAGTATATCAAGATAAGGAACAATTGAATAAACGAGTTGTCTATTACCATATTACATTGCCCAATTATGAAACAGACACGCTAATTGCGAACGGTCAAATTACTGAAGCATTGAATGATGGAAAGATTAAGGAATCGTATGTATGGGATAAGAAAGAGCATGGATATGTTCGGAATATTAGCATTCCACAAAATATACTTAAAAAATAAATTTAGGATTTAGACGATCTAGATAAAACCCAATGAAAAATGTTTATTGGGTTTTATTGGTTTTTTATTCGTTTTAGACTGATTTACAATAGTCGCATCCGTACAACTTCCACAGTCTTGACTTCTTGACGGTCAAATGGATTCTCGGCTGTTCCATGAAGCAACATACGTTCATAATCCGCAACTCGCACTAGAAACTCGGGTCGGCGGTCGCCATTCAGTGCGACGGCTAACTCACCATCCTCCCAATCTTCTACCATCAGTGTATCGCTTGTTCCCCGTGGAACCTCAACTTCAGACAGGGTTTCTGAGGTGATGGCCGCACGAATTTGTGTCAGCAGCGCCTCCACAGTCTCACGATCCCTTAGTGCTTTACGAATACGCGCACAAACGGAGGGCCATGAATCGTATACTTGCGGGCTTGTTACAGTGTATGGATATAACGCATATCCATAAAGAGGACTTGCCTCATTTTCCTGTACACTACGTGTAATCCGAAATACGTGTAGGAACCCCTGGCAACGCATTAGATCAACAATTAGACGGGCAGCCGCCACTCGGTCATCTCCATTCAGAACAGACTCATAATCAACATGTAGGCAATATGTAAGTTCACTCAACGCAAGCACATTTGTAATATTGGTTCTATCTGCGTAGGAAACCATGTACTTTAATTGCGTTGCCCAAGGACGATCCGTATTTGTAGACTCCAAACCAATAGCCGTCTGAAGTGCGGTAGGAGTCCATAGTGAACGCCACGATTGAATCACAGGCGAATCCTTATCCAAATGAAGTGCTAAATAATGGCTGATTGTCGCTGACATACGATTAAACTCCAATTCATTGCTATTATACTCGTATGTCATTCCGAAAAGGAAGGCTGCGGCTTCACTTGTTACAAGTTCATGATTGATGGGTCCTAGATCAAGATTCAGTGCGCTGCTAATCGCACCATGCGCCCATTTATTCAATGTTGTAGCCGCAATATCACCCACCATTTTCATAGCAAATTGGAGCGCCGAACGAAAGGATGTCGCAACAAGGATCGTACATTCAATTTGATTCTGAAGAGGATCTAGAAACAGAGTTTTCAGTTCAGAAAGGAATTCAGCAACCTGTGTGTCAGACATAAGTTCAGGAAATTCTGGCGAAGGCCGCAAGGTATAAATCTTTTGAATACGCCCCATAAATTCCTCACTATTCACCGCCTTCAAACGAAATACTTCATATAATAAATGGGTTGGATTGGGATTAGCTAAAATAAACATAGGGTCTGTTTCAACCTTTACAATAATTTCATTGACATATAACACAATCGAACTGGCTGTCAAACGAAGAATACGAGAAATTCCATAAGTCGTAATGGATGCCGATAATAATCGCTCAGAAAGGGATGAACCGCATACACTTCGTCGTGCCAGATCAACAAGACGTGTGTCCGTTGCCGCAAGAGGATAACTGGTTGTGCTTTCAAGCGCTGCGCGAAGACTTGCCTCAAGAGCGGCCATTTTACGGAAATGAAACTTAATGAAATGAGACTTAATAAAATGAAACTGGAAAAGAAAATGGAATTGGAAGAATTTTGAAACTAAATTGCGAGCCATTGAATCAATTCGTCAAAATAATAAGTTTCAATTTTTCACATAATTTAGAATGTCTAGTTGGTCCCGGACGCAAACAAATATACTTGTCCATTCTGGACATAAATCTAATTCTGGAATTAAATTGTCATATATACTTCCGCCTGCGCGTGAATTGCCGCATATTCATTATGAAATGCCAACATGTTCCGATACTGCCGTATTAATGGTCTTTTTTAATCCCGCACAATCCTTTCGTATTATCCAAAACCTGCTGTATATCAAACATAAATTGGATGCCGCGCGTATTCCCTATTTTATTGGTGAACTCGCTTATAATGACGCCCCGCATATATTAACGCCTGCGGATAACATATTTCATATGCGTAGTACATCTTATATGTTTGCCAAGGAAAACATTGCGCAAACTATGCTTCAAAAAACATCGGTTGCGGCTTATTCCAAATATGTATTGCTTGATTGCGACGTTGTATTTGAGAATCCGGTGTGGCTAGATGCCATTAGCACGATGCTTGATAGTTACGATGTTGTTCAGGGATTTACGTATGTCAATCTATTAAATCTTCAATTCAAACCAATCGCTGTGAAAACATCACTTGTCAATGATAATATACGCGGACATAGTGGATTTGTATGGGCTTTCCGACGGGATTGGTGGTTGCGTGTCCGTGGTCTTTATGAATATGCGCTAATTGGCGGCGGTGATAAATGTCTTGCCCATACGGCCGGTGTAAAATTAGCCTGGATTCCTAAACCTTATCAATATGACATACCCGAACCACAAACAGATACGCGCTTTGCGTATTTGCCTGGAACGATTTGGCATTTACCACACGGCGCACTTGAAAAACGGAAATACATAGAACGCTCAGATGTTCTTGCGGATGCGATGAAACGATTACATATTCTGAATCTTCGTGATGCTGTTGAACGAAACGCCGATGGTATATTTGAATGGAGGCCTCCATATAAAACAATAATGAATGCGCTCATGTTTAATTATTTTAAATCGCGGGAGGATGATGGATAATTTCATAAGATCCATTATTAGAATTCAAATTTCAAACATGAGAAGTGAATGGATTCGTATTTTTCGTCAGATTGTAATGCCGGTGTTGGACGGATTTCAATCCAAAACATTTAAAGATACGTTTGTTCAACAAATTCCGTCTGATTATACACGACCGCCCTGTACGGCTCATGTGGAGGCATTTTGTCGCACAGTGATGAGTGTTGCGCCCCTTTTCCAATTAATGACGGAAGATGCGTTGGATATAGAGGATATACGCCAAGCCTATATTGCGAGTTGGAAAGTTGTGATTGACGAGCGTTATATTGATTGGAATTGCGGCGATCAACTTATGGTTGAAGCCGCAAATCTGGTATATGCGTTCTTGTTGTATCCCAATTCATGGCATGTTTTACCCGCAAGTTGTAGACATGGTATACTTGATGTTTTGCGCCGTGCGTCAGCCATAAAACCCTATAACAATAATTGGTTGCTTTTCAAATGTATTATTGATATTTTTTTACATACACATAAACGAATCGTTAATTTGACGCATATCTATAAATTACTAGATACTGTTGAATCGTGGTATATCGGTGATAGTTGGTACAAAGACGGTCCTGGATTTCACATGGATTATTACAATTCGTTTGTCATTTTACCCTTTTTATATGTCATTTACGGCGAGTTGAAAAAAGATGTTTGCCGCACACTATTTCAAACACGATTCCAGACTATTGTAAGTCGTATTGCTCGTCATGCGGAGTTCCTTGAACGTCTAATTGCGCCGGACGGCACATTTCCATTATTTGGACGTAGTATTGTATATCGGAGTGCTATATTTCATACATTAGTATTGTATATGACGCATATTTATTCGCCTGGATTGCCAGCGTTGGCTGAATTGCCTGAGAGCACACTTAGTTACGGTCAAGTTCGACGCGCACTGGAACGCGTCCATACCCGCCTATTTGGACCCGAGCAATTTGATGCTGCTGGTTATTTCCATCTCGGATTTTTGGGCGCACAACCCGGTGTAGCCAATCATTATAGCAATAATGGAAGTTGTTATTTTACAGGTCTATCCTTTTCAGTACTTGGATTACCCGATTCACATCCATTCTGGACGGCCGATACGCAGCCCTATACACAAGAAATTGCGTGGGGATGTATAGGTAGCCCGTGTCTGAAAAAGGACGCAAGTCGAACCTAATGCCGTCAAACTATTATTCAGTTACGGTATCAATTTCATATTCTAATTGAAGTTTGGATCCAGGAACTTTGAACGATATATATCTATCAATATACATTTCTACAAATTCATACGGGACTTCATATGTATGATCGCCCAGACTATCGACATACACTTTATAGTAATGGTCCCTCGCAACTAACGTCACCAGAAAATCCCCCTTTCCCTTCTTATCCATATATGGTTTGAGATCATCATAAAGAATCATTCGCAATTCATATTCCAAATCTACATTGTCCGGCAGGCGCTCAATCAGACGCTCTAGTTTTACGGATTCCTTATTCAGGTAGAAATAAACATAGAAATATGGATACGACATTTTCTCTTCCGATCGTGTTTAGATTTAAAACTACATGTCACACTACGGGTCGTCGAACGAGTTCAATTTTTGCCGACATAAATCTGTGTCATACCATAGAGTTCGTAATTAGAATATGGATGAAATTGTTGGAATTACAGCATGTATAGATTACGCCGATTATTTAGCAGAAACACTCCCACAGAATCGTCCGTTATTTACAACGTATTACATTATTACAGAGGAAAGTGATACAGCAACATGTGAACTGGCACGTTTCCATAATTGTGTGCTGTTATTTACGTCCAAACGTCATGAAAAAGGAGCGAAATTCAATAAATCAGGAATGATTTTTGACGCACAATCACAGATTCATGCTCGTCACCCACTCGCCTGGATTGTTTTATTGGATGCGGATATCTATTTACCTACCGATTTATGGAAACGTATTGATCGTCACACGTTAAATAAAAATGGAATATATGGATTGACGCGACATGTATATAATACGCAGACTGATTATGTGAATGGAATTATTACATGTATTGATAATGGAGAATTAGGTGTTGTTGGATATTTCCAATTGTATTGGTTGAAAAATAAATATTATGCGCCATGGAGCGCAAATTGTAGTCATTGCGATCTGGAGTTTATGAAAAAATTTCGTATACAACATACATATCCACATATTTGTTTTCATTTTGGTGAAAAACGTAAAAATTGGAACGGTCGTGTTTGTGCGCATTGGTCGTTATCATCATAATCCTATTTACGCGTTTGTATTCAAAATATAATGAGCCGATAATTCAGGAAATTTTAGATAATGTGTAGTTGTCGAAAACCACCAAAAAATGGGGGTCCAACATATTTGACCGAAGTCAAACCAGAACAATGGGGACCCTTAATGTGGAAATTTTTACATGTAAGTGCTGAACGTATTGGACGAAGCAATAACCCAATTTTAGAAACAGATTCTGCCAATTCCATTCAATTAATTATTAATGGCTTGCCCGATATTTTACCATGTTTGGATTGTCAGGCCCATGCGCGCACATATTTATTAGCGAATAAGTTTATTACAAAAGATTTGGTGGGTCCTGGACTTCGAACATATGTCCGTAATTATTTATTTACATTTCATGCGGCTGTACGTGCGCGCAAGGGCCAACCGGTGCTAATTGAGACTCCCGAAGTTTGTGCGGCACTCTATGAATCCATGACAATTAGCACGGACGAAGATAAACGTATGGCGGATTATTTTCGCTACGCATTGATGTACCGTATAGTAAATTCAACAAAGTATATGCGGTGGTGGGATACCTTGCGCCGCTTACGTCTTATGTTGGGTTATTAGGTTCCTGTTTGGTTTGTTGCTCCATTGATTCCAAATATTTCAGTAATTTATTGATGTTTTCTTTTGATAATTGTGGTAGCGGAACATATTGTGGATAGTATTTTCCTAGATACAATCCACAACCAAATACAAAAAGATTGCGTAAGGCAGACATGGTGCTTCTAATGGGATGTTATGAAAGATATGCTTTATGTCACACCATGAAGATATTTATGTCCTGATGCGAAGAGAAATTCCATCGAACTACCTTATAGAAGCGACGGCAAGTTCATCGGCACGTTTATTTCCCAATGATTTCCAATCGCCCTTATTAGTATGTGCGCGAACATGTTCAATAGTTGTACGTGTATTGACCGATAGCCAATTCCGAAATGTATTCGCAATTACATCTTTATGCTGGACTTCTTTGCCATCGGATTTGATCCATCCACGACGCCGCCAATCAAACGACCATTTCGTAATACAATCAATACTATATTCGGAATCTGTATAAATACGAACATGTATAGACTCAGGGCATTCTATTGCGTATTCCAAAGCCCGTTCCAACGCACGTAATTCAGCACGCTGATTTGTTTGAGGTTCAGTACTATCCAAAGGTTCGGAGACTTCGGCATGTACCTTATTATCTAGTCGTACATGAAGTCCAAATCCTGCTTTCGCATTAATCTTTCCATTCCGCGAACACGCACCGTCACAAAATATATCCATGTATTGTCTTGCTGGTTCAGGGACTGGCGCAGACAGAGTCAATTTTGGAACAGTTGGAACATCGGATATTACTTCTGGTTCCATAAAATAGGATAACACAGATCGTTGTTTTGGAAACATAGTTCTCTTATAATGCCTGTATGAAAATTCACTTATCAAACCGCGCATTTGTTACGATTGAAATATTTTCAATAATTGAATCGTAAAAATCCATAAACTATTTAGTTTAGAGAGCAGCAATATCAGCAGTGACACCTGATGCGCGCAGCAGGTAGATGTAACCCTCATGGAGACCGGATGTAGCACCGTCCATGAGTTTAATCTTGCGCAGAACATCACCGTTGGCGAGGTAGATGGTCTTGCCCATATCAGCAAGAATGGAGTTGGCGCCAATATTTACACCAGTGGAGGCACCAGTTTCAGTCAAGAATGGGGCAGCGGCGCGTACACGGTAGAATGCATTGGGGCGCACTTGGGAGTAGACACGGTGAACAGAAGACATTTCGTTTATATCTTGAATTGAGAAAAAAATTTAACGCACATGCGTTTGTCGGAGGAATTTCAGTCCGGAGAAATTCTAACCGCGGCGCCTGGACCGCGTGTTGTAGGGGTGGGCGTACCGCACCCTTTCTGTCTGGGGTGGTTCCTCACGAACGGCAGTCATCGGCTCATACAAAGACATGGTAATAGTGTAAGTCCGGAAATCCAGCAAACTTTGGGGGTTTAGCCAAGCCAACCTACATAAGTACATCGCACCAGGATTCGGGTGATTTGCCGCACGAATTCCAAATAATGTATTATTTTTCACAAACCTACAATGGGATGTAATTCGGAAAAGAAACTCGCCCAACTGTTTCGCTAGATATACAAACAAAAGAAAATACAACGTAAATGTTTGAATCGATTGTGTATGTTCGGGGAAACTAAGGAATGAAAGAAGTGTCACGACTACAAACATGTCAATAAATATACATGCTTGGAAAATACCATCCATAATTTGCTCCTCGTTCTCACATGTATAACTGCGATTCCTTTCAAACTCGGGACTTTGCGTCTGAGTAATTGTATTGTAATACATATAGGAAAGCATATTGTAGCAAATAATAATAGAAATCAGTACTGTTAAACATAAGGTTAGTTCACGCTGGGTTTCAATTTTTTGATGGATCTAAAGAATGTGACGAGTTCGAATATAGAAAATGTCATTTCGGATTTTTTATACGTCTGCTGAAACGGAGACCAAACTCCAAAACATCTATGAACGCCATCAACAAAAGTCGGCAATGAATGCGCATGCGTTTGTGAAAAAGCCTGCGCGTGAATTTTACGTCATGGATGGTATATGTTATTATAAAAAAATGTCAGGGCTTATAGAAACATTTCATAAATGCCCTACTGAGCCTGAAGATGGCGGCGGTATTTATGAATTGGAACCGGCTCTTTCAAAAGTCATTGATTTGTTTCAATCGCGTCATACAACATACCGTGTCTTATTTGAACCGAATCCTTACTATGTAAGTGGATTGAATGTTGTGCCAGCAACATTATATTCTATACCTGGTGATGAGCATGATGTGCCTGAAATCTTAACCGTTGAAATAGAATCCAATTATAAATTGTAATCAGTACGATGAGCAAGTATTGGTTTTCGTAATAGATGACCGTAAAAAGTCGGCCAAGGACGACGATTGTATACACGCACTCCCACCACCACGTCCAAATTGCGTTGTCATACGATTAATATCACCAATACATACGATTGGAAGTTGAGTAGATACTGCCCATTTGGAATGGTCGTTGTATTCACTCAATTCAAAGCCGGCATAATTCAAATTCTGTACATCCAACACTTGCTGTTGCGTGTCACATGTAGGTCCCGTTGCGCTACCTCGAATCCAAGATTCCACAAGAAGTGGTGTATTAAAATATGGCGCAATACACTCGGAATACAATTCATTGGCCCATTGTTTTGATTTCGCAAAATAAGTAAATGTCGCGCCGCCTTGTGTTTCATACATTGCCGGTACACATGTAGATGTTGTGTTTATGACACCATTTCCAAGCGCAGTGATTGTCGCAGCGGATTTTAATGATGACGGTGTTACATTCCAATCATAGATCTGCGGCGCATTCAATTGTGCCTGGGTCAATATGCCCGCAAGTGTTGTATCATTCAAAGATAAGCACAGCGCCGACTGGCCGTACATCCACGCATTGGATTCAAGACCCGAATAATAAGAGATATTTCCAGGACCTGTTGGATATTTAGGTATAGAATGAATGACTAAAAATGCCGATCCATCATTCGCAACTGCGGCATAGCCTTTTGTATGACCGGGTGTTTTCTCGGGTTGATCTCCTGTTTGTGTCGGAGGTTCATCGTTGTAAATGATATAGGACGAAATATCAGGGGACCATAATTGTGCGGTAGTATAAGCGAGTGCCCCGGCGGACGTATCATTCATACTATATTGTGACACTGTAGGTGCGTTATTGGGCGTATTTGAATCCGCATATAAATAATTTGTTCCTTTATTATATTTTAACGCAATCCAGGAATCCACCGCGGCTCCAGACTCGTCACGACACGAAATACTTGTGGCAACATTGAAAGATAATAAAAAGAGAAATAATGACAACATGACTTCTCTAATGAATAATAGAGAAATCTCCCGCTCGCGAATTCCAAATTCGCATGCCTAATTTTGTTATTAAAGTATATATAACGGAGTACAAAGACGGTGTTTTTGAACAAGGAACAACAATTACATCATTTCCTGAATCACCTACACAGATGTCAGATATATATACGTTTTTAAAAGATATTTATGATGAATTTCGTAGACTTGGACTTTACGAAAGTTCTATACTAGTTTATCTTCAGCGACGTAAATATGAAGAATATGAATTTTTGGATGATTCAGCGGAAGATCATCGATTTCGTGATGGACCACTCCCCGGTGGAAATACATTCAATATATTGGAAACAAGTATTCGTAAAGGATATGTGCGTCGGGGATATACTTTATTTCTAACAGATGTATGTGAAGGTAATAATATATTTAATCAATGGGCACTTTTTTTGGAAGTTGTATAACGGTAGTTCAACATGATAAGTCAAATACAGTGTTTGGATCATAGTACGAACCTGAACTAAGTTGGGGGATTTGTTCATACCCATTTTTCTTCAAATAATCCCGTACATCCCACAATAAGTATTTGGTCTTGATGGCTGGACCATATTGTCGCCAAGTATCCAGAAGGGCCATAGTTAATGCGCCACAAGGTCGGTTATCTTTGCCTACAGTATCCGCCGAGGTTTGATTATCATGACATCCACTGAGGAAAAAGATTGTACCCGCCGTTTTTGCGTATTTCTTATTTTCTGTATAGGTTAGTATATTGGGTTGAGGTGCTTGCCATCCACATCGTAGATCCACGGCTGAACCACTATGGCAACAATCCAAAACAACAAAACACTTACAGCCCGCGGGTATTTTATTTGCGAGTTGTGCGCGTAATTCATCGTCAGAAATAGTTTCCATTTTCGTTCCATCTATAGGATAAATACAACTATCATACCCTGTGACTTCATCACCATTTGTATCACGAATCAATCCACCGTGGCCGCTAAAATGAAACATTACATTTTCACCGGGCTTCAGACCACTGACTAACCACGCTAGTCCATCCAAAATATTTCGGCGTGTGGGTTTCAATACATTCGTCGTTTCATCAGTTAATGTTCTATACTCCGTACATCTCGGAAAATAGCTCTTGAGTAATTGTTCGACATTTTTCACGTCATTGATACAGCCCGCCAATGCGTATTCAGGTGTGGTTACATAGTTAATACCGACTGTGAGCACTCGTTTGAGTCCACTTTTAATCGGTGGAAGAACAGGCAATGGCGCAAGTACCAGTTTATTTGTGGGTTTTGTTCGTTCAATATCCGCAACTTGGCGTTTCACAAAGGACGACATTTGGTTCCTACTTATGATCATAGATTTTTTTGGCTAAGCCGCAAATGTTCCAGAATCATTCTTTTTGGAACATATTATTGATTGTAAAAAATTGACAAAAATATTCAAATTATAACAAAAAGAAGCGCAGCAATGATTTCCCATCGTTTTCCAACTCGCTTTTCCAAACGTCTTTCCACTATGGCATCTGCTTCAGCCGCCGGCAAGCAGCCCATGATTTACTATAATCCATGGCACATCTTTCATGCGTCCAAGACGGTTCATCCTGAGAGTCCAGACCGTATTAAGGGTATAATGTCGGCCCTGGATGTATTTCTAAAAGCGGGTGCGGCTGATCTTCGCGTCTTTTCACACCATGACTTCAAGCCATTTGAAGATGATCCTGAGAAGGAAGCAGATGATTGGGTCGCAGAAGACGGTGATAATTACCGCACTAAATATACTGATTCTATTCTTGCCATTTCTCGGAATATGCTTCTATCCGCAGTTGAAGATATATGTGTTCGCGGGCTACATTGTGGATTTGTTCTCAATCGCCCGCCCGGCCATCATGCGTCTGAAGGCATAGAATCGGGTTTCTGTTTTGAAAATAATGTATGGACGGCCGTGGAAGCCGTCTTGGCTCATGGAAAGCGCCGTATTTCCATTTATGACTGGGACGTACATCATGGAGATGGAACGGAACGATGTTTTCGTGCGGCGCTGAAAAAGGACGAATCCAAATACGACCAGATTCGCTTTGTAAGTACACATGCGTACGGTCGTGGAATTTATCCAGGTACAGGTGCGTATAGTAAAGATAAACATATCTTCAATATTCCACTCAAGAAAGGCACATTGTCTGACAAGTTCCTAGATGAATTTGAGTCTGCCGTATTGCCGTTCATTAGCGACTGTGAGATTCTGATTATTAGTGCTGGATACGACGCTCATAAGGACGATCCTATGGGACTCATGAAATTGGAAACATCCACGTATGGAACTATGAGTCGCCGGTTGGCAGGATTGGGTGTACCCGTTCTCTTTATTCTTGAAGGCGGATACAATCCTACAATCCTAGGCGAATGTGTGCGTGAATCATTGCTTCAGTGGATGTAAATTCATTCACTGAACCATATCATATTGTAGAAAATCAGTTTCACCCGTTTTTAACGTTCACGGGTCTAAACTCGCATGACTTAGTGATTATTAGAAATCAAGAATGTCCGTTCGTAATGAGTTTTTAGACAAACCATTTGATTATCATCAAATGAATTTAATTCCACGATGCTGTGTCGTGGAAAGTCGTAGTCAATGTGATACATCTGTTCAAATTGGAGGGCGGCGTTTTGCTCTACCTATAGTTCCTGCGAATATGGAATGTGTGATTGATACGAAACTCGCAATCAAACTCGCAACGGCCGGTTATTTTTACATCATGCATCGTTTTGGGAATCAAACACTTGAATTTGCGGAAATAATGAAATCGCATGGATTACCAATCAGTATTAGTGTAGGTGTCGGTAAAGAATCGTATGATGTATTGTCTGAATTATTGAAACATGAAATTATGCCGGATTATATTACAATAGATATTGCGCACGGCCATGTGCTAACGGTCAAAGCAATGATTACGTGGATTAAAACACATATGCCACGCACTTATATCATTGCTGGAAATGTATGTACGGGCCAGGCGGTACGCGATTTAGAAGATTGGGGTGCCGACGCAATTAAAGTAGGAATTGGACCGGGATCTGCCTGTACTACATACAATGTGACTGGATTTGGTAGTCGTGGATTACAGGCTTCGGTTGTAGGTATATGTGCGAGCACGGCACGTCGTGCGATGATTATTGCCGACGGGGGTATTAAAGATCCTGGAGATATTGCGAAATCCCTGGCGCTCGGTGCGCAACTTGTTATGATTGGTGGTATGTTCTCGGCTCTTACTGATTCACCTGGAAATACGGTTGAGTTGGATGGCCGATGCTATAAAGAATTTTGGGGATCGGCTTCCATCCACGCGACTGGAAAAAAGGACCGGATTGAAGGCACGAAAAATCTTGTCCCCATGAAATCACGAGGCGTTTTGGATGAAATGGTTTACTTGACCGAATGTCTACAAAGTGCGATATCGTACGGTGGAGGTCGCGATTTGACTTGTTTCAATGGGGACGTGAAATTCACTATACGTTCTTAATTATGAACGACCTTGGTGCCCTGTTACGCCAAGTCGTATTTGAATTGTTTTCCCTTCTCCGCCTTGATTCTTATTTTTCTTTTTCTTTTTATGACCGCCACCAACTGCCGATGGTTCGGATTTCATAGCCGCCGCTAAAAGTGGTGTATTTGTAGTAATTCCATTCACAATCGCATTTCGCACCGATTCCTCTGATGATTCAATAGATGTTGGTTTGGATTCTTCTGTTGGCGCTGGTAACTGTTCGAGTACGGGTTCTGGGGCAACGGGTGTCGCAATGTCAGTTTTGGGCTCTTCGACCGCAACTTCAGTAGAAGCGGCAGGTGCGACGGATTCTGCTTCATAATAAGGCACACGGGTCGCAATAAAGAAACCTGGTTCACCAAAGCGACAACTTTCATTCGCACTGGAGGGCGCATCACCACGACGATAGGCCTCTGTAGACATATATCCGTACCATTTCGCGGATAGCCACCACGCAGCACGGTCTTTATAGGACATTGTGGCCCATTCTTGTTCAATCAATGGCGCCTCAGAAAGACGCTGTGCTACAACTTCGGAGGGTTGCATTTTACGGGGGGTTTACAAATATTTTCATTCCTATTTGACGCATATTAGATTTAGAAATAATACTTGGGTATTTTATAACATAGTATTATTGTACTGTAAAATTCAAAAATTTATTTCAATTGACCCCAACCATTCCCTTCGTATGTCATTAGGAACAAACTGACAAAACTTAGAATGACGCCAATTAACTTTATACGAGGAATATGTTCTCCAAACACAAAGATTCCAATTAATGTCACTAATACATCACTTGATAAATCCCATACTAAATTCATAATTGCGAGTGATTCCGTAGATAATGCCTTGAGAAAAATGAAAGGATTCAGAGCGTAAATTAGAAGAGGTATACCCATCCATATTGGTTTCCATCCTAGCGAAACACCCTTAACTACAGGCAACGCAATAGCATCCAGTACACCAAACAATAATCCAAAAAGCAATGTGGTGTATTTAAACATCCCCCTATTCAAATGCGGGATAATAAATTATCTTATTGCGTTTATTTGGGATGTTTGATGATGATATTTCTGGGAATGACAAGTATAATTTTAGGCTACAGTTCTCAATTCTATACATTAATATATGTTGGCGTAGCCTTGATAGGTGCGTCTTTCATTGTATTATTTATTAATTATCTTTCAGTTTATTCCGAGATGCCGGTTCGACCACGTCTACAAGCGCGTGCTGCGGAAGCACCGAATGATCCTGTAATTGTGATTGTTATCAATCCGCATCAACGGAACCGTAGGTCTCACTTTGACTTTCAATCGTCTAAAGTATTTTTCTTTGTTATTCACATAGATAAATGGCGGCCTTTACATTTGTATCTGCTTACTTTGAATTAAATCCCTCCCAAACAAACACATATTTCCAACATTTCAAACGATTAGTTAGTTTGGGGTTTCCAATTATACTTTTTTTGGATTCGAAATTGGAATATCGGAAATATGAACTTGAAGATACCAATGTACGTATTGAAATTATGGATTGGGATTTATTTCCAATCAATCAATATCGTTCTTCACACGGACTTTTATCACCCCTTGAACAGCCGCGTCACTTTTCTGAAACCAAGGACACGGAGCAATATATGACACTTATGAATACAAAACCGTTTTTCCTAGTCCAGGCCTCACACTTGTGCGCATTTGAAACATATGTATGGATTGATTTCGGAATCTTAAAGTTGACACAAGATTTGGAACATGTACGTGCGAATTTTTCCAAATTGAAGCAATATTCAAAGATTGTGATTCCAGGCGGATTCCAATCCAAAGGGTTATTGTCTGATGAACAATTAATGAGCCATGTACACTGGCGATTCTGCGGCGGAATTGTGATTTGTCCAAAGCAACATATTGAATCCTTTTTTCATTCTACTTTTCAAGAACTGGTCGCACTTGTTTCAAAACGCAAAATAACTTGGGAATTGAATCTATGGGCCAATGTTGAAGCACGACATCCTGAACTCATACAATATTATAGCGCAGATTGTAATCCGAAAATCTTTGGCTTTTATGATCAAAAGATTGTATTGGTTCATGAAATAACTGAACCTATACAAGACATACCTGGATTTCAAACATGGGTGCGAGATACTATTCGCACAGGAGATTTTCAGGCCGCATGTTTTATGCCAAAAACAGATGCTGCGCGCCGCGGGTTGGACGAAATAGTTGCGTCACTGCGCATGTCGCTAATTCCTGCTGCGATTGTATCGGATTTTGCGGCATTTTGTAACGAAGTTGGATGGGATGCGAACTATACATACGGTTGTGTTTTGAATTCGGTGGGAATGAAAGTTGTACGGAGTGTGCCTTTACCAAAATTAACCGCTGGTATTTACAAACTTACACATGTCTATAATGATACGGAATCGTGCGTCTCTACAATGTTTCAATTGACAAACGATTCGTCAACAATTGGCTATTTACCAAAATCTATAAGTTCAATAATGGCGACATCATATCCATATGTCGCATGTCCACATTATAGACTTGCGATGAATGATTTTACAAAGGGACAATGGAAATTGGCGATCCAGAAATTCAAACAATCAATTCGCGGAGGTGCGTTGAGCGACGACGAACTCTGGTGCGCACATTATCGTATAGCACAGGCATGGCGCGCACTTGGAAATGATCTGAAGATGGAATCCTGGATCCATTCGGCGTACCAACTCAAGAAAACGCGTGCTGAACCCATTTATTTAGCATGTAACGTATTTCGAGAACGTGGACAAAATTTTAAGGCATATCATTATTATTTATTAGGAAAACGCATTTTGCGTCCCAATGATTCAGAATCATATTGTACTGAACCGGCTATTTATGCCTATAAATTTGACTATGAAAGTACAATATTACATTATTGGATTTACTCATCGGATACAGACCGTATAAAAGGGCTTATTGATATTCTACGTTATTTGAATAAAACGGAATTTGGTAATCGTAATGTATTGAGCAATATGGATTATTATCTTCCACGTCTTGGCAATTATGGAACGATTTATAAATTAGGGGTGAGTGAAACAGATGATCATTATGCGCCGTCATCGGCGTCTATTCTTGAATGGAATGGACGACTTCTAGTGAATGTAAGATATGTCAATTATCGTATTCAACTGAATGGTAGTTATATGATGTATGATAATGGTACGTATAATAACGCCAACAATATTAAAACACGCAACGCGCTCGTTTATTTGGATAATAAGGGTGAATGTAGTGCGCCCACATTTTTGAATTTACAATTAACGGATATTCCAAAACTGGACTCAGGTATTCGTGGAGTTGAAGATGTGCGTTTATTTACGTTTCAGAATCAACTCATTTATACAGCAACAACACGCGAATATTCATACAAACAAGATACAAATCGTATATTATTGGGCACATGCGATACAGATAAATTATGCTTTAGTAATAACCGTATTCTTCGTCCGCCTACTGAAACAGCCTGTGAGAAGAATTGGATACCGATTAATCATTGTGATGAAAAAATACTGTTTATCTATGGTTGGCACCCACTTCAAATTGGAGATATTGACGCAGACGGAAAACTACACATATGTATAAATCATCCAACGCCGACGTTTTGGAAACATTACCGCGGTTCGTCCACATTTCTAACCCATAACGACCAATTATGGTGTATTACACACGGAGTTAAGGAAGGTTCACCACGCAGATATTATCATCAGTTTGTCGCATTAGATAAAAATACATATGTACCGCTACGTTATAGTATCCCATTCTTTTTTATGGACTATAAAATTGAATATTGCGTTGGATTCATTAAAACGGACAATCAATTTCTGTGTATTTTTTCCAGAAATGATAAAGATCCATATATATTATACATAAATACAAGTGCGGTGGATCCCTTAATGATATCTATCTAAGAATATATGAATAAGTATTTTGTAGCAATCTATAATAAATGACAACTATCGCATGTCGAGGAGATATATTAGGCTTCCTGGTCCAAGAATTGCCAGATGATATATCCACAAGTGATATTTTACAGCAAGAGCGTATACTATATCCAACATGGGATGCGGCAATCATTGCCTCGTCTTTACTCGCCAATCGACTATCCGATAAATACAATTCAAAAGTCACATGTATTTTACGAAGTAGTTCTCGCAATGCTTGTATAGAATCAGGGTATGCTATTTCACACCGCCTTCATGATTGGCGATGCGATGTTATTATTTATCCGGTCTTTGCGGCACTTAAAAATTGAAATATTCGAACTGTCTGTAGAAAGAGGATCAACAAGATGCCGACAAAAGCCACTATCCACCTTTACATTAACAATGTTGCTGTAAACGTAGACACTTTGACAAAAAAACAATCTGCCGAATTTCGTCGTGCGTTGTTGGCTGTACTGAAACCCGCAAATAAGAACTGTTATTTAGAATTGGATCTCGATTCCAGTGACGAATATGGCATTTTGACATGTACTGACGAAAATGATATGGATATGTCTTTTCCCGTTGAAGTTAAATCACGTACGAATAAGTATGTTTACATTCCTGTTGATGAATGGAATCCTGAACATCGTACAACTATTCTAATCTCAATGGCGTAGACCATTTGCTGCTATGTCTACAATAAACATGTATTCCAAAATTAAAATCATAGTTATAAATGCGATAGTAATATGCTTGGGTACTCCAATATATGTTAGGAACAATGATAAACAAACAAGAAAGAACTTGGAAATCATTGTTTGATGTATAGTAATAATGGAAAATACAAGAAACTCTAAACATCAAACAATGATTCAAAGGCGAGGATTCATTTTTTTCCCGGCATGCGTGTTTTCAAAATTCATTCATGTGTAATTGTAGTAAAAACCTATATGGACCTGAGTGGAACAATAGTTGATACTGGTGTATTAGTACATACGGTGCCGTCGGATACAAAGACCAATGTCATTGTTGTGAGTGAAAAGAATGAATCTGTTTCTGAGACTGTGTGTGAAAGTGAATATAAATTTAGTGAGATTGATGGTATGATTGATAAAGCATTTAAATATAAGGAATCCAATAATTCATTGATCTGTGATATTCTTGCGATGTATTTGAAGGGTCAGAAAATCCTATATACAGAGGCTAAAACCCATTGCGAACAGCGTCTAAATTTTCTCATGTTGCCGGCCATTTTTATTACAGCCGTCTGTACTATCTTGAGTTTAGTACTGAAAGACATATCATACGGCCCTACTATTGTGAGTTCTTTGAATGGTATTAACGCATTCATATTGGCTTTAATCAATTACTTGAAATTGGACGCGCGTGCTGAAGCCCATCGCGTTTCGGCGTATAAGTTTGATAAAATACAATCGTATGTGGAGTTCAATGCGGGCAAAATATTATTTATGACAAGTGCGTCGGATGAATTGTCTGAAATTATGAAAAAGGTCCAACACGATGTCAATGATATTAAAGAGACAAATCAATTTATTTTACCTGAAAAAATACGGTATAATTATCCGAAACTTTATGGAACCAATATTTTCACGGAAGTCAAACATATTCAGTATAAGGAAATGCGCGCGACCAATCATTTAAAGGATATGTTTAATGACGAAATGGCTCTGAAAACACGTATTGATAGAGCAAAACATGAAAATAAAGTTGTAAACGAGGCTGATATTGCTTTGTTGGAAAGTATAGAATCGCGTAAACGAATACAAATGGATAAAATTATTCGTATTCTTGATGAATATCTTGATTTGGATAAAGCCTTTGAAGACGAAATGCGTAATAATCGCAACAGACAAAATGGAATCCAGTTATGCGGTTGGTTAAAAATGTAAATTTATTCATTTATATTAAATATGTCTTTACTGCTAAACAACAAGAAACATATTTCAAAAGTTGATTTTCATAACTACTTTTTTGATTATGATATACGTTCAGGTGCGTTGATTCAGAACCGCCAAGCACATGTTGGAAATTGCCCGGCGGGCCGAATTCTAATTGAAACAGGGAAACAATTGCGACCTGGAATTTCGCCTGGTATAACTGTACCTATGGTTTCTGTATTTGATCAAGATTCCATGATTCGCGGATTTATTCATGCGGAAGCAAAAGATATTTTTCAGCCCTATGACGCAGCAGCCTTATTAGCAATACGACGATCAATTCAAGAAACAAAACGCGAGGAAGCACTGCGGATTGAATTGGAAAAGAAATCAGCCGAACTCACAGCACTAGAACAATCTATACAAAAACGTGCTGAGGAAGATGCCTTATTAGCAGAAATTCAGAGCAAAAAACGAGCAGAAGAACTTCGACTTGCTGAAATTGAAGCCGTGCGTCGTCGTGAAGAAGAAACACGTGTAAATAAAGCCCGTGAAGATGCTGAAGAGGCACGAAAATTATCAGAAGCTAGTAGTGCTGCTGAAATGGATGCTATGATCACACGAAAAAAGCACGAAGAAGAAATAATTCGGAAACATATGGAAGCAGAACGTAAAAAAGCCGAAGAAGAGGCCACGGCTGCTGCGGAAGAACGGAAAAAAGCGGAAGAGGAAGCACGTATAAAAGCCGAAGAAGCGGCTGCTGCTGCGGAAGCCCGTAAAAAAGCGGAGGAAGAAGCCAGGGCTGCCGCAGAGGCACGGAAGAAGGCAGATGAGGCGGCGGAGGCTGCGGCTAAGGAGGTCCTTAGAAAAGCGGAAGAAGAGGCTAGGATTGCCGCAGAGGCACGGAAGAAGGCTGAAGAAGAGGCAGAAGAAGCACGAAAGAAGGCTGAAGAAGAGGCTAGGATTGCCGCAGAGGCACGGAAGAAGGCTGAAGAAGAGGCAGAAGAAGCACGAAAGAAGGCTGAAGAAGAGGCTAGGATTGCCGCAGAGGCACGAAAGAAGGCTGAAGAAGAGGCAGAAGAAGCACGGAAGAAGGCTGAAGAAGAGGCTAGGATTGCCGCAGAGGCACGGAAGAAGGCTGAAGAAGAAGCAGAAGAAGTACGTAGAAAGGCTGAAGAAGAGGCAGAAGAAGCACGAAAGAAGGCTGAGGAAGAGGCTAGAATTGCCGCAGAAGCACGGAAGAAGGCTGAAGAAGAGGCTGCCGAAATACGAAGAAAAGCAGAGGAAGAAGCAAAAGCAGTAGCCGAAGAAGCACGTAGAAAGGCTGAGGAAGAGGCGCTTAGGAAGGCTGAGGAAGAGGCAAAGGCCGCAGCAGCCGCAGCAATAGCGGCAGAAGAAGCACGTAGAAAGGCGGAGGAAGAAGCAAAAGCTACAGCCGCCGCAGCGGCAGAAGAAGCACGTAGAAAGGCGGAGGAAGAAGCAAAGGTCGCAGCAGAAGAGGCGCTTAGAAAAGCCCAAGAGTTAGAAAATGAACGAAATTTACCAGTCTTATCCAGCGGTGTTGAGTTATCACCTGAAATACTAACTACTTATCTTGAAAAACATACACATCTTGTATCATCGTATACTGATATATTAATTGGAAAGCAAACCGAAAACGTGATGAAACCTAAAGTAAAAAACAGCAAGGCTATTTGTAATCCATTTACTGATGGAAATACGATTTTGAACATTATCCATTATTCAGACTTTTCAATATCTACAACTGCTCCATCCGAATCAAAGATCGTACAATTCATACTTACCAATTTTTCAGGTGGAACTATACATGTATCATTTGAGACAGATGAAATGATAATTGAAAATAATTCAAGTATTGATATTCCAGGCAAACATGAACGCACCTGCGTTGTTTCGTGTTATTCTGATGGTAAAAAATTGATTGAATTTGCCCGTTCAAACCCTTTACCAACACCTAAAAACGCTAAATTCTAACATGGGCAATTCTAAAAGCAGAGTTCGTAAGGAGATACCTCAAATCAAATCTAATAAAAATCCTGTGGCTATAAACACAATTGAAGTCAAATCAAAAGAATCATGTCCTGATTGTGGAAATAAAGGTCGTGAATTTAATGTTGTTAGTCGTGACGGTACCACATATACAAAAATGTGCTACTGTCAATCATGTCATAATCATTGGAAACTATAATTCATTTTAGATGATTTTTTGTCTAAAAAAACCGATCAAGCAATGTCTCGGCGGATTCTAATGCGCCTTCAATCCAAGCCTGTTGTTTACTTATAGATTCGCCAACAACAAATAGATTTGGACTTGGGTTCATCGCTTGTTTGGATGCTTCGTCAACATTATAATCGCCAGGTAACCAATAGGTACATCCTCCACCCCAATAATGTTTTTGTAAATAAATTGGATTTGGAATTGATTTTGTTGGAAATAATGCCTTCACTTCGGCTTGAATTTGATGTTGGAGCGCGTTTCCTTCCAATTCCTTCCAGAATTTTGTATCATCGCCGTCAGTATAGGAAATCATAATGAGTCCCGTTTTACTATTAATTGGTATCACATACCGCAATTTACCTGCCGTTACAGTTTTCGGTATATCTTCAAACCAAATTTTGCCCGTGGTCGCATCGGGCGGATATTTCGCATATATACGAAGCAAAGGCGAAGTCGCCAATTGTTTCAATAATGGCGCATCCTGAAGTATGCTGAATTTGCCTAAATTACAACGACATGTCGCAATAATCACTTGTTTGGCGAAATACACAAATGGTTTTTCCTCTGCTTTTTTTCCATATTGTCCTGTAATTTCAAACAATTCAGTATTGATTCGCCTTATATCGGAAACGCGATGTCTTGGTTTGAGTACAGCACCCGCATGTTGGGCTTCGTCAGCAATCCGTGCCGTAAATGAATCTAGGCCTTCAACAACACCGAAAAAAGCGGCATCTGTATCTGCGCCCATTGGATACTTGGGCGCAAAACTTGCGAGTGCTAAATCCGCACGCATAAGATCCACTTCAGCGCGATATGGAAACATTTCCAAAAGTGGTGTATATTCACGGGGCAGCAATTCCTTGATTGTATGTCTGGCCAATGTGCCCGCATCCAGTGATTCACAAACACGTCGAATGGGACTAAATAATTCAAGAAATGTATTGGGTTTGGAATTGAAATACGAATCGGCTGAAATTGGATACGTATGAAGATCGTATTTTTTCACCAATGCCTTGACACGTGTATGCTTATGAAAAATTCGGCCGGCTCCAATTTCGTATTGACCTATTTCGGGATCTCGAAACGTCACGACTCGGCCGCCAAAGTTCGGGTAATACTCCAATAGTAGTATATTGCGGCCCCGCTGCGCAAGTGTATTTGCGACGGTCAATCCGGCAATTCCCCCTCCAATAATGATGATGTCGTGAGGTGTGCGCACAGGCATTTCTTATTTGTGAACATAAAATTCAATTGAATTGAATTTTATGAATAATGATCAAATTGTCGCCATACTAATCGCTGAATGATACACTCACGCCTTCAAACGTCAATGGATCGCCGCCGTACATAGAGCCGTCATATGAAATACCAATACGTACTAGTGCGCTTATTTTTGTATAGAACCTGCGATTCAGATTCACATACGTATACATATAACCCGCATTACTTCCTACTGTGGGTGCGTAAACAGCAGAACATGCGCCAATATCATAGACTGAATCCTCAAAATTCGCATCATCCGTTTGCTTCAAACAATTGAGCCATGCCGTTTCTACCACTTCTTTATTTCCAACATCATATTCACCAATCACTTTGGCGTGGATATGGACACGCATACTTGACATTAAATATGCCGGTACAGGACATACTGGGAAAAAGTTATTCGCTCGTGTATTTGTAATGGTACTAATAAAATTAGGACTATGGATCGCAATCATCATATATTGAATGGGTGTCGGTTGAGTATATACAGGTTCTTCCAGTAAGAATGAGGCAAACCGATTGCCCTTATTTTCATCATAATACATGTCGTAAGTAAAATTGGGATAAATCGCCTGTGGAACACTCAGAGCCGTTCCGCTAAACGGTGTAAAATCATAACCCGCAGGATGTATGAAACGTCCAGCCGTATATAATAATTCACGGCTATAGGGATCCGTCGTAAATGTACTCAACGACGATGTATGATTATATAGGATAAATGAGGATACAGCAAGTTGGCTACCTGTACTCATAAAAACAAACGAACTAATACTGACATCCATACCCGTTCCATAATTTCCTGCGGGTGAAATCGCATCATTCATATTTGTAGGAGTTCCAGGGTTTTCCAAACGAGGGAGTAGCGACAAAACACGCTGACCATATACACCGGTTGTACTTGTAAAATTTACATACGTATTATATGATACTGTATCCACATAAAGTGTTGAAAATGTGGACTCAAAGATTGTGGAGGCATGTTCTGGATTGGCTGACACGATTTGTCCCACAATTCGTAGTGGGTTGAAAAATACGGGATCTGTATATATCCAATCATTCACCGCAAGTTTGAGCGATGAAAATGTGAGCAATGTATCTTGTGGAAAGGGTGTGCTAGTCACTTCCGTTGAAGCCAGTGTATCTATAATAACTTGATTTGTGGAGCATACAGTATTTGGAGTGATTTCAACTGCGGACGATGAGATCAAGATTGCTGCGCTCGCAAACTGACTATTGACATACGTGTGGGCAAAATTGGAGCCAATCATATCAATGTGAATGACGGCACCTGTTGTGGGCGTATACAATCCAGAAATTGGAACTGCGGATGTGACTGTATTGGGGTACACAATATCATTGATATTGAAATTTAATGCCGGTGTAGTTTCAAAGACAAAGCGTGGTGTTGAATAAGTTTGACTGACTAAAGGAATAGTATAGCCTGGATTCAATGTATTTTGAAACGTAATAAATGTTTCTTGTGTATTGGATCCAAATAATGTATTAATCAGTGTATAATTTTGATGATTTGCTCTATAAAAATAATCTGTATATCCAACATTGGAATAAGTATCTGTTAGAAGTGTATCAATATAAAGGGATGATTGTGGAACATTGAGTTTGAACCGGTTTTGAAAGGACGATAACGTTAATGTATCAACTGGCACTGTATTTGAATCTGTGCCGACATAAAACGCTGAAACAGTCATATCACCACGATCTCCTGGATACGTAGGATCATTGAATTGAACGGAGGTTGACAGTGCCGTTACTAAATACGTAGGAGATGATACAAACGCAACAGCGTGATTGATAGGTGTTCCAAGGTTCCATCCCACTGTAGGTGTATATACAGGATTATAAAGTGTATTGACTTGTGCGACAAAGGAATTCCTAGCCACTAATGGAACACTACTGATATGAGGTGTGTTATTAAATGGAAACAATGTAGAAGTGTACGGCACAGGCAAGTCAACGCCAAGCAATTCTGCAATATTGGTTGTTGCGACACTTGTACTCCAAACAATTCCTGGATAAATCGGTGTGGAATTGATAAATGTAGAGATTGTTTGAGTTGATGTTATATATGGATCATTCTGTACATATGTGCCTGTAAATGTAGACATTGATGATGGTAATGTAGTTGGACTCGGTAAACCGTATTGGAATCCTAAATTGCCTTCGTGTGCGGTGGCCATTTGTTGAAATGTCAGGCTTGTTTGATACGTACTAAAATAAGGACCCGTCAATCCGGCTATCGCATCGCTATAAATAGGGCGTTCAACCACGAATTGAAGTGCGTTTACGTAAAGGGATTGCGGCGTAATTTGTTGGGGAGCACTCGGTGCGCCCGATGACGTATATGAAATAGTTGTTGATACAACCTGAACGGCGCCGCCGTCGGTGCGATTCAAGTAAAAAATACTTACCGGGATAGGTGAATCCAACGGGTATGAAAGAGGCATATTTGGTAAGTAAAGCGACATGGTTGTATAGGATGTAATTCCATCAGTATGTTCAAACGCCAGAACAGGACCAAATGGCGGTAAAGTCATATTTCCCGACTCGCTAATAATATTGACGCAATTGGCGGGAAGTGAACTCTTTTTGGACACCAAGTCTCCTTTCATATTATAATCATCGCTGAACAAACGTAATCTCACGAGTGGAGCACCTTCAGGACTGATACCATCACGATATGTCTTGTATGGAAAATATTTACAATTTTTTACTTCCAACGTCAAATAATCGGGACTTGTTGGGTCACCTATTACAAAGTAAATACCACTAACATACGGCACAAATTTATCCATAACGTTATATACATTAAAATTTTCCCATCGCACACCGGCAAACATAGATGTATTTTCTGTTTCAACCACTTGGACTGCTGGGGGTTGTTGTAAAAATGCGTTATTAATCCATGCGTCCAGTTTTGCTATTGCCGTGGTAACCGTGTCGGGTTGACTACTATAGACATCCCGTATATCGGCCCCACCAATCGTGGACGGCGTGAACTCTGTAACAGATACGGCTTCAAAGGGTGCTGATACAGTACTAACTACACCCATTTTTGCTTCTTCGTATGTTACATCGCCATTTTCCGCCACAAGAAATGACTTTTTTAATAGTGAATATGATGTTTGTGGTTCATAATCCTCATACGTTATTGCATTTGTCAACCGAATTGTACTCAATGTACCATCCTCAATACGACCACGTGTTGTAAGTGATAATGATGATGATGGTAAATTTGGAAAATCGTCCGGTGTCCATGGTTTTGTTGGGTCATTAAATACAACATGACCCGATGACAATTGAACAATATTAGCTTGATATGGCGCAGCCATTGCTTTCCCTATTATAGACCCAGTGAAAACAAACACTCCAAACGACCGAAGAATTTGCGGATGCGCTTCTACCGGGAAATATCAGTCTAAATCAAGATGAATACTGACAAATTCGCTTCGAATGCGATTGTCACTGATCCCACATCTGTTGGATTTTCGGTACAAGAAATATCAGATGTATTATTTAAAAAGTATTCTTGGCGAGGTACTACATCGGCACAAATTCCATATTGGAAGGAGCCATTACACAGGCCACTGGTTCATGCGAACCAAATTTTCGGAGACAATATACCCGAGACACCTCCGGTGGATTTCACACCTTTAACTGATAGTCAGATCGCGGCGACGTTTGGTATAAATATCAATGAATTAGATGCGTTTCGCACAACAATAGACGCAACACCATCCTTTGAAATTGCACAATCTGCGTCGTTCCCCTATATTTTTCGTGTCACGAAATTGCTTCTTCGTCCAGTAGCAGGAAATCCGGATTATGCGTTTCAAGCCGTCACATCACAAACCAAAGTGAATTTACTGGCGTATCCAATTCATTTTGGCTTGTATGGAGGTGCGTACAAAGGTACACTATACCGAACAAGTGGTTCGGGAGCAATCGGAAATAGCGGAAATGACGTGATTACTGAGACCCAGTTTTCCTATATTTTTGATACTGATAATGGTATATTTACTTGTTACGAAGTGGATAATGAAGAATGTCATCCAAATAGTGTGAAACGAACACGTCCCCCGGCAGTGTCATGTTATATTTATCGCGGCTCCTTTGGATTTGGAACTTTCTTAAGTTCAGGTGTAACCTCTATACAAATCAATGGTGTGGGTACACCAGCAACAGGTCCTATTATATTCACTGCTGGGACTAATATTTCATTATCAACACTTACATCCAATAACTTTTTAATTACTGGCGCGGGTGCGTCCAATACTTGGTTGGATGTAGGAACTAGCAGCGCAATTTATTATAACGCAGGTCCAGTACTAGTTGGAACAAGCAATATAATAGATCCTGATTATGCCTTTGCCGTCAATGGAACAACCTACACAAATACGTTACTGGCCGGTGCTGTGTATACAACATCCGATAAACAATTGAAAGAAAATATTGTATCATTTCAATCACCGTCTATACTGAAAATAAGCACAGTAAAATACAATTATATTAAACGACCGGAAGAAACGGAAGTGGGTGTTATTGCGCAAGACGTTGAAAAATATGTACCCGAGATTGTAAAAGAATTCAATGGTGTAAAATCAGTTCAATACGATCGCATAGGGTTATTATTACTTCCAATAGTGCGAGAACAAGCCAAGAAAATCAAAGAATTAGAAGATAGTATTAGTGAATTGAAATGTATTACATATAGCCTTTTACATTCACGTACCTAGTTCACTCCCACAATTCTCCTGAATCAATTTCGAAATGGAACATTTCATGATTGATTTATTTCTTGAATCCATTGAACTACATCGTTCGTAATACTGGATTGAATAGAAGTTACCAATGTTTTGGGTTTGAAATATACAAATGTTGGAAACCGACGAATTCCGCAATATCCAGATGTATATGAATTGACTGTTTCATCACATTTATAAATGGGAATTCCGCGTGCGTCAGCGGCCGCATGAATCGTGTCCAAATCCAATTTCGAACACGGTTTACACCATGCCGCCGTGAAATAGACTATCCAGTCACAGGGTGTGTCTGAAAACCAAAGTGTTTCAAATTCGGCCTGTGTTTCTAACAATTTCATCCGTATTGCTTGGATATAAAATCATATGTGCCTTTTAGACCACCGGCTAATATAAGGGCTGTAAGCGTACCGGCAATCACGGATCCTGCGCCACCTGTGCCGCTGCCGCCATCTACTTCATTTGACACGGAGCCACCTCCACCGATTTGCCGTATTTTTTCCGTAATTTCTTCCACTTTTTCAATTGTTCCTGGATTCGTATGTTCCATTGTTGCTAATGTAGCTGTAAGTGGAGGTGTAAGTAAGGGCTTAACTACGCCGTTATAGACATCCTGGGCGGAGTTCACAGCGGGTAGAAATGAAAACCACGATTTCATAAATGAGGGGACAGGGGGGCATGTCAACCAGTCCCAAAATGAAGTTTCGGATGTTGGTTTATGACCCATTTCAAACAGTGTCGGTGGAATGGGTTCATGGAAAAAGAAACTGTAAGGCAATGGAGGTCTGATACCGTGTTTCATTACATCCGCAGTGAAAAAGAAGGCAAATACTGAATCCCATAATACCCACAACCAGCCAAACAAAAATAGGAAAATATTAAAACAACTCAATAATTTTGCCAAACCTTGTCCAAAATATCCCAGATAAAACTTATCGGCACCCAACCAGCCAAAAAAGATAGCAAGAACTGCGTATATTAAATACGATTTCTGAGCGGGGTAAGGTTGTGTTTGATGTTCTCCGCCATGTTGGGGCTGGGGATGTTGCGGATGATTGCCATCAATGAATCGGGAACCGTCTGGAAACTGAATATCAGGTAACGGTGTAAATACGCCGCGACCAATACCGCGAATCCAATCCAATGGTGATGTCAAACCCTCCTTTCGCACTGTCTTTCCATCTGTTAATACCTGTGCTAAATCCCACCAATACCACAGACCCAGTGTTGCGAAATTGACAAGTGCTTTTTGAGTACCAGTTCCAAAACTACGTAAATAGAAATGATCAAATCCTATGAATCCAAACAATATAGAAAGTATCGCAAATACGTAAAAATTGCGATCAGCGCCTTTCCATATATTCACATCACTAATGTGATGCGGTTGATACGGTTGTTGGGCTTGTGGTTGTGGTTGGGGTGGTAGTTGTGTTGGTAGTTGTGTTGGTTGTGTTTCTGCGCTACTCATCGCCTCCTTGTTTTTTATACAGTAAATAAAACGCCGCCTAATCCCGAGGAAATCCGCAATACATTATAATTAGTTGCGTACACTGTTACGCCCGCAGCACGTGATTGTACTAACGAATTCATCTTGAGTTGTAATACAATTGTATCAATACGACTCGCATTACACGTGCCTTGAGGTTGCGCAGCCTCCGGGGCGAGACTAAATGAATAAACGTAAATAAAATCGTTGGGAATGGCTGTATGACGTTGCCAAGGTTGTAATAAACGGAAATACTCAGCACTCATTTCCTCAAATCGGTCATATCCATCAAATTGTAGTAAACATGTACTAATTAAATCCAAATTGGGAATACCATATTCATTCAACATACGACTCCCGTAATTAAACCATTCGTGTGCGTCAATCATACGGTCTTGATTAACTACCCATATCATTTCCTTCATAGGGTGATTAAAGGTCAGTGGAACACTAATATTTGTCGCCTTTTCGGGAATACTATACCGCTTTTGTTGTTGCGTTTGTTCGATCAGGTATTCATGCTTACTACTCACAAATCGTCGCCGCTCTTCCACATCCAAATAAATGAAATCGCCCCATAACGTCATGTCTGAAAGAACAGGTGGGCGCGGGGTCAATGGATTTGGAGGCGGTGTACCACTTAAAATCGCATTCTCCAATTTATTGCCAAACACCAAATCATTACCATTTTTGAGACGAATATATAACTTAATCGGAGTCGCTTGAAGCGCAACAAGCGGCAACGCAAGTCCGACATTTTTACAGAACCAGAATTGTAATGGAATATATAGTTTCAACGGTCCTGTTTGGGTTGTATCATTATATACTTCCTGTGTTCCGGTCATATAATCAACCCCCACCTTTTTTGATCCCGGTGTACTTAATTGTGTCCATAAATACATGAATTCGCCATATTGTCTGTCAACTTCTTGTTGTCCTATCCATACACTGATATAATCAATCATCGCATATCCTATACCATTCACCCAACTTACCGATTCCACAATTTCGGCATAATTTGTCTCTGGTTCCGTCGCAACACCGACTCCTGTTGTCAGTTTCGGTCCCTCTGGTGTCATTTCGGGAAGCTTGACTTCAAGAAACAACTGGCTCAATAAATCTCCGCTACGCGGAATACTTGTTGTAATGAGTTTCCCAAAATCTGCTGCGGTATCAAATGGAATTCGTTGTGTCTCAATCGCAAAATTAGTATATCGCCGATATACTTGTTTAAAAAAGGTGGTTTGTGGGTTTCCGGAAAGATATATATCTTGCCGACCTGTTGCGACTAATTGAAGAAGACTTCCTGAATTGGACATTCCCAATACTCTACTTACTCTATTGTGTTTTTTCTAAATGGTGTGCGACGCATGGATCGGCCTTAAAATCGTGGAAAAACAATTTTTATTCAGAAATATTCAGTATAACACAACGGAAATATGTTGAATGATGAAAATGGATTTACGTTGGAATCTTAGAAAAAGAATAAATCAAATTCAATAGAATAGTAGAATGGCGTTTACTACAACGCAGAGATTGGATAATGCGCTAATGCGCAATTTAAATTTCCGAACACCGCTCAATGTTCCTATTTCTTCACAATATACATTGTACGCAAACGGTCAAGGACAAACATACTGGAGCAATTCAGTAAGCCCAACAGATTTATCTACTGTATATACCTCACTGAGTACAAATATTTCTTCGTTGCGTTCATCAACTACATCATCAATCAATGGATTACAAAATACTATAACGCTTGTTTCGACATATGTTAAAAATGTTGAATCTGCGATGTATTTTTCAGTAGGTCAACTGATTGTCAATGATAGTAATTTGAGTAATAGTGTATTATCACTGAGTAATAATTTAACGAATCTGGCTTATTCCAATTTTATTCAAATCAATAACATTTACAATAGCACGGTTCAAATGATGTTTAGTACATTGAATAACTATAGTAATCTAAGTTCGTTTTATTTGGAAAATAGCAATATGTTGGGTGTTATTTCATCTGCTGTTTCGTCTCTAAGTACAGTTATTGGCACTCAAAATACAAGTACTTATAATGTACTCACAAGCAATTACCAATTTTATACAGACCAACGTTTTCTAACACTTGATTCATATTTGAGTACAACATTTTCGAATATTTATACGACGTATAACACTGTATTTAGCACGCAATCCTCAATTGCTGGTGTAACAAATGAAATGTTGAGTTCGTCATCCAATATTCAAAGTACAATGTTTGGATTTAGTACTATTGACGGCGACCTATTTGCGTCTACATTTAATTTATATATATATCCAATCAGTAGTGTAGTCAGTACACACGATGTACGTATTTCATCTCTTGAAGCACTAAGTACAAGTATATCCACTATTATTGCTCCCTATGTCACATCAACTATTAGCACAAGCCAAGGTCTTCAAAATATTGAAATTCAAAGTAGTGTATCATCCGTATCCTATTTATTTAGTTCATTAACAGCATCAACAATTCAAAATTTTAGTACATTTAATTCATTTTCTACATACGCAATTTCAACATTTGGATATTCATTAAACACACTTTCAACACTCAATAATCAGGTCAGTACGCTTATTTACGAATTCAGTATATTAACAACATCCTCAATTTTAGCCGGAATTTATTCCTCGTTTGTTAATTTGGAAATATACACATCTACCATTATTGTTGACAATGATATTGCGTTCAAAAGTTCTCTTATATCCAGCGCAAATTCAACAATTGCCGGAACCGCTGATGTATATTTCAATAATTTCGTAAATACGTTATACGATTCAACATTAAGTACTCTTGTACCCAGTACACAAGCATATTATTCGACACTCACATCAACAACATTGGACTTTGCCCTATCAACCGCAACATCATCTATGTATGGAATTTCATTAGAAGCGATTAGCACATTTACAGGTATTACATCAACTGTCACAAGTTCAATTATTAGTAGTAGTGCGTCACAACTGAATTCTAGTGTTCAAGCGTATCTTGTAATTCCAACAACAAGCACCAATTCCGCATATTCCACCATCTTTTTTTCATCGTTGAGCACTATGCTTTCAACGGGATATGGACAACTCGGTGTACAAAGCACAATGTTTTCATCTGTTTATTCATTTTATAGTACAGCACTGAGTACAATATTTATTTCAACAACAAACCAAATTATATTAATGTCTACAGCAACAGGTGTAAATAATTCCACAGCAACGGGTCAATTATCTACTAATTCAACATTGTTTGGACGGCAAATGAGTACACAATCCGGCCAGTTTACGTCCTCAATGGTTGGCCAAGGCTCACAATTTAATTCGGCAATGAACTCATCTGTTACATCCATCACGACGCAGACAGCCATTGCGGCAACATCAACTCTAAATAATATACAAAACTCAACAATTCAAACATATAATAATTTTGTGGTGGGTCTGAATAATACATTATCTACTGCAACATTTTCTACATTATATACGGAACAACAACTTGAATTAACTGGATCATCATCCAATGCTGTCATGGATTTGGCTACTTTTAGAAACTTTAATATTAACGTCTACAACTTAAGTAGTACGGGAGCACTTTACAAATTAACATACAATCCCAATTCAATCATTGGTCTCAACTATCGCACAGGATTCATTTTTATAAATGTAAGTACTGTTGGACAAGCCTATACAAGCAATAGTAGTCAGTTGCGATTTGATGCGTATCAATGGGGGTTACCTACAACTATTTTTGGCAGTGTCTATCCTTTTATTAGTAATGCCGACTACTTATTACAATATCAATACGTCATACAAAATAACTTCTTGTATACTAATTTGATTAATGTATATCCTCGCATTCGTATTCAAACAGCATCGTTCAATAGTGTTGGAACCAATTCGTTAGTTAATGAATCCGATATACCTTACACAAATGCGTTTTGGCGCGGCTCACAGATCCAAGTCTCATGGACGCGTTATAGTTTTTTCCCATCTACATTGGGAGCACCCCAATTCAATCCACAAGTAATTGTGGATATGACTATTGGTGGAAATGTTGTGGCCGAATATGGTCCCTATCCATTCTACGGTCCCATGTCGGCCATTGTGAATGCACCATATTTATCTGGTGTACAATCCTCCAACGCACTGAATACACAGATACGTGTCTATATCGCAGGCGCACCTACACAAGCCGCAACAAGTTCCTTCATAACAGTCATGCCATCCTTTGATCGTATCAGTATGCGTCAGCCAGCATTACCATCTGTGGGATATGTTGGAGGTACAGAATTAGTTGCGGTCACCGACTTGGGAGGATACCCGCTATTTAACACACCTATATCGATGACGGCCACATCTGGTAGTATAAGTTACAATAATACAAGCGCATTCATACCACAAAATATTAATAATGGGTTGCTTAATCAAGTGGGCGCAGCAGGGTATGACGTAGTAAGTTTAGGATATTCCACCGCAATGACATCCATTCCTTTATCAGGCGTGAATTTGGAACCTGAGGGTCTCTCTTCATGGAGTACAATACGAACAAATGTAAATCAAACCAGTACTACCACATCAGTCTCATTTATTAAAACAGCCGCAACAGAAGGCTGGGATGCGACTGCCTACGCAACGACTAACTTTGGTTTTTCAAGTAATGCCTATGTCTGTGTTTCACCCAATGCGGGACGCTATATGTCAGTTGGTCTTGACCCGTCTCCCAATGGCAAATTCAGTGCTGGATTCGCGTATTGCTGGTATTTTGATTTTGGAACTGTCGCAATTTATACACTTGGTGTTTTACGTATGAGTGGCTTGCCGTATTTAACATCAAATCGTTACGCAATCAATTTCAATGGGTATCGTGTTCAATTCTTAATCAATGGAGTGGAACAATATAGTGAAGCACGATCCGTGGGTTCACCACTCTTATTTGGCGCAAGTTTCTTCTCTGCGAATTCCCAAATGAATAATGTTGTCTATTCGCCTATACTCGCACCGACAGGTATTGTTCGAGAAGCCACGCCAGAATTTGGTAGCACGGTATTCTTTGTAAACTTTGGTTCAAATGGTAATAATTACTTTTCCAATATATCGTCACTACGTCAATACGGAGTCACCACCTTCTTCCGATTCTCACGATTATCTACATCCATTCAATTTCACGCAAGCAGTATTCAATTATCTTCTGGAACTACATCAATATGGCGTATTGATAGTGGCACACCCAGTTCATCCAATTTATTCTCAACGGGTACAATTTATATGAATTACAATTATACGTTTCCCACACGTATTTCTACATCTGCGTTTTATAACGAATCTACATTCTGTGGTCCTTCCGTCGCATCACCCGATTCAATTGTGAATGCGAATATGGATTCTGTCAATTTGAGTTCAAATAATCTTCCTGTCAGTACACTCTTGTTTTACAACTTATTGGGTAATCCTGTAGCCGGTTCACAGACAAGCAATATGCGTATTGTAGGAACAGTTGTATCATCAAGAAATGGTAACTTAGTCAATTACACAAGCACCTTTGTTACAAATGGATCTAGCAATGTCCAGATATTTAGGGTGTAATGGGACACATATCACGTGGTCTAAGCATATCTCTTCATTTAAGAAATAAAGAGACATGCTTGCGCATCATCCCACCACAGGAAAGCCTATCCGTATTTTACGGACAGCCGTTCAACTGAATGAGTCCCATAAAACATTGGCATGGGTTCGTGTATCTATGAAAGGAACACGATGGAATCGCTGGTCTACAATCATTAGTGAACCTAGTGTCGCTCTTAGAGGAATAAAACCGGATATAATTCTTATTCCAGCATCGGATTCCTATGAATCGTGGTATCCAGTACTTCAAACATATTGTCACGATTCATCTCCTGTTTTAGTTTGTGCGACTTCTGAATGGACTGAGTGCGCGGCAGCAGCGGGATTTAAATATGATCGTATGTTTACGCGCACTGAACTCTACGATATGTTCCCTTATTTGGGCGAACCTGTATCCGATAGTGATTGCCTGGAAAAATGCGTGATTGCGTTCGCACATATTCTTCGATTGAACCGTATTGTTTGGTCAAGCACGAGTAATCGTGAGGGGTTGGACTTTGGAACAGCAGCGATGTATGACGCATGGCAGAAAACGATTGGAAACCAAGGACTCGTTCAAATTCCAGTGGATTCTGATGATTGTTGTATTCCACGTATGTGGTTAATTCAGCAGTACTTCAAACCGACCAATTCACGACGTGCGCGTGAGATCCATTCGTGTCTCTTGAAGAATTTGGATTGTGATATGATTGACCATGTGCTACTTTTGAATGAAAGCGAGTATACGGAACTTCCCGTCCATACCAAACTTCAAACATCAGTATTAGATCATCGTTTAACCTATTTGGATGTCATGAAAGCCATTCAGGAACGTGTACCCACCGGTGATTATGTCACATTTGCGAATAGTGATATTTATTTTGACAATTCGCTGAACTATTGTTGGCGTGTAGGATTGTCTGAAAAATCTATTTTCATGGCCCTTCTTCGTTGGGAGGACAATACGCGCGAACTGTTTGGTCCACGGGCCGACTCACAGGATGCGTGGATAGTTGCGCGCGATACAGTTATGCGTATACCGTTGACCGATGACGATTTTGGATTCCCATTCGGTAAATCGGGATGTGATAATGCGATTGCTTTGATTATGATGCGTCATCGTTGTTTAGTCGCAAATCCCGCACAAAGTATTCGCACATGGCATGTACACGCATCCAATTATCGCACATATGATCCCAAAGATATCCTATACCGCACACATTATTTATATTTGGATCCAACATTTATTCAGTCATTTGAGGTCCTTCGCGATTTATCATCCAAGTATACACCCGCCAAACATGTACTGGCTGTCTGGAAAAAAACAGGTGGTGCTGCGGGTCGTTCTTTCCCGCGCAAAATTCTAGGAGTGGATGATGGGGCAATACAAACAGTATGTTCAATGTTGCTTCGTCAGTCGGATGGTATGCTTAATTTTTCGCCTCATTCAGCGAATATGTGGACAGGTATTGAAGGGAACGACCTTTATCATATTCAAGGGGGTGCCTTTGTAACATCCAATGGTCTTGTAAATACATGGAATCAACTTTTGATTGGTCCCCATGAAGAATGGGCCAAAGGATGGGAACGGTCCAATCAAAGCAATATTATGCCCTCTGTTCATGTTCCCAATTTAGTTGCGCTAGATCTTTCGGATGAAGCCAAACGTTCATTGAGTTCATGGTGTTTATTGTATCTCGGTCGCGCACTGGCCGTTCGGAAAACGCTTCGTTCCTGTAATTTGGATGAGCCGGAATTTCTTGTTCCCTCATTTACCGATATTAATGAATTCCTTTACGCTTGTAACTGGGGATCTGAATCCAAACATATTACAATTGTACCCTTGCTTGAACATATGAATTATTATAGTAAGAACGTCTGGGCCGTTCCGCCCTCCAAACAAATCATGTCCATACGTCAAGAAGATATTGCGGCCTTGCGTGATCTCTTGCCCAAGACCAAACCTACGACTTCCAAATTACCCGTGGCCGTATTTTGTGTTGAATCGGATGAAAGTTTATTAAATCGTCGTTGGTGTGAAAATGTGGCAGAATATGTCCTTCAAACAAAATGGAATGTGAAGTATATTGATGAATCCACATCGTTTGTTGATCGTCGTAATGCCTTGGCACATGCGACATGGATTTTTGGTCGTGGGGATGCGTTGGAATGGATGTGGATGGCACCTGCCGGTGCTACTGTTATGGAATTTATGAGTGATACAGTTCCCAATGGCGCATCTATACATCTAGCAGGCGCAGCGGGTCTTCGGTATGTCTTGGGTGTTCTAAAAAACGAACCCATTGATTACCAACGTCAACATGCGCTAGAAGATATTAATAAGGCACTTCAACTCTATGGATTCAAAGATCTATTGGCTGTGCGACGCGCAACGAATGGTGTTGAAACGCCGCGTATTTTATTGCCTACGGGAGACGCATTGGCCGGTGTTTGGAATCATAGCGGTGATACATTTCGTGAGATGGTGGAAATTTGGGCAGAGCGTGGATATGTAACTATAGAACGAAATAATACATCTGGATATTGTTGGTGGGGGGGTATTGGAGAAATTTTATTATATGACCGACCTACTCCAAGATGGTGGAATCAGAAACAAACATATCAATTGGCACTCTTTGGAAATTGTCCACCCCCTGAACATGAATGTGGACGTCAATCGGTATGGGGATTCTGGCCACGATCACCCAAATCTATAGAAATTATAAATATGCTTGGTCTCAATATGATGTCCTACACCCATCGAACTATCAAATCATTATTTCTTGGAAAAGTGGAGAACGGTGTTCAACAAGCCCATCGGACAAACGCAGACTGGAAATCGGCTGTGGAACTCTTTTCTATGCCTATTGATCCAACCGGCGCACCGTATCCATTTACACAAGAACAATATCTGGAAAAACTATGTAATGCGCGATTTGGATTGTGTTTACCAGGATATGGACCGAAATGTAATCGCGAAATTGAATACTTCGCATGTGGAGTAGTGCCAATCGTCACTCCTGGTGTAGATATGAAGGGTTATTTGGTACCACCGATTGAAGGAGTACATTATATGACTGCTCGTACACCTGAAGAAGTACAAACAATAGTGAATACTATGAAACCCGAACAATGGCTACATATGTCTGTCGCAGGACGAAAATGGTGGTCTCTTTATGCGTCTGCGGAAGGTCTTTTCCGTCTCACATGGGAACGTATTGAACAATGTCGGCCCTACTTGACAAGTGGTGGAATTCCGAAAACTCTTCGTTAGATAAACAGACTTTTACCATCATATTTTTCCAATGGATTTGAAAAGATATGATAAAACTTCAAAGATCTAAAATTATTTTACGGCAGATTGTAAAATTCGTAGGAATTGTTGTGTTGGTTTATGAACTTTGAGTATGCTAAGTGAGTGAAGAAACCAATCATTAAATGCGTGTGTCGCTGAATGATCACGTTGATACCAATGTGTATGAATCGATTGAAGCGCAACACCGTCGTACCGTAGACCAATCCCAGGTTCAGCGCGAAATACAGAAAACTTTTTCTGCTGATCAGGAGGCGATAACGGCGACTGAAACATTCGCCACCATCCAAAATTTACAGACGAATGAAATTCATAGAGTTGATCTTTGGCTTCAAGCGCAACATGTTCCAATGCTGCTTGTTCATAAAACCGGCTTGTGTGACCCGCTGTTCTCCAAACGTCCAACAATGATTTATCCTGGAACCACATATAGCCTGCGTTGTAATGTCCAAATTTCGCCTCATCTACAGTACGAATAGCGTGAGGACTCAGAGCCACCTTTTTTCCTTCTGGAATAACGGGTAGCGGCGCACAGTGAATAATATCCGCATCCATGAACCAAACACCGTCTTTATTATCGGCCAATACATCAAACATCCATTCTAGTACGGCTGCTTTTTCATATGTATAATCCTTAAACATTGAATCGTAAGTGCGCCCTGACATGGCCTCCATTTCCATACGCCGCCGGCCCTTATACGCATCCAAGGCGGTTTGTTTCACGAAGAGTTTGCCGTGTTTGGGCATCCGTGTTACACGCGTTTCTGAATCGGTGAAGACAAACAGTTCGGCATCTGGGTGCCATAATTCCAATGAGGCTACAAATAGATTGTAGTCGGCCAGCGCTTCCGAGCCGGATACAAGTAAACCTATGCGAGGTGCCATGTGTGTGTTATATGAGCGTTATTGTTTATTTCGAGCGGTTCCCCTTAAACCTTCTTTTTGTACTGCGAAGTTTGCGATGGCGACGTGTTCGTCTTGAATGTCTTCCGCCGTTATATCGTATGGCTGCCGCACCCGCACCTCCTGTCGCTCCCATATTATCACTTGTCCCCCGCAATCGTTCAATAAATTCCGATTTCGCTTTCTCCTTTGCTTCAGCCAAGGTTGTTTCTTCAAGACGTAATAAATTACTGCGCTCTTTGTGTAATTCACTATTTGCCTTGGATTCCTCATTTGTAATCCAAGGTCGTGAAGCACGTCTTCGTTTCTCAACTTTCTCCAAGACATTTTTACTTTCGGTACATGGAACACGACAAGTAACTAAATAATAAATTCCAGGATACCTTTCAAATAGTTCTTGTTGTGTTATTTGAAATTTTTCACCAATTTGTTTCATTATATCTGACTTTAACAAGTTATAACGCAATATTTTTACTGTATATTTTCCAACATCTTCTTTGACAGGATATACCATTTCATCACCATATATTTGTTCAAAAACATCCATAAATTGTCCGTTATTCAGATTATCCAACAAATCATCAAAGTGTATGAGTGAAAGACGAGCCGGATATTTATATAATCCAGACGGATGTGCTTGTAATTTCTTAAAATCGTGAATTAATTCCGCATTATATAAAGTATTCATATACATTTTATTTTCATCAAGTTCAGCTTCAGGATAGTTTACATTTAATGTGTTTTTGGGTACATTCAAATACTCTTCTATTTGTTCCTTATTTCCGATTGGGTCAAGTAATAAATGACGTCTTTCATGATCCCAAAACAAATCGTTAAATCGTTCACTGATTGAATCAGAATATGTAGGACTACCACAAAGTGCTAATGTAACAAGCATACATCCTGCTGGAACAGGTAATACTTCGCCAGTGCTACACGAATGTCCAAAAAAAGAGTACACAGGTGTGGATTCACTAAATAATCTTTCATCCTCCGGGTCACCACCTTTTGATTCTGATGCCATTTACCTATTCTCTAGTTTTATATAATTTCCATTATTTTATATTCACATACCGTCAAAGTAGAAAAAGAGTAATATGATAATTTATTGGGAAATCAATAGCCGATTTTTTAGTCTATCATGAAACGCCGCGGCATCCACGTCACGTGCCGCCGCTCGACGTTGTCGAGCAGTTTCCGCGGCTGCCTTGGCTTGTTCGAATGCGGCCACGGCCGCTGCTTGTTCTGGTGTCATGGCTTGCGGTGTGTTCCCATATTCACGTTTCGCTTCTTCTAATGTCTTGGGACGACCATCCATACGCACACCGGCCACTTCTTGACTAAATGTCGCTTTTTCCGTATAAGCCTGCTTCAAATCTGTATAACCGATTCCTGAGCCATTGGGGGCTTTAGTATAGGATTGTGGACGATCGCTACCTAATTCTGTCCCAAATTCAGGTGCCATTATTAAATCACTTGGAGGTCTGTAGGATGTGAGCGCTGTATGATCACTTGCTGCCTGGCGTTTGGCTTCTTCCTCAAATGTTTTATTGAAAATATCTTTATTGTATTTCCCACGCAAGGCTGTTGTAGTCGCACCACGCGCTTCCTGTGATTTCAACCAATCGCCATATCCATCATCCTTATCAGGATCAGGGAGTTTGTTTTGTTCAAACAATTGATTAAAAACTGCCATATCCAGTTTTTTTGGATTCAACGCAATAGGAGGCGCATCTTCAATTCGTGCGGCTCCAGCCGGCGCTGGTGCTGTCGGATACATACCACGTGCCGCTAATGCTGTTTCTGGAGTTACAGCCGCAGTAAATCGTGCGTCGCTGCCATCTGTAGCAGTTTTTGGAATTAATTTATCCAATACTTCTTGTAAATAAAGAAAAGCGCGTGTGACGGCATCAAATTCCTCAGGAGAACCGCCTTTATCAGGATGTGCTTTTACAGCCGCACGTTTATAGGAAAGTCGTAGACCGTCGTGTGTAAGGGGTTTTGAATCATCAATTCCAAGAATACGATAGGATTCATGGAGGACATCCAAGGCGCGTTTCGGTGGTGGAATTACGGCTAGTTGTTGCGTATGGATGGGTGGTGGCGCAGAACTACGCTGTGATACCACCGGACGTTGAAGAGCAGTTGGTGCGTATGCTTGATGAAGAATCTCGTTTTGTGGGCGCATTTGAGGCTGTGGAATCATACGATCTGTCGCATAATGTGGAACGGCTGCTGTATGTGCCGTCGGATCCGGCCAGGGATAAAATTCTCCGCGGCGTGTTGCGCTTATCCATCCAAGTAGTCCTGAATAAATTCCTGCGCGTTTCGCAGCATTGACATATTCAGGTCCAGATAACAATGTATCTAGCATTTGTATCCGGGATTGCGCTGAACTAAGCGCAGATAAATTATGCCAAATTCGGACATGACGTGGATCGTGTGATGCGGACTGTGCGGCTCCCATTCTTAATCCATTCAACCAAGATTTTTAGGCGCGTCTACCGCGAAATGACTTGCGGCGACGTGTATGTCTACGACGACGTGTGGCACGACTACCGCCACCGCGAATTCCCAACAATTCTGCGTTTTCAGGTCTACTGAAATTTGCCCTGGTATATCTACTAATCGCAGATTCATCAAAGAATGGAATGATTGTTGGACCGTCACGAATTCGTATAATGAATAAATTTCCATAATTGGCAAAGTATTTTCCAAAAACAAATGGAATAATTCCAATTTGTTCAAAATTAATTCCAAAACTATATATGTGTCCTAACGAAGGATCCAAACGTTCATGAAGTATTCCAAACGGAATACGTGAACTCCACCAGGCGTCGTTTTGTATATAAACTTTCAAATACTGTAATTTTTCAACCAATTTTGTAAAAACGTTTACCCAATGTGTATTTTCTACTTTGCGTTCGGATCCCATATCACACGGAGTATGATTCATATAGTGTTTGAATGAAGCACCAGGTCTTTGAAGAAGAAACGTTGTTCTAGCCAATTCAGTAGGATCCACACAGGTTGGAATTCGAATAGGCAAGAAACAAATATGAATAAATGAATATAAATCCGAATCAACCGCCGATATACGATTTCCAGAATGTGGTTCAAACATTAATTCTATATGTTTCACAAAACTACGACGTATATGTTCGTGTTCAAACGTTTCATCAATCGCAATAATAATCACAGACGCACCATGTTCCAATCCAGACATAAAATCACGATTGAAAAATACATTTGGAAACGATACCTGGTCTGGACTAGAACCACCTCCGCCCAAACTGAATACTACTCTTATTTTATTGTATACTTCAATCGCCCTTGAAGGTTCATATAATAATCCTTGAATACTGTCGGAATTATAGGGTGTTGAACGAGTAAATTCGCTCACTAATACATCCAGTTTTTCAAAAATACCCGATTTAATTATGGGTCGCATCCTTACTTAGGGTCTAGAAATCATCAGTACTTCCAACATGAATATTTGTGGTCAACCACTCACGAAGTGAAGCAATTTGATTCATATTCCATTCAACAATACACGAATTGTTTGACGTATCCAGAATTCGGAGAGTCGGGACTTTAGTAATTGTTGCCTGTTCCGTTTCATCCAAATCGTTGTCATAATCACGAATCACAAGAGGAACGTTGAATTGTGCCGCAAGATGTTCCGTAGCGGGTTTAATTTCTTTACATGTCTTACACCATGATGCGCCAATATAATGAATCGTATAGAATGCCATTGTAGTTCTATACGATTCATTGTGAAATTTGTAGGATGTCATTTTTTCCTTTATGACCTGCGACGCCTTGTTTTTATGACGGTATTAAAAATTTTCCATATCTTCTTTGAAATTTCTTACATAATAATTTAGAATTTACGCCTCAAATGCGACTTCTACCCATTGTTTAATTTGAGTCGGTTGAATCAAAGGAATCAGCGGTTCACATTCCCACATAAATCGCCGGCCATATGAATAATGCGGCCAGTCCACAGGCCATGCCCAAGGATATTGCTTCGGTAATGTTTGAAGTTCAGTTGGTAATAAATGAAAGGAGGTCTCAGGAAGTACCATAGCCAGTTGCTCAATCGGTGATAACTCGGCTTGTTTGGATGTAGGAGCCGACGGCATTGAATGTTTCTTCAAATAATCTGTAATTCGGCTTGTTAGGGGAGGCAGGAACCACGGGTAATACCAGTATGTATCCACAGGCGTTCCTGAATAATAGGCTAATGTCCAAGATAGGCTTTCCAAATACGTCTTTGTAACTAATTCAGGGTTGGCTCGTCCAAGAGCCTGTGTTTCATACACTTCCCTCCAATTCGGCCTGAGATGAAGTTGCGGTGCGTCAACACCCGGTATGCGGACATAATGAACCATATCTCGCTCCGCTTTCCATTCCACGGGTGTATCATTATAACGGGCCATGGCTTGATCTACAGGGTCGCGACTAGGTGTTGCGCCCACACGCGCACTAAACTTCTTTTTAATACCTTCCAACATCAATTGCGGCTCCTGTGTGACAAGCCAGTCAAAATATGCTTGAATCGCCACTGGATTGTATTCCCAAACACCCGATGATGATTTGTGGACTATTGGACGCGGAAGTTTCATATATTGCTCTAGAAGTATTGGAATTCCACCCGCACGTATTTTGAGTGCCATACCGTGTGGTACAAAGTCATTCCCCAGTAAATTCATGAGTCCAACAAAATCTTGGACAAATTGGGGAAGAGTAGGGATGGATGACGAACTTGTGGAAGAACCTACCGGCACATATTGAGAAAACACGGCATTCGCGAGGTGTTTAATGTTCATATATAAATATTCCTCGCTGCCGTAAATATTTTCCTTGATAGATCCATTGAATTCAACATCTTCACGGAATAAATCAATATTAGTCCCAATGGTATGCGATGTCCATAACGCAAGAATAATCAGATCCGCATCCAGACCGTAAATGACAGCATCGGCGGGTTTATGAGTTCGTAGAAATTCAACAATCTTTTGTTCACCCTCACCTGGAAGATCGGCTGGACTAACAATAATTTTTGTAGGGTCTGTTTTCGCATAGTCTCTTAGCGCAGAGGCAAGGTTGGTCATAAATGTCGTACCAGGTGTGATTGCATTTGTATCCCAGCGTGGAACAGGCTCATACACTTTGCCCTCGGCTTCAGCCTTGATACGAGATTCTGTCTCGGCCCCAATGGCGGATTTGAAACGCCGCATTCGTTGTTGCTTGATTTTAGCCATTGGCGCAACTCCATCCACTGCAATATAAAGTGTCTCTGTTGGATTCACAATGCCGCGCATTTGTTTAATATACGCAATCACGTGGCGAATCAAGTCATCTTCCCATTTATGTTTATATGTAGGTGTATAGGGTGTGATACGCTGAACTTTTTTGACACAATGATAAATTGCGCAATTTAAATCCAATCCAAAGAATTGCGGTGAAGTGGCCCGAACTTTGGACGTAACGCCCGCAATAGATTCTATTATGTGTTTATAGAAGGAGGGGATGCCCATTTATGAAACACTGCTTGAACAAGGTACTGCCTTTCTAAATAATGGCTCAGCAGGCCTTAAATACAATCTTCAAGTATTTCCTGATACAGTAACAGCAGCAGCACTAATATTTGCGCTACTGTTTCAATCACCAGCGTTTGCGGCCTTGGGTGGAAGTTCTATACTGCTTAGTTTAATACATCCCCAGATTGCTCGATTTTTTACCACCTTTTTGAATGGCACTGTAGATTCCGATCCAGGTGCGAATTGTAGTGGTCATTTTCCCGGTGGTCTTTCCTTTGAGCGTATTATGAATATGAAAACAAAGGGATTTCAAGCACTGAACTATACTGGATGGCCATCGTATTATAGTGTTTTTGTCGGCTTTTTGGTATCGTATCTAGGTTCAATTCCACTCATGTATCAAAATGAATTGGCTGCGTCCCCCAAACGTAAAGCATCCATGATTTTTGGGTATATTGTCGCAGCACTTGTACTTCTAACATTAGTCGTATATCGTTTGATGAGTGGATGTGATAGTCCCTTCGGTGTATTTGTTGGTGTAATTGTCGGTGCCGTAATTGGATTGTTAATGGTATTTTTACTATCATATATGTCAGATCGTCGTCTCACAAACTTGCTGGGTCTTCCTCTTATGCGAGATAAGGCCGAAGATGGAAAACCTATTTATGTATGTGAGCGACCTGCTGGCAATAAATAAGACGACCCGGTTAGACTAGGACTGAAATAAACCGGTGTCCAAAATAAGGAAATGAGTCTTGCTCCAGCACGAGAATTTTTACTTGGTTCGTATCATGACCTCCCGAATGTTCTTATGATGGGATCACTTATATTAGGAGGTATGTCTGGATACTTGCCACTTATTTGGATGGGTATTGGTCTAATTGCGAACGCAGGAATTCTACAAATCTTTCAATCCATTTTGACTATATTATTTGATAAATCAGACTTTGAATCTCATATAAGTACAACAAACGCATTTGCGTGTTCAATTTACAATCAAGGTATGACACCTGAGGAGGCCGGTAAGAAAATCTTTGTTGCGCCCTCCCATTGGTTGGGTGGCGCGACGTTTTTTACAGTCTTTTCCATTTATAACGCCATCCGAATTGCGTTACGCAAACCTGTTGCTGGCGCTGCCGAACGTGCCGTAGCTGTACGTCGTGCCTTCTCGCTATCCGTTTTGATTATTGGACTCTTTTTCTTTGCTTTAGTCCTTGGACGTGGATTCAGTGGTTGTGAAACATGGGTGGGCGGTGGTTTAGGCATTCTGATTGGTGGTGGAATTGCGATTGGATACTGGCATTTATTAGCCGCATGTAATGAAGGCCGTGTTCCCGATGTACTCCAAGTCATCAACTCCCTGCCGCCTCCAGGTGCGAATACTAAGGTACCGGTAATATGTACCGCACCACCTGCGACACAATAGTTCCAAGAATTCCTAGTTAGAAATAGAATGGCAACACTTGGACGCTCTAAACCCTCTACCGACGCACGTGCTGCGGGCCGGTCGTATTTAACGACTTCGTCATTTAATACGGCCTTTTATTCGTATATTACTTCGATGGATAATATGACGTATATTACGAATGCGACGTTATCAACATTATCCTCCGCAACAACACTCAACTGCCCTAAAGGACATATTTTGCGTGAAACGGGACGTAAGTTATACCCTGGTATTAGCCCCGGTGTTTCATCTATGATGGTAAGTGTATATGATGATACGACACGCTTTAGTGGATATATTGATCCTAATTCACATTTATTTACAGTATTTAATGGCGATAAGGCATCCTTTATTCCAAACAATAATCAACTGGGTGCGCCTGTATATACGAAGGGGTCAGTAGAAGCACTGGACGGTGTGGCTGCGAGTAAACTCAGTTTGCCGGCTTCCAGTATTCAATATACAACTCCTGATATGGCACCTGTTATGGGGCGAATAGCCTTGGGAAGTAACGGTATTGTAACCATCAATACGCCTGCGTGTACACCATCCTCCTTTGTATTTGTATCTTATTCCGGTGCGTTATTGAATGCGGGATCATTAACAACATCCAATGTTGGAACTGGTTCATTCCAAATAGCATCGTCATCGTCTAATGATCGCTCGTTAGTCAATTGGTTAATTGTACAACCATTTTAGAAAATGAAAGCAACGCCAACATCACTTGGATTTAGTAAACCCACTGATGTTGTCAATTTAATTGTTCATGGTCAAGGTGTTTTATTATTCAAAACAACATCGCCGTGTGCTTTTACATATTTCACAAAGGATCGATCCGATGGACTTCAAGTGACTTTATCATCCGAAGAATTCCTTGTCACACGTCATTCCAATACAAATCATTATAGAACACAAAATGCTGCGAAAAAAGGCGGTCTTGTATCTCATTCGGGTGCGTATTATTGGTTTAGTCTTGACTCACAGAACCAATTATTACAAGGTGGTGTTGGAGAGCCGCGAGTGGAAACTGCGAGTTATACATATCAATTTCCAAAGGATAAATTGTGGGAAGCCAATAAAATCTTTTTGGAAAGTTTGGCGACGATTCAATTATCAGAATCAATAACACCTACCCGTTTATTGAAAGATCCAATTACACGCGCTGTACCACTTCTAATTAAAGGGACGCACGAATTGACTATGGATGATGTTGCGGGAACTACCTATATCGCAAGTGCGGCGCTTTCACCTGCCGCGCAGACCCTATATAATTGTATTGCGGGTGAAAAATTTATCTTAAATACACCTGACTTTCCTGATTTTGTTGACGCAATTGAATATAGTATTGCTACTCCTGGTATGTGGTGTAATACTCGATTGAAAGAAAAGGCGACTGAATTTAGTTCTGATAAACCCAATCCCCTAGAAACATATTTACGTATTACATTGGGTCAAAACAATGGCGAATCACCTGGTGTTCCGTATGTTATGGAAATTTGGCCAGTGGGTCATTATTCACCTATACATAATCATGGTGGTGCTAATGCGGTGATTCGTGTATTACACGGTAATATACATGTGAATTTATATCCATATTTATGCGATGAACCAGGTAGCGTTCCGCCTTTTGCGACATGCGATTTCAAGAAAGACGATATTACATGGTTAAGCCCAACATTGAATCAGGTCCATATGTTGAAAAATATGGAAGGAAATAAAGCAACGTGTATTACCATTCAATGTTATCTCTATGATTCAAACAATCTATCCCATTATGATTATTTTGATTATTTGGGCGATGATGGCGCAAAGGCTCAATACGAACCCGATTCGGATATGGATTTTTTGGTATTTAAGCAACTAATACGTGATGAATGGTCACGACGACCTGTACCGCCGCCTGTTGTACAAGTTGGATGTCGCACATGGTGTTTTGGGACACGGTGTTGAACCCATGATTATTTATGTGGTCCACCCGAAATAATAGCCATTAATAATTCAAGGGCATGCTTCCACTGTGAAAATGCCGCCGGATGTATCCGAGTATGGACTAACGGAGTCCACGCATTTTTCAATTCATTATATAAGATTTGAACCTCGTACAATCGTTCAGTGCGTGGTTTCGCACCATAGGTAGATGTCAGCAGAGCGGCATCAAATTTCGGCGTTTTATTGCGCGCATTTACAAAATTATGGAGTGTGAATAAATCGCGCTTAATATGGCCCTGAATTTCTTTCGGTGGCATGATCGGTGATGTCTTGAACATGGTATGTGTTCGGAGATATTCTGTCAGATGTGTTCGACACTTTGCGCAGGGCATGGTTTGTGCGGTTGTACGAAGCACATTCAACCAGAGATGTGATACATCGCGACGATCACTATATTCCGCCAATATGTGAAAAATCCGCCATACACGGGGTCCCCAATATGCGTTTTCCGAAACTGAGGGAGGTGACGGGGGCGACGATGGCGGTACTGTGGGCGACGGCGGGGGTACTGGTTTCTCTAGAACATCCGCCGAATCAGACGTTTTTATTGCGTGAATTGTACCAGCAATCAATACCGCAGCTGTAACTGCCATTATTTATTTCGTGTTGTTTTCCTTTTCGAACTTGGACGCACGAAAAAATTGAGACATAATTATGTGAATGATCAATATGTCATACAATCATTCATATAAATTTCTTTCCAAATGGAGACATCAACACATACCACTGTAAGGCGTATGCCTGTAGGTATGTTGGATCATCTACAAACCATATGTGCGCGTCAAGATCAGCAATTTATTACAGACGTTGCGCGAATTCTAGGCCTCCCAGCAGCCGAAATGCGTCGTAAAATTCTGGGGACACTTGGAACACCCACACTTGTATGTACGGAATCGGATCCATGGTGGATGGGAACACAGTGTCCGATTATGGTTCAATGTTCTCATACAAATATGTGGTCACGATGTGGACATATGAGTGAGGCCCATGGTACATGCTGGCGTCATCGGTTTACTAAAACTCCTGTATTTACGGATCCACAATTTGCGGAAATGGATAAGCGCACACCATTCCGACTGGACGGCGAACTTTACTGGGTCGCAGAGGACGGTAGTGTATTGGATGCGACAGGAGTCAATGAAATGAATTTTACCGTCAATCTAAAATCGCAGACAGTGAGTTACATCAAGAAGCATGCCTCCGCAGAGAAGGAAGACACTACTAAAGACGTCGTGGCCACCACCATATAATCCTCCATCCGAAATCCAACAAATATACGCACACCAATGTTTTTTCGGTCGTAATTTGTATAGTATGCCATCCAAACATAAAGTGCGTTTTTTAGGTCCTTTTCCAAATGAAACGATCCCTTCCTGGATTTCAAACATAATATATGGATGCGATCGCTCAGTCGGCGAATGGATACAACTCATCCAGAATTATAAATCATATGCCCTGATTTTTCCATTTATTCAGCAGCATATTACGATACTTGATACATTGATCGCACACGAACTTCGCGTTCGTAGTCTAGTTCAGAAATTTGTTAGAAATATACGAATGCATATATTTGCGCGGCGCATGATTGGAAACGTTGATTTATATACAATGAGTCCAATCCCATCCAATTCACAGGTCCGAATCTTTGATTATAAAAGTAAAAGTTTGTATTTATTTCATACACAAACAGCCATTCGTCTGATTGATTCTGGTTTGACACATAGTAATTTTGGTATAGCCGTGCCGCATGTACCACGCAATCCATATACAAACTTACAATTCACACAAGGTCAAATTATTTCTATGATTACACAAATTGGATTCAATTGTGCGCACACACATCGTTTTCCGCCGCAACGTATTTTAAAATATAGAAACTGCTGCTACGACATACAACTATTTAAACTACAAAATAAAACAACGCTCAATTGGGAAGCAGCCGTTCAGTTTCTCCATTCATTTCATGATCCAATCAGCGTTGAATGCTATATGGAAGTTTTGGATGATATAATTGATATAGAAAACTTAAATGTGCCGCGATGGAACGAGGTACGTTTATATATAAAGAATCGTACAGCACCGAAAGAACTGTTGAAACGATTTGATTCATTAGTCTTGAGTTTATTTTTATTTGAGAATCATTCCCTTTGTTATACATTTAATTCGTATACTGCGATGCTGGATGAATTGGAAACGGCGTATAACGCACTTCTTCAATGGAAAAAATCAATAATGCGACGAGTTGGACCTTTGGCGTTTACGCGTGGATCCCAAAATGTCCTTACATCATAGACGACAGATGTATGAATATGCGCATTTAATTCTGCCCCGATTATGGTTGGGCAACAAAAAAGCAGCTCATGATACTGATTTTTTGAGAACGCAAAAAATAAGTATGATTGTCAATTGTACAAAAGATATTGAATTCGCCGAGGCACCGGGTGTTCAAATTCGGATGCGTGTACCTGTGGATGATAATTTACAGGCGGCAGAAATTCAAAATATGGCACGCTGGTCGCCTGAAATTATCTATAAAGTTGTCCATGCCTATAATCAAGGACATACAATACTTATTCATTGTTATGCCGGAGTTCAACGAAGTGCGGCCGTTGTCGCAATGACGCTTATTGCGTTGCGACGCATGACTTCCGATAGCGCAATTAAATATATACGAGCATGTCGCCCAATTGCTTTCTTTCCAGCCGTGAATTTCATGCCTGCAATTCGGTATTTTGAAGGTATCTTTCGCCAAGCCACTGCGTTAACGCAACGACGGGTCTAATCTTGAATTATTCAGTCAAACGATTCGGTGGATTATATTGTATTTTACTAGCGACCGCTTCGTCAAGAATTGGATGTTCAATATCTCGCGCGTCACTCCATGAATTTGGATTGGCTGCGGCATTATCAAATGCATAAATTCCAGAAATATCTGGAACAAATTCTGGATTAGTTATCATATATTGTTCGATGTGTTCAGAATTCGTGATTGGAACTGTGCGAATTAATTCCTCATTCGGAATCAATCCACCATGAAACATTTCTTTGGGTTGCGCAATTTGGAAATTATAACTCATTGGATGTATAAACAAATCATCGCTAATGCGTGGATGTACTTGTTCATCCTTTGAAAACGTATTCACTATAGTTGGAGCATTGGATAATTCATATAAGATCTCTTGCATTGTAACCAATTCATTTTTCGGCTGTGTTGAAATCCCAAGCGATTCCAAGGATGTTCCATTGTCTTCTTTAAGTTCATTCACGGGTACATGAGATGGCGGTAATGGGGGCAATTGAGGCAATGGAGGCAATTCCTGTACTATCAAACATGGTTCTTGTCTGGGTCGTTTCGTGACTAAATGTTTGATTGCCGCATCTTTGGATTTGAAATATGTACATAGACTTTCCATAACTTCGGCGGGTGTATATACATTATCTATTTCTGGGGGAATAGCCTCAATAGGCAGCACCGGTTCGGAATAAAAACGGGCTACCATTTCACGAATAAACTCACGTGACGCATTCTTGAATTCAATCTTGACGTCAATACGTCCAGGACGTACTAGCGCCTTATCCAGTTTCTCTGGATAATTACTAGTAATCACCAAAATACGACCAGGTGTTTCCAACACACCGTCTAGTAAATTCAGAAGGAAACTGAGTGTGACGGCGTCACCACTAGTCGTTGGTGTCGTGTTAGTGTTGGCAGATTCCGCAGCGACAAGTGAACGATCCAATGTCACATCTGTCATACAATCAATATCTTCAATTACAAACACGCGGCGATTAATGGGAATATTATATGTCGTTTTGGATCCGTCGTATTTATTCACAACAACTGCCTCATTGTAAAAGAGATTTAGTAGTTGCTTTTGAGTTGTAAAGGGGCGTAAACTCAAATTGAAAATATGGCGATTTGTATCTTTCGCAATCGCCTTGATTGTAGACGTCTTTCCAGCCCCTGGAATACCATGTAACATAATACCGAGACTATGAGGAATTCCACGCTCCGCATACCATTCAGGGTGATTTACAAATAAATCCAGGCGTTCTTTGAGTTCGTCAACATGATTACCGTATACATTTGTAAAACTCTTGCTTGTTTTGAATTCATTCATATTGAATGTGAGTGTTTTAGGCATATTATCCCAACGATATGTCTTTTTGGGAGAATCTCCAGACATATCCGCAATTACAGCAGGTTCGTGAGGAATCTCATTGAAATAATAAATATTATTTCCCAGTTTATTATTTTTCTCAAATACATAATTCTTATGGACGTCATCAATCCATGCGCGAATTTCCGTCAGTTTCAAAATACTACTAAACAGAATAATTTCAAATGTGGAAATATCTTCACCAGTGGATGTAGTACTCGCACCACCCGTTGTATGCTTTACACGAGCCTTCAATTCCGGCGTGAGTTGAATATCTTCTGTTGTTCCAATGGTATATCGTGTATCAAGACGAACATGTCGCGCATTATCGAGTGCGCAAATAAAATCAAGTACGGCATCCACCTTTTCCACATTCACATTTGTTTCGCGATCACTTGTTTGTTTTTGAAAGACACGAGTTAATGTAATGCTATGAATTTGTTCTTTTTCATCGGATTTTCCGTTTCCCAATGATGGAAGCCATTCTTTTTGTTTAGGCTTCCAACGTGCGATGGCCCATGCCTGTATGATCAACAAGAGTGCGGGTAAATGTTTGAATACGTATTCAACAAAATTCATAACAATCATTCCATAAAGAATAGACCATATTTCGCCATAGGGATTGAGTTGGGTTGGAACGGGTGTTTTGCCGTCACCGACAGCAGCACTGCCAACAAACCGCGGCTGCTGGGCCGATTTCATCATAAACATGGTCATAACTTGTGTTTTCAACTGAGATAAGTCCATAGTTTTTGCGACTGTGTGGATGCTGCTACTCTTTTTTAATTATATCGTGTTTAGGTTTAGACTAAATTTCCCGACACTTAAAAGGAAGCACATGGAATCCAAAACCCATGTTGATACATATTTATCGCAATTAATGCGCCGAAATATGGAAAAATCCATGTTTGGCGAAGTCTTTACACCGGTTGTTGTGATTGATGATATGCTGGCGGCTTTACCATCCCATGTGTGGACAAATCCAGATTCTAAATGGTGTGATCCCGCGTGTGGAATTGGAAACTTTCCTTTGAAACTTATATTTGGTGGTACTGGATACGAAGGTTTGCTCAATGGATTGGCGGACGTGATTCCAGACAGACCAAAACGACTCACACATATTTTGGAAAATATGTTGTATTGTGGAGATATTAATGAATCAAGTGTGAAACAACTACTTCAAACATTAAAGGAAATAGCACCTGGCGCAAAACCGAATGTAGAAGTAGGCGACTTTTTAGAACGTGTCGCAGAACCACAATTTGATATTATTGTTGGGAATCCGCCATATAATTCCGGTGGTACAAAACGGGCAGGTGAAAAACGTATTCATGTTCGATTCACAGCCCACGCACTCGCATGTTTAAAACCTCACGGCTACCTCTCTTTTGTATGTCCGCCCAATTATCGTGAAGCGGGATCAACTATGAATATGATATTTCGTGGCGCAAAAGGCGTATTTGAGCATATTCGGATCTACGGACCGAATGAAACCCATAAATTATTCAAAGTTCAAACCCGTGTAGATAGTTTTATTTGGCATGCGGGTACCTCTGGCAAATGTCATATTATTGATGAACGTGGCAATAAATATATTGGAGATATAGATCTGACACGACATGTACCTAATTTTGGGTTTTCCATATTTGAAAAACTTCGTTCCTTACGACCGGCTGACTTGAAAATGTATAGAACAACAGAAGCAACCACAATTACGTGTGAGAAAAGCGGATTAGTTCCTGATGGTACCTATAAAATCATACATTTGATTGTGGAAGACGGAATCAAAGTTCTGCGACGCAATCGTCCTCATTCACTTCAACGTGTCCCTAAACTCATTTTAAACGGATTAGGAATACCCTATGTATTTTATGATAAAACGGGGCAATATGGTGTTACACAAACACCTGTTGTAATTGAACATCCCACCGAGGCATTATATAAGTTTATGACATCTCCGCTTTTCTATTGTATGTTATGGGGTCTACGTATTACAGGAAATAATAACTTGCCATACATGCTAGAAGATATACCCGCAGATTATGGAAAGAGTTTACATTTTAGTACCGACGAACAGGCGTTAATTGATTCGTTTCGTGTTCCAGTCTTTGAATTGAAAGAAATCAATGGATTTTCAGCGGCTTGTAAACGAAAAACACGGCGGCGGCGTCGTTCATAATAAAACTAGGACCAGCAAAGAAGAAACGCGGGTTGCCAATCCCTTGATGAATTACGGGTTGTAGGGAGTTCATACATATGGCTCTTTTCAATTTCCGAGCGTGACCATTCATCAGGAATATCATCTGGAAAATGTTCTTCAAACCAGGATTCTATATTTTCTTCCTTGGGAGGTGGATTCGCTAAAGTCCAATACATAGAACGACAACTTGTATCCATAACAGCGCGTGGAATTAATGTTCCTTGGAGGCGTTCATATGATTTGGGGCGAATACTCCACATAGAAAGCGCTTCCACTGGGATTTGAAATACTCGTGCGGCACGACCTTTTTCTAATGAATTCCATATTGCGGTGTATCGTGGTTTCACTCCAATAGATTTGGATGTTTTTTCGATTGTGTGAATCACAATATGATACAAGAATCGCTCCGCTAGAGGCTGATATACTATACGATCCAACATTTCCAACATCTGTTGATCTAACTGAAATTGGTCTATTAAAATTGTCCGTAATAGCGCATTATCCTTGTGAAGAAATGTAATCAGCATACGCAGACACGGTTTCCAGCATTTATAGTTCAAACAATGCGCAATAGCGTTTTTTGCGACTTCTGTAGAAGAGGGAAGCGGAATCAAGAGTTGGGATTTATATTTAGGAAGTTGGGATGGAAAATATTCCATGATTAGGCATATATCATTCAATAATGTCTCATGGGAAGGCACATGATACATGGGTAGTATGTGTGGATCACATAATAGCCATGACATAGTAACAAAATTTACAAGGAGGTCCATTTCACCGCTTATTCGCAATTCACGTGCGGTTTGTAAAACCAACGTATGATTCTGCGTCTCTAAAGCGTACATAAATGTTGCGCAGACATCCTCCAATTCATACAATGATTTTGTAGCCATTCGGTTCCGTATGTCTACGTCTCTTAAAGTATTAAAGGTGTCAAAATTTAGATATGGTTAGAGTTAGAAATGAGTGAAGCCCTAACCCACTTGCTCAATGAAATAACAAATGTCAATTTTCAAACGCCTGAACCTGCTAATGCTTCGCCGAAAGGACGCCTCTGTTTGAATATGATTGTCAAAAATGAGAGTAAAATTATTGAGCGATTACTTAGTTCAGTGTTGTCTATCATTGATTGTTATTGTATTTGTGATACAGGAAGCACGGACGATACTACCGAGAAAATTCGCGCATTCATGGCCGCAGCGGGCAAACCAGGAGAAGTCTATAGCGAACCCTTTAAAAATTTTGGATATAATCGGACCCACGCACTTGAACGGGCAGCACGTTGGGGCATCTACGCTCTTCTTCTTGATGCCGATATGCGTCTTCAAATTGGTTCCTTCACTCCTGATATGCTTATTGATGATGGATATAGTATTATTCAATGTTCTGGTAGTATGGAATATTATAATATGCGTTTGGTACGAACAGGTATTGGAATTAAATGTGTTGGACCCACACACGAGTATTACGATTTCCCAGCGGGAAGAAAACAAACACGACTCTCAAAAGATATTCTTCATATTCAAGATATTGGCGACGGAGGTTGTAAATCCGATAAATTTGAGCGGGATATTCGGCTTCTAACTGAGGGACTGAAAGAAGAACCGCAGAACTCACGCTACCATTTTTATCTCGCAAATAGCCATCGTGATCTTGGACATTACAATGAGGCCATTGATTGGTATAAAAAACGCGTTGCGTTAGGCGGTTGGGTAGAAGAGGTATTTTATGCTGCGTATGAATGTGGTAATATGTACTCTAAATTGGGAGATATGCCGAACGCAATTTACTGGTGGCTTGAAGCGTACAATCGTCACCCCAAACGATCCGAATCAATTTATGAAATTACAAAGTTTTACCGTGAAATAGGCAAGCAATCCGCAGCCCAAATTTTCTGTTCACTTGGACTATCTATTCCGTATCCAAAAGATGATGCGTTATTTATTAAAACACCCATCTATAATCATTTATTTACGTATGAACAAAGTGTGCTTAGTTATTACACTAAGAAACCCGTTGATCATTATAAATATCTTGAACTTATTGGAAATGGATTTGCGCACACCAATGTATTATCCAATTACCAATTTTATATTCAAAAAGCATCAGGATTTCAGGGCGCAAAGAAATACGTATTTAATGATAAAATGACGGCAGTCATTGACGGTCGTAGTATGGACTTTGTTTCCAGTACACCGTGTATTTTCAAGTTGGGTGATGAATACGGATTCAATATTCGTTATGTCAATTACTCGATTGAATCGGATGGCGGATATAAACTCAATAATGATGCCGGTAAAATTCCATCACTTTATAAATACTATATATTGAATCATCAATTTGATATTCTTGAATCGCATAGTTTTAATGAAGTTCAAGATCCATCATTAAAATACCAGGGTGTAGAGGATGTGAAGGTCTTTTTCCATCGCGGAAAACTCTTCTTCCTCGGAACAATTGAAGCCGGACCTGATATTCTAACACTCGGTTATGGTGACTATGATACAAGCCAACCTATGCTCAAGACAAAACCATTTGTATCACCGAATGGTCGTCGCTGTGAGAAAAACTGGGCCTACGCCCATAATATGAAGGGTGAATTGCGTGTAGTCTATGAATGGAGTCCGCTAACAATTGGTATACCGCGTGACGAGAATTTGGAAATTATTCAAAAACATAGCGAAGTGCCCGCGTTTTTCAAGGACTTGCGCGGTTCATCCAACGGATGTATGGTCGGTGATGAAGTATGGTTTGTATGCCATATTGTCCATTATGGAAAACCGCGTCACTACTATCATATTTTAGTTGTTCTGAATGCGTCCGATTTATCATACAAAAAGCATTCAATTCCATTCCAATTTGTGGGCGATCCCATTGAATACTGTCTGGGATTGGTTGTAGAATCAACTAGAGTTTTGATGTCATATAGTTCTATGGATAGGACGTCATGTATTCTTGAACTTCCACGCGACGTAGTTCATGAGACATTGTTTCCAATATCATCGTAGACACTAAATTTCATCAATATCAACAACCGCATTGTCTTCTTTACCATCATCATCATCTTCTGCGGTAAATACGATCGCATTTCGTTTGGATTTACCCAGCGTCTTATCGGCTTTTGAGGCGTGACCGGTCGTTTCTTCCTCCTCTTCCTCTTTTTCCTCCGTGTATCCAAATTCCCAACCCATAAGTTCCTCATCTGTCTTATGCGCACTCCCTGATGATACTTCATCGTGGATCATCCACCGTGGAATATCGCCTGAACTTACAAGTTGATGGGCTTGTTTCGTCGATAAAATCGCAGTTATATCAAATTGATCCGTAGGTTTAATATCCTCTGGATCAAAATCTTTCCCTACAAAGACCGCAACAATATCACGTGTCGTAATGGGTGTTGCGCCCTTTTTTGTAAAGAGATTTGTAATTCGAACACGGATTTCTTTGGATGCCGATTTTGTTGGAATTGCGACCAATACATGATTATGTCCAAGAAGTTTTGTGACACGTCCAAATTCCGTATCATCCGGTTTTCCTTTCGCAATCTCAGCGGCACGACGCTGATTGATTTCTTTGCGTGCGGCTCCTGATAATTTTCCTTTTCCCATGATTGTTTGTGATTTTAGGACGCACTGATCTGGATCGTGTCATTTTTTTATGAAAAACCCTCTTACAAATTCCAAGATGGGTTGAATATCTTCACTTTGTGTGATCTGTGTTTCAAACAAGTTTAAGTTATGAGACACATATTCCACTGTATTTTCATAAGGACCGAAATCAAATACTGATGCGCCATCTAATAATGATTGAAATATACGCCACATTTGTTGATTCCCCTTTGAAGTTTGAGCGATTATGTGAGAAATACGTGACGGAACCGCGTCCCACCATTCAGGTGAAAATATTCGCTCACCTTGCGTTTCGGCCTGTTGAAGTAGTTGATAAATAATATTGCGCAGTACTTCTTCATCATTCCAAGGAATCTCTTGACCGTTCATCAAGAGAATTGCGTAAAATAAAGTTTGTAAATCCGCGCGGACATTGACCTCAATATCTGGATTTGTGATTAAATATTCGTATAAATAATAAAACGTGCCAGTAAGTATATTACTCATTGTGCCAGTTTTGCCGGCAAAATGAGGACGATGGCTCAAATACTGAACGGTTGGATCATTAAAGAGTACAATTTCATGTCCACGTATTTCTGAAATTATGCCAAGTTGTTTTATTTGATATGCGAAAGACGAATTGTCATCCATAGAATTATGAATCAGTTGATCTATGCCTCTTATTGTGAACCCGCCGCGCATAGACTCGTTTGTTTCGGGTAGCAAATCGCAACTTGTTGATGCCATATTCTATATAGATGTATTGAATTTATTAACAATTTCTGTCGCTTTTTCAAACGCATCCGAAATCATCAAACGATCTTTCACTTGGAAGTTGACCATGGGCTCCAATACTTCAAACACAAGTTCATGAAGAGTTGTGCGGATTAGGCGGATTTGTTTATTTGTATAGGGTCGGGTTCCGTTCCGAAGTCGTGATCTGAGCGCCGTGTCAAATATATCTTTTTGAACACGTTTTGTGACGGAAGGATAGACGTGAGATATGAATTCCAGTAAAGAAAATGCGAGTCCATAACTATCAAAGGATGGAAGAAGTGTCTCACGCAGGGCTTTTTGTAGCAACTCTTTTGACCACGATGGATTCAAATATGTCGCATAAAAACGCAATGATTCCTTCAATTGAGCGATAAGTTCGTTTCTTGAAATACTGCGGTCCAAAGTATCAGCACTCGTTATTTCAAAGTCGGAATGATGATCCACATATTTATCAATACGTTCGCTCAAATCTGCTGACTCAAATATTGTATTAATTGCGCGTTGATTTCCATCTTTTGTGGCTTGGAGCAACGGCTTGAAATGTGTATACAAAAGAGTCTCAGGTGGATGACAATAAAATCCAAGATGGGCACGAGTATAAAATGTATCCACAGGATATAATAAATCAAAATCAATCAACGTGATATCGCCTGATTTCGGATTCACCATAATATTTGTTTCACGTACATCTCCATGAATCATTCGTCGTCCAACCAATAATTTAATTTGTTTCATCACTTTTACGACCTGTTTCAGGATTGTGCCCACAGGAATAGTACGAAATTCTTTATAATGATATGGAATACTCCAAATATCATATCCTAAATCTGCCATACGAAGCGGATAGAGGTTGTCATCTTCCTTTAATTTCTTACATTTATGGAATACACTTCGTGGAAGATCGGATGTATGATATTTATGTTTATATGTATACGATCTGTGACCTTTATTGTGACCCAATAATGTATACATTTTTTTGGAATCTTGATGGGCCTTTTTCAGATTCTTCCGTGTAAAAAAAAGTTTTGTGACATGTTTGGGATACTTTGTCCAGGTTCGTTCACCCTCGGCGCGATTCGGTAACGCCGGTTTTACAACGCACCCGTAAGCGCCCTTCGCAACATATGATATTTCATTTGTATCGGAATTATTTGAATCCATTCTTATTTAGTAATGATATTAGAAATCCGCATCCGTCGCAAAACTCATGGCTTCTGCGGATTTTCCTACTCCTGCCTTTGCGTAACTACTGACTCGCTTTTCAAAGAAATTATCCTTGCCTTCCAAACTGATACGTTCCATGAAAGGGAATGGATTCGCCGTATTCCAGATCTTCGGGTAACCCAGTTGAACAAGCAGACGGTCCGCAACAAACTCAATATACTGTGACATCATCTTTGCGTTCATTCCAATTAAACTACAAGGTAGCGCATCAATAATAAATTCCTTTTCGCATTTTACGGCTTCACGAATCATTTTATGAGCCTTTGTCTTGCTGAGTTTATGCGAAAGGAAACTGTACAATAAGCACGCAAACTCTGTATGAAGTCCTTCATCACGAGAAATGAATTCATTACTTGTGGTAAGACCGGGCATTACACCACGTTCCTTGAGCCAAAAGATAGAACAAAAGGCACCACTAAAGAATATACCCTCAACTGCCGCAAAGGCCATAAGACGACTCGCGAAATCCGCCTCATCGCTCTGCATCCAATGAATGGCCCATTCGGCCTTTTTCTTCACACATGGAATTGTATCAATGGCTTGGAGCAAATGGGTCTTTTCCGCTGGGTCCTTAATATAAGTATCAATCAGTAGGGAATAGGTCTCCGAATGAATATTTTCCATCGCAATTTGAAATCCGTAAAAGCAACGTGCCTCAGGCCATTGAACTTCTTTCATAAAATTCATGGCTAGATTCTCATTCACAATTCCATCACTTGCCGCAAAGAATGCAAGTACATGTTTAATAAAATGCTGTTCATTGGCGGGTAGTTTTTCCCAATCTGTGCGATCCTTGGACAAATCAAGTTCTTCGGCCGTCCAGAAACTACCTTCCGCCTTTTTATACATTTCCCATACTTTTGTATGATTAATTGGGAAAATCACAAACCGATTGGGATTGGCTTGAAGAAGAGGCTCAGACTTGGATTTTTTAGAGGATGCGACCAATTGAAGTAGATCCTTGCTTGCGGATGTACGTCCAACAACAGACCCGCTATCAACAGAACTCGCACGACGACGACTACTTACAGCACGGCGACGCGCTGTAATAGGTGTGGCTGAAGAAGGTACAGCCGAGGGCAGGGGCACATCCGATGGCACAGGTAAAGATGTTTCCATAATCATATTCGGTATAGGTTCAGCAACAGAAACAGCCACAGATCGCAACTTTGGACTGGATAGGGAAACGGAAACAGGGGCGGCCATGATTTGTATTCTTAGATAGGAAAATTTTACTCGGAGGAATCCGTGGGCTATCAAATCGCCGACTCAGTCGCAAGTCATCAATTTTTAACCTCCATGGCCGACAAAATTGAACGTATGATTTTTAGGTCAAGGGAGGGATATAGATCTAGTTTGTGTGTATCAAGAATTTCCAACATGAATTCCACAATTACGTCGTTTGTCTTTGGATTTGGAGGATGGATGGGTATCCTAGGCGGAATTTTCCTAATTCGGACTGTTCCTCAGACATCACCCATGGTCACATTGTTGGTGTCACCTTGGTTGGGTGGTATTGCACTTTATCTTCTTGTGTTTGCCACTCATGCTTGGATGAATATTGCTATACAAATTATACAAGCAATGCTTCATCGTGAAGTCTTAGTAGCGTTTCTTAAAACGTGGATTGGGATATTTATTGTCTTGATTGCGCGCCTTATTATAAATATGGAACGTGCTCCACGGACTATGGCTGAATTGGCTGCGACTGAATCGTCTGAAATGACTGAAGAAGAACTTTCAAGTTTAGAATCATCGTTTAATTCTATGAAAGATGAGGATGAGGGTAACTTGGCAGATAATGAATCTGGCGATCACTCAACATACTCATCCATGAAATCTGGAGTCTCGGGCAATGAATCCGAGGACGAAGGCAATGAATCCGAGGACGAAGGCAATGAATCCGAAGACGAAGGTAATGAATCAGATGATGAGGGTAATGAATCCGAAGACGAGGGCAATGAATCCGAAGACGAGGGCAATGAATCCGAAGACGAAGGCAATGAATCCGAAGACGAGGGCAATGAATCCGAGGACGAAGGCAATGAATCCGAAGACGAGGGCAATGAATCCGAGGACGAAGGCAATGAATCCGAAGACGAAGGCGAAACCTCTACGGATGACTCACAAAATGTACTTAATCGTGCTGCTTGTAATAGTGAAGAATCCTATGAAAACATTCAAACACCTCAACTCAGTGCTATTCGTCCCACAATGTCTCCTATTCCACATATTAGTGATATTTAGGCACATTGGACCGACTGAAAAGGGGCAAATGAATTAAAATTGATGTTTTTTAATTCGTATTCATCGTTCGCAATCTTTTTGTAACAATGAATCTTCCAACAGAAATTATTCCATTTATTTTCCATTATTTATCACCATGCGATCTAGCAGTGGTCGCACAGATAAATAAAACCTGGAAAGATGTCGTCTATTCAAATAATTGTTGGAAAAATAATGTTATAAAATTATGGAAAATTAAACCGGATTCAATACTTGAATTTTACCACGGTCTAGAAATTCCTTCATCTGCTCGTCATATTGGCGAACCAACACAAATATGTTTTATAGATTGGATGAATATGCTTTTACGAAGCAAGCATTATATATTAATTCCGTTTGAAGTGCTAGAATCAATAGATTACAAAAAATATATCCAATATTTCAAACAATTATGGCATAAATTAAACCGTCCCTGTATTCACGCAACACATCATAAATGGTATGATGTGTATCGTGGTCGTCAATATTTATCAACTCTAAGCCCATCCGATCAACAACGTGTATTTTATCGCCATTGTCAATTTATATGTCGTTACGAAACAGTAGAAGTCAATCCATACTGCTTTTGGTTACAAACACAAATTAGCCAATCCAATTTCTTTGATTATTTATCAATTGATACATCTGATATAATACCCAGGAGTGATCATCCAGCGGATATAGTTATAGCCAAACAAAAAACGCATGAAAATAGGCGATTGTATTTTATCAATAAATATTGTAAATCAATCGTAACACGATTTGAGAATTCATGTTGGCGACTACGTGTTTACGGGAAACGACAGTTTGATAAAAAAGTACTTCCCTGGGGCGAATTATTTCCGCCTTTCAAACAGAATGATTCGTCTGTTTAATCCTTTAATTCACACAAAGTATCTCAATACGTATCCAATCCGGTCTGTTTTTCTATGGTATACACCTGATTCATATATAATTAAACACAAAGCGTTCTTACAATTTGAAACTTGGTGTATGACTGAAAAAGGTGCTGCCGTACATTACAATAATATTTGGAAATATCCGTGTTTTCATACAGCACGTCAAGATCTGGAAACAATTTTACATCAATCGTCATGGATAACACCTCAGTTCTACATGTATCGGAATCAAGCCACCCAATTAATTACCGATGCGCCACCTTCAACCAACGCCGCATTCGCAGCACTAAAAGGTTTGCTTCCAAAGAATCCTTTATGAGCGCTAAATGGACTCGGGTGTGTGGACGAAATCACTTTATGATGCGGTTTCAATTTCAATTTGGATACAACATTTTGCGCATAATTGCCCCACACAAGAAAGACAAGTGGCGCGGTTGTACGTGAATCGGCGACAACTTGAAGAAGAGACGTGGTCAAATCCTCCCAACCAATCCCACTATGCGAGTTAGGTTTTCCACTTTCCACAGTTAGCACAGTATTTAGTAGAAGAACGCCTTGGCGCGCCCAATGGGATAATTCACCATGGCTTGAAGACCAGGCCGACTCAGGAAGTTCCAAATCACTCAGTAATTCCTTCCGAATATTTTTCAAGGACGGCGGAAGTGGAACACCTGATTGTACACTAAAACTCAAACCGTGTGCCTGATTGGCTCCATGATATGGATCTTGTCCTAAGATTACCACTTTAATATCACATGGTGCGACATAGGATAACGCCGCGTATCGCATATCTTTCGGTGGATAGATTTGTGCGGGCGAGGAATCCACAATGGATAGACACTTTTTCCCTTGTTCCGAATATTCCCAGGCTTGAATTACTGCTTTCCAGACGGCATCCATGGTTGTAGGTGATGAAGGCGGAGAAGGTGACGGCCGAGAAGGTGACGATGGGAAAACCGATGGTGCGGAAGGCGGTGACTCGGTCGGTGGTGTCTCCATGACCAATTCATTGGATACGGTCGGCAATGACGTAGGAACGGAGGTTTCCAACGATTCGTAAAACTTTACAACCGATGGATGCGCACGAATACGAGATGGAACTAAATTCCAGATATAAAGTGATTCTAGATTCCGAACTCGGCTAAGTGCGACATAGGCTTGGCCGAACTCAAATGTACTGGATCCAATATCAACTAACGCACAATCCAATGTTGATCCCTGAATTTTATGAATCGTAATCGCATACGCAACACGTAATGGAATCTGATTCCGAGTTACGCGTAAATTATCATTACTGATCCAGGTCTTATATTCAATAGGAACGGGTGCGCCATATCGAAACTGTACAATTGGGACATTATCGGATGCTCGGATATCTACAATTACACCACGACTTCCATTTACAAGACCGCTTTCTACATCCAGATTTGTCAAAAGCATGACCTGTGCGCCCACACAAAGTGTCAAGGTTGACATATAAGGTGCGTCATTATCAAGTCGTTGAACGTAACGCTCAATTTCATCCGGTGTGGGATATGGATCACATTCAACAGATGAATCGGACGGCGCAACAATCAAGGTGGTTGCCGTATATGTAAAGAGTGGTTTATTCAGCGCCGATAGATTCTTTTCATTAATGGCGTCCACATCGGAATTTTTACTAAATAGTAGCGTTGGTCGAATAAGTTGTGATTTCCAATCCAGTCCTTTTCGTGTTTCCAGAATCGCAATTGTCTCAGGACTTGGGCGACCAATACGACATTCATTTAGAATTGTTTGAAATTGAGTATCCGTTTGGCGCTCAATCTGTTTCAAACAGACCGGAACGAGTTTGGCTTCCGCCCATTGGGGAGATTCAAACGCAAAACGTCCCGCGCTCATTGATTCTCCACTAATTCCCTTTACAACAGGAGGTAATTGGAAATAATCTCCACAGAGAATTAATTGAATCCCACCCCACGGCGCATTCTTTTGACGAATAGCGCGTCCTATAAGATTCAACTTTTCAAACAATTCGGTTGTCAGCATACTTACTTCATCAATAATCAATATATGAGTCCCGCGCCATCGTTGCTTGACGGACGTTGACTTTTTAATGGATGCTATTAGCGTATCTGCCGATTCACGTCCAAGTCCAATTCCTGCCCAACTATGAAGTGTTTTTGCGCGAAGTCCTAGAAGGAGAGCCGCGCATCCTGTCAAGGCTGTAATTGCGACTTTTTTCTTTTCTGATGTGACCCATTCTACAATATGCCGAATCAGATAGGATTTTCCTGCGCCAGCAGGACCTGTTAAGAATATATTATCACCGCGTTTCACCGCTTCAAACGCGGCCTGTTGATCTGGATTTAACGACATTTGAACGTAATTTCTTAGCAAAAATATCCAAAAATACCGTTATGTCAATTTTTTAATGAACAATTTCACGCATGTGTTGCATCAACTCAATAAATGTCAAAGAAGAATCTTTGATTCCACCCAATGCTTTCCGCATTTCTTTTGAAAGATGGATCGTGCCATCTTCATGAACGGCATTCTTTGTAAATAAATACGTACGCACAGCAGCCATTATATCCGCAAAGGAATGTCGTTTATGCGTGTCGATTCCTGGAATATCTACATCAGATTTGAATTTCAACATGGTGTGACGAAATGGACTACTTGTTAGAAAGGGTACATCGCCAAGTTGGTCAATATGTAAGGCTTCAATCGGTCGTTGTATACTGATAAGTTGCGTTTCAAGAGTCTCAATTGTTGTATTGATTGATGCTACAATTGCGCGCAATTGAGATAAATCTCCGCTGAATGATTCTATACTACTTACACTCTCTGCTACACTTTCAGTCTCGGACTCGCTATAATATTCATCCGAGGTATCACAATCACTATGTATGTTGTCGTGGATTTCGTTATGATAATTCATATTGTGATTACGAAATAAAACAAGTCTCTAAAAGGGCTTCATTTTTTTATTTTACGAATCATCCAACTGATGGGTGAATGAAATTCGCCAGTCCAAAACCACGTGGGTGTTTCATTTACGGCTATTGCGTAGTACCAATGACGAGGGACAAGTAACGCATTTCCCGGTCGCAATATAATTTCTATATATTTAACTTCACTTATCCAAGGAATATCGTCTGTCGTTTGTGTCCATGGGTTCTTTTTCAGGAGAGATTTAATAACATTGGAAGGGATCGCTCCACTATGTGCTAGCCAAATATGTAAGGGACCACCTTCTGTATTGGTAATCAGTGTGGCTTCGGCAAGTGCATGTGTGACTCCTTGGACGTAAGATGGCTGAGCCACAACCGGTTTTGGCACCGATGTAGGCACCCAATACCATTTATGAAATCCATCGGCTGTCCAATTTTGAAGCGTTCCATCCAATTGCGCAATCGTCGCGATTTCGTCCATATTGACGGGCTGATTCAGAGTATTTTCACGGAGATATGTATCCCATGTAGTTTTGTATCGTCGCTGTGTATCTTTATCCAGAACTGTGACTGGCCAGCGCTTTGCCGCAGTTCGGGCCTCTGTCCAACCACCCAATAATGATTTGGGAAGCACTCGGATTACAATAGGTAACTGTTCATTTAATAATTCATCCCACGGTGTTTGAGCAATATACTCGCGTTGTAAAATTTGAAATTCGTGATTGGATCCACGATATGCTATAATACATACGGCAAGAACAAGAATACATAAAATAATGAATTCAAGTATCATAACACCTTGATGTAGAGTCATTTAATTGTTTACTTGTGATTCCGCAAACGCAATGTACAACGTCCATGATTACAATTGGACCAAAAACCGGGAATAAACTGGCCCTTTGTAACCGACTCTATTTCCTTTTTGGATAATGACTTTTTGATTTGTTTCCTTGTCTTGCCTTGTTTATTCAATTGCGCATTGACTTTGTAACCTTTTCCATTTTTAATCACTACTTCTGTCCGTTTTCCGTACACACCCGTTTCGGAGGGCTCTGATGACCAATTGGTGGTTACACTTTGATAAAACATTGGCATTTTGATTGGGTATGCTAAAATATTTCGGAATTTATATTCATTATATGAATAATCATTTTATGCGTTGTCACAATATACGATAACATATACATATATAAATAAGCAAATGGGAATATATACATGAATGAAAGACTGCCTGAAATTAGTGTAACAAGGACCGTTACTATTGGCGTTTGGATAAACCCATGGTCCGTAATACAACTAAACCATAATAACGAGTACATATGCTTATTACGTATATTGTTCCAGAATGAGTAATAATAGGTTCTTATATATAAAAATGTAATAAATAAAAACATTGATATAAAAATTCCATAACTTATATTTGTGAAATAAAGATAATGGAGATTGGAATAAGCACTAGAAACAATCTGAGGTTCAAACGGATTTTGTATTTGTCTTGATTGCGGTTTTTTTGGAAAATAAGAAAGAATTATTGGATAAAATGAAATACATGTTAAATGAAAATAATAGAGTAATGTCGCAATCAAATAATGACGTTGTGTCAATACTTGAAAATATGGAACTTCAATTGGCATATCTTCCTTGGGCCATCGCAAAAAGACCTCAAATTCAGATAAACATAACTGACATCGCCGTATCCATTGAGAATTGTTTGTAGTTGCGCGCCACTGTCGAATACATTTTATATGAATGTATTTCATAGATCCTGTACAATTACAGGGTGATATAAGAGGATTGGATTCTTCGGCACCCTCAAAACAAAAGCGACACGAGGGTTCAAATTCTGTCGTATCTGTCATGTTTGATTAGTTTATTATATTAATGAATTCATTCTGTTTAAAATGGACCCTGATGTCATGATTCAATCCAAATCGATTTGGAAAAAATTGATCAGTCACTGTTCCTAAATCACAAACAGTGTATACCATAATTACTTAAATGCGCCTTTTCTTTCCAAATTTAGATTCTTTCTCTAAAATGCCAAAGTTGTCGGATTATGAGACCGTTGCGCAGGAATACGCAATACGCGCATCCACAACTATGAATACGAGTTTACATATTGCGTTCCTTTACGGACGGGGTGGCGCACTGATTGCCATGTCTACCAACGGTATCGGATCCCGCTCACGTGGTGCCGGTTATAGTAAATATACAATTCACGCCGAACGTGCCGTACTAAAGATGGTGGGAGACAATACTCTCTTGAAGGGAGCAACTCTAGTTGTTGTTCGTGTAAGTAAAAAGGGCGAACTGATGAGTTCTATGCCCTGTCATGAATGTAAGTGTCATCTAACGAAAGCCATTGATAAGTATGGATTACGACGTGTCTATTATTCAGCACCTGCGAACGCACCACCTACATTAACATCTGATCCGCCGGCACGAACATCAACTCCTGATTCGTCACGACCGGTGTCACCGACTCCGAGTCAAAGTTCAATCTAAAGTCGCAAATACAAACTTTCAGGCACCGCAATATCCCTTAAAATCTGTTCTGGAATATTTTTCATTTTCTCAAGCATATCTACATCCGCAAGGTATGTAGCCATACAGATCCATTCATTCACTACGGCCGATAATTTATGAAGTCCACGCATTAAATTTCCCTCATAAATTCCATAGGTGCTCGTAATTTCCGCAGCCGATTTTTTATGAACGACCCAGTCGTAGGCGATTTGAACCCAGAATGTTGAGAGCGACCAGAAATATTCAGGAGAATTAATGTTATATTTCGCATCGAAATGTGCGCCTTTCTGTCCCCATTCATCCATTGTGACCAATGTATGCTTCACTTGTAATGGAATCGAAGGAGGAAGATCATACGGATGGACTGTTTTATCCAAGGATTCATTATCCACAATTGTGGATGCCAACACAGCGACTATCAGATGCGCAGATACGTCTTTAAGGATCTGAGATTCGTATAATCGCGCAACCAGAAGTGGATTCGCTTCATTCACTTCTGTTGCTAGAATTCCAAATCGGGATAGTGTAGGCGTTTCATGTTCAGAAGATCCAAGAGCACCCCATTCATGAAGTGCGCCTAGGAGTGGTGTAATTCGTGCGGAATGATCGTGACTCGTGAGTTCGTCCAGGACTGATCTAAGTTTCCTACATTCTGTGTAAATGCGCTTATATTGTTCGTAGGCCTCTGCGGCAGCGGACCACTGAGGACCGGCATGACGCGCTGTCCATTGTTCCAGTTCCGTTGCGACTTTGCGTTTGGCGGAGTTTGTTAGAATCTTCAAATCCTGCTTTAATTTATCACGGTGTTCCAACTCCGCACGTTGCGTTTCCGAAAGTGTAATATAAGAGAGCGCCGCCTCTTTATCGACAAGTTGTCGCTCTGATATACACGCAGCCGATTTACGCTGCGCATTCCAGAAACTCTCGTTCATAAGTGTTTCCCATAAATGACCCCCACCCGAGGCTGCTGCGCCGCCAAATTGCGTATTGTAAATGGCTTTCAATATGAAATCGTAATGGAATTGAAGACGGCTTTCCAGGGGTTGAAGACCTCCACAAAATACGGACCGAAGTTCATCTGGTTCCACGGGTTGGCGGGCAGGAAGATAAATCACAATTCCGCGACTATCTTTCCCTCGTCGGCCCGCACGACCTGCCATTTGAATATATTCGTCGGCACGAAATGGACGAAATCCGCCACCTTCATTCGCCGGTTTCTTCATATCCAGAAATACAACAGTTCGCGCGGGCATATTCAGACCGACCGCAAATGTTTCCGTACAAAATAGCACCTTGATTAGACCGCGAGCAAAGAGAAGTTCCACAATTTCTTTGAGAAGAGGTAATACACCACTATGATGAAACGCGATTCCGCGCTCAAGAAGTGCTGTTAGTTGATGATATTGAGGTAAATGCTGAATTGTTTCTTGATACGGATGAAGATGGAATTTCATAATATGTTGAATATTTGCCGTATCTGTGGACGATATAAGTGAACCGGCCACTTGCGACGCATACCGTTCACAATCTTTACGGCTCATGACAAAGAATAGGGCCGGCATAAGATCCCGTTCTTGGAGTTCCTGTACACATTGATTCAATGTATGTGTGAAACTCTGGAGTTTGACCTTATCTTTACTACCGGCGACTGAATCTCCAGCCGCTTTCGCAGTTCCGACTTTGGCTGCCCAATTATCCGCGGCTTTCGCACGAGACGCACGTTCTTTCAGCCATTGTGTATACACTGCTCCATCATACGGTTCTTCATCACCCATTTTCAAGGGCCGTAGAGGAAGATGATCCTTAGGCGTGGACGCATCAAATACTCCGTGAATAAGTGGCACAATACGATGTGTGGTTTTCAGAAGTGTAATGGGTCGGCGTTTCACCTCACCGAGCCATGACGCAAATTCATCCGGTGAATCAATTGTCGCAGACAGTAGAATCAATTGAACATCGGTGGGAAGAAGAATCAATGTTTCTTCCCATACATGACCGCGATCAGGATCATTAATATAGTGAACCTCGTCAAATACTACCGCGCCCACATTGGAAAGGCTGATTTGACCCGCAATTCCAATGGATGCCGTGGGCGTTGATTGTTTGAATAGTAAATTCCGAAGAATCTCAGTTGTCATGACAACAATATCCGCCTCTGGATTTGATTTCATATCCCCAGTCATAATTCCAACCGAATAGGACGGAAATAAATGCTTCAAATCATGATATTTTTGATTACTAAGTGATTTAATCGGTGTGGTATAAAAGACTCGTTTTCCTTGTTTGAGGCTATAGGCAATTTGGTATTCGCCAACAAGTGTTTTTCCAGATCCTGTTTTTGCCGTCACTAATACATTATGGCCGGCGTGAATCGCGGCAACAGCGTGACTCTGCCAGATATCTAATGGGAAGGAATACACAATTGCCGGATCGTCCGGCAAATTGGGAACAGTGGTATTGGATGGAATATGAAGAAATGCGGATGCCATAGTAAATTCTGGTGAGGTAAGAGTTATGAAACACAACATATCAACTTTTTGCGCCCACTGCGCTCATTCTGTCCATGTTAATTTATTGCCGTTATTAAAACCGTATGTCTTCCAAAAAAATAGGAATTGTTATTCATAACAACGCATTATTATTTTCAAATGGAATTACACAAAACGCTTTTTTCCTATACCAATGTCTCGAACATTGCGGATTTAGTTGTCATTTCTTGTGCCATGAGCCCGATCCAAAACCCTTTCAATACAATAATATTCCTCTTCATCAAATTATTGTCAATGATACGACTCGTTTTGACCCATCAGAGTACAATTTAATCTTAACAATGACACGTCTTATTAAAAAAGACCAATACGATATGTTTCATTCAAATGGAATTCCTGTTGTATCAATTATATGTGGAAATCATTTTATTCAAGACCAAGAAGCGTTCGTTCATGGATTAAAAAACAATACGTTTTCAGGTCGTGGTGAAACATATGATGAAATATGGACGATTCCTTCACTCATGCGTTTCAAAACCTATTTTGAAACTCTTAAAAAAGTCCCTGTGTATCAAATACCCCATTTATGGAATCCGTGTATATTAAAAGACCGCGCACTCATTATGAGCAAAATAAGCGAATCAGAATTAATGTATGAAATTCAAAAACATCCTGGACCGTTAATGGATATTGTTATTATGGAACCCAATTTAGGGTTTGTTAAAAATGCCTGGTTACCTATAATTGCTAGTGAATGTTTATATATGAAACATTCCGAATTAATAAATAATGTATTTGTATTTAATTTTCCTGAAAATCCTCAGGCAAATGCTATGATTCAAACATTAACATTAGGAAATAAACTTCGTCCCTTTACGCGTTTGGAAATGGATCAAATACTAAAGTATTTCGCAAAACAAAAAACAATTCCTATATTTCTAACGCATCATAATCATAATCATTTGAATTTCTTATACTATGAACTTCTTCATTATGGATATCCACTTATACATAATTCAGATATGCTCATAGATTATGGATACTACTATGAAGATAATAATATAGATATGTGTGTTAATAGTATACTAAAAGCATACAATGAACATAATAAATCATTTCTTGAATACAAGACAAAAAGTCTGGAAATATTAGAAAAAGTTAATCCATTTCACACTGAAGTATGTGACATATTAAAAACACGCGTGAATGTAATTACAAAGTAGTGGGATAAACACCACTGCCCGATCCTTGTTCGATAATGGGTGGATCCAACCAGAAACTGCGTGATTTATGTATACTCAAATGGAAATTGAGTTCCCAATCCAGGACTTCTGCGACTGGAAAATAAGTGGATAAAATCTTTTTCAACATATCAACACGAAGTATCATCGCATCGGCTGTTCGTGTATGATAATAATTTTTAACTGGAAACCAATCCAGATGGGTTTCGTTCGCAGGACGATTGGGGCGCAACTTCGCACCCGCACTCAGTGATAAAAAATCCCAATTGTCACCCTGTTTTGTTTCCAAAATCGCCATGGATTGATGTAATTTTTCCAGAAATTCTGAATTCGGTAATACATCGCTTTCCCAAATCATTACAACTTTATGATTCGCTTTGACAGCCTCAGCCGCTGCTGCTGCCCAGTTAATACATAATGAAATTTCACTCAACTTCATGTTGTAAGAATCGTGACTCCGAAAATGATTTGGTCTTTGTTTATTCCATGGATTATATACCTTCCATGCTTGTTCAGGGGAAAGTGTATCTCCATAACAAACACTTAAATAAGTATACTTTGATTCTGGAATTCCTGATGAACCAAACCAGCGTGTCAAAAAGGCCGCTCGTTCTGGTTCCTTTGTTTTATTACATAAAATATAAATATGATCAATAATGCTTGGCAAAGTCATTTTTATATTAAGTATATCAATCATTCTTTTAATACGGATGTACCCATATATGTAGAACATGTAAATACTGCCAATGCGTCCAACAATCGCGTCTTATTCATAATCATGGCCACATGGCCTTCTCCGCAACGTAAATAAAGTTCCTGTGTTTCTTCAGGAGTGAAAAATGTGTAAATACGACATACAATTTCCAACAAATAAATAATATCTTCAAAGCAATATCCTGCCGACCATAAAATCAAAAGCGCCTTCAATGTATTGACTTTATTTTTCGTAAGTATTGCGCGACCCAGTTTCTCTAATTGATTTACAGGTGGCGCATTGACAATCGCTTGTACGTCAGCCGCTGTGAATGAGGTCTGTCCTGAAGCTTCCAACATTTGATGATAGAGTTTGTACAAGCGCGCATTTCCAAGTGCAGTTGTAATCAACCAAGCCTCCGCTTCGTCACTTATGGAAATCGTCGGATTTACACGAAAATGTTTTTTATGAAGGACTAAATTTACCGGCATGAATTGAAGCATGACGCATCTGGATTGAAGGGGTTCAATAAATGGCTCTGGACCGGCGGCAATAAATAAAAACCGCGCATGAGGCTCATAATTTTCCAAAATGCGCCGCAGAGCCTGTTGACTGACTAATGGAACAGAATCCGCATCGTCCATCCATACCCATGCTTTTGCCGACGGATATCGTCGTGTCCGACGTACAAATTCAGTTAACTGACCGCGAATGGTACCGATTCCACGATCATTGACACTATTTAACAATAAAATATAATCCTTGTGCTCCGCTTCAGGTACACCTTGAAGTGATAAATATTCATGAATAAACGCACGCGCAAGTGATGTCTTGCCACACCCAGGAGGACCAAAAAACATCAAATGCGGTGGATTCTGTATATGTTGTCTTAAAAAGTATATTATATGATCTTGACTCACTAGGCTATCCATTCCTTAATTGTGAGAATTGACTCAACCTTGAATAGAATTATGTTAAACATGTTTAGACCCAACGCTTTAATCAATCAAGATTGTGGGTAATGCTGGACGATAATCACCAACACGACGTTCATTGGATCGTGATGGACGGGATACTTCATGTACATGATCGTATCCATCCCACGCCACATGCGGCCAATCGTTTCCATAATTGCGGTCAAAATATGGAACATGATTTGAAAACATCCAAAGATTCAATGGTCCAAATGGCGTGCGATACAGCCGCACGACTTGATCATCAGTTAAATAATCCTTTGGAAAATACGTCCGCGCATCTGGATCTGCGTGTACCCATTGTTTCAAGTGAGGCACGCGTTCCAGCACAAATATATCAACATTTGGAAAATCGGTGCCATCGTCTCTATAAATTTTAAACCATGCGTTAGATTCAATACCGCTTTTACCATGAACAAATGGACGAATCAGTAAACCATGACGATTTGCGGCTGTAAATAAATCCATGGCTTTATTGTAAAATTGAGGCGCAAACATATATAAATCTCCATCATCATCCCATGGAATCAGACCTTTATGGCGAATCGCTCCAAGTGCTGTGCCACCACTCATTACATACTGAACATGAACGTCGGTACATGTTTTATCAAAACGATTCAATATGTCGTACAAAATATTAACTTGACGTTGTGTAAGTATTGTTTTTGGCAGAAGTTGAGGATGTGACTGCGGCAACTCCATTCTAGACCTCTATAGTTGTGTAGGGTTAAAGATATATAGAACTATGAAAGACAAAGAATGGCGTCATCGATTCCCAAAGATTTATATGAACGACTCGGCGTTGAACGTGGCGCATCTGTAGATGATATTCGTCGCGCATACAAGAACTTGTCTCGTGTCAAGCATCCTGATCGTGGCGGGAACGCCGAAGAATTCCAGGCCATTCAAGAAGCACACGAAACATTGACGGATGAGGGCCGTAGACGAATGTATGATATGACAGGAAAAGTTGGAAATGGCGCATCCGATGATGGACCAATGAGTGGAATGGCTGCGGGCGGTATTCCTTTCCATTTTATGCGGGGCGCGGGACCGTTTGGTATGCCGGGTGTCGCGTTTGATATGGGAGATATGTTTGGAAATCTATTTGGCGGCGCAGGACGAGGTCCTCAACAACGTCGGCGCGGTGGAAAAGGACCCAATAAATCCCATGATATTGGATTGAAATTATCCGATTTTTACAAAGGCACTGAAATCAAGTTGAAATTCAATCAGGCGCGTCGGTGTACAACATGTAGTGGAACAGGGGCCGAAACGACTGAGCCGTGTGGTCCATGTAGTGGTAGTGGTATGCGAACTATGCGTCAAATGATTGGACCGGGTATGATGGCTCAACATCATACACCCTGTGATGTATGTAGCGGCGAGGGAAAACGAATTATGAAAACATGTCGTGGATGTCAAGGCAAGAAATTTACTGAACGTGAGAAACAATTGGATATTAAAATCACGCCAGGTATGCGCGAGGGCGAAACCCTAGTCTTTACCGGTGAATGTAGTGATACAGTAGAGTATGATGCGCCAGGCGACGTTGTATTAGTATTGCGTCGCACCGATTCTGGTATTGATGATGTGGATGAATACGAATGGAAGGGTGATGATTTATGGATCCGTCGTACAATTACGTTTGCGGAATCCCTACTTGGATTTGATTTGGAATTTAGTGATCATCCAAATGGCGCTTCACCTACATATTCATGGAAAGGAGGTCCGTTGATTCACGGTGCTGTTTTATGTATGAATAGCGGAGGTATGCCGCGTAAATCGGGTGGATATGGCAATATGTATATTCAGGTTCTGGTCACACCACTTGAGGTGAAACCCTGGTCATCCGAGGATGCCGCAAAACTTCAAAGCGTCCTTGGCAGTCCATCGGCAATGTTGAGTAAACCTGAGTTTCCAACAATGACTCTTCACTCATCCGAATCTCGGCTTGTTCCTGAGAAAACCTAATTACACAGGTTGAATAAACCTAAACCTGACACATAAAATAGGAACAAAAACACTTGTATGTTTATGTTCCTAATTTAGTTCATGATCAAATAATCATATGCCTTTTATTTGCGGCGGCTGTGGTGCTTACGACCATGATGCTTTCGGCTGTGATGCTTGCGGCCATGGTGCTTACGGGTGCGCTTACCCGCTTTTTGGATGACTGGACCACGAAAGTTCGGGTTCACAATGTTTTCATTATACCATTGAGGATTCAAGAATGCCTGGCCTTCTTCTGCGGGACTCAGAATCATACTGGATGCTTCAATTGGCGCAACACCACCACGTTGTTTGCGCATATTACGGCGACTACGACGTGCGCCACCTGTCATTCCATATTTTCCTACAAATTCAGGGAGTTGTGCGAAGGCCTTATCAAGGGATGTAATATCGGCCGCGGCGTGCATATCCTGAGGTAGAGTTTGACCGAATTCGCCGGGAAATGTCGCATAGGCACCACCACGCATGGCACGACGACCATGACGGCGGCTGTGCGCACGACGATGGCTACGACGTACTCGGCGACTACGACCACCGTGATACGCACGGGTCATAGCCGCAAATTGTTCTCCTTGACGAAGCGAATCTGAAGCGCCTAGGGCGGCTTCACAAGCACCATTTGAACACGACATTTGTCTCTAATGTACGAATTCAAATTATTTTTACGCAGTTGGGGCACTGATTGTCTTTTTCTTCGTTGCGCCAGAGACAATGTAAATACTATTTTCAGTAATCACAATAAAATCTTCGGCGACCTTGAAAATCTTTTGAATCAATGATGTATATTCTTCTTCACTGCGAACCAACATTTTTTCCTTTGTTGCCGCATCTTCACCCAAAAAAGCCTTTCCATCACGAGTGTCTACATAATAATCGAGCATAATCGGCTTATCTTGTTCGATAGCAATACGAGCCGCATGTTTCAGAGTCTTTTCATTAGGAAGACCAATTTCTGTCGCAATAGCGGCAGCAGCAGCACCAGCACCGGAAGCAGGCATAGATGTGGCGGACATGTTTCTTTTTCATATTCGGAAGGTTTTCTGGATGTTTTGACGCACATTCCTAGAGAAGCTTAATGATGTTTCGGGGACATGGATGTTGAATCCAGCCGGTAACTGTACGCGTCTTTTTTACGGGTGCGACAGGTGTCGGATCCGATGCGAGCATATAGGTCTTTCGCATTACCGAATCGGCATGTTTGGTAAATACGTGTTTGATGAATTCATAGGCCTCATTAATTTGTTCCATTGTTCGCGCGCCAGTAATAATTACTTGACCCGTTTGAAAAGGACTAATTGTAATTTTCTTACAATTCCCAATAGTTTCACCATCACCTGTACCCTTACATAATTTGGGGCATGGACATAAGCCAGGTTGTGCGTCCTTCGGACGTTGCGCATTGTAAAAGTATTTGGTTTTCACTCCCTGATAAATGGCCGATTCGTAACTGGAATTCAGACGATAAGTATCACTCAGAACTGTATGAAGTACATCGCGACGTAGTTTTGCGCCGACACTGAAATCAGTATTGATGAGTTGGACTTGCTCTTTACAAATGGTAGGTGTGGTTCCAAATACGGGAGATTTGGTACAATGAGTTTGTAGATAGGATACGAGCCAACGGAGCGTATCACTACTCATTTCTAAACTTCGAACACCTGTCATTTGGATTCCTCCATTTCGGAAAAGTTTGACATTGATTTCTTTCCAATTCAGATTGCTTACTTCACGCCGCACAACCAATGTAGCCTGATTAAAGAATGACTTTTTTGTATCCTTTTGTTTCAACATAATATCCTTGAAACTTGTACCTTTCACGTCTCCTTTGTATTCCATTTTTAATATACCGTCCGTTAGATCCCAGTATTCCAGAATTGGAATCTGAGTAAATAACGATTCCAAATGAATCGTTGTTCCCACATGTCCGGTAGTGGTAATTGTACTAATACGTAATGGACTGAAAGAATAGGATGCGGCGATACACGTCAAGTCGTCTGTCATTTTGCTACGGATAGTTCTGCTGTTGCGGATCAATCGGGGTCCTTTCTGACGAATCAAATTTTTTAACCTCGTATGGAATTAGAGAAACATGACGAAATCACGACGCACACGACGCGCTAGCAGAAAGCAATATGGAGGTGGTGTACAAACCTCCCAACAATGGTTTGACCCGGCAGTATTTCCACCCTCTGCGGGACTTATGGCTGCGCCATCTACAGCACCGACTTCCACAATGATTCGTCCCATTCTTGCGTCTACATTTCAAACAGGTGGTACACGTCGTAGACGTGCGCAACGTGCGGGTAGTTACCAAATGTCGCAACAATGGTTTGATCCCGCAGTCTATCCACCGACCGCTGGACTTCTCAATTCGACCATGTCCACCGCGCCAACAATGAATGCTGTACGACCTGTTCTATTATCCACATTCCCTGCTTCGGGTCAGATGGTGGGCGGAACACGAAAAGGAAAAAAAGGACGTAAAATGACGGGTGGATTTTCACCTGCTGTTATGGGCGCCTTTGTTGAAAATGCGAAAGCCGCAATCGTACCCTTGGGCTTATATCTTGCGTATCATACGATGGTTCCGAAAAAGAGTAACCGCAACTCACGGACGCGGAAATCATCCCGGAAGTAAGGTCTGAACTCGAACGCCGCATGCGTATTGTGCGTTTCATTGCCCACATTGGCCATCTAAACGCATCTATCGGGATTCTATTTATAGATAAGAGAAGCCCGGTAAGAATGGAAAATAAGTCTGACTATATTTTCTATGCTCGAACAGTGAAAGCATCGCCTGTACGCACTTTAGTAGATGCTGTCAAGGATATTTTGACAGAAGTCAATTTGGAAGTGGATGCCGCTGGTATTAAAATTATGGCTATGGATGGCACACATACAATTCTAGTACATATGCGACTCTATGCCGACCGTTTTGATGAATTCCATTGTTCCCAAAAATGTATTTTGGGTATTGACTTTGTGAATTTGAACAAGATGGTCAAACAAATCAAGAATGAGGATTCGTTACTACTATTTATGGAACGATCCAATATGTCCCGACTTGGAATTCGTATTATGAATGGCGAAAAACAAATGGTGACCACGAAATATCTGAATCTTATGGAATTGGATATTAAACCTATTGAAATTCCGCCAGTTCATTTCCCTTCTGTCATTACAATGCCTTCCTTGGATTTCCAGAATATTATTAAAGACTTTATTCAACTGGGTGATAAAGTGGAAATTAAATCGGCCGAAAATGAACTTGTATTCCGACTTGAAGGCGGTGATTTTGGATCCCAGGAAACGGTATGTTTGATGCCCAAACCACAAAAGGAAATCGTTCAGGGCTACTTTTCACTGAAACCACTTGCACTCTTTACAAAATGTACGGCTATGTCCACCGATATTATGATTTATTTGAAAAATAACTATCCGATTATTATTGAGTACAATGTTGCGGGTCTGGGTGAAATCAAACTGGCACTTGCGCCGTCGGCACGATCTGAAAGTTCGGGCGCAGCAACCATTACCCATGCGTAATTCGTATGTGACGTATGGCATTATGGATCATAAAATAATATTTGATTCTATTAAGTTTGAAATATTCAAATATTCAAACTTAATAGAAATATGTCCGTGCCTCCACCTAGACCCGTAAAAGGTCTACCTACACATGAACAGGCCAATGCGGCCGCATTATCAGAAACAAATATGAAGAAACTTCGTTTAATGGGACGCAATATATATAATGAATTCACGGAAACTAATAATAATGTGGAAGTTGTCAATCTTAGCAATACGGAAATGGCAAAGTTAAGAACCCATGTTGAACATCCAGTTTCGAATTATAAAGCACGTATGGTGACTCCCAAAAAGGGAAAACATGGAATGAATATATTTGGACGCTATGGTCAATTGCCATCCGAATATGGACGAAATCTCAAAGTTCCTGGTGCGCCAGTCAAACAGGCACCTTCAGAACGTACTCGCCGCCGTAAGCGACAGAATAGGCGAACCCGAAAAAATTGATGCTATTTTATTTCCGGATTGGTTATGTGTGCCGCGTATTTTCATAACCTTCGTAATTTCTATCCATTTCTTTCCCGTAATATAAGTATAAAATGGCTTCCGTGTCTACACCGGCCGTTTCTTTTCCTGCTGGGTCATGGACTCTTTACTTCCATGACCCATCAGACACCAATTGGTCTCCGGATTCCTATAAGAAACTGGGGACGTTTACAGATTTCACTGGTCTCTGGGGGACTCTCAAAGCCATTGGCGATGATCGTTTCCGAGCAGGTATGTATTTCTTAATGAAAGATCCTTATGTTCCACTTTGGGAACATCGTTCCAATATTCATGGCGGAAGTTACTGTATCAAAGTGCCCGAATCTGTATCTATTGAAACCTTTCACCGTTATGCGGCTGCGAGTGTTTTAGAAATTGCGACTGCTGATACCAGCAATGTGATTGTTGGTGTCACCATTAGTCCTAAAAAAGGTTTCCATATCTTGAAAATATGGAATTCATCCTGTAAGTCATACAATAAGACTAGCGATCTTGCTATACTTGGCGAAGGTATGAAATTGTCTGATGTAATTTACCGTCCACATGTGGATCAGAAAATGTAAAAAATTATGATAAATCAATTGTTTCTAGTGAACCATCATTTCGTGTTATTGTTGCGCGTGTTCTTTCAATAGGAACATACCGATTATGAACAGCACCCCATAATTCTAATAGTTGTCGTGGTGTAATATCTCGTGGAGGAAAAATACGAATTTCACCAATCCAGTCTGAAATATCTATGCTTCCAACATTTGGATGATTTACTTGTAAGGCAAGAATGGAAAGATAGCGATGACGACCACTTACCGCGCCGTCCATTTTTGTCAAATGATTTGTTTGAGTATCAAATAAATATGTGTTTGTTTGAACGGACTCTGGTAGTTGGGTTGATGAAGGTATAATACGGCCATCCTGAAGCAGATACCAATTCTGGGGTTCGGGGCCCAAATAACTGCGCATCCATGAGGCGGCGACTTGCTTAGCGTGTGTATAGTAGTTATACAGAGTATTGAAGGTTGAAAGCAGAGTGAGCATGTAAGACATTTTGGATATGCTTCTGAATACTTAATTACTTATTTATTCAGAATCATTTTTAGACCATTCATGACCGGCGGATTTAGCAGCAAAAGCACGATTCAGGGCGTGTTTCGCAGCATTCACAATCGTCGCCTTTTTTCTTGTATGAATGCGATATGCTTAAGAGAGACTGATCATAGAAAATAATGGCTAATAGAAATACAAAAAACAGGACCGGAAGAATTAACATACCGTACGCTACAAAATCAAGATTCGCCGCACAGAGTACCCATAATAATGTTGTGCCTATAATTGTCGCAATCACATGCGATATAGCATAACTATATGTCCCACGATATATATTAAATAAAATTATACCAGCCATAACTATTGGAAAAATTTGTGCGGGCGGACAAAGAGTTTGCCAGCCGCGCTGAAATGAGTTTGCTGCGTTCATTTTATTTAGTCACAGGAAATTTATAGTTTGGTGATTTTTCCATTTTCGTAGCGACCAAGAGGAGTGTCGCCAGGAGTATCTTCATCGATTGCCTCATAGACCAGTTTGGAGTTTTCGCCTACAAAGTAATTTTTACGTCCAATTTTCATAAGTTCAACGCCTTCTTCTTCCTCTACTTCCACTTCTGTCTCATCGGCCTCTTCTTCAACTTCTTCCACAACCTCTTCCTCCTCATTGTCGGCATCTTCAACTTCTTCAACAACCTCGCCTTCATCCTCTTCGTTATTGACCTCGTCCTCAACTTCTTCAACAACCTCGCCTTCATCGTCGTCCTGTTCGACCTCTTCCTCAACTTCTTCAACAACCTCGCCTTCATCGTCGTGCTGTTCGGCCTCTTCTTCAACTTCTTCCACGACTTCGCCTTCGTCGTCATCCTGGTCGTCTTCTTCGTCTACATCTTCCACGACCTCGCCTTCATCCTCTTCGTCCTCTTCTTCTTCTTCCTCATCTATCTGTGGAGGTTCAATAGTAACAGGAGTAGGAGCCGGTGCGGGCGTTGACGAAATGGCATCTATGGATACAAATTTAGGACCTGCGTCATCATCGGCCTTTGTTACAATCACTTCGGCCGATTGAATATGAATAGGTTTTGAATCGTGGTGAATAACTAGGGTGGGACCCGAGTCTTTTCCACAAGGTGGATTCCGTGGTGATACTGGTTCAGGCTCAAACATGTCACGACCGAGCATCATATCCGAAAAGACGGCATCGGCGTGGCGCTCCAACGCATTATGTACACGAGCAGCCCGTTCTTTTTCTACTAGAATAGATAGGGAAGTATTCAGGAAATCGTCAAAATGTTTGGATGGATCGCCCAACGCTCCACGAAGTGACATTGTCAGACGGAAAACATGGCTGACAAGATTACGGAATTGGTGAAGAGAAGATGTGGAATCCATTTTGTATGTTCGTATATGCCTTTAGTTTAAGACCAAGATCAACTGGTCAATTTTTTGGTCATAAGGGTGGATCATGACGACATATTACTGAGATGCCGTAATATGCTGAATTTGCATCGCCCACTCTACAGTGGATTCGCGTGATTTCAGTGGTTTCGTGCGACGTAGACGTAATCCTTGAGCGCCTGGTGCGTTATATTTATGTTGAATATCACCACGCGCAAATACATTTTTGATGTTCTGGTCGTAAAAATCAATCGGTTTAGTATCCATGGTTTGTACAATACTTACCATAGGCGGTGTCATTACATCCACACGGAGTCGTTTTTCATGAACGAGTGCGCGATACTCACCAATATCCATTGTACCGCCAAACATCCGAAGAATCTCACGGGGCGGCGCAGGACGAATACCGTTTGACGCGTTCGCCTTAATTTCCGCATCGTCTGTATATAGCGAATTCAGTAAAGCATACCGTTCCCATTGAACGTGATTATCAATTCGTTCTTTGAATAAATAAGCGGTCGCACATTCCGGAGAACAAAAGTTACCATACATATACCATACTTCATCCATAATATGGCTGGGAATCGCACACGGATGGGACGCAAAATCGTGGCAACACCAAAAACACGCAATTTCGGTTTTTTCAGGAAGTTTTTGGTACCGATTCGCATCTTGGAACAACACCATGAGTTTTTCGGAATAGTATGTGGGTAGTTTACACTTGACTGCGGGACCGGTGGTTGTCGTTTTAGGCACAGGTTCGTGATGCGTTTCTTGTTCCGTTTCTACATGTACAACGTGTTCCTCATCTTTCTTAGTACTTCCAGATTGGACGTCACTACAAACACCACTCCCTTCAGGAATACCATCCAAATACGATAGTTCCTGTTTACTATCGTATGCTTTTGGAACATCCGGTACAATTGGATCATATTTCATAATATTTGCTCCATCAAACGCAATGGATACACTTGATACAGGAATATGCGCAATCAATGGTCGTTGTTCATTCATAAATGATCCTGTAATTCCTGTAGGGCTTACAAATGCGACAACAGGCGGTGTTTTCTTGGTGGACCTAGATTTTTTAGCAGTTTCAACAACTGGACTTTCCGCCGTAGCGACAGCCGCCTTTTTTCCTACACGTGATTTTGTTACTGTGGAACTCATTTGTAAGTCTTACGTTTTACACATCAGAGACGACTTTAAATTAAACATACATATACAGGGCTTAAAGGATATAAGAAATTATCACTTTCTAATTTAAGAAGACCATTCTTTCAGAGAGGGATGATTCCGCATCGCATATTAATTGAACCATCCACATTTGAAATTGTCCCTAGTATTAAAACTGAAAATCCATATATGGATTTGACTCATCCATTGGATAAATCCAAGGTTTTCCAATCCTTTCGTGAATTAGTTGATGCTATAAAACCTAGTCTAACGGTATGTAAAATTCCAGACACTGCCAAGGTTCCAGACATTGTATTTCTAGCCTCAGCAGGACTTAGTTTACCTCGTCTTCCGGAACCGGTTGTTATTTTACCGTGGATGAAATACGCTCATCGTCGTGCTGAATTGCCCTATATGCGTGCTATATTTCAAACATTGGGTGTACGAGTCGTTGAATTTCCAGGGGATATGTCTGCTCCGTTTGAAGGTCAACCGGATGCGAAATGGTTTCATGAAGGCAAAACCCTTCTTTGTGGATATGGATACCGTTCCACACGCAAAACCTTCCACATCTTGGAAACGTTACTAAACGATATTTATACACATTACGGTGTAGAACCACCTGTTGTTCATTGTTTTCAGAAACAACACTTTGATTTTTATCATTTGGATATTGGTATGCTTGAATTCAATCAACGTTCGTGTATCATCCAGAGTCATTTATTTTCAAAGGAAGATAAAGCCCGGTTGCGGCATGTATTAGGAGCCAAAAATGTACATATTTTTCGATCGGCGGATTTATTTGCCTTAAATGCTGTGGATTGTGGACCCTATATTATTTGTCATAAACTGAATCGTGACGACGCGACCTATTTACGTTCACGCACGTATAAAAAGTTAATTCAAATTGATATGTCTGAATTTCAGAAATCCGGTGGATCTGTACGATGTCTTGTTTTTGATATATGGTTGCCACGTCCAATCATGCCTCTAACGCCACATGATACCAAATAATTCATCCATAATTAGTCACACTTATTGAACGAAGAAATATCGAATGCCTTCGTTCAATGAAAAATTGAACATGTTTTTAAATGATTTCGCAGCCATTAGTATATCTAAATGGGTTTATTTCAATCGTCATTATCGGACAGACAATGTGAAATTCTTCGTCATAGCGTTGGATTAAAACCCGAAGAACTTCGTCCGCTCTTAGGCTCAATTCCTACATATATATTCAATGAACGGGTTCAATTTCAAAAACATACTACTCCAAATACAATCGCTTTTCTTGTGCTTCGTGGAGAATATATCATAAATGCGAAATCCACGTTTGGTGGAAAAACAACTCACCATTGTTAGTTCATGGATAAATTCAAGGAATTAAATAGAAGCATGCCTCCTACACAAACACGAAAAAAGGAGCGAATCCGTAAAGTAGCATCCTGTATTCGGAAAACTTCCAATACAGCACGTATTTCCCGTAAATATGTAATTGATTCCGAAGAATTTACATCCGATGTGTATAGCAAGGTAAAAAGTTCAAAATACGCAGCACTTGTCCAAAAAATTAAATCTCTTGATGCCGAGGATCTTACAAATTACGGCACAAAATTCAAGCATTTTATTTTTACCGATATTCGTGAAGGAGCGTATGGCGCAAAGGCTATTGCTGGATTTTTAGTTGCCGGTGGATTTGATTTTCGCATGAAACATGCGACCCGTACTATTCGTCGCGGTGGAAAGGAAATACAGACGAAACATGGTATGACACAATTGGATGAAAAACCAGGTGTTTATGGTGGAAGTGATGGATTCGCGATGCTACAATCGCTTCCATTATGGAAAAATCCTTTACCCGCCGAAACGAAAAAACGGATTCTAACTGTATTTAATAGTCGCCCCGACAACGTCCATGGTGAGTTATTGCGTATTATTGTTCTTGATTCCAAATTCAAAGAAGGAATAGATTTATTTGATGTCAAATATGTTCATCTTATGGAACCCACTATTGCGACCAGTGATCTCAAACAGGCTGTTGGTCGTGCGACCCGATTTTGTGGCCAACGCGGGCTTCATTTTGTCCCACAACGTGGATGGCCGCTTCAAGTATATATCTATAAAACATTGCTACCTCAACGTGAGCCTTTTATACTTCCAAACAAAACGCCACTCATTGGTTCGGCGCTTCAAAAAGGAACCAATGAAATGTTTGCTGCGGCTCGAGGTGAACCACACATTATTGAATCCGTGGATGCGCATGAACTTATGCTCGCGCATTCAGGGCTGGATTTAGCACTTATCAATACTACCAAAGAACTGACTATTTTGGCAATTTTATCCGCGGTGGATTATGATCTCAATTATAAAATTAATAATTTTACAGCGGAACCTGTAGTCCTTACAGATGTTGCTGATGCTGTATTAGAAGTGCCGACGAATCTATCTCAATCTGGAGGGGCGGCCGTACATTTTATGGAAGACCTAACGCCTGAAATCCTTCGTAAATGTGAACGCCGCAAAAGCAAACTTTTTCCATTTACTAAAGCACGTATGGTGGAGTTTGCCAAAAAACTGGGAATACGCGCACCACGAAATGCAAAACGGACCTGGTACTGTCATGCCCTTTTAGAATATCCAGAATTATATAAGGCACTAGTTGAAAATAAATTACCAGTGCGTCGTCCACTTCCAACACCGTTTCCAAAACAAATAGAAACCCCTGTTTCCGATATCGCCCATGAACGACTCCGTGAACTGTTTCCACCATCGGCAAATACGAATTTTATGGCGTCGCCCTCCGCGACCGAAATTGCCTATGAACGACTCCGTGAACTGTTTCCACCACCGGCAAATACCAATTTTGAACCATTATCTGTATCTGTATCCGAAATGAATAAAGTATTGAAAAAGATTGATACGACCGCCGATTTTGCTACATTTCAAACACAGATTCGCGCGATGTATGAGCGCTTTGCGTGGGATTCACCGATTGTAGAAAACGGGTGTACATCATCAGCAATAGTCCAACCTGGAACACCCGTCACATTTACACGTACCCAGGATTTCATTCGGCATTATTTGACACCTGAATCTCCCTTCAAGGGTCTACTTGCGTGGCATTCTGTGGGTACCGGCAAAACATGTATGGCCGTTGCCGCCGCAACAACAGAATTTGAACGCGCGGGATATACAATCTTATGGGTAACTCGGAATGCGCTAATGGCAGATGTGTATAAAAACATATTTGGTGCTGTTTGTTCTATTCCAATCGCAGATTCCGTTCGTAGTGGTACATCTATACCCAGTGATCGCGCAGCACAATTACGTATGCTGGGTCGGCAATGGATCAAACCCATTAGTTATAAAATGTTCCAGAATGCGTTGGAAAAAGGAAATGAATTAGGTCGTCAATTATGGAAACAATCACCAACGGACCCCCTGGCTCGCACATTTTTAGTCATTGACGAGATCCATAAACTGCGCGATGGAGATTTGAGCGCGTCGGAATTTGCGGACTTTTCCATAATTCAGAAATTTATCCACAAATCCTACGAAGTTTCTGGAAACAATTCAGTGCGTCCATTACTTATGACAGCCACACCCATTAGCGACTCTCCAGGTGAGTTATTTGATATTTTGAATACACTGATTCCAACACCTAAACAACGACTTATGAATTTTTTCGAGTTCCGTCGTAAATTTACCAATGGGGCGGGTGAAATTAATAGTGATGGTCGTGATTATTTCCAGGATCGTGTAAAGGGTTTGATTAGTTATTTGAATCGTGAATATGATCCCACAACATTCGCACAACCTGAATTCCATACAATTGCTCTACCGGCCGGCGAAATAAAACCGCCAACAACCGCAAATATAGTCAATCAATGTTTGGCTGGCGTTGAACCCCTTCCTAAAGCGACAACAGATGATGAGGCGGCATTGAAACATACATTAGATGCGGAACTGGCTCGCGCAGCCGAATTGCCGAAAGCAACCGAACGGAAAAAAGCGGAAGCCGCGGCACGGAAAACATACAAACACGCCGTTACCGCCGCGAATAAAACACGGAAAGCGCGTCTAAACGGCGCATTAAAGAGCGCACGTGACTGTCATAAGAAATTGAGAAATGAATATAAAAAAGTCGCAGAATCCGTTCAAATGGCAGCGATTGAATCATGTTTGACGGGCAAGAAGACCAGTGAAAGCACTAAATTTCCGAGTGTCAGTGAATTCAATACAGAATTAAAAATGCGCTTAGAACATGGTAAGGATTCCGAGGAAAGAAATGAAAGCAATATTGAATCAATCGGCGCAGTTGTTAATTCCAATATACCGTCATAAATTTATAAAAAGCACACCTAGTCGGTGTGCTTATATTAAAATGTTGACGGTATAGGCAGCGTCAAGACATTAATAGCGGCATAAAGATTCAGTATCTATTTATCCACAGCAGCAGTGATTATGTCACGTTCAATGATGATGTGGACTGAAAAATATCGGCCATTGAAACTGGCCGATATTAAAGGACATCGGAAAATCAAACAACTCTTTGGACACGCCATTGAACGCAAATGTGTCGGCTTTCCACCTGTCATACTATACGGACCGCCTGGAACGGGAAAGACATCGCTTGCCATGGCCCTTGCGGCTGAAACCTATCCAGATATTTCCACAAGTTTGTCAACGCTATATCTGAATGCAAGTGATGAACGAAGTATTGAAGTGATTCGCGAGCGTATACTTCAATTCACACAAACCATTTGGCCAGGAGTCCAGCGAAAATTTGTTATATTTGACGAAGTGGAAACAATGACCGAGCCGGCACAAACATCCCTCCGCGCTCTTCTGGATGATGTGGATCGTGATTCTGGAATCACATCGCCTTTATTTCTATTTCTTTGTAATTCCCTATACCGCATACATTCCTCTCTACGGTCACGTTGTGTTGCGTTATTTTGTGGCCACGTTCCTATTTCGCATGTTCGTGATACATTGATTGGAATCCAGCGTGCCGAAGGTATACCGGAATCGGACATTAAGGTGCCTACAGATCTGACATTTAAAATCCAACGAGGTGATTTACGTTCCTTCGTATCCGCGATTCAATTCCATAATGATCTGAATCCGTGGGATGATTGGATACGTCGTCTTGAACTAACAGGACGTGAAGGCGGTGGGAAATCTGTATATGTATGGGAAGATGGACTCCATAAAGCACCCTTCTGTATACTGATTCGTCATGTCTTTTTATGGATGATGGAACAAGGACTACTGGATACAAAAGCGGAACGGTTTATTCAGGCATGTTTGGAAAATCAGGATGCGCCTACATCCACAATGCTTCATATAATTCCCACAGTTTGGGAAGAATTATTTCTTACTGAAAAACTGGAATAAACTGATACTAATGCGGCGACTCGCTTACACAATTTCAACAGGCACGCCGTCCGTCCGCGGGTCAATAAAGTACTTTGAGTAAATCGCAAACGCAACTTCAGGAACAGGTGATGAACGCAGCGCATTCCATGGCCGTCCATCACGTACATGCCATACAATACGAAGCGGAACGCTTTTCTCTGTGGCGAGCTTCAAGTAGGGCTCGCGGTTTTTAAAGGAACCGTGTGTCGCATCCACTACAACTGAACGGCCAGAAGAGACCGCGTCCTTGACTGCCTTGAGTGTCTTTGCCTTCGTACCCAACGCATCTTGCTCGACGTGAATATAACCTGCGGTCGTCGCAAGGTGCCTCGCAGTGGTAGACTTACCTGATCCTGGATTTCCTACAAGCAGCACAATCTCCTGCGTTGCCGCGGGCGTAGGCGTGGCGGGCGCGCCAAATACCTCCATGGGTCGAATGAAAGTTGCGCCAATTGTTTCCGCAAATTTCTTGTCGGAATCGGACCATTGATACGGCGGATAAGGGTCAGTTGGACCAACTGCGTCGCCGCACATCTGAAGTTGGGTCACAGCAGAAGCCGTTGTTCCCAGAGCGGCAAGCAGGGCGTCATACATTCCGCGAGCCGGTTTACGGTAAACCTCGTCTTTCAGTTTCGTAGACACAAAGCACCACGGCTTCCAACCGAAAGACGACTCAATACAATGAAGAATGGCCTCTAACTTGGCTTTGGGAGTCGCTGAATCCTTGCTCCACTGTGACTGATTTGTCATCAACGCAACCGTCCATCCTTGACGCCACAAGGAATCCATGTAGTTGGGGACCGCAGGGGATGACCAAATCCAATCTTCGGCGTCCTGTGCCCACCGTCTACCGGAACGGCTCAACACAAGTGTGCCATCAATATCAAACAGCGCAATCCGGCCCGTAAAAGGACGAGACGTGCCGTTAAAGGAAAACATCTTGGCTTGGAAAGAAACTTGGCTTGGAAAGAAACTTGGCTTGGAAAGAAACTTGGCTTGGAAAGAAACTTGGCTTGGAAAGAAACTTGGCTTGGAAAGAAACTTGGCTTGGAAAGAAACTTGGCTTGGAAAAGTTTGGTGGGAAAGATAAGAAAAGTGGTGCCCAAAAAACTCAGGGATTAAAAAACAGACATCAATTTTTTCCATTTTCACGCCAACATGCTATGACCGTATACAAAAAAATGGCAATAAATAGCTCAAAAAATTGATGTTTCTGTTTAGTTTCCTTGGAAAACATAACACAAACAACTAATGCTACTGCGAAATCATTTTCCTCTTCTTACCATGAAGCGCGTTCTTCCCGCAGCCAATGTTCCTCACAATATGTTTGATAATGCGTTTTCATTCTGTGCATCAATGTGTCGCACACAACGTATAGATTCCAGTCATGATGAGCATCACATGGCACGTGTTGCACGCATGACGGAACGACTCAATGTCGCCAGCGGGCGAGAAATCGGTCAAGATGAAAAAGATGTCATGATTCTGGCTGCATTTACACACGACCTATGCGATCACAAATACACGGATGTGGCTACTGGACTGGCGCAAATTGAGACATGGTTGAAATCACAGCCAATTTCAGAGGATCAGCGGCGTGCAGTATGTCGTATTATTTCCACAATGTCATACAGTAAAGTCAAAGTACATGGGTATCCAACAGATTTGGGAAAATGGGAATTAGCGTATCATCATACACGTATTGCGGATCTGATTGACGCATACGACATTGACCGCTGCTACAAATACCAATCCCATAAACATCCAGATATGAGTGAAGCGGAGAAATGGCGTGCGGTGATTGGAGTCTTTGAACGCCGCGTACTGACACAGAAGGACGAGTTTATTTTGCCTGTGGCTCCCTACGCAGCCTCAATCGTGGAACCGCGGCATGAAATGGCGAGTTGGGGCATCTCAGAATTCAAGAAACTTGTATGAAATAAGTAGGCTCGTGGAAAATTGACACTATTTAAACCCGCCATTCTTTTTGGTTAGTTAGCAATCTTTTCTTTTCCAAAAAGCACGCATATCATGACTACCGCAGCACAGTATAAGAAGCACACGCATCGTGAGCATATTCTGGAACTTCCAGATACGTACATCGGCAGCGTGGATACTTCACTAGAGCATCGTTGGGTTTGGGATGAGGCTTCAGGTGGTATGACATGGCGCGCTGTCCAATTCTGTCCTGGATTCCATAAAATCTTTGATGAAGTACTGGTGAATGCGCTCGACCATCGTGTGCGTATGAATGGCCGTGCGGGAGGTGTAGGCGCTGATTGTATGCCAGTCAAGCATATCGACGTGACACTTACACCCGCACTAATCACTGTTCGCAATGACGGTGATGGTGTTCCTGTTGAACTCCATCCTGATACTGGACTCTGGGCACCTGAACTCATTTTCGGAAATCTACTGACCTCTTCCAATTATGACAAGGAAGAGGAAAAGGTCGTCGGTGGTAAGAACGGTTACGGTGCCAAGTTGACCAATATTTTCAGCCGCGAATTTACTGTAGAGACAGTTGACCACCGTCAAAAGAAGAAATATGTACAAACCTGGAGTTCAAACATGACTGCCGCAACCAAGCCGAAAATTACTAGCAGTGCTGTAAAACCCTATACGGAAATCCGGTTCAGTCCTGACCTCGCCCGCTTTTCCTGGGGTGGACCTACACCTACCGAAATTCCCGCCGATATGTTGGCCGTCCTTGCGACGCGCGTCATTGATGCCGCGGCCTGTGCCGGCAAGGACTGTAAGGTCACACTCAATGGCAAACTTGTAACATCCAACACTTTTCCAAAATATATTGGTTTATATCTGAAAGATGAAACCGGTAGTGTACTCTCGGGTGAATCCGTGACGGGTACCGAAGGCAAAGCGGTCGCATGTGGAGGTGCTGGATGCGCGAGTCCAGATGATGACTCGGCCAGTGTTGCGGGGAGTATTATGAGCGGAGGTGCGGCGGGTCGTAAAGGCCGAGCGCCAGCAGGACCGAAACGCGTTGCGTTTGAGGCTGCCGGTGTCCGTTGGGAAATCGGTGCGATTCTGACACGCGATCTACACGGCGATGCGCCGCCGGATGAACGCCATATCTCGTTCGTCAATGGTATTGCGACACGCCGCGGCGGCAAGCACGTGGAATACGTGAGTAAAAAAATCCTGGGCGATTTCTGTGAACTCGCCAAAAAGAAGGCGAAGATTGATATTACGCCAACACTCTTGAAGGATACTGTAGTATGGTTCATTAATGCGACGATTGTCAATCCATCATTTGATACACAAACCAAGGAAACATTGACGACTCCTGCCAGTAAATTCGGATCTACACCCGAAATCACGCCCAAGTTTTGTGACCAACTCGTCAAGATTGGGCTACTCAGTGAAGCACAAGCACTCCTGGACGCCAAAATTACACGAGATGCGAAACGAACGGATGGACGTAAGAAATCAACCGTGCGTGGTATTCCCAAACTGGACGATGCCGAATGGGCGGGTACAGCCAAATCCGCCGAATGTACACTCATTCTGACGGAGGGAGATTCCGCCAAGACACTCGCAATTGCGGGTCTGGCTGTTGTGGGTCGTCAAAAATACGGTGTCTTCCCACTAAAAGGTAAGATTCTGAACGTCAAAGATATTTCCGCAGATAAGAAACTGAAAAATCAGGAACTCACATATATCAAACAAATTCTGGGTCTGGAAACGGGCAAAGTCTATACAGATGTGAAACAACTGCGCTATGGACGACTCATGATCATGACCGATCAGGACGTGGATGGCTCACATATCAAGGGTCTACTGATGAATCTATTCCATACCGATTGGCCTTCGTTACTAAAACTCGGTTTCCTATGCTGTCTCATGACACCTCTTCTCAAGGCAACAAAGGGTCGTGACACCCGTAACTTTTACAGTGCCTCTGAATTTGAAGAGTGGAAGGCTGGGCTCGGTGACGAGGGTGCGCGCGGCTGGAAAATCAAGTATTACAAAGGTCTGGGTACAAGTACAGCAGCAGAAGGCCGTGAATACTTTGAGGCCATGAATAGCGTTGAATATATTTGGAACGACGATTCTGACTCTGCCATTGACCTTGCCTTCAATAAGAAGCGCGCCGATGACCGTAAGGAATGGCTCGCAACGTTTGATCGTGGACGGCATCTGGAAGTCAAGAGCGGCGGTGCGCGTGTCGCTTACAGCCGATTTGTTCACGATGAACTCATTCATTTCAGCAATTACGACAATATTCGCTCACTGCCGCACGTCATGGACGGCCTGAAACCCTCGCAACGCAAGATTTTCTGGGCCGCGCTCAAAAAGAATCTGACGAGCGAAATCAAAGTCGCACAATTGGCCGGTTATGTCAGTGAAGTTGCCGCATATCATCACGGTGAGGCATCACTCAACGGCGCAATCATCAATATGGCGCAAAACTTTGTGGGTTCTAACAATCTGAATCTCCTTGTTCCTAATGGTCAGTTCGGTACACGACTGATGGGCGGCGAGGACTCGGCTGCGCCCCGTTATATCTTTACAGAACTCAATAAAATGGTGCGTTCCGTCGTAAAGAAGGAGGACGATCCTATCCTGGTGTATACGGAAGACGACGGGCAAATGGTGGAACCTGAAACGTATCTACCTGTTGTACCGCTACTACTGATGAATGGCGCACTCGGTATTGGTACCGGTTTCAGCACTCATGTCTTGCCGTACAATCCAGCCGAACTTGTAGCCGCACTCAAACAGCGTCTCAATGGATCAGTTGCCGACCTCACACCTACACACCTAGCACCCTGGTGGTTTGGATTCAAAGGCACAACCACCGGCTCCGCCGATGGAAAGACGTATACGACAAAGGGAATCTATGAATTCCTGGATGATGATGCGTGTACCGTGCGAATTACAGAATTGCCCGTGGGTTGCTGGACACAGGATTACAAGGATTTCCTAGAAGATATGTTAGTCGCACAGGAGAAGAGTGGTGGCAGCGCTACGAAAAAGGACAAGGAAGGTGGAGGCCTATCAGAGAAAGAACTTGCGCTCCGTTCGTACACAGCCGCATACAACGACGTTCAAGTTGATTTCACACTTCATCTTGACCCTGATTATTACCATACTGCGCGTGCGTATCCGGCTGAATTTGAGAGCAAATTCAAACTTACAACGACACATAAAACCACAAATATGGTCGCATTTGATACTGACGGCAAGATTCGTAAATTTGGATCTGTAGGCGAGATTCTGGAGACCTTTTATAAGACACGTCTTACGGGATATACACAACGTCGTATCAAAGAACTGGAACGTCTGGGTGCGGAAATCAAGGAATGTAATGCTCGTCTGGTATTTGTCAAGGCTGTTGTTGAAAAACGCCTGGTCATTGCGAATGCGGATGATGACACACTGCTTCAAAACTTGCGCGACCTAGAACTCCCTGCGCTCTCTGGCGGTGGTGATGACGACGGTCTCAAAGGATACGAGTATCTCCTACGTATGCGTATTGATCGTCTGAAGGCTGCGGCTGTTGCTGAATTGGAAGCCGAGCATGCGAATCTCATGCGTGTACGGGCAGCGCTAGAATCCACAACTGCGGAACAACTCTGGCTTTCTGACTTGGATGAATTCAGTTCTGCTTGGACATCGTATAGTGATGCGCGTGCGGCCGCATATGATATCTCAGCAACCACTACTGCGAAGACAGGAACAAAGGGCGCCAAGGGTGTAAGCAAAGTTGCGAAACCACGTGCGCCAAGAAAACCGACTGTTGCGAAAAATACAATTGTTATGTAATGTGTCCGAGCCAATCTAAATCTTTCTTAAGTAATATCCATAATCAAATATTTTTTAGTATGAATATTACATGTCCAACATTATATGTAAGCAGTGTCAAGGAACTTGCGCGCACTGAATCCCAATCGTGCCATCATCCATTTCGTGTTCAATTAACTCAAGGTCGTCCAAATACATGCGAATGTATTCAGTCTGGCTATGAGCGCAATACATGTCGCACATGTGTCCAATGTGAGAGATGCTATACACAATGGAAACCTGAATCTATGGCTGCGTATGCGACACATGGTCCAAAAGGAGATTTTGAAAACTTTCCAGAAGTATATATCGCAGATGTATTTTTCAAACCCTGGTTTAGTCGATTGCCTGGAGGCCCAGCATTAATAGGCCCCTATGATTTCAAACATGGAATGTCCAAATTAATGATAAGCGAAGACGAAGCGCTTGCGGGTTTAGACGCACTGGAAGCCGAATTTCCACTCATGCGCGCATGGATAACTCTATACCCCATACATATTGTGTTATACGCACGATGGCTACGAATGGCAGCACGACTAGGAGATTGGATGTCTCGCCGCTCTTTGTATTTTACTGCGGGTGGTCCATATTGTGAAATGGCACAAACACTCACACGGAATACGATTCAGAATACGCATTTATACGGCCAGGGAAATCGTCTTGATAGACCCATTGAGGCGATGGAAGGAGAATGGAATTTACCCTATTTCTTACATATTCGCGATGCCTTTTGTGTAAGTGTCGGAACGACAAATCCTGATTCCTATATAACGGCGTGGCTGGGTGAACTACCAACCGGTGCTCTGTCCGAATATATTGAAACACTCGGTCAAATCTGGGCGGCTAATACACGCCATTGGGCAATGTTGGAAGGAGAATGTTTTTATTACTATGCGCCAAGGAATGCGATAGGTAGGGTCGCTCATACATATGATGGTCAGCGTATTACAGAACTCAAATATTGGCATAATTACAGTAAAAATGCTCAAATATGGCATTCCGAGCGTACAAGTTCAGGATGTAGGCTTTGTAAATCAAGGCAATATGTGAATGATACTGTAGGACGTAATTGGCCTCTTGGACGATATGAGAAAGTATTAGCCCATGCGGATAAAGTGCGTCGTCGGCGTTTATGGGGTGTGTTTTTCTGCGCAGCACGGCTGTTTCCAAAAGCACGTGCTGTACATTATATTCCAGGAATCGGGTCGGCGTATAAAGAAGCCGCCACACGATTCCATGCTTGCCAATACTCCAATTAGAAAAAGGGCTTAAATGGCAGTGATCGTGTTCCCGCACCGCTTTGATTCACAGGGTGAGCCATAGGAACGGGCATGGATGAAATATCTTTCCGATATGTCTTATACATATTGACTTCGGCAACAATTTTAGGAACACACCACGCAACAACACGATCATTTAATTCCGCAATTTGTTCACGAATATGTGTGGGTAAGTTCCGACCATACTGTAAATAAATAGCACGCATCACCATAAATAAATCATCTGTACTTACGGGATCAATGACTTCTTCTGTACGATCGTAGACAGTTTTCCGAATTGCGTTTTGAATAATTTGAAAGTTGGCTGCGGAAAAATACGTTTGATTCAGTAAATTCGCTTCCATATTTCCTCGGATTCCACTAGTGGGCGCATTGGCTGGTGCCGTTGTAGCATATTCAAAACCAGCAACATATGATATATTTCCGGCAGCGCTTGCTCTATCGCTCAAATCAACACGACCCGGGCTGACGTTCATTCTTGTTTCGTACTTCTATTTTTTTTCTTCATGTTTACCAAAGTGGAATGTCCTCCTTCGCACGTGGAGCAAGTCAAATGTCTGCCAATAAATTATATATTAATATTGCGAGTATGAATGATAGCATACTGGATGCGTCAGGCAATGTACTTGATTGGTGTTCGGTAAGTTCGGCAACGATTGACTTGTCAACAACTGGAGCTGTTTTACTGCGTGATATGGGTAAAACAATATACCTACCCAATGCTACAACTCCTACATTGGTTGGTTCTCAATCGACTATTCTTCGTAAAGTTCAACTCATCCCATCCGGGATTCAAGGTTATTATGGAACAGGCGCAGCGGCATCCGGTTCAGCAGCGGCAGGTGCGTCTGGTGAATATTACACGGGATATATTCCCCTCGGCGGACTTACATATGGTGGAGGCACTGGAATTCCAGCAAAGGTTGCGCGTTTGAATTAGACTGATTGGATCCTCTTTTTTTCATTATCATCTATAGGAAATAATATGGCTGATACGACAAACAAGCGAATGAATGCGGTAATACGCCAAACTGCTAAATACGTCTACTGGATTGTGGGTGTCGGCGCACTTTTATTTGCGTGCTACTATCTTTACAATGTGATGATGCGCCCCGTCGCATCTGTTCTTGTATTTATGGGAGGTGTAATTGCGTTATACTTCTACTGGGTCAAATGGTTCGGAATGTCGGATAAAAGTGTATGGCCCCCATACCAATCTATCTGCCCCGATTACTTGACACCTCTTGCTCCCGGTTCAGGTGGCCAAGTCAAGTGTATGGACTTTGTGGGTGTCAGCCGCAATAAACGTATTAAAATCGCGGATCCTCGTCGTTTGAATGAACAATCTAATGATTCACAATTTACATTTACGGTGAATCCCGCAGAAGAAAAGTCATCCCTCCGTCAACGAATCCAAACCTATGGTCTGTCATGGGTATCATTGCTCGGTGAAAACTAAATAACGCACTGTGTTTAAAAATATTTACAATTATCGTTTGAATATTTAGTGAATGAACATTGACAATATTCAACCCATTGTTCTGTATATAAATAATGAAAGACGGCGACATATGGAAGAACTTTTTAAAGGTCTTCCATTTTCACCTATCTTTTATAAAGGTTTTACACCCGATGAATGTAAATCCTATATAGATCAAAAACATCCAGTACATCCTGAACAAGATACAACATTATGTTGTTTACGAAGTCATATAAGCGCTTTAAAACATTTTCTGGAACACAGTGATAAATCAATGGCTCTTATGTTTGAGGATGATGTGTTAATAAGGAAAGATTTTGTACCACAATTACAAAAAGTAATTGAATTATGGAAAGTCCATACATCGGAAATTGATTTCATCAATATTGGGTATTTACCCGGTAATATACAATCCAAAAAGAATGAAAACGAACTCTATTGGGATTTATATTGTAATGGGGGTTCATTATGGGGATGTCAAGCATACCTCTTAAAACGTTCAGTTGTGGAAGATATTGTAAAGTGTTTGGATAAACCATGTGTTTCACAATTAAATGAGGCCATAACAATGAAGATTAAAGAAAATGGCGGCCGTATATACAGTCCGAAAATAGTTCGAGCGCAGGCGGATGTTGTGTTTAGTATTTGTTGGAGACAAGCGTTTGTAAAACCCATGTTGGTGATTGAAAGTCCTTTATTTCATTCCTCAATAATACCCACAGATAGTAATTCCAATACACGTGGTTGGAATAAAGCATTTCAAAACGGAGACTTGAGCGTAGAGGATTTTGCGCCGTGTTGCGAATTATATTTGAAATAAAATTGCGGCGGCGGTCTAAAATCGCTTCCACTAAATCACTTCAAGGGCTCTAGGGCAAATGACAACACCTATACATCAAACAGTATTAACTCAAATTATAACATGGGCGAGATCGCCTGCGCCACGATCGCCATCAAGTCTTTTTTTATATGGTCCGCCAGGGATTGGTAAAACAACGTTGGCTCGTGCTGCACTGGAACATGCTGGATATCGTGTTGTAGAGTGGAACGCGAGTCAACATCGTCACAAAGCCGCTGTTGAAGAATCACTTGTTCCACTCCTTAATAGTATGAATGTTGCGGATTATTTCCGTCCTGAGGGTCCACGCTATTTAGGCGTGATTCTGGACGAAATTGATGGTATGTCCGTCGGTGATAAAGGCGGATTGGCGGAACTTCAGCGTATTCTTAAAGATTATAATGGTCCCAATGCGATTATTTGTATTAGTAATGAATGGATGGAAAAGAAATTCCACGCATTCCAAAAAATCTGTGCGACATACATGATTAATGAGCCGTCTGAAGACGATGTGTATGCGCTGATTGCGTCCAAATTCCCTTCACCGCCACCGCCAACGTTACGCACACTTGCGCGTGATTTACTGGCGGTTCATAGCGGCGATTTACGGAAAATTCTTCAATGTGTCACTGAAATTCAAAAGGATGTAAGTTCAGGCAAATTAAATATTGACGATGTACGTGAAACAATTGAAGTGGGGCTTGCGGATGCGCATGCGCTGGGTTCCAATCGGATTCGGCGATCCGAAACGATCAAATCGGCGGTAGGTCAACTTCTACGTGGGTCCTTGGATATGGCGGCGGAAGTTCCGCTCAATAATAACGATCTCAATTTAGCGGGACTTCATCTTCACGAAACGCTTCCCAAATGGATAAAACGATATATTGGCAATGATTTGCCGGGGTACAATATGTATCGTTCTACATTTCAAACATTACTTGCGAGTGATCGTCTTGATTACTATACGTTCTTTTTTCAGCATTGGACACTATTTCCCATAACATATCAAGCCAAACTCCAATCGGTCAATCAAAAATTGTTTAACTACGACGGTGTATCCTCGTCCAAGACGGCGCACTGGAAAGACGACGATATGGAATATACAGCAGTATTGGCGAAACAATCCATGTTGTATAATCAATTTCGGTACTTGTGTGAAATGCGGGATTTACTCAGTGCGGCGGATACTGGCTTTGATGCTGGATTTGATTCCACATTTTGGAAGGTCAATTTGTATTTGGTTGCGGCTGCTGCGGAACTGAAAAAACCAGGAACACCTGGATATGGAAAGAAAACGGATCTGCCGCTGTGGGACCATACAGAATTTTGGCGATGGGCGGTGCCGCGATGGTTTCCAACATCCGAAGCCAACCGATTTATGCGTCTGCTTCAAGCGCTAGATATTCCGCGGCCACCACCGTTATAATTACCGGTACTAAACTCTTTGACTCATACAAGAAGGTATGTCAATCCTTTGGCGATCCACACGTCGCCGACAACCACAACCACAAACACAAATCAATCGTCATATTTACGATACATTGGTGTACCTCGGCAGCGGGAGTTATGGTTCTGTGTATGAAATTCAAGACACACCTCTTGTTCTAAAAGAGCATAGAATTTTCACGTCTGGTAGTGAAATAATTGCTACGGATTGGAAACATGAATATGATACACAATGTGCGATTTACAATTTATGTCATTCCGATCTTTCGTGCTTTTATAGTGGAATTGTGAGGCCGTATATATTTAGTTACGGCTTGAGAAATACGGATAATATGCTGATTCCACATCCAGATCAACACACGGCACAATCTTGTTTTTTCACAATGGATCGTGTTCCTGGACTTGCCAACTCGAATTATTGTTTTCTACGTAAATTATATTCTGTCATCAAACCCACGTGTACATTGCGTCCTACATTGATTCCGCCCTATTTGTATTTAGGGTCGTTACAATCCTTGGAAGGACATATTACACTAGATATGCTACTTGACACCCAAGTCATTGAATTTCCAAATGAGGCATATAATTATTGTACGGTTGAACCCAATAGTATTGGGATGCGTATGCTGAAATCTATGATATTGTCGTTCTTTACAATTGCTGAGAAGGGTTTTATACCTCGTGATATTGAATTTGTATTCAACGGATCATGTGGGAATACATATATATCAATACTTGATTTCAATGAAGTCAGAACAATTCGTGAACGTGCGCTTATAGATAATTATAATATTAACATTGATTTAGCGCATGTATATATTGATTTATGTGGTATACGACAGTCATCTACACGGAATCCACAGGCTCCCTATGACACACCGACACCCCAATGGAAGTTTTTATGTTCACCTCTTGTTTCACCGTACGCTTTTTTTCAGTGCGCTGAATCCGTAAAGCATCATGGATTTCGTACATTTCAGATTGATGTTGTTGTTCAGGAAATATTAGATTATATTGAAAGTCATATATTTCCATCTGTATTGACACACATGTCTCATGTATTTTCAATATGGACGCCGCCACGATCTGAATTTTCGGATGTATATACCGAATTTGATACTAAATTACAAATGTATTATGTATGTTTGTTTATGGACACAATTACACGTCGTAAATTACATGTGGATACTAGTCAATTGGTTGGTATGTCATATACAGAAATACTGAAATTCTTACAATCAATTGTAAATGAAGACGCATTTATTCCTGTGAATGATGATATGGACTGGATGTTGTGGACCACTACGTCCAACCAACTTATTATTTCGAACAATAAGCCTAAATCATTTCGGAAGCGGCGATATACATTGCGTCGTCTGCCCCCGCCCATAACAAAATAGTAGTAGACTCGTGTGTAATTTCTAAACACATGCGTCTATTAGAAAAATTTTTATTTTTATTTACGCTTACGCTTGTTTGGAGGTGGATTGTAATAGAGGTGTAATCTTACGAACATAGGCCTTTTCCTGTTCATTCCATACATAGGACTCCTTGACTTTTCCGTCGTTCAGGACTTCAGTGACCATACCATTGGCAACGACGGTGTCGGTTGCGTAGTTGGGGAGAGAAAGATGGTAATATACAACAGGTCGACCAATCGCTGCGTTATTTTGGAAGACATTGGGGTTTTCCTTGGCGGCTTCACGAGGAATTTCCCATAGACCCGGACGGAGTTGGACGGCGTGACGAGGACTGACTTCTAGACGTTTTGGAGGCAGACCTGGACCGAAAGCACCACGTTCAATGACATAGGGCGCATTAGTTTTTGTCGCAGCAATGACCACAATCTGTTTCATATTGGTAACAGGCACAATACGACCATCGCCTGTAATTACACGATCATTGGTTCGTAGAGTTTCAATAGGTGTTTCACCTGAAGGTGTTTGAAGCATAGTACCTTTAGCAATACAGATGACCTGTTCGGTGTTTTGGATTTCAAAGCCACCTGAACCAATACCAATCAATGTCAAAGTCTTGTTTCCAAGAACAATGACGGAACCTGCATTGTAATTATTTGTACCGTCCGAGTAATTTGTGCCGTTGTATGTCAAGGAAATAGAGGCGGCTCCGTTTTGAAGAACGGCTGTATAACCGATCGGGACTTCCACCATTATATAATTGTCGGGTGTTGCTGATGAAACATCAATTGTCGCTGTGGATGCTGTATAGGCGGGTACATAAGCCACAATTGGCTTGGGTGTGAGCGCCTGTCCAGAAATACTAGTGAATGTCTGGATAAATTCAGTGAATTGGGCTTGGGGCACTGTGAAATTGTCTGCGCCAATTGTGGTACGCATAGAATCAATGTAAGCCAATTTGGTGTCAACCTTTTGCTGTGTTGTGGCTTCCACAGTACCTGCATTGAGGGATGTACGCATATCAATGCTGAGTGTGGCTTGTTCGGTAGGTGTAGATACGGGTGCCTCGGACACGTAGGTCGTAATACTGGCTGTATTTCCAGAAGAAACTGCATCCGTGACGGCCGTTGTGGGTGCATTGGCTGTAGGTGTCACTGAGGCTGAGGCGGATGAGGCCGCGCCTGTACCTGCTGCATTGGTGGCTGTCACTGTGAATGTATAGCCTTGACCATTTGTCAGTCCATAGACGTAGCAAGATGTATTGTCAGCGCCATTCACTGTGCTTGTGAATGAACCTGGGCTAGAGGTCACTGTGTAAGAAGTAATGACCGAGCCTCCATTGCTGGCTGGTTTGGTCCATGAGACTAAAGCACACAGGGATTCGGCTGTGGCTGTGACGGCTGTAGGTGCGCCTGGGGGTCCAATGGGTGTGACTGCGACGGAGGCAGATGAAGCAGTACCTGTGCCTGCAGAGTTGGTGGCTGTCACTGTAAATGTATAGGCAGTGCCGTTGGTCAGTCCAGTCACAACAATGGGAGAGGATGCTCCTGTGGCGGTAATTGCGCCTGGAGAGGAGGTCACTGTGTAGGATGTAATGGCTCCACCCCCTGTGTTGGTAGGGGCTGTGAATGACACTGTGGCTTGTCCATTGCCGGCAACGGCAGAGACGGCAGTGGGGGCGCTGGGAGGCGTGACGA